TACCTATTAACTAGAAAAAGTAAGAAAACTGAAATTCGACCCATAGGGAATCCTCCGCGTCCTACTACACCGTTGACTGCAGTAGATCCTGTAGTAGATCCTGTAGTAGATCCTGTAGTAGATCCTGCAATCGATAATACGAATTTAGGCAATCATCCTGCCATAAAACCTCCTGTTCCTCCTACAGTTCTTCCACCAGCAGAATCGATATACCTATCTAATATTAATACATTGGTGAAATCTGCTCGCAGGAAAACTGTCACTGGCAGAGCCACCTTGGATGAAGCTTATTTAATGGATTTGAAGGGGGAGAAGACTTATGAGTGGAGTTATGATGTAACACAAAATGGTGGACTCCTTACTAAAAATAGTGGAGGAACTCGAACTTCTAAGTTTATAGAGTTGAGATTAACACGAGGTAACCCTGATGATGAAGTTCTATTAAGTGGTACAGTTACATGTAAAATAATGCGTTCTGGAATGGATGATATCATTCTAACATCTCGAGCGGTGATGGGTTTTATATCGTTGGTGTAACCACCATATAACACTGAAAATATCTAAAAACGCATTGGTCTAACAGACCAATGCGTTTTTTATTGTCATAGTATTCCGAATCAGGTATACTAGGTGCATAATGACTGTGTAGCTCAGTTTGGCAGAGCAGTAGCTTCTAACACTATAAGGTCGAGGGTTCGAATCCCTCCACAGTCACCACATACCCCCATGAGTACTATATGGCAGACGCTGATAAGAATCACCAAAACATTATTGAGTGTGATACATGCAAATTGAAGATACTATTCTGTCTAATTGTATTATTTATATTAGAATTAATAGCTGCTATGATAAATGATATCATGTACGTCCGTATAGTTTACACGTTAGAGTTACTGGTTGGTGCATGTGTAGTATATTATGGAATATTAATCCACAGAATTGAAACAATATTAGAACAGGACACCAATAATGCAGACTAGTGTGATTATAGTTGATGGGTTTTACAATAATCCAGATGAAGTGAGACAACATGCCCTCAGACAACCTTTCGGAGTTACTGGAAATTATCCAGGTTGTCGGACACAATCTATGATGAATACTTCTATCAAGGACACTTTGTCTGGGTTATTGTCACCCCATGCGGGTAATATATTGAATTGGAATGACGGGGATGGTGGATATACTGGAGCATACCAATATACAGTAGCTTCAGAACGATCGTGGATTCATTGTGATAGTAGTACCTCGTGGGCTGGAGTATGTTATTTAACTCCGGATGCTCCGCTATCTGCCGGTACTGCATTATATAGACATAAAGAGACTGGTTGTGTTAGGCGCCCATCAGATGATAAACTAGCTGCACAAATAGATGACGATGGTCAAGATTTAACTAAATGGGAATTGACTGATAAAGTATCCAACATATTTAACAGATTGGTTATATACCGTGGTGACTACTATCATATGAGTCAGGATTATTTCGGAACAGATTTGTACACTGGTAGATTATTTCAGACGTTTTTCATAACCACGGAGAGGTAGTTAATGTATGGAATAGGTAATTAATAGTTGACCACACATTGTAGATTATATATAGTAATAACAGCACTATAAAACTTAACTGTTAACCAACTGGAGAACTACCATGAAAAAATTATAGATTGATCAAACTTTCAACAAAGAACAAATCTTAGAACGATACACACAGTACGTTCCCTCAGATAAATCAACGCATCTTTATGTGTATGCGATCGTTAGAAACGATCTCGAAATGCCAATAGGCAAACTAGCTGCCCAAGCTGGACACGCATATACAGACACACTATACCAAGCACACGACACAGATCCCGAACGATATCATGCTTATCGCATTGATGGCACTGGCGGTTCTAAAGTCACACTCAAAGCTAAAAACGAATCTAAGCTAATCAAAGCATACAATGATTGTATCGCCTTGGGTATTCCCTGTGCCATAATAGTTGATCGAGAACATATCTTACCTCCCCACTTCGATGGTTCACCCATCATTACCGCTTTAGGTATTGGTCCTTGTGCTAAGTCAGAAGTAAAACAAATAACCAAAAAATTTAATTGTTTATAAGGAGACAATGATATGTGTTTAAGAGAATTACGTCAATTAATGCGTTCGTGTCCACAAACTAAAACACAAAATGTTTTGGAACACGGATTTTCAGTAGCTAGATATTTTAGAGATTTACAGAACCATATTCAAAATGGTACTGAATTAAAATATCAATGGAGATTACCAGAATGGATCCACGATGAATTATTGTGGAGCAATCTGTTCGATCTCAAAATCATACTACGTTATCAAATATACCATGATTGTGGTAAACCTGTGTGTCGTGTAGCAGACGAACAAGGTCACCACTTTCCCAATCACGCTGAAGTATCCAGTGAGTTGTGGTTAGAATACGCTCCTCAATATGAGCAAGAAGCAAGATTGATGGCAATGGATATGGATTTACACTTAATGAAACCTGGTCAAGAAAAAGAGTTCGCGCAACGAAAAGAAGCCGCAACCTTATTGATTACTAGCTTATGTGAATTACATAGTAACGCAAGTATGTTTGGTGGAATACAATCTACCAGTTTTAAAATCAAATGGAAAAAACTTAACAAATTCGGTAAACGAATTCTAAACGAAATGAGGGTAACAAAATGAAAACTAGAACAATTAAAGCAATGCAGATAGAAAATACTCGTGGAAAATTCTTTGGTGATAGTAAAGAAAAATATTTAGCGTTCCGTGAGGTTTGGTGTGATTTTATCAATAGTGGTAAGGCTAAGAAGATTAAAGTGGAACGATCTAATAGTTGGGGAGGTAATTATCGATATAGCGAACTTCAAGGCTGTCACCATTTAATATACATCTTACTGATGGGTAAGCATTCTGATACTGGTTTCGGATCGTTTAGACAGGGTGATGTTACGGGTGATAAATGGGATGATTATGATGGGTATAGTGTAGCTATTAGATGCATTCGTAATTTAAATGAAGAAGTGTTACAGTTACCGTTTGGTAAGGACGTATTAACTTCAGAAATGATCCAAACATTAAGAGAGTCTATTACGGAGTTGTCTTAACCAACAAGAGTCTGTAATATACTCTTTATAATAAATTGGAGAGTATATTATGGATTTGACATTTGTATGCAATGATGTTGAAGTTGGAAGTTGTTGTGATGGGTTGGAAGTACAATTATCTGGGATTGTAGATTCTACGAATTGTACAGACTTGGCTGAACTAGATGCAGTTAAGATTGCAGTTCTACAGAATATGGATATTAACTATATACTCTGCAATATCAATCATATAGATCTTGTGCAAGCATTAGGGTCTTACATCAATCTAGCAGACCATGCTGAAGACTCTGAATTAGTTTCAGAAGTATCACATAATCATTTAGATGCGTTAATGGATAAATGTACTCAAACCATAGTCAATGACTATTCTATTACGTTACTCGAACACATGGATGTTGATACCATCGTGGAGTATTTTGATCACGATGTATTGTTAGCAGCAATGGGTCATAATCAAAGTCAAAATATGTCTATCGCTACCCTAGCCAACCCCCTCAAATCAATCAGGTTAGTAGATTAATATGGATATTATACACTTGCATTTTATGCATACTGGTATAGTTTTAAGTATATGTTTCGTAATCGGATCGATTGTGTTTGCACGCACACAGGATGATGCAGATGTGTTCCTAAGTATATTTTTAGTAATAATCGGATGGATATTTTTACTTGATGCTGATTATGATGAAGTGGGAAACCTACCCGAAATCAACGATGTGATAATAGTATCATCAAGACCGCCCACATTGGGAATAGAAGGACAATTCTTTATCACATCTGGTATTATTAATAGTCGCGTTACATACATATTACGTAAAAAGGTAGATGGAGGATATCAAGATTTTTTAACTGGACCTGACACTGTTTTAAAATATGATGTTGAACTATCGGGGACAGGAGTCTATCGTACAACTTATCGATGTACTCAAAGACAACTATATACTGAAATATTTTTCATCGTAAGGTGGAATCACAATATTGAAAATAAATGTGAACTACATCCAACGATAGAACTATTTGTCCCAAAAGGGTACATATCATTAGGAATACAACCAATTTAGAGGATGGTTATGAGTAAAAATATCGTGTGTATGAATTCATATTTATTGCAAGCGTGGATAGATATGATTGAAGATTTTGGATCATCCCCGTTTATTGTAATAAATCCAGATTTATCTGAACGTGAAATGGACATACCGGTTGAATATATGCACGAAGGCTTCTTGACATTAAATGTAGCAAATGTTGCAACAGGGTATGTTATTATCGATAAAGAGACAGGATACCTATCAATGACGGCAAGATATAATGGATTGGAAAAACAATCATTTGTACCAATAGAATCCATCGTTGTTGTTAGATCTGATTGTGGGGCAATTGCAGTAAACCTTCCCACACAACTTACCATGTTTGATGATGGGGCACCATTAACGCCATCTATACATAATCCAAAGGACCACCCTGATACCCCACAATCAACTGGTCCGACAAAACAACCATTTATCCCAACTATAGTGAAATAATATGATTGATGATTTAATGAAGTGGAAAGGTCGTAGAATGGTTCTAGCCAGAGATTTGAATGGAGCTGGAACATTATTTGGTGGAAGAATGTTGGAATGGATAGATGAAGAATCTGCTATATTCACTTCGTGCCAATTAAAAACACCTAGAGTAGTCACTGCCCATATGAGTGAAATTAATTTTGTATCACCTGCTTTTCAAGGTGAGATTGTAGAGATTGGATGCGAAGTAATTAAATTTGGCAAATCATCGCTCACCCTGAAATGTTATGCCAGAAACAAACAAACACGAGCAACCATTGTTACTGTAGATAAAATGGTATTCGTTAGTGTAAATGAGCTGGGACAATCAGTTCCTCATGGAATTAGTCAACATCGAGTTTCTACATAACCGCTAGGTACAAGTTGCATTCCCTTGCTGGATTGAGTATAGTTAATTTTTGTAACATAGAAGGTTCACCTAATGCGATGCTTGACCCTAATCTTATTATTGATATCCATAAATGGCTGGTCCAGTGAAAAGTTGATCGTGGGGGTAACAGAAACAGCTCCCTTTGCAATGTTAAATCCCACAAATCAATGGACTGGAGTTTCCATTGATTTGTGGGAGAGTATAGCAAAAGATCTAGGAGTGGAATATCAATATGTTAGTATCCCCTTACCCAATATATTGACAGATCTGGAAGCTGGCAACATTGACCTAGCGGTAGGGGCAATTTCAATTACATCTGATAGAGAGTCTATACTGGATTTCTCTCACGCCTATTTTAATTCAGGGTTGGGTATCGTTACTAAAGCAACACATTCGATAACAATGTTAGACATTATTACTAACCCTAAATTTATTACATCAGTAGGGTTGTTACTTGGATTTGTTTTTTTGGGCGGGATACTTATCTTAATATTCGAGAACGGACCAGATGATAAAGACTTCAGACAGAACGACATCAGTAATGGAGTTTGGTGGTCTATTACTACAATAACTACCACAGGATATGGTGACCTCGTTCCAAAAACAAATTTAGGAAGGTTGTTTGGTGGTGTGTGGATGGTAATAGGAGCAATAATAGCTCCTATGTTAATCGGTAGTATGTCTGCTAATCTAACCCTGGATTACCAGACCAGTGTAATTGAAGATCGGAGTGATCTTTCCCATCATGCTATCGGAGTGATCTCGGGAACATCGTCTGAGATATATTTTCAAAAACACAATTTACCATACACCAAAGTAACTGATGTGAAAGCTATGATGGTATTAATTCAGCAAGATAAGTTGGATGGGGGGGTATATGATGCTCCAATCCTCCAATATTTTTCAAAACGATACCAAAACTTAGTTGTCCTGCCTACAATATTCGATAGGCAGAGTTATGGTATTGTGGTTCAGAACGGAAGTGATTTGAGAGAATTAATCAATGCGTCTCTTTTAACCCACATCCATACACAAACTTGGTTAGATAATCTCAACCAATATTTAGGAGAGTAATAATGTTCAAGAAAATTGTAATTATACTTACCGCTGCCATATTCACTATCATGTTAGTATCGGAAGCAGATGCTAGACGTGGAGGGTTCAGAAGTAGTGGTTTTAAATCTAGGTCATACAGTAAACCTAAACCTGTAAGAACACACAGGACATCTGCTCGTAGTAAAAAGCCTACTGGTCGTAAACAAGTTAGTAAACGAACATACACCAAACCTAAGCCCAAGTTTGGAGCTAATGTAAAAACTAAACAACGTGTAGCAAAATCACGATCCGCGTATAAGCAACAACAATCTGCGTTCAAGGCCAAACCTAAACCGACTACATATAGAAATAATAACGGAAAGACTGTGACTGTTCCACGCAAGAAATACACTACAAACTCTAATCCGATAATTAATCGCACCACGACGATTAATCGCACCACGTACATAAATCGAAGAAGTAGTTATTATGGAAATTGGTCAACTCCACCATATGCGTATCACGGGTATTCCAGTTACGGAATGTGGGATAGTTTAGCCTTATGGTATATGCTTTCACATATTAACGATCACAGATATAGCCGTATGTATTACCATCAACAAAATACTCCTGGAATGGCAGCTTGGAGACTTGAAGCTGAAAAGCAGGCCCATACAAACGCTGAGTTACGATCCCAATTAGCACAATTAGATTCCAGTGTAACCAATCTTAAACAGCAAAATGTCCCAGTAGATCCTAGTTACATTCCGGATGGAGTTGATGCTGACATATTATTGTCAGCAGAAGTGTTAGCTGATACTAAACCGTCTATTAAAGTATGTACAGGACCAGCGGATAAAAACTATTACCATGTCGCTAAGCTTATCGGTAAACATTCGGATGCATTTAATATAGTTCCTATTGTTACTGCTGGGTCAGAAGAGAATCTTGTTAACATTGAGACTGGTAAATGTGATGCAGCTCTAGTTCAACGTGATGCATATTGGAATCATACTGACGGTAATCCCACCAGCACGCTAGATTTTGAGCGAATCATGTCTCCATATGCTGAAGTAGTCCATTTAGTTTGTAACGAGTCTAGCGGAGTAGAGACGTTGTCAGACTTATCGTCTGATACCACTGTGTTAATTGGAGCTCCTGGTTCTGGTAGTCAAGTTACTTGGAGTAATATGGTCACGGAAAATAGGGCATATGCTTCAGTGAAAGTTGCTAATATTGGTGGCGCGTTAGCTAAAACTAGAGTGTCATCTGGACAAGCAGATTGTTTACTAACTGTGTCAGGATTGAACACGAAATTCATGAGAGAAGTTAATAGTCTAGGTGGTACCAAAACCTTGAATTTGGTAGAGTGGAATGATTCTAGTATTATGTCTAGTGTTGATCCAGCTGGTGAACCGGTATATTCAACATACACCTTGTCAGATGATGTGTATAATAATCTCCAACACGATAATTGGATTGGATATTTTAACGTGGACAACGATGCTATTACTGTCCCTGCAGATATTATTGTCAATAATTCCTGGATTAAAGCGAATAAAACTACGTTTAATTCGTTAGTATCAGCAACTACTCAAAGTCTTTCGGACATTCAGCAGTACGTAGGAACAAAGTAATGGCGATTATGAAAACGATTGCTGGATTTTTTTCTGCTCGATCAAATGATGATCCTATTAAAAAATACAGCTCACTGCACGTTCGTACGAATAGTTTAATCACGTTAGATGTTACTCCGTTTTTGATCCATGATGAATATCTCGTTATGGAAAATCCAGGATCGGGACACCAAGTAACTCATATCGGGGAGCATGTACTGCACGGAATGAACGTTTTCAAGTTTTATATTAAATCTGATATCGGGAATGATAATTCATGTATTCAAGTGACAGAATGTGATGGGGAAGCTGATGCTATATTATTTCGTCAGATTGACGAAATATACCCTCAATCAATCTCAGATTGGAATGACTGGACTGGTACAGATCAAGTTGATGGGTTGCTGCAGTGGGAAGTATTTACCTTAAAAAATGATAACGATGAAGTGGTATATAGTCGTGCTTGGGAATCTGACTTAGTAAATTGCGTTGAAAAAATTGTACCAGATGATGCTACAGAGTCCCCATACAGCTTTGCTAGTAAGATGATGTTGTACCAACGTGATATATCTGAAAAAGGAAGCGAACCGTTTACGGAATACTTAATGGTATCTATAGAGGAAGAAGAACGAGTTTGTATATATGTGGGGATCGATTTGCCCATGTCAGGTTTAATAATTTCATAAAGAGGAATATAATATGAGTTTTTGGAACACACTTAAAAATTTAACAACAGTTAAAACCGAACAAGCAGGTGATGGATTAATCAACGCGTTAGCTAAATTTGATCCTGAGGGTATGTCAGAAGCTGGAATGCGTCAGTTAGAAGAAAATGTGGATAGCATGGCTTCTGAATGTGCTGTGGCTAAGCAAGAATGGTTGAAAGAGCAGCAAGAGTATGATTCTATACAGAAACTGTTCGACCAACGTATTGCCGCCGCAGATATATTATCTACTAAGATTAGTGCAGGAGATACGTCTGTGGAGCCTAGTCTTAACACATTGGTTCAGTTGATTGAGGATATGACTCCTGAAATTGAGAGAGAACATGAAGAAGCCGTCTACGCTAAAGAAATTTTTCACGAGTTAGAGTTAGCTACTAAAGATGCTGCAACTCAAGTTAAAACAGCTAGAGCTGAATTCGATAAAATTAGACGAGACCTTAAACGAGCTTCAGTACAAACCGATAGAGCCAAGCGGGACGAGGAACGATCCAAAAGAGTTGCTGGAATCCGTAAGGGAGGTTCAAGTTTGGGATCTGCGATGGACGCTATGAAAAATGCAGCTGCAGAACAAACAGCCGCAGCTGATGCAGCTAAAATGAAAGCAGATTTGTTTAGACAATCTACTCCAGAAAAAGATGACCCTAATATTGCGGCCGCCCTGGTGGCATCTTCAGGGGTGGCTACATCTACGATGACAGTGTCAGAACGGTTGGCCGCGTTAAAGAAGTAACATATTGCACCGTTGATACCAACACCTCAATGTACTATGATAAGGGCCTTAAATGGTCCTTTTTTTATGGTGAACTAATTCACATGAACAACACAATAGAAAGACATTTTAACAACGGATCCATAAATGGAACGATATCAGTAACTATGCGTGCTGGTATAGCTAAAGCTGTAGTGGATTTCTATGAGGATGATCAATATTGGGGGACCAAGTATTGGATCATTCCATCATATAAAACCCGTAGAGTTCATCGTATACTATCAGGAACAAGCGCTAATTGGGTCAGCCTGATTGACAATACAGAGATGTATGATTTAGATCCAAGTACATTGGTATTTTTAGATGCTGCGTACGCAGAGTGCCTGTATGAGCTCTTGGGTGGATATAATATATGACACAACCATTAGTCACTACAGTAGTTAAGTATGGAATTACCTATTCTATTATGATTAATCCATCAGACGACAAATATTATGTCTGTTGTGAAGTACCGGACACCAAGTGGATTATGTTGAAGATCTTGGGACTCCCATTAATTCCATGGAAGAAGTCATATTATCGAGAAGTATATATGGTTGGTGAAGGGACAGAATGGAGTGCATCAGATCATTGGGATCCAAGTAAGTGCACGTCACGTTATAGATTACAGATGTCAACTGATGACATCACTATCATACTTACATTACAGAGTCTCACTATCACTCATGCTGCCAACGTATTGAACGAGGTTATATTATGAATATTGGAAGTGGTTCAGGGTACCCTGCTGGCAACTTATCTAACTTTACACCCCATCCATTCGTACTGGATGGGGTTGAATGCAATTCAATGGAAGGGTTTCTGCAATCTTTAAAATTTAAAGACCCTGAAATGCAGAAGCATGTCTGTAAACTAACAGGTCGAATCGCTAAAAATAAAGGTTCAAAAAAGAAATGGTATAAAACTCAAACACTCCATTGGAGAGGGATTGAGTATCCTAGGGATAGTAAGGAGTACCAAGATTTATTAGATCGAGCTTATCTGGCATTATCTACAAACCTAAAATTTCGTAAAGCCTTATTAGCTAGCCAACATTCAGTCCTGAAACATACCATTGGACGATCTAAATCCAATATGACAGTTTTGACTGTAAGAGAATTTTGTAGTAGACTGACGCATCTTAGAACTGAGATGCAGAATGAACAATTGATGGAGATGTAAAGATGAAGAACAACTTTGTAGTTGGAATCCTATTATTGGTTCCAATGTATACTGTGTCAGCAAATGAAACTAACAAATACTTTGGTGATCGTAGTTGGCAGTGGAACAGTCCTAATGATAACGCAGTAAAGAATCAACAATTGATGATCCGGTGTGCTGCAAAGCCTCAATCCTGTGCTGGGTTGAATAAACCAAATAGGTCTGGTGGAGGTAATAGTGGAGGGTTAGGACTCGGTTTTGGATTGGCTAGTGGTCAAAATATTGGCAACGTCGTTAATGTAATTGTCACTGGAGATAACAATGTTGTTACTATTGCTGGTGACCAAACAAATAATGGCGATCAAGCAGTCGATATTAACGTCAATGACAATAATATCGATGTGGTTGTAGATGACCATTCCCAAATAATTAATGGGGATGTCACCCCCGCTGTTGAACCATCAGATCCACCAATGTAAATAAGGATTAACATGAAACATATTAGAACTATCCTAGCTATAATTTGTACCATAGCTGTCGTAGGATGTAGTAGTTTTGGTACAATTCACCATGGTAAAAATGGATACAGTATAATTAACGGACCGAAGGTTACCCGTAATAATACTCCAGCTACTGTGGGACTAATGTGTGTTGGTAATACCATCAACAATGCATATCCTGGGAAAAAACGTATTAGAGTATCTATAGGCTCCATCCCAGATTTGACTGGCAAATTTTCAAATAACGACGCAGGGTATAAAGTTACTCAAGGTGCTGCACTCATGGCCTATTCCGCTCTCCAGAAAATGAAAGCAGTTCAAGTCGTTGAGCGGGCAGACACCAACATATTCCAATTTGAAACTACCTTAGCTAACCAGCGAATGTTAGGGGATCGAGTTAACTACCGTCTTCCCAATGGCCAGACAATAAACTACAGACCTATATTGAGTGGGAAGGTACTAGGCTCTGCATATTATGTTACTGGAGGCATTACAGAAATTAATTATAATATCTACAGCGGAGGTGGAGAACTAGATGTAGCTTGGTTTGGAGGATCACGTAGGTATGTAATGAATATAGCCATGGATCTACGGTTAGTTAATTCTCAAACGTTGGAAGTTGTTTCTGCTCTGACTTTACAAAAGCAAATTATCGGATATGAAACCAAATTAGGGGTTTTCAAGTTCTTTGGATCTGAGTTAGTAGATCTCAACATAGGAGAAAAGAATGATGAGCCTGTGCAGCTTGGGGTGCGAACTATAATCGAACAGGGTGTGGCTGAATTGATCGGATCATTGTATAAAATAGATACTGAAAAGTTATTTGACGGATTAGAGGACAAAGGACTATTTGGAAATCAATGGATTACAGACCCTAGAACTGTAGCAAATGCATTTTGTCCTAGAATGGACGTGGTCCATGATACTCCTACCTACCCAACACGTAACCACAATCCAGTTAAAAAATCAGGATATGTTGGGTCGTGTACCAATTTAAAAACCAAATGTCAATTATGTAACTTGAAAAACCTAGCCAAACAACCATCCAAAAAACGCCCTGGAATATATGTTCAAATGGCATCTTTTCAAAAACCTGAAGGTTGTTTGAATGAATGGGCTTGTTTAGAAAGTAAACATGGTGATTTATTTAAAAATCAAAATTACACAATAGATAGAACATTATCATCCACCGGACGAATTTGGCACGGGTTACTAGTGGGTCCATTTGCTAGCAACAAGAAAGCCAATCAATTTTGCTCTACCAGCAAAAAACGTGGGTTAAACTGCTACGTTCGCAATATCAAATAACTTAACTAAAAGGAAACACCCTATGAAAAATCTAGCAATTATATCATTACTAATCTCAACTACAGCGTTAGCTGATACTCCAAATTTAACGGTTGTCGGCGACTATACTGTCAATTACGATACGACAGTTGATATAACTGAACTGAACGCAGATGTCCTCAATAGTCAGTTCAATCATGCCAGCGCTCAATCTGCATTAATCAACGTAACACATAACAGAACTCTCGGTAATGTAGATTTAAACGCTACAGCAATTGGGAATACAGCAACTGTATCATTGACATCTGTGGACACTGTAACCAATGTTCAGGGCAATCAAGAAGGTGGACAAACAGCATCTACTAATTTCACGTATAATAGATTACCCAACTCAGAACTAGTTATCAATACTACTGCAGTTGGAAATAATTTTTCAATTGATACTACAGACGGTGACCTATCAATGCAAAATGTCCAGTTCAATTATGACTCTCCAATATCGTCTGCAATTAATGTGACCAATAATAGATTCAGTGGTGGATGGGATCCTGTATTGAATGCGACTGCTATTGGCAGCAATGCTTCCGTTATCGCATCTGGTGATATTAATGTGTCTAACTTACAAGTGAATATTAACTCTCCAATGTCCTCTTCCGTTAACTTTAGCTATAATACTGGAGCTATTGGTCCATTGTCGATAAACGCTCAAACTATTGGCAACAGTTTGAACATCAGCAATCCATTAAATACCGATAATTCTGGAAACAATGATAATTCTGGAAACAATGATACTTCTGGAAACAATGATAATTCTGAAGATGGTGGTAGTTAGTAATTACACAGTAGTTTAGCACAACTAAATTATAGTTGTGCTAAATAGTGAATACTAGTATCATTTAGTGTCTACCATTATACAGAGTAATAATATGAAAAAATATGAATTGAGAGGTATGAGTACATTTCGTTAGTTAATTTAACTTGGAGAAAAATACTCATGATAGTACACAAAACACCTGAACTACGAATTCACGAAGTTCACCACGATCACATTGTTGTTTACGACAACATGGATGATTGGGTAGAAAACGGCTCTAATAACTATGGTAGAAGTCACCTCATTCGCTGCCTACGGTGCAAAGCTGCCTATATGTCTACCTCACAATTCGCTGAAACCTGCATAGTTAGCACTAAGATATATAACTTTAGTGGTGATAATACACATAGATCAGTACCACACAAGGACGGACATCATTTAGTTTACACAGTAGTGATCAGAGACGAATTTGGCTACAATTTTACGTTAGATGAATTAGCTGAAGCAAGTGATGAGTATTACGAAAAGCGATCCAACTCACGATTACAAAATCGTGAGTTGGATTACTATCACGGATCGTATATTAATCCGAACAATCGTGGCCTTCTTGAAATACACCACCCAGACAACAATTACTACCGCAAGTATCGCCACGCGTTAAAAGCTGGAATGGGCGGATATCGCCAAATAAGAACGATGAACGAACGCCGCCAAGTTGCTGCTGGTGTAGTAGACGAGTATTCTCCAGCTATACGTCCAAATCGTAATGTTCGCAATTTACCAAATAGTTGGGACGATTTACATTATAGTCTCGAACGCACATGGAAACGCAGCAAGCATAAAAAACAATGGATGGTTAATCTATAACATGGATAAATACACATATGAAAAAAGAAGCCAACCTTAAAAAAGAACTTAGAGTTCGAGAACATGAAGAAACACAACGCGTTAAGGATATAGCTGAATTAAAGAAGGCTGTTAATGCATTACGACGTGATGCCAAAAGTCAATCACGTACTATTTCTCGATTGAAGAATAATATTCGTACCATGGATAGTATGATTACTCAATTGAGATCCAAATTATCAAAAGGAAGTTAATACAATGCCTACTATGATCTTAAAATACTGGCCATACCTGCTAGCAGCTGGTGGAGCATTAGTGCTTTTCCTATACTGGAACGGTCGCAACAATGAATTAGATGATCTTCGAACACAAGTAGCTAATCAAGCTGCAGAGATTGTTATTAAAGATGCTACATACAAAGAAAATAAACGCAAGTTGACTGATCAAATTGATCGACAAAATATTGCAATCAACAAAGCTAATGATGATTATACTGAATTAGAACGTCGTACATCAATAGCTGTTGCAGCATCAAACGCAGAAAATGCTGTACGTGTTACCAAGTTGAAGAAACAGTTAGACCTGCTTGGAAGTATTTCAACCCCACAAACATGTGAGTCTGCAATTAATCTATTAGTTGATATAGGAGTAGCCAACAAATGGTCCACCCAGCGAAATTAATACTATTGTTATCCTTTGTAACAATGACAGGATGTGCTTCCACTGGTAAAACTAAATTTATCAACCGGATTGAAACCATCACGGTGTATAAGCCAGTGTATACCCCACCAACAGAACTTAAAAACCTGAAGGTAATCCAACGTCCAGACTTACAAACGAACCACTTGACTGCAGATGATAAAGCCAATCCTGGATTGGTAGTAAAAACTGTAATTGCGTCAGAGGCCCAACTTAGAACCTATGCAGAGCAACTAGAGTCTCAAAATGACGCATATCGAAAATTGCTAAGTAAACCAGCTGATCCTGTCCCTGAGACAGAACGTAGTGTGACAACATATGAAAGTACCAAACCTATCAAGGATTGATATGAAATTAGTTGAAGTACACCAAAGCATCATCAACAAACAGGCATTTGATATGACTACCACCGGTATGCCTATGTATGATAATATGATGCAAAATCGAACATACTTCAGGCAAGAAAAAGGTAAACGGTTTACATTATATAAAGACAGTTGGTCACCAGAAAAATATTTGCAACGAGCTGCACAAGGGTTTGAGAGTACAGTGCAACGACTTCAGGATACCCGCGATCAACGATTAATAGACAAATATGCTAAACAAATGCAATCTGGAGAGAAATTTCCGATATTAGTATTAGATTACTCCCACCGATTCACTCAAGAAGGTATCCATCGAGCGTTTGCTGCAATCAAAGCAGGAGTGGACATAGTTCCAGTACTAACGGTATACTCAGCATGAAATTAATGGAATTGAATTTAAATTGGGCAGATTCTAGTAACGCAGAGCGACCACACAACTTCGATAGCGAAGACTATACTTTGCTAATATGCAATATCAGTGATGTTTTTTCACATACTGATCAAGACTATCGGTTAGACTTAGACTCGAATACTGGTGGGTCCAACGCTATAGGAAATCGGTTGGATCGCGCAACACAACATTTTCAGAACGGTAATCCAATGGATCCTCCTGAAGTGGCGTATAGTGTACACACCAACAATATCACGTTCACTAATGGCAGACACCGATCGCTAGCTGCCTACCAGATGGGAGAAGAATACATCCCAATGTTTGTGTACTCTCCAACAATCGAGCAATTCAAAAAATTAGTGCGAACTAAATCATAAATAGATTGATACGCAGTATGAGGATAACAATGAATTTACTTAAAGCAGTACATTTGAATGATTGGTCTATGATAGACCAACTTAATGAAGCTCAGGCTCTCGAACCTCTTGAACTCCGCAAGGAACAAGAAGCAGTTATTATTGCACGTATCAAAAAATTAGCGAAAGATCCTAAAGAACAGTTCCCCAACGCTCTTGCACTAGTTCATCGTAGCTACGAAGAGCAAGAATGGGAACGACAAGACTCTATTGGTGATATAGTTCGTCCATCACCGTCGGACAGAAAAGCATGGGCTCAATATGAAGATATGATTAAAGTTGCAGTGAAAATGCTTAGCAAATTCCGTGGATCTAAAGGAGATTGGAGGTCGGATGCTTTTGATACCGTACCCACTAATCAGCGAGCAAGCATGGGTAGCATGGCTGCAGCTAGAGTTAGTGAATCGACGATCCGTTCTAACTGGCAAAGTTTAGCAATGTTGAATATTGTTATGGAGGCAGTCCACGATGATGATACCACTTTTAGAAATAATGGAGTATATGAAAACACAACATTAGGAGCGGTTGCTGATAGAGTTGTGGTAGACGCATCCGAACTTGGGTATATAGTTACTGAAGGAGCATCGACTGATGATAGTATATCATTGACGATATATGATGACCAATGTGAAGTTGTGGATTGTGTTAAGCTATGTCTTCAAGATTAACAACAAACGAATTCATACGTAAATCTAACCAAAAACATTCACAGCGATACTGTTACTCTGAAACACAATATACCACCAGACAAAATAAGATCACAATCATTTGTCCAGATCACGGCAGTTTTAAACAAACAGCATATCAACATCTACGAGGGTCTGGATGTCCAAAATGTGCTAAGGAAAAATTGGCAAGCCGTAAGCGCTTAACCACAGACGAATTTATCAAACGAGCCAAACAGATGCATGGTAATCGTTATGATTATAGTCAGACCAAGTACACTAATAATCTAGTGAACGTCGATATCATTTGTCAATCACATGGTGTGTTTTCACAACTACCTAACAATCATCTGAAAGGATCTAATTGTCCAACGTGCTCAAAATTATCATCTATATCCAAAAAAACTTATACCACAAAAACATTCACAGACAAAGCTGCATTAATCCACGGTGGTAAATATTGTTATAGTGATGTTAAGTATGTTTCCAGTTCCACTAAAGTTTCCATTATATGTGAATCTCATGGGGAGTTTACACAACGACCAGCTTCACATTTAGAAGGATCTGGATGTCCTAAATGTGCTGGCAATATAATGAATACTACCACCTTTGTGGAAAAAGCTAGGTTAGTGCATGGAGACACATATAATTATTCTACTGTCAACTATGTTAATAATACAACTCCCGTGAAAATAATGTGTAGTAAGCATCGTTCCTTTACACAACGACCAGCTTCACATTTAGAAGGATCTGGATGTCCTAAATGTGGGCTAGAGATATCAGCCACATCCTCATTACTAACTACCAAAGAATATGTTATCAAGGCTATTGCAACCCACAATGCAAAATATGACTACACTTCTGTCAAATACACTGGAACATCCAACCCAATAACAATCACCTGTCCTGAACATGGTGATTTTGAACAACTCGCATCTAATCATCTTTTAGGACATGGATGTAAAACATGTGCTACTGAAAATCATGTAGGTTTTTATGATTACAATAGATTGACTACTGATCCTGATTTGATAGATTTGTCTGGTACCTGTTATTTGATGAAATTTACTGGCAGTGGTGAGACTTTTTATAAGGTAGGTATTACTACTAGGTTATCCAAACGGTTTTACAAACATGTTACCGGATATGATATTGACAATATTGCTCAAGTCGATACATCACTGCTCAATGCGTTTATACTTGAACAAAATATATTATATGTTTACTCTTTACAAAAATACAAACCAATGCACCAGTTCGGTGGACACACGGAGTGTCTAACTTTAACGAGTGAAGATGTGAATAGTATAATTGCTATATTTGCTGAAACTGTACATGGTGCGTCGCTGATCCCATTATTTGAAACCGGTTGACCTACCCAAAAACTATCATGCATAATAGTCTCATTACTTAATTATGTTGAGACGTTCATGCAACCATTATATAGCCAACTACTCAAACTGACACAAGATTCAGAAGCATTTTATTTCACTGATCACGTATTAGACACCACCACTTATCGTATATTTTTATATCGGTTGGCATCCTATACAGATTTTTGTTTACCTGGTGCACTCGAATGTCGTGGGACTATGTTCGAAATGGATGGTGAAGATCCAGTTCGTTTAGCTGCTCGTCCGATGCAGAAATTTTTTAATATCAACGAATGCCCGTTTACCATGGGGGTTAATTATTCAGATGGAAATATCGAAAGTGTGATGTTAAAAGAGGATGGAAGTCTCATTAGTACATTTATCCACACTGATGGTGAACTATACTGTAAATCTAAAGGATCTCTAAGCTCCGACCAAGCACAATGGGCTAATGCGTGGATACGCAAGGAGTCTATGCGGTACGATCAACTTAAAACAGTTACCAATCTGGGTAATACTATAAACTTAGAATATTGTGCACCGTTTAATAGAATTGTGTTAAATTATAATTGTGAAAGTATGATCATTCTTAATGTGCGTCAAATAAGTAGTGGACTATACTTACCCAAATCCACGTTTAAGGACACTTGTCCATACATCCCTACCATATGGGTTAACAATATAGAAGATACTGATATTGAGTATGACACGTTGGAATCATTAATTGATGATACTCCCAATTTGGAAAACATTGAAGGGTTCGTCGTTCGTTTAAAAAATGGATTGCATTTTAAAGTCAAAACTAATTGGTACTTAGTTCAACATAGAGCTAAAGATAGTATTGATTCCCCTCGTAGGTTGTTTGAAGCTGCTATTACAGAAGCTACTGATGATTTACGATCGTTGTTTACTGACAACCAATTTGTGTTAGATAAAATAACAGAGATGGAAGAGAAAGCTGCTGGAATCTATAATCATATTGTTGAGAGAGTTGAACGATTTGTTAAAACGCATCATGATTTAATTGAAAATGATTGTCGTAAGGATTTTGCCATGTTAGGCCAACAGGCGTTTCTAGGAACAGATAAACGATTGTTTGGTTTAGTAATGATGTGTTATAAACGTGAACGTGGGGATGGTGATGGTCCAGATTATAAACAATTTTGTATCAAAAATTGGAGAGACTGGGGATTAAAAGATGGCCCTGAGGATGATGAATAATGAGAGCTCAAGCATTTTTACCAAATGAAAAACGATACTTCTTTTTCCATGACCGTGCACCAGACGTGGAATGGCTTAAACGTTGGGTTAGTGTGACTGAACCAGTACCATCCAGGTTCTATTATTTAGCTAGCTATGTCATATCGTTAGATATGTCTACAGAGAGAGCTGTGTTTATTAAGGATAGTGGATCTGGTCGTAATGGAGGTGAAGTTGCAGAAGAAGCAATGGTACCTATTGCATTGAATGCTATTAATCTAATTAAAAAGAGCAAAAAAAGTACTACAGTAACGACATTGCTAGGAAGTATATAATGCCCATTGAAGAATTTTCGCCAAATTGGTATGCACATGTTGATGATGAAGGTACCTTATTGCATCTATTCGCTAATCAATATGATGGCACTTGGTTGGTTATAAATGAAGCTTGGGCATGTTTGGAACAGGATTTATTAAATACAGAAAATTCTATGGTGCCTTTTACTAAATCCCAATGCGTTGAGTTAGATAGTATCATGCATCAACATTATACCCATATAATGAAAAAGGCTGAAGGATTTTTACTCGAAGCGCCTGTCGTGTATACTGCACCAGTAGACCATGTTAACATATTATTAGGAGAGTTATAAATGCACCCAGACTGTAACAAACGCATTAGCGAAGAGCTTGCCGCAGATATCAATAACCATATAATAGAGACCTTATTTAAACTATCAGGTGATTCTACAATGGATATATTAGCAAGTTATAATACTGGTGGGGCATTGGTATGTAAGGTTCCATTCCCACAAGAGATGTTAGCTCCACGAACAGTATCCACATTGCTGCAGCATATATAGAGGAATGATAGTATGAACTTTTTAAAAAAGGCTGTTGAACTTAAACCTACCCCAGACGAAATATCAGAATTTCGTAAGGACATCGAAACTGTAATTAAATGTAACGTTGATAGTATGATCTTTAGGAAAGCATATGATGGTATTAATGATTATTTGGTGACATTTGCAGTCCACACAGGTATTCCAACATATGTGTTAGAATATATTCTAAAATACACATACCCCATAAAGGACGAGCTACCATTTCGTGAGGTGTTCTTTAATAAAGTTGAAGATAATGCAAGACTACGTGATGAGTCTGTAGATTTATCACTTAGGTAGGTATTATGTGTCAATCATATGTTTATCAGGGGACTGAGCACACTGTCATTCCTCTCAGCTCAACAGAGCGGCTACAACATCAATATGGTCAATTTTTACGGAATAGATTGACCTTACTGGGAAGTGAACACCAGCCCATTAGGCTAGATAGTACTCACTATTCAGATCAAGGTACAGTGTTAGATAAATATCAAGTTGGTCAAACAATTGACGTATTCACATAACCTCATAATTACATCCACATAACTACGATCTTTGATAAATAACTCTATACAACAAATATTGATAGAGGACTCTTCAATGGATATTGCTCACCTAAAACGATTATCTGGTCAACCTACTTCCCTCAATGAAATGTGGAAAGAAGTAAAGGTTGCTGACCAACAAAAATCAGCTAAGAAATCAGCTAAGAAAGCCAAAGAGAATAATGTAGATAGTAAAAACAAAGCTGCGAAAGATGTACGAACCACGGACGCTAAAGCAGATATAGCGAATGATGTGTCTGCGGAACTGATAGATGTGGATGATACCTCTATTACACCAAAAGATGGAAAAAAAGATGCCGCAGGCCAGAAGACCATAAAAGCTGGTGAACGGTTATTCCACACAGTATCTGTCGGTGATAATGGAGTTCCTAAGGTTGATGATAGTACTACTATTGACACAGTAGATGTAGAGACATGGGGAGATTATGGCGAAGGATACGTTGTATCATCCACAAATGGTAAAGTATACGTATCGGAAATGACTAACCAAGCCATAATTGGGTCAGCAAAATTGTCAGATGCGGTCATTTATGAAACTGAGTGTGCTGCAGATATTGTTGCTAAATTATTCAAACATGCTATTGTACGTAAGGTACAGAAATTGCATCCGTTGATGGAAGCTGCAGATGATTGTGACGATGATTTTGAGTCGTTAAATGAAGCTGTGGAAACAACTAGAGAAGATCCTTTAGTTGTTATTTGGGGAGTCCCAAAAAGTACCAAGTATCCTGAACAGGGATTAACTGGACACATGAATTTATCCACAGCAGCAAAAATATATCGATTCGACACTACTGGAGTTGCGGAAGCTATTAATAATGCAGCCCCTGGGCAACGGATTGAAGTTAAGGGTGAAGAAAAATCTATATGGCTTGAACCATCTCAACATAACTCCAAGTATTTTGAAGCTTGTGATTTTAGCGTGAGATGTAACCTGACTGAGGGGATGCGTGATGATATTAATGACCGACTTCACACTGGGAAGAAAGTTCAGTTGAGTGTGAATTATAATGGGCGTAATATTACTGGACATGTGGTAAGTGTTGGCAAGAGCACTATTCGAATTCGCCCAACAGAAAAGGCTAAAGCCCGCTTTAAAATCCAAGATGATGAAGTGATCATACCAATTGATGATAGAGCTATTAGATGGTCAGACGATCATCCAGATCGTATTGTGGGTTTTGCAAAAGATACTCAAGGAGCGTTAGCGAGCACTGATATGCGCGGTACTAGAGCACAGTTCTCCACAGCAAATCCAGGTCAACAGAAGACTCCAGCTAAGCAACAAGCTAGTCGTCCAGGTAGAGGAACTAAAGCAAACTTTGGGCAAGGTACTAATAAACAAGGTAAGTTGGATGATCCAGATTCTTGGGGATTGACTGCTGGATTTAATGGTCCTGATGGTATATCATTAAGTGAATATGCCTTTAGTATAAGAAATAATACCCCATTACGTGAAGGAATTGAAGATGATCATGGTGATGATCGTAGTCAGATGGGCCATACATTAGCTGATAATGCATTGGGAGCTAAGTAATGACTAATGAAGAGCTCCAACAACTAAGAGCATTATGTGGCCAACCTAGGTTCCAACAAGGGAACAAATCACGTATGCTGGAATCAAATATAGACGAAACTGTCATCGCTGAAATGGCCGAATTCTATCGTGATATGGGACTATCTGTGACTCGGGCGAAATTAGTGGAATTGATTGAAGCTAGAAAATCTAAATGCCCATGTTGTGGGGATAAAGCTAAATGTAAGTGTTCACCCAACTGTGCAAAGTGTGATTGTAATGCTGTGGATGAAGATGAAGAATGTGATAGCTGTGAATTAGTTGATGTTTGTACAGACTGTAAGAAAGAATTAGACGATTGTACATGTGAAGATACAGAGTGTTGTGATTAATGAACCTTAGCCAAATTTTACAAGAACGTGTAAACAGTGATAACCTTACTATATTACAGATAGATAGTGATGGATATGTTCCTACTGGAGTGTCGTTTGCTGGTAATATATACGATAGATCATACTATGACTTAATTCAAGTATTTGGGAAACCAAAAAAGTCTGATGGGGAAGATAAAGTCCAGGTGTATTGGGGAATTTCAATAGACTACCAAAAGGATGATGGTGATCAAGACACTGTAATGTTCACCATTTATGATTGGAAGGAAGACAAACGTCCAGGAGATGTCACTCAATGGAATATTGGTGCTCGTAAAACTGATGCAACTATAGTGTCTGACCTGTTAGATATAGTATTGGAGAAATAGACTATGAAATTGCATGAAATGCAAGACATGAGGACTCACAGTGGACATCGTCAGAGTGATGATGTTAGCTTGTTGAACCAAGCCAATGAATACGATCAATACTTTATGCACGATTGTCCTAATAATCACGCGAAGCGAGAATGGAATGACTTTATGGATACTATGTTGGATGATGAGAAGCAATATCTAGCAGATTTAGATGATGCAGAATTACTATACATCATCGATAGTGGACAGGACTTAAAAATTGAATATAACTTAACTTAACCCCTGGAATTACAATACTGTGAATACTACGAATACTATCCGGTTAATTAAATACGATTTTGGTACAAGTACCCGTACTAATACTGAGATGCACGTAGATCCAAAATTTATAGATACACTATATCGTGTACCAACTAGATCTACATCACAAGCTAACACTCAACGAACTGTAATTGATGAGTTATCAGATGGTGGTGCATATGCTTGGGATAGTGGAATGTCTATTGTAGGTATAGGATATGATGTTAAATACATCATCCAACAAATGTTAGACTTAGCCCAACAAAGTTTGTCGCAAGATGAGATAGATGAGATTAAAGAAGCTTTCAAGCCAGGATTGTCAGATGACGATAAATCTCAATTACGTAAAGATGCTGGATTAGATTAATGTTGTTGATCGAAATATCTAAAGACCGGTATGATTTCCCTGGGTACGAAAATGTTAAAGATAACTGGCAATACCTAATCACTCAGTTCAAAGATCCCGAGAGCAAAACTAAATTTTATATACATAACGCTAAACAGATCCACGGCGATAAATATACGTATGACCATACAAAATACGTAGCTGCAGATAAACCAATCACTGTTACCTGTCCCAAACATGGAGATTTCAAAGTCAGAGCTGTTGCTCACGTATCACCATACCATCGAACTGGGTGCCAAGAGTGTTCTGGTAGGAAGCGACTGTCCACGCAAGAATGGATTGTAAAAGCCGCAAAAAAACATGATAATTTCTATAGTTATGATAAAACCAAATATACAGGCACTTCCAAAAAAGTCACCGTTACTTGCCCCAAACATGGAGATTTTAGCGTGTTCCCCAGGAACCACATAAAAGGCATTATATGTGCCAAATGTGCTGGACAAGGATTGACCAACGATGAATGGATTGAGCAGTCCAAAGAACGTTATGGCAATCAATTCACCTATGAGTTAACTGAGTATACAAAGGGTAATAATCCTATTACGATAACTTGTACTGATCATGGACAAATTAATTTGAAACAAGCAAAAACGCATTTCAAAAATACCTACGGTGGCTGTAGACAATGTGGTCGTGATGCACGAAAGGCTGCAAACAATACATGACCTGTACAACAGTACACTAATTATTAAATTTAACTAAACCAACAAGTTAACAACAATCCGACTTAATTAGTAAATATTATTATTCAAATAGTGTTGCCTTACTAAATACTATTAAGTAAGATGTACTACATCGCAGCCAATCACATCAGGCAAATAGAGCCAAACTAGTATGCTGCAAACTTAAAACTGATTATTAACAGGAAGAACGATGCAAACCATTATAGCCAACAGACGAATTACCAATACGATTACGATCGTAGCGGATACGTTTGCGCGCAATAATGTGGCAACCTTCCAACAGTATCATAATGAACAACGTGATACAAGCGCCTTTCGAGGAGGTTCAACTGGAATATAATTAACTTCCATTAGAATCAAACATCGAAAGGCTTCATTATGAAGCCTTTTTTTTGGACTATAGAAAATGTTAACTCAACAAGAGAAAGAAGAATGGCAAAATGCAGGAATGGATTTTGAACATTTTAGAAAGTACGACAAGAATGGAAAATTAGTAAGTGGGGAAGAACGACATACCCCAACGAAGTAAAAAGTATTATGGTGACCTTGGTGTAATGGAAGCACTCAACCTTGTGACGGTTATGGCGAGAGATCGATACTCTCAGGTCACCCCAGCTCTCTAATGGGATAGATACCTCTAATAGACAACTAGAGGATATTAGATGGCTTTTACGAAAGATGATATTACATTAGAATTAGTGCAACGTAGTAATAGTGTTACAAACTTATTAAGATTAATTGATCAACCAGTTGGAGATTATAGTCGAGTTAAACTCAAAAGAATATTAATCGACAATAATTGGTATGATAGTCTCAATACAGATTATTTAGGAAAAACTGGGGTTTGGGGATCTTTAACATACGACGCATTCGCCACGGTGGTTGCACGATGTACCACATGGACGGATGTAGCAAAGCGATTGAACTTGGGGTGTAGAGGAGCAACATTTAACACTATTAAGAAGTATGTTGCTAAGTATAATATATCCACATCCCATTTTGACGGTAGAGGTAAACAAGGCAGGATGCCTTGTACTAGAAAAGAAAATAGTGATTTGTTTGTGGCTGATAGTGGTAGTGCGAATATAACTATCCGAACTAGAATCATACAAGAAGCGTTGTTACAGTATGTGTGTAGTGAGTGTGGTTTAGATTCCACATGGAACGGCAAAGATTTAACGTTACAATTGGAACATAAAAATGGAATTCCTAACGATCATCGGTTAAGTAATTTGTGTTTTATTTGTCCCAATTGTCATACCCAAACTAAAACTTGGGGTAGGAAAAAAAGAGACCACAATTAGAGGAATGAGAACATGAAAGCACTTAACGAACTTGGATTTGATGTTGAAGCAGCTCATAAAAAAATTGAGGAACGATGGGATGAATTAGAAACATACTCACACGATCAATTGGTTTCGGAAGTGAAAGAAATGGAACTTATTGAAGAACAGTGCCAACAACTAATTGATGACACTGAAGATTTTGCAGACGGGTTACCGAATGATAGATCCAAAATAATTAAACGCGGTAAAGCATTGTGTGAAATATTAGACGCGATGACGAATAGACAAGGGTTAAATTGGCAATTGTCTATGAATGCAGATCCTGAGATGAAAGCTCGCTTTCGCACAGGACGAAAAAGTTAAGGCCCTTATAATTCAACGGTAGAATGCTTGTTTTGTAATCAAGTTATGGTTTGTGGGTTCGATTCCCCCTAAGGGCTCCATTATAAATACTGCATGGAATTTAATTATAAACATGCAAAACTTCTAAATGAAGTGGAATTAGAGAAATATGGTGTAGATTTAATACATCATCACCACATTAACTTTGGTGAAATATTAACATACACTAAGTGTAAGAAAATATATGGTGTCTCGTTAACGGAACTGTTAAGAAGAGAATTTGGATGGAGTAAGTTAGTAACAACAGCAGGCTTCAAAAACGGAAACGAACGGAAACGAACGGGAGATTACGTAAACTGCACACAATGTGGACTTACCATATATAAGCGTAAGTCAGCTCTATGTGGTAATAATTTTTGCTCTCAATCGTGTTCAGCTAGTTATAACAATCGATTTAAGATTAGAAAGCCTTGGACTGAAGAGAGTAAACAGAAGTTACGTAATTCGACACTCGAAAGGCGAGAATATAATAGGATAAAGTATACACTTTATCGGAACATGTGTAAGTATTGTGATAAGTTTTTTTGGTACAAGAATAGAATTAAATACTGTGGTGATAATTGTAGGAAATATGCGTCATCAGAACAACAGACTCAGTGGTTGAAGGATCATCCTAATCAATTTAAAAAATTTAGATTGGGTAGAAAACAGAATCAGATGTCCTATATGGAACGATCGTTTGAGAAGTGGTTGATACAGTTAGGAATAGTTGAAGGATATACTGGATATTTGAGAGAAATACATTTCTTCAACAAAACACTACGACGGAATGGATGGATTGATTTTTTATTTCCTAAACATAAGTTAATTATAGAATTGGATGGAACACACCACAAACAACGTGTTCATCAAGATCAAATGAGAGATACATTCTTAATTGGTCGTGGTTGGAATGTTTTAAGAATATCCCACAGAGAGTATGTGAAGAATAGTAAAACATCGGAAGTATTAAAATTGTTAGGTCAACGAATGAGTTGACAAATAGCACAATACGTGCGACGCTCTTTAACAATATGAATAAAAATTTGGTTTTATCAACACGATAGTTCAGTTTGGTTTAGAATAGTCTTGTTACAGAAGTTGGGTTCGATTCCTGACCGAGTTGATATTTTTAAAATGATCGGGTATGAGTCCTCCCTATCTTGAAACATATAATAGGATCTGCAATGCGGAGTATAGGCCCAGCAATAAGAGCAAACACTATATGGAATGAGAGCAGCGTTCAAATATTAATGGGGTATGGCGAAGTGGCCTAACGCATGTGGCTTTGATCCACACACTCCCAGGTTCGAATCCTGGTACCCCAGCCAAATAATGTGTCAGTTGGGTAATTGGATGACCCGTGAGGTTGTAGCCCTCATCCGAAAGGCGTGTAGGTTCGAGTCCTACCTGGCACACCAAATTATACGTCTACGGATGTGTATAGTAAGGTATTTTGAGCTCATTACTCAAACTTAGGGTTAATCACCCTACCTTACGACCAAATTATGGAACTCTGGCAGTGATGGTTCATGCGCCCGCCTGAAGAGCGGATTATCTCGGTTCGAAACCGAGGGGTTCCACCAAATTAGAAATATGATTTAACAATGGAGACTATTATGATTGATTCGAAACCAGTTAACGAGGTTGAACCTATGAGCCTAAAAAATTACAAATTTAATGATGATGATTTAAAATATTCACATGAATTTGATGAGTTTGCTGTGTTTGAACATTCAGTTGAAACAAGTAAACGAAGTGGATTTTATCACGATGAACCTTTTACTTTGACTAAAGATGATGCAATAGCTATTGCAAAACATTTTAAAATAATTTAAGAAATAGCTGAACTATTTGTGACACATGCCCTACCTTTAATTGGGATCAAACACGGATTGTTATGACGATAGTTTGGCGACGTTATTTCCTCTTCGGAGGTTTCCATCTAAAAAGTACGGAGGTGGACGTAAGAAGTAACCGTTTCAATAGAGCAGTAGGACAATTGGTAGTCTACCTCATTGTCAGTGAGACCGTTGCGGGTTCGATTCCCGTCTGTTCTGCCAAATTACATTCCTATGGAGAAACTGGCATCTCAACACCCTTTCAAGGTGTTATTACGGGTTCAAATCCCGTTAGGAATACCAAATTGTGATACAGACACAATATAAAATAAGCGTCTGTTCTCTTTTGTAAGATGTTTTGAGGACGAAAACATTCACTGAAAACTATAATAGATGCCGTGGTCGGTTGAAGACTTTAAAGAGCTGTATTGAATAGTGAGTAGGGTATACTGGACGTGTAGCTCAGTTGGTAGAGCGACAGATTGTTAATCTGTGGGTCCCTGGTTCAAGTCCAGGCTCGTCCGCCAAATTTATGTGATCCAGTTATTAATTCTATGAATTAATTGTGTATAAGTAATGGTTGACTGAGATCTGCTAATATTTTCTCGCCAGGTCACCATTTCAGCATTAGCTGGGTGAGACATTATAGTGGGATCTATGTTTAATTTATATCCGTCACTAATACGGAATAGATGATCCCAAGTTACACCATCGGGATTATACTGGCCCTTGTTGGATGGAACATACCAACCATTGGATTTAATTAGATTGAAGTTATACAGTTCTGGATAATCCTTTTGTGAAAATATGAATCTGCAAGCTGACCGATATGTAGCTTTAGCATGTTTAGATGTATTACATTGTGGTGAACAATAGTGTTGTCGGCAATGTACTGCTACAAAGTTATTGGTACAAGTATTACACTCGATTGATTTAGGAAATTTGGGAACAAAGACTTGATCTCGTTTAATCGTTGTTCCTAAATTATCGCGCCACCAATTGATCCGTTTAATACGAGTTTCAGGTGACGCATTATTATTGGAATGGGTAGCTCCGCAAGACGAATTGCAAAAAGTATTGTTACGTTTTTTGTATGGAATTATGGAATCGCATAATTTGCATTTTTTGGGATTTGATTCATACGTCAATCGTTGGCGAGCAAATATACCTATAGTTTCGGGATGTTTTGTCGTTTTGTGACGATGGAGAGATTTAAGAGATTTATAAAATTTATTACAAGTGGGACATTCGATCATATATGTACATTTCCTCAAGTATACTGTATTTATAATCGATTTTCGATAGATCCACCAAACCAAATATTGGGGCGCGGGACTGCTGGGGGTGGTCATTTGTCTTGCACACAAAAAATCAGCCGAATTCGAATTTCGGGCGCTCCACCAAATTAATAAGGATAGTAAAATGTCTGATTTAGATGAACAAGATGAATCAACCATGCCAGGTGGAATGATGGATCTTTTTGTAACAACATTAGTTGAAGGTTTAAAGAAAGTAGTAAAAGATAAACAATAGTAGCAGAGCTCGGCAGGTTGAGCATACCGCTGATAACGGTAAGGTCGTGGGTTCGATCCCCACTGCTACTACCAAATTATGTCCAGGGCCTATGGTGGAATGGATATCACACAAGCCTACGAAGCTTGAGTTCCAGGTTCGAATCCTGGTAGGCCCGCCAAACAATGCCCCTGTAGTCTAACTGGATAGGCACTTCACTACGAATGAAGACATTATGTAGGTTCGAATCCTATCAGGGGTGCCAAATTAGAGTATGTTGGCGTACAATATCAATATCAATATCAATATCAATATCATACACCAAAATCATAACGTGAATATATGGCCGGTTAACATAAGGGTAATGTGCTTGTTTTACATGCAGGAAATAATGGTTCGAGTCCATTACTGGCTACCATATTATAACCAAATTGACGCGAGGTATGCAAGTGGTCAAAGCACTAGGGTTCATATCCCTGGATCGTAAGATTTCACAGGTTCGAATCCTGTCTCTCGCTTCCAATCTATAAATACTATTACTTACATGTATATGGAGCACCAATGAACATTCAAGAGATACTACAAGAATCATCAGACATTACCAAACAATTTGAACAGAAATGGGAGAATGCTGAAGAAGAGTTTGACCAAAGTCTTCGCCAAGCAAATATTAATGGGTATGATGGTGGAAGTGACAGTTATTATGAATTCAAAGAATACAGGAAAGTATTTTTTGATGTTTTATATGCTGGTAAATACACTGCAGATACTATAAAACGACTAGACGGATTGATATCCAGAGTATATGGATTAATCAATGATATGTCGGAGCATTTACAATAATTTAACTGTTGAACAATATACTAGTTCATGTAAACTAATACCACTATTAATCAAATTGGAACTACACAATGTCAAAACGTAAAACAGTAATCAAAACAGATCGTGGTGTTAAAATCTTTAAAGCTCCAGCCAAGTTCAGGGTAGGGAATCGGAAAAGCGGTCGTTCTGCATTGATAATGACTACTGCAGACTTGTTAAAAGAATTGACATCTGGTAACAATAAACGTGCCCATGATAAAATTAGAACAGTTTTAAATAAGCGTGGTGTAGATTTTAAGTCAGCTGAGTAATTTATGTTAAGTCCAGGTGGCAAAATTGAGTACTCTTGTCGAGAATGTAAGAGTACTAATATCTACAAAGGTTTTCATCAACTAATGGAAATGAATGTCGCTATGTGTAGAGACTGTAATAGTTGGACACAATGGCATAGTCGCATAAAAACTAGTCTAAAAACGAAAAAGAATAAAGCGCGTTTAGTTCAATGTTAGAACAGCTCTTCTTCAGGAGAGTGCATTGCGGTTAAATTCCTCCAACCCACATTCACCGACAATAGCATAAATAGAATACCAAACACATAGGAATTTAATCATGCTTACATTAACAGAACAGAACAGAATTAGAAAATTAGCTGGAATGTCATTATTGACTGAGGCAGCAGGTCAAACGTATCACATACAGAATGAAGCAGACTTGAAAAAGTTGGCATCTAGGTACACTATAATGTATGATGAAGAAGGAGAATCTGTTGTGGTGTTAACCGATGTTGGACCAGATCTGTCGTCTAATGAATTATATGCCAAGTACGCCAATGATTTGGACCCAGCAGAGTTGGATGTGTTATCTGATTATCCACATTTTGCAACATCAGTTACTGAGAAGCCTGGTATGGCTGAGTTCCCATTTGATCCAGAATATCGTACCTGGGCTAGCCATATCAAAATTGAACGACGTATAGCAAAACACTTACTGTCACAAATGTAACACAAAGCTCAGGCGAAGGGCTAAAAATCAGCCGATACATAGGAAGTAGAAATTTATAACAATTTCTAGCAATATGCGGATGGCTGATGTAGATTAGGGTAGTCAACAACATTCCATTGCGTGTAACGGGTGTGTACACATTCGAGTCGAACTTCTGGCGTTGTGTGAAAGCATCAGATCGAATCTTGACAGATTCTCCTCGCTCTAGTGTTGAGTGGTCTTATAGTGAATTCAGTAATAGACCGTCTTACTTGTAATGCCCCTGTAGTCTAATTGGATAGGCAACAGATTTCTACTCTGTTCGTATGTAGGTTCGAATCCTATCAGGGGTGCCAAATCACGTCGTACGGGTAACCTAGGCGATGTCCAAAGTAGGGGCCATCGAATGCCAAGCTGAATTGGCGGACGGTGGGTCGGCCCTACTGCTTATCTGGTTGACCATTTCATTCAAACATACTATGATGTTGTATCGATTTAATACAGAGGATACACTCATGTCCACCAATAAAATACCTTCGTTAGATTTAGAAGAACACATACACCACTGTTGGAATATTACCAAAGATATCGATACTCTGTATGAAGGTGTGTTAAATGTTGGAATGACTACCGATCAAATTGCAAACACGTTATTAGGACTATATCAATTATATGAATTAAAATTTGACGCGTTGTGGTTATCTTGTGAGCGACTATGGGCAGAGCAGGCAAAAATTGCGGATGAGCGAACTAAGTTGAAGCAGAAGTTACAAATGCAAGATAATGATCTGGCAAATCATCTAGCAGTGATTAACCAATTGGAAACTCAATTGTCTCAAGCTCGTGTAACAACTGCTGGTGATGAGTATGATGATGCTAAACGATCTATGGGACTAAACGATGATATACAATCCAAGTAAACCATTTTTTATGGAGCTGGGTAGCAATTGCTTTGATACCTTAATTCCATTTGCTGAAGCTGGTTGGCATGGAATCTTTGTAGAACCTGTGCCACATTATATGGCTAACTTGAGACAGTTGGGAAACTTTTCCAACTGTGCATACGAACAGTGTGCCATAGTATCCGATCCATCTATTTCTAGTATTAAAATGGCTAGATATGATGAGAATCATATTCCCGTAGATCAAGGATGGATGCACGGAATTGGTCATATTGATAGTGATATTCAGACGGGTGAAAAACTAATCACAGACACACATAAACTAGATATTCCTGTAGTGAAATGGATGGCACATGCCAAAACCCTGGATCAGATAATTCTTGAGTACAATGTACATCATATAGATTTTATGAAAATAGACATTGAGGGACACGAGATTGATATCATTAAACAATATAGTTGGAATGTGATCCCAAAAATTATTAAGGTGGAGCATGCCCACTGTGATGATGACTTAATGAAGTTATTACTCGAACAGCATGGATACCATGTGTATTACGAACACAATGATTTATACGGTATTAGATTGTAAACAACAGTCAAGTATGGGAGACACATATGTTGACAACAATCATTACACAGTTATTGGCAACATGTTGCCTACCATAGGAGACTATTGTGGATTTACTCAATATACCGAAAACTATTCATATAGGTGTCAATAAACGAAATGACACTTATACTGGTCATTTAGCTTATGTAATCTATACTGATGAAAAAGGCAAGAGACGGAAAGAATGCAGTTGGGAAAGCTGGAGAGATACCTCGATCGATCCAATTGATTATGATAACGTGCCAACTTCAGGATTTGTATTAAACAAGGGTGTCGGTGGTGGTAGATCTGGCGGTGGATGGAATGCTCGCAATGAATACATTCGGGTATACGATCCTCGTAATTTTGAGTTTGAAATTTCGGTAGCCAATTTATTATTCATATTGCAAGAGACAAATTCAATTAAAGGCAAAGGACTCGAAGGAGAATTTGTCTACTCATGGTCAGGAGCAGATTTAGTCCTACTCCCTGTGGCCAGTGCAGAATATGCTGCATCAACCGAATTTACAAATGCAAAAACCATGAAAGTCACCAAGAAAGATATGGTGGAAGGTTGTGTATATCTTAGTAAAGATATGAGAGAATTAGTTTACTTAGGTCGACATAAATGTAGACAATATTACGGATATAGTGATACATTCGGTTATAATGAATTAACCACACCTCCGGAAAAATTCTTTCATGTTTTTTATGATGTAGAAACTGAGAAGTATGATTTCGAACGTGGATTTACCAAATTATGTAAAAAGGTTAGTGATGAATCCTACCACGATTATGCTAATCTACATACTGAATTGGTTGATAGCAAATATTGTTCACTGTTATCCAAAACAATACTGACCCCTGTTACAATAGATGACATGCCTCCAACAATATGGAGAGATTGTAAGTTTTTCATTAGACGTGATGACCATTATGATATGTATCAAATAACAAACAATCACTGGAAATGTAGTCATAACGATAATACACCGTTGAATACTGTTATCACATTAGATGGTGACACTGTAACTGATATCGAATTTGGTTCACGTGAAGTTAAACCTAGACACGGTGGGTTTAATCATGGACCGTCATATAAAGAACACTACATTGACCATACAAAATTAGTAAAAATGGGTGACATTGAAATGTTTACCATAGAATATTTACTAGAATCTGGATTAACATTAGGAGTACAAGATTATGTCCAACGACAATCAAATTAAAGACTACAGAACTAAGGTAGAAGCCAAACGATCAGCTCTAGGCAGTAAACCTAGAGTGAACTACGTAACTAATATGTTACTACCACTCAACGATAGTAAGTTGAATCTCAATTTAATGAATACAGAAAAGGCGTGCATAGATGTTGCACAACAGCTTGCAATGATGCATAACGCACAAGTACAAGCTAATGAATGGTTAGGTACTTCACAATCACTTACGGTAGGTAATTTCAAAGTGGAAGAGTGGGTGGAAGATATTAGAACTCGTTTGTCTATTATTAACTGGGATCAAGAAAAACAAAAACTAAATGCTATGGACACCAAGCTAGCTGGATTGTTAAGTGAGGATGCCAAAACTGCTAATGCTATTGCAGACATTGCAGGCGAATTAGGTTTATAGAATTACCCACACTGGTACCTGATATATTACATTACTATGCATGGTAATGTAATACCAAGCGATTAGGGCATGGTATCACGGACATTTGAACAGTATGCTCCTATGCATGGGAGTTGCTACTACATAATGTTCACGGGTTCGACTCCCGATGTGTGGTCCAAATAATGCGATGAAGTAGGTACAGCATCTAAATAGTCCAATGATGTAGGTTGTACAGTCGACCGTGCACAAAAAGCTGCAGCAAATTTTGCCGACTACGTATCATAGATAGTATGATTTTGGTTAAACTAATTTAATATGAAAGTAGTCCCTACATATTCATTAGACTTGAGATGATAGTTTACGTGGTGAGATGCCTGGTTGGTATAAATACAATACATTATATAGGAATTTAATCATGCTCACATTAACAGAACAGAACAGAATTAGAAAATTAGCTGGAATGCCATTATTGACTGAGGCAGCAGGCATGTCGGCAGGGCCGTCTGGTACTCCCATATCAATGAACCAAGTAGTTGAATACAAACGACGTGGATTCGTAGTAGCATATAAATACGATTTCTATGCAGATGAACCAGACGACGAACTGCGTGATATGTACGGTGATGAAGAAGATTGGCCAACTAATAGTGCAGAGTTAGCTGATTACGGTTACGAACCAGATGTGTTAGCATTTAGATCTAAAGGTGATATGATCGGGTATGCTAAACAAGAAGATGATACAGAGAAATTTGTTTTCGTAAACGATACTACATTACGGTATGAACGTGATACAGGTAGTTGGATTGAATACGTAATAGTGTAAATACAATACATTATATAGGAATTTAATCATGCTCACATTAACAGAACAGAACAGAATTAGAAAATTAGCTGGAATGCCATTATTGACTGAGGCAGCAGGCATGTCGGCAGGGTATGGTTTTGATCAACTGTCATACCACCAAAAATTGGTTGCCATAGCAAGTTTGACAGCATACATGGAAGGTCCATGGGAATGGGACAGAGAAGATCGAGACGATTTGGCAGGATACGAGGATGCTGACAATGATGATGTCTTTGATGCATACATGCGTAGTCATCAATTGGATATAACAAAGTTAACTCGCACTGAAATCTCACAACGCTGGAAAGATCTATTAAACAACGTGAGTGATGTAGCCTCAGATGCCGTTCGGTATGCATCTAATCCACGCGCTGTCGCAGAACAGCACCGACTCAGAGCAGACACTAAACCATTATTGACAGAAATGTCCACACAATCCCACCCATTTATAGACCATCTACAATCTATGATAGCAGATGGTTCATCTGAATATTCTGATGCAGATGTTGCCTGGATAGAACGTGGTGAAGCCACTATCATTATCGATAGGGATGTGGAAATGTACGCGGATGACATGGAATCACTGGACAGGAGATTTGAATCTTATGGATTTAATGAATATCGTGATTATGAATGGGGTATTGAGCGAGGGGATGATGGAGCACATGCTATTAGGATTTTAAACTTATCTATGTTGGATAATAAAAATGTGCAATCCATTTTAGAGTCTATATGTGGACCAGAAGACTAAATACAATACATTATATAGGAATTTAATCATGCTTACATTAACAGAACAGAACAGAATTAGAAAATTAGCTGGAATGCCATTATTGACTGAAATGTCCACACAATCCCACCCAGCATCTTACATGAATCATGGTGCAAATATACCATTTGAAGACGGTAAGGATGGAATAGTATTCTTAGACGATAACAATCTTTTGTATGGCCTGGTTGGGGATGGTGTGAATAATTTCGAAGGAATTAAACGAATTTTCAGAGATTTCAGTAAAGGCCAGAGTTTCGATAGTGGTAGTGATATGATGGTTGAATTTCTCCGTGACATCCCAGACCACGAAAAATGGTATAACGGGAAAGTACATGAAGTGACTAACCTAGCTGAATATCTAGATTTAGATGATGATGATAGTGTATACGAACCTGTTGATCGTAAGAAATACCCTAGAACCAAGTTATCACCAAAGCTAACAGAAATGGCAGACCCACGTTCATCCGCAGCAGCTTTGTTCATGGATGAGAATGATGAAGTAGCAATCGATCAGGATCCTGATCAAATGCGTGATCACATTAGTCAAATCGGTCGTCGGAACTTGGTACGCGGTTGGCGCAAGAGTATTGAGCAATTTAGACAACAGATATCTAGAGCTGGACAACGTGATCCAGACAGTGTTCAACGAAACACAGAGGTGTTAAATAGATTCATACGATACAATCGGTCTAAGTATGCTAATAATCAAGTCTTTTTCCACACAGACGAGTTTGCTGTACTATATTGCGGATCTATAGATTAATGGTGTAAAACTGTGAATTAATAGTTGCTTATAATTAAATAAGCAACTATAATCTTCACAATTGGTAAAGGGACTGGAACGGCTTCCAGCTTTACGTCGCTCATAATGAGTTTAGCCGATAATTCAAATTACTATGTCAATGGAGACAGATAATGAAACATACAAAATCTGATAAAACCAACGACATGCGTACCTCCTAAGATAGTCTTATTACGGTCCGTGTGTCGTTAAACGATACGTACGGGCGTGTAGTGTAGTCTGGTAGCACACCATCCTTTTAAGATGATCAGGGTAGGTTCGAATCCTATCACGCCCACCAATTCGTTGACTACAATATTTAATTCCAGTACACTACATCATTAACTCAATTTAGGAGCACCTCATGACTTTTGGTAAACTAGATGAAGAATCCACTTTTGGAGATAGACTCACAGAAATGATGAAGGCTGACAATGCTGATGATCCCAGTTCCATAGATACTCCGAAACGCGATGGTGGAACTTTACATGGATGGTATTCGAAAATGTTTACGTTTGAAAGTAAAAAAGATCCCTTCACAGTAGTATTTGGTCATATTAGTGGTGACTCACGTTGGAGAGATGGAAAACCGATTAAAACATCTCCAGTGATAACTTTAAACACAGAGGATCGGATTCTGGAAACTGAAAATACGATCTATCGACTAGGAAATGAGGCAACTGAACAAGACATCATGTCCATTGGGATGTTGCGGTATGACATCCCATCAGGACCGGAAGACTACCACGTAGATGATGTAACAGTACCTGAACCACTGTCGGAAGAAGAGCAAGCAAAGCTAGATGCCATGTTACAAGCGATGATATTTTAATGGCAGATTGTGCACATACAAAAAACATAACCTGTCTCATGATCCGGAAGAGTGGGATGAAAATTTTAGATGCTATTGAACATCTATCGTATAAATATGAATAACAACACCCGTAACGCCTCTGGATCAAGCGTACCAGAACGGGTTTATTGGCAACTTAGCTCAGTCTGGCAGAGCACATCCTTCATACGGATAAGGTCAGTGGTTCAAATCCACTAGTTGCTACCAAATTGTTTATGATAACAACTACTGTACACTGGAAATTGGACCACTATGATATAGACATTCGACGTCCTGCTAAATGGGGGAATCCATTCAAGATAGGAGTTGATGGTACTAGGTCTGAAGTCATTCAAAAATTCGAAGATTATGTTAGATCTACTCCAGAACTGTTATCTGATATTGAAGAACTCAGAGGCAAACGTCTTGGTTGTTGGTGTGCACCAAAACCATGTCATGGTGATGTGTTAATTTCACTATTAGATGAGATTGCTTACAATAAGCTAATGGAATTTTAAACTAAACATTAGGTAAGGCTGGACAACATGAATTTAACAGAAGTAACTAATACAGACAAACCCATCATTTTAGTGTTTGGACGATTGTGTTCAGGTAAAGGCACATACTGTCTGAGTAAGAAATATCAAAACTATACACACATCACTACATCTGATATTGTAAAAAAAGTTTCCGGAAAACACACTCGTGGAGATTTACAAAAGACTGCAGATTTCGACGTACAAATTGCTGACGAAATGATAACGTTCATTAAAAAGAACAAAAGCTCTATCATTGATGGAATTAGACAAAAGTCGATTGTAGATAAAATTATCAGTACCTTTGGGAATGATCAAATAGACTTAATTTGGTTAGATGTTCCTTCTGATATCAGAAAAGCTAGATTTACTTCTCGATCAAGAGATAACGATGATCAGGGGTTCGAAAAAGCAGAAGCTGGAGACAGCGCTTTAGGACTAGATGATTTGGAAGCACATTATAGAAGTATGAGTAACATAATTAATAACTACAACACCCAGTCGAAAAAATAAACTCAAATACCGTTTACTTCTAACGACTCATCCATATATAATATCTGAGTTATCAACACCAGCAAGGATATTATATGTCGCACAATTGCAAATACACTTCGACCAAAACTTATCACCAAGCGTTCCCTGTGGCATACCGTCAATGGCGTGCAGATCGAAAGAGTGGTAAAACATCTGGCATGTATACTCAAACTGAAATTCCTGGATGTAACGCTATCCATGGATATGCTCTATCAATGCATTTTGAATTTTCCACAGATGTTCTAGATGCTAGAAATTGGGTTATGGATTTTGGTGGTTTAAGAGAACTGAAAAATATGTTAGATGAATACTTTGACCATACATTATTATTAGCTCAAGATGATCCAGATTATGATCAGATCAAAGCGTTAGGAACTGCTGGGCTTGCTAAGATAACGGAAGTTGAACGAACTGGATGTGAAGGAATAGCTGACTGGTTATATGAATACATCAATACCATATTTTTACCAAATTATGGTGAGGCTGATCGTATATGGTGTACTAAAATAGAAGTAAGGGAAACTGATAAAAACATGGCGTTCAGAAGTGGTTATCGAGATATTGAATAACACATAACTTAAATAATATAGGAATACTAACAATGAATTATGCACAACTAGCAGAACAAGCGTACGTATCGTACGGAGAATATTCAAATTGGAAAAACTACCAAGGTAGTGGAATGCCAGCATGGAAAGATTTACCACAATCAAATCAAAATGCGTGGATGAATGCAGCAGAATCTACGGTGGCACTAGTGCTAGACGATGTAGAGGGAGCAGTAGAGATGTCCAAGACTGAAATTTGTCCAAGGTTTGTTGCAGGGTAGAATATATACCTAAGCACTGGATGATTCGACTGAGTGCACTTTGAGTTTCAAGTCGACGCAAGTTGGGAGGTCTTGTTCCTTTATCTTCCAAACTTTTTCATTACAATACATAAAACACAAGGAAAATTAATAATGTCGTATAATAAATTAAAGTGTGACAGTGCACTAGGTGCACTAGTCCAAAAACATCTCGAATCTCTACAATTACATACTCCAATGGTAGAATCTCCTTTATCAGAACAACAAAAAATTGATGCTATCAAACCCTTAATGCATGATATAATGGCAGTATTAGGATTAGATCTGACTGACGATAGTTTAGCAGACACTCCCCACAGAGTGGCTAAAATGTTTGTGAGAGAAATTTTTTGGGGATTAGATCCAGCTGCGTTTCCCAAATGTACAACAGTCAATAATAAAATGACTAGGGGGAATGAGTTCGTGTTAGAAAAAAACGTAAGCGTTAACTCTACATGCGAACACCATTTTCTACCCATATTAGGTGGATGTTGTATAGCGTATGTTCCACAAGATAAAGTTTTAGGATTGAGTAAGTTAAATCGAGTCGCTGAATATTTCTCCAAGCGACCTCAGGTACAGGAAAGATTGACATCTCAAATTAGAGAGGCACTGGCCTTTATCTTAGGCACAGACGATGTTATTGTTTACATCGATGCCAAACATACATGTGTGTCTACTAGGGGGGTGGAAGATGTTGGGTCGTCTACCGTAACGATGTCAGCTGGCGGTATATTTAATACCCCAGAGTCTAGCATTCGATCTGAATTTTTAGCAATAGCTAGATCTGGAATGAATTTAGTGTAAGTTAAGTCACAATGAATTCATTGTTAAGTCACAATGAATTCATCTACCCCCACCCGACCGTTGAGTTAAATTTAATTATGTAGTACAGTTAATTAAATTTAGAAAATAGGGAACATCATGACTGACATATCTCACACAGTAGATCTGAGTACCTTAATATTATCTGATAAACCTCACCCTGAACCAGATTGGGAAAATCCGCGCGTGACAATCTCCATTGGGTTGAATGCACGAATGCAAATCATTGAAATCATTAATGACGCAACAGCTAATCCGTACATAGTTGAAATGTTCGATGAGGGTGGTATTGAAGACGAGTTAGAATTTGATGACGAAGTTGGCATTTATCGTGCTGAACTTAGTACATTAGATACCTCATATGAAATGGAGTATGGCAGAGAATATGATTGGGATCCTGTGGTTAAACTGACACACAAGTACAACTTTATAACTTGCGGATGGGATGAAACAGATGACTAATAAAAAGAAAACAATTATCCATGTTAATCAATTTAAAATAAAAGCCAACAATAAAACTATCCGTGAAAATCCTGATGATTGGATAGATAAACTAGAACCACCACTCACTGTTAAAACGTATAATACCAACGATTATTGTGATCGTGCTGATATTACTGTTGGTGGGAAAGTGGTGGCTTCAATAATTCATCGTCCACATAAACCACTAAGTTGTGGGGCTAGAGTGTGGATAGAAACTTATGAGGATGTTGAATTAAAGTTCAACTAAAGTAATATGTTATCAATTTACACCCCCGAAGTAAAATTAACCCCATCTATTAACATGTTTGTAGCTGGCAGTATTGAAATGGGAACTGCTGAAAATTGGCAAGACCTTCTGTTACAAAAGCTATCACTATTTAATGATGATGAATCATTTAACCTCAATGTGTTTAACCCTCGTCGAGCTGATTGGGATACATCTATTGATCCTACATCCAACGATCCCGAGTTAATGTATCAAATTAATTGGGAGTTAGATGCATTAGATACAGCAGATATTATTGTATTGTTCTTAGATCCGAACACTAAATCTCCAATATCGTTATTAGAATTAGGATTATACTCTGGTAAGCGACTGATAGTGTATTGCCCACCAGAATTTTATCGAAGTGCTAATGTACGAGTTACCTGTGCACGACACGACATTGAATTGCACACCGATCGTAAGGAATGGATTGATTCTATATTGGGTACTATATTGATATTACTTGAACGAAAGATAACCCCTACAACAGTCCTGGATTTCCAATAGGTAATAAGCGTTAGATATAGTTATGTGGTTGATATCAACATGGAGTTACCGTAACCCTGTTGTATTAATGTCAAATGTATGTACAATTGCTTCACTGATTTGTTGCGAAGCGTAGAGTTACTTCAAAAATACTCGACCTTAACCGTCGAGCTTAATGCTTACACTTTTCGTGTTTTTATCTCAAACCAGTACTAAACGGGCTATATAGTAGCACGTTTTTAAGAATATTGCTGCGAAGCATTGGGTTACTTCACTTTTAATGAAACTAACACCCTATCGCGATTTTATCTCAGTATTCTTAAAAACATGTTGCTGCGAAGATTAGAGTTACTTCTATGGTAAAGACGAGATGTTGGTTCGAGTCCAACTCAATCCGTAAGGATTGATAGCTTAACGGATAAAGCACGAAAATCTCTCTCATCGATTTTATCTCAACATGTTATTATTAATATTATCAACTTCGTTAACTATTTTGAAATGATAACGGAAAATACATTTCCATAACCTCACAAAATATTTAACGAAGTTGATGTTGCGAAGATTAGAGTTACTTCTCCCTGGATGTCGTCGGTTCGATTCCGACTTTAGGATCTGATTCCTTTATAGCTCAGTTGGTAGAGCGCCTGGCTCAACAGTCTCTTATCGTTTTTACCTCATCAACTTGTTTTATTTAAGCTGCTCAATCTCTTAATAGGAAACTACAATGACTAAAATGAACCCAAAAAATACAAACACTAACCGTTACAAAGGCGTGAGCTTTAACAGGAATGTTCAAGAACTGAAAGGTGCTGAACAAGCTCTGTATGAAATCATTGTAACTACTTTATTCGGTAAGGATAAATTTTACGAATCAAATGATGAAACACTAGTGCGTTTAAAAGATGCTGTGAATAAGGTCGTTGCTAAAGGTAACGTGGATTTCATTGCAAACTCAATCGTGCACGCTCGTTCAGTAATGAACATTCGTTCTATGCCAGTAATATTAACTGTGTTGTTGGCAGAGTCTCTCCGTGCACACAATACTACATATGAAAACATGCGTCGATTGACTACGGATGTTATTCAACGTGCTGATCAAATCAATGATTTATTTGCGTATGCAGTAAACGTATTTGGATCGGGTAAAAAAGTTCCTATGGCAATCAAACGTGGTTTAGCTGATGCATTCAACAATTTCGGGGCATACGCTTTTGCGAAATACAATCGCACTAATGGAACGGTAAAGTTCACCGACGTATTGCGTGTTGTTCATCCAAAAGCTAAGGATGTGGCACAGGCTGAAATTTTCGATAAACTAATGAATGGATCACGTATTGAGCAAACAGAAGCTGGTACACTTTCAACTCCGTACACCTGGGAAACTGAATTATCAGAAGCAGGTAAAACTGGAAAGTCAAAAGCTAAAGTTTGGACAGAACTAATCAAGTCTGATAAATTAGGTTATATGGCACTGTTACGTAACTTACGTAATATGATTCAGGAAGGCGTAAGTACTAGTGTGATGAATTCCGTGTATGAGCGACTAGCTGATCCAGAACAAGTTGTTAAGTCTAAGCAACTACCATTTCGTTTCGTGAATGCGTATGATGCTGTGGTAGGTGCTCCTGCGAAGATGAAACGTGCTATCTCTCGTGCTATGGATGCTAGTTTATCAAACATACCTTCACTTGGGGATAACCTTTGGATAGTTGTGGATGTTTCGGCTTCAATGGATGGTACGTGGAGTCTAAGAACTTCCGATGGAGCAGCACCAATTAACACTGCAACATTATTTGCTGCAGCATTAGCGAAAGCCAATGCTGAGGCTGATAATGTAAAAATAACGTTATTTAGTGATGGTGCTAAGCATGCTTCTATCAATACTGACGATAGTGTTATGTCTATTGCTTACAAACTACGTAAAGAGGTTTACGGTGGTGGAACTAACCTGGAGGCAGCACTAAGTGAGATTAAAACTCTCGGATTTAAACCAGACACCGTGGTATTGTTTAGCGATATGCAGGTTAACCGGTTACGTGGTGGCAAATCAGTATCTAGTTACTTTGATGACAACACTATTAAGGTGGCTATAGATCTTACCGGATATGCTTCAACCCCAGTAGGTCCAATGGATGGCTGGCATCAATTGTCAGGATGGAGTGAACGTTTGTTTGATTTCATTCCAGCCATTAAAAACAAGTCTTCAGTGACGAAACAACTTTCAGTTCCTTATCTCGGGGTAGCTGGAATTAAGAAGCTCCACCGTCAGTAACTAAATTATCACTGATCGCCAAATGGGTTAAGGAAGTACTTCCTTAACCCATTTTTTTATGTGTTCAATATAGTTGAGTCCATGTATACTCTGTTCCACATTCATTTATAGGAGCATCAATCGTGTCAAAGAATATGGTTTTATTTTCCGGCAATGCAACAATAGGGTTAGCCCAAAGAATCGCTAAAGATTTACAGACGGATCTTGGAAAAATGATAGTTGGTAATTTTAGTGACGGAGAAACAAAAGTTCAAATCAATGAAAATGTGCGTGGTCAGGATGTGTACTTAATACAGTCTACTTGCTCCCGAGCCAACCATAATATCATGGAATTACTAATCATGATAGATGCAGTACGTAGGTCTGCTGCTAAAAGCATAACTGCTGTGATTCCATATTTTGGGTACTCTCGCCAAGATAGACGTCCTGGATTTTCTAGAGTTCCCATCACGTCTAGTTTAGTTGCCAAATTGTTAGAGACAGCTGGAGCAAATCATGTTGTGACAGTGGATCTGCATGCCCAACAAATTCAAGGGTTCTTTAATATGCCTATTATCAATGCCACTGCTGCTAGTATATTGACGAACGATATTGAACGACGATACATGTCGTCTGACGCGATAATGGTATCTCCGGATGTAGGAGGAGTAGCTAGAGCTAGAGCTATTGCTAAGAAGATTGGTGATGGACATATGGATTTGGCTATTATCGATAAACGGCGTCCAGAAGCAAACGTATCAGAGGTCATGAATATTATCGGAGATGTCAAAGGAAAAACTTGTATTATAGTAGACGACATTGTAGATACTGCAGGAACGTTATGTAAGGCTGCTCAAGCCCTAGTAGATGCTGGAGCAAATAGTGTGGTAGCCTACTGTACACACCCTGTACTCTCAGGAGAGGCTATTCACACCATATCTAATTCTGTACTGACTGAACTGGTAGTGACTGATACTATTCCGCTACTACCATCTGCAGTAGAATGTAAAATCCGAAGTTTATCTACAGCAAAAATTTTATCAGATACCATTCGCCGTATTCATAACGACGATAGTGTATCAGGGCTATTTTCGTAAGGAGTATAATTACTGTGGAATTCTAACATACTGAGTTGCTACCTAAATACTAGACACACAATGGAGGTAGCATGTATGGATTCAAAAAGTACGGAGCGTCTGACTGATATATTCAGATTTGCGTTAGTGATGGGTATCATCCATCTTGTGATAAGTTTATCGTTCTTAACTTTGGTATTTTTCATCAAATAACCCTTCTCATATTGAGATGATCCTCGTATACTTGATTGAGAACAAGTCAAAGGTATGAAATAACATATAGATACTGTGGTCAATCATGACACTAAAATCCAACTATGAGGAAATACTATGAACCTGATAACAACGATTAAACAAGACCAACTAAAAGCTCGTAAGAATAAACATAATGTAGTTGCTACAATACTAACAACATTATTAGGAGAGGCTTTAATGATTGGTAAAGATGACGGAGATCGGGAAACCACAGATAAAGAAGTGTTAGGGATAATTCGAAAGTTTATTAAAAACATAGATTTCACAATAGAACAAATTGCAGTAGTACCTGATGCATTAATTACGGAAAAAACTGTATTACAGAAATATTTACCAGTACAACTAACTTACGATGCTCTTAACGATGCTATTTATAGCATTATTGATCTGCGAGGGTTGACTGGAATGAAGGGCCTAGGAGTGGTAATGAAGCAGCTCAACCAAAACTTTAATGGCCAATATGATGGGAAGCAAGCATCATCCATAGCTAAAGGAATGCTGGCTTGAGTAATAATTTATTAAATACCGAGCACCTAGAGACCTTGGTTGCTCGATTGAAATATGTGAATGCATTGATATCAATTCACCTCACTGAAGCTCCCTCAACACCAGTCACTGCATTGATTAGTGAGCGATACAACTTACGAGCAGAGATCAAGTTACTCAACATACACTTGAAACTATAATGGATTATTAATATGGAACATAATGAAGTATTACGATTAGTATTAGAAGAGAATGATGACCGCCGTAAAGTCGCCAGGTGTCGAATAAATCATGGAACAGAGGTTCCATGTAATAGCCAGAATAAATTCCACATACAGGTAGATTGGGTGTCTGAACAAGAATCTAAATTACTGGGTATGACATACAACGTATACGAAAATAGATTATCACATCATTACTATGGAGCTGGACATGAATGGCGGGAATATAAGGATGGTGGATTGATACATATACACGACACAATGACTATAATGATGTTGCATGCTACTATGCAAAAATGGTGTGATAGATGATTTGCGAACTATGTCAACGGGACATCCCACCTGACATGGTACAACGACACCATTTGGTTCCTAAAACATTCAAAGGAACTGAACTAGTTAATCTTCATCCAATATGTCATAGAACTATTCACACTACATTTTCAGAACGTGAGCTGAAACAATACTACCACACTATTGATCGATTATTATCTGTGACACTGATCCAGAAATTCATAAAATGGATCAGTAATAAACCCCCAGAATATAACACTAAAACTAAAGATACTAACGAACGTAAGAAACGACGACGGAGATAACAGCACATGACCACAGTGATTAATATTTTTGGGGGCCCTGGATCAGGTAAAACTACGTTAGCAGCTGGGTTGTTCCACAAAATGAAAATTAACCAGGTGGAAGTGGAGTTGGTGTCTGAATACGCTAAAGATATGGTATGGGAAGAACGGCCCAACATCATGGATGATCAATTATACATATTCACCAAACAGTACAGACGTATTGTTAGATTAATCGATAAAGTAGACTTTGTAATAGTAGATTCGCCGTTGTTGATGTGCAATGCGTATATCCTTCCTGGATATTTCACTAAACTAGAACCATTAATAGTTGAAGTGTTTAACACGTTTAATAACATTAACTTCGTGAAAGCTCGAACCACAGTATACAACTCTAACGGTAGGTGCCAAACCGAAAACCAAGCCCTTCAGAAAGACCGAGACATCCTAGATGTTCTACAAAAGTATTCAGCTCCATATTATGATACTGATGGGGATATAGACCTAATATTGGAACACATCGATGGTCTATAAATACCTCCAATAAAGGAGGCTATATGAAATTAATATTATTACTATCAGCAGTTGTGATAATTTGTGGACTACTATTAAGTAGCTGTAAATCCACCAAATCTACACCAACTCCATTCAAAGTAAGTACTAAAAAAATTATCGCACCAGGATGCGTGCAACTACACAAGGATGTAGAAGAATGGAATAACCAGCATCCAGATAAGGAGCCGCGTATAGCGGATTGTTAATATGCTAATCGACATAGATAAATTAGAAAAAATTCACCATACAGTGTTTACTAACTTCAAATATGCAACTGATCAAAAACAGTATAAATTAATTGAAAAGTGGGTTATGCCAGGTGGCGAGTATAATGGATCTCAACGGGTAGTAGGGGATTGTGAAGATTTTGCATTAGCTTGTAGAAAATTATGCAGAGAAGCTGGAATCCCTACTAGGTTGGTCGCCTGTTATACTGAACTAGATGAAGGGCATTGTGTATTAGAGTCAGATGGTTGGATTCTTGACAACAGAAAACGTCATGTTATCAGTCGAGATAGGTTGGAACAGGATGGATATAGGTGGATCGCTATTTCTGGATATGAGTCAGGTGATCAGTGGTATAGGATTGAGAGCTAGTGTATATCCATACTCAGAGTATTGCAGCTAATACATGGTTCATCCCACATGGCCTTAACGGCAAACCTATTGTGGACATATTAATCCATTACTCAGGAACATTACAACGAATTTTTCCCAGTAAAGTCCTGTATGTCGATGTCAACACCATAGCAGTAGAATTTACTACTGCTCGAACTGGAGTAGCAAACGTCCTCCGTACTTAAACGTTGAGATGGAATGAGAATCACTATATACTGGTATCTTACTATTACTAGGAGATACCATGCATACTACCCCGTTACGAGACAATCCTCTGTTAGCCCAATATACCGATCTACCAATATTCACTAGAATTACTCCTGAACACGTTAAACCCGCTATCGAATTTGCTATAGAGACTTACAAAGTTAAATTGGAAGAATTATTGGATAGTACTGACATATACACTTGGGATAATTTAATTGCACCAATAGAACAGTTAGATGAAAACTATTCCCAAACTGTATCTCCAGTGTCCCACCTATGTGCAGTAGCAAATACAGACGAACTCCAACAAGCACATGATGATTGTATTGAACAACTAAGTGATTTTGGTGCATGGGTGGGTCAGCATCATAAGCTATATAATGCTATTAAATACCTTTTTAATGATATGTCTATGTTAAACGATGTGCAACAATATATTATTACTAAATGGATGGATCAATATAAATTGAGCGGGATAGATTTGGAACTTGACGATCAAGTAGAGTTTAACAAAATCACCCAAACCTTATCAAAAACAGTATCGACATTTGTACAAAACGGTCTTAAAGCGACTAACGGGTGGTCAAAGTTGATAACTGACGAATCACAGTTATCTGGTATTCCTGATTATGCATTATCAGTTGCTCAAGAAAGTGCTTTAGCAAACCAACATGATGAAGGATGGCTATTCACTTTACATGCACCATCAGTTAGTGCTATATTAACGTACGCTGATGATAGGTCCTTACGTGAAGAAGTTTACAAGGTTGCCACGGCTACTGCATCTGACATTGGTCCAGATGCTGGAACGTGGGACAATACACAATTAGTCAACGATATTGTCCGGTTGAAAACTACCAAAGCAAATTTATTAGGGTTTGAAACGTACGCTGATTTATCAGTGGAAACTAAGATGGTGTCTTCTGTACCACAGGTATTTGAGTTTTTAAACACATTGGTGGATAAGTGTAGGACGAAAGCATTGACGGAGTATGACGAATTGGTAGCGTTCGCACAATCTCATGGAGTCGATACATTCGAGCCATGGGATGCTGGATACTATATTGAGCAGCTGCAAGAAACGTTATATTCGTATAACGAAAATGAGTTGCGTGAATATTTTCCTGTTAAAAATGTCATTAAAATGATGTTCCATGTAGTTCACGAATTATACGGAATAGCTATATCACGAGTAGACACTACATCTACTGGTCCAGTTGGGCATATCGCAGTAGATGTTTGGCATGATCAAGTGGAATTCTACAATGTACACAATGAAGATGGAGATGTTATTGCAGGATTCTATGTTGATTTGTTTGCTAGGCCAGAAAAGCGTGGTGGAGCGTGGATGGATGAATGTACATCCAGACGAAAGTATCCAAACGGGTCAATCAACATACCTGTGGCATATCTAAATTGTAATTTTACTCCACCGACGAGTGACACTCCATCTTTATTGAGTATGAGAGATATTGAAACATTGTTCCATGAGTTTGGGCATTGTTTACATCATATGATGACCACAGTCGACTACGCTGACGCTGCTGGTATCTCTGGAGTGCCATGGGATGCAGTAGAGCTACCTAGTCAGTTTATGGAAAATTTTTGTTGGGAAGCCGATATCATCAAAGGGATGAGTGGACATTATAAAACTAGCAAGCAAATTCCTGATAGTTTGTTGAAAAAAGTTAAGCGTGCAAAGAATTTCCGATCAGCCTCTCACTTACTGCGTCAATTGGAGTTATCATTACTGGATATGAAAATTTACTCAGTAAGCAATCCAGAGGAAGTTGATGACAAATATGTAGCTACAATATCCAAACAAAATAACGAAGACATTGCAGTGACTCCAGCTAAATCATATAATAGGTTCTATACTACATTTAACCATATTTTTGGGGGTGGGTACTCTGCAGGGTACTTCAGCTACAAGTGGGCTGAAGTTTTGTCTAGCGACGTGTACGCTGCATTCGAGGAACATGATAATGTATTGAGCAGACAAGTTGGCATGAAATTCTTAGATACAATATTATCCCAGGGCGGATCTGATGAGTTTATGACATTGTTCCAAAATTTTAGGGGCAGAGAGCCATCGATTGATGCATTATTGCGACATACGGGGATTGAATAAATAGTATCGAGTATGACCGACATCTGATAAATATAGTATACGTATAAGAGGACTTCAGATGTCAAAATCATATTTTCACGAACAAACAGTTACTAGTGATGTTTGGGTCGTTAATCACAATTTTAACGGAACACCAATGTTGGACGTAGCCATTGATATTAATGGCGGTCAACAAAAAGTACTAGTGGATAACGTAAAGCAGTTAGACACCAATACTTTAGAGATTCGATTTACAGTTCCTAGATCAGGAACTGTAACAGCAACGTCTATTGGACGTAACCCTGCAACAGTGTTTGATATACAAACAGTACCGAGCATCCCATCGTGGGTTGATGCAAACGCTGTTTTTTATTTTGAGGCGAATGGAATATTGGGAACACTACCTCCAGAGCTATCAGCAAATGCTGTATATTCAAACGATTTTCCTGTTTTTGGACCAGGGGCATCTTCGATTAAACTAACATCTGGTGCAGCAGCATACGTTGTTCCAGGAGGTGGATTTGCCATTGACGAGACAAAAAGTTGGACGATAGAAGCTAGAGTATTACAGACCAGTAATACTACAGTTCTAGCTTTGTTTACTAGAGTTACATCGTTGACCAATAGATTGCATATCAGCACAGACAATGGTAATCTGGGAATTTGGAACAACGGCAATAACCCTATAGTTACGGTAGCAGGAGCATTCCCCATCAACACATTGGTACATGTTAGTATAAATTACGATAAGTTAAACTCTGTAATTACTGTGTATTTGGATGGTACGTTGGCTTCTACCACAAATGTAACTATAACATACGGGTTGACTGATTTAATAGAGAAAATGGGAGTATTTGCTGGACCTGCTGGTTATATAGATCGCTTTCAAATAACACAAACAGTATTGCGAACTGGCAATTTTAATGCATACCCGTAATAGTTGAATATTATACTCAACTAGCGTATAGTTAAATTATAACGTATAGGTGGCAGAGATGAATATGCACTGGATTGCAACCCCAGTATACGTCGGTTTGAGTCCGGCCCTATACTCCAATTTTTACATTAGGTATAAATAAATATACCGCATTTTATTAGGAGATATCATGGATATGATTTATTTAATTTTAGGAATTTTTATTGGAACGTCTTACCCATTTGTATGGGGATTGATTAAGGGTGGTTTTACTAAATTAGTGAATCTTGTTAAAAAAGATACTGGTAGTAAGTAACTAACCAAAATATTCGTTGAAAGTTATTGGATGGTCTGCAAGACATGGGTTCGAATCCCATCACCTCCACCAAATTCTGCTCAACTCCACCTATGTGTTTTAATATTTGGGGGTGAATTGGTATCGATTGGGATAATAAGGTAACTGGAGAATTGTGTAGATTCACATAAAAAATCAAATAAACTAACTGCAAACGATAATTTTTTTGCTACTGCTATCGCAGCGTAATTGCTCGAACAGCTGGGTGTAACTACCTGGAAACAGAACAGAAAAAAGAGAGGCTTTTTGCCTCTCTTTTTTATTGTATGGTAGATTGAGTTAGTTTTGTGTTGTATACTCTACAATTACACAACATATATAATTACATCTAACAACAAGGAAACAACAAATGCAAATAGAACCTTTACGTGATATTATCGTGATTGAACGAGAAGAAGTTAAAGATACACACGACGGCGGATTGATCGTGGTGGCCAATGCAGATAAGCAAGAAGAACCACCACGAGGTAAAGTTCTCAAGGTTGGACCTGGACGAATTCTTGAAAACGGAGAGTTGATTACCCCGTCTGTAAAAGTGGGAGACCATGTAATTTTTAGCCCACAATCTGGGCACCCTATCCGATTAGGTGGATTACATGATGATACTACGATTGTAATGACTGAACAGGAAATCATTGGTATCTTGTCTGAATGACTGTAGATTACAAACAAGTGATAGTGATGCGACGGGATTTGAACATGAGTACTGGGAAAGCCATTGCTCAAGGAGCGCATGCTAGTTTGATAGCAGTTACTAGTGTTAATCCGTTTATGTTGAATTCTGATGCATACATCCAGTGGTGTGGTACAGGATTCACTAAAGTTGTTGTACAGGTAAATTCTCAAGTACAACTGGATAATATATACAATAAGTGCAAAGACATCAGCACCAATTTTATTTCATATATTATTGATGAAGGTAGAACTGAACTGGATGGTCCTACTCCAACGTGTATTGCCATAGGGCCATGGGATTCATCGGTGCTTAATTCTGTGACCAAACGACTTAGGCTTTACAAAGATTGACTGTTTGGTATAAATACCTGTTTAAACCTGGAGGCATATTATGATCAGTAATCCTTTATATTACTATAAAGTGAAAGTAACACGTGTGGTAGACGGTGACACATTCCATGGGTTGATCGACTTGGGATTCCACATAACGCTAGACGAAACGTTTAGATTAGCGGGGGTGGATACTCCTGAAACTTGGCGTCCAAGAAATGCAGCTGAGCGTGCTCATGGAAAAGAGGCTACCGCATTTGCCAAGAACCTACTCGAAGGTCAAACAGTTATATGCAAGTCAGTAGCCAATGGAAAATATGGTAGATATATAGTAAAGGTATATTTAACTGACGGTGACCTGTCCGAGGACAGAACCTTGTCGGATATGTTGATTGAAGGTGGATTTGCTAAACGAGATACGTATTAACATTATCGTCTAATTCTAGCACCTGTCATTTCGCTACCAGCATGAGGATTAAGATCTGGTTCTTGATCCATAATGTGCTTATCTTCATCCTCATGGTCTTTTTGCGATTCTTCGTTTTCCCCAACAGCTAGTTGGCTATCAGCTCCATGATCTATAATCGACTTGACATCGCTTACCTCACCACAGGTGGAACACCGTACTGCAGTACTATGCACTCCATCCACTTGCATATCAGTATCACACCATGGACATGTTCCATTTTCTAGCGCGGAAGCAAATCCAGGCCCAAACATTTCATGTAATTTCATATTTAACCTTCTCATTTGTATATTAGTTGCGTATATTTATTATAGATACGCAACTAATGGATACGCAATCACAGATGAATTATTACACCGGTATTGGGTCACGCACAGTCCCCAGTGATATACGCACCTTAATGACGAACATTGCTGAGTATAAGAGCAAGCACGGATGGTGTTTACGGTCCGGAGCAGCACATGGATCTGATCTAGCCTTCCAGGTTGGTGCCAGTATTCGTGAAATATACTTGCCGTGGGATTATTTCAATTCATTCACACATACCATGCATGGGTTTTATGTAGTCCCCAATACGAAGGAGGCTGACCAACTCGCTAGGGATTATCACCCAAACTGGGATGCTCTCAGTAAGGCATCCAAACAGTTGATGACCAGAAACGTATATCAAGTGTTGGGGTGGGATCTCAATACTCCTAGCCTTGAAATAATTTGTTGGACTGAAGATGCTGCTACTACAACAACATCTGCTAATACTGGCGGAACTGGTCAGGCACTGCGAATAGGAATTGCTAATGGGATTCCAATCTATAATTTGGCAAATGAACAGACACGACAGATGTGGATAGACAGATGCGTTGGTTAGAGGTAGGTATATTTGGATTGTGGGCGATTATATACGGAATATTGACTAGTGTATTTGCTATATTGATATGTATTGTAGTGGTATTACTGTTATGCGGAGAATACCTGTCAGATAAAATTCAGGTTGTGGTGGACGGAGAATACTAAATACACCAACACTGGAGTATTATATGAACTACACTATTAGAATTTTGCTATTATTATCAATATCGTTGTTTAATACAATGACCATAGCTGGAACGCTATCATCACCACAAGAATTATTACGTGAGAATCTACAACTAAAAAAGAGTAGTATTAAATCGCCAGCTAGATCCACAGCCAAACTTCAACGCGAAATTAAACGGTTGAATTCAATCATTATAGATTTAAAGGTTGAACGCGATGATTGGCGAGACCAGGCTACCACTGCACTACAGCGCAATTCATCTCAATCCAAAGCAGACGCCTTTTATTCCAATTATCTAATTGTGGTATACTTTGAAGATATTCTTAATAAATCAAATTTACAATTGCCTACAGAGATGACCCAATATAAGCAAGATTTAGTTGAGCAGCTTCAACAATTAGGATTCGTAGTGGGGGATAATGATGGCAAAGCTCAATAAAACAGTTAGCGACAATAAAGGAATAGTATTTGCCATGGGGGCAACTATCACTACAATTCTCACTGTTATAACTTATCTGAATTCTTCGTATGTGTCATCAGATACGTACGAAGGTCACGTTAAAGGGTACGACCAATATGTACTTGTCTCATCTAAAAATCAGCAAGCATATGGTATAGCCCTTGAGCGAGCTACTAATAAACTACGACAAGAAATGAAACAGTCTCGTATTGACCAGTTGGTATGGGATAAAAAAATTCTACTGGCTAAGGGATCAAACCTTACAGATTACGATAAAGTGATAATTACATTGATCGATACTGAGTTAGAAACGTTACGTGGAAGATAAGTCCTTCAACTTGTTGCACCATGTTATGTAATAGTAGATAGTAGACACTACTGTCAGGAGAGTCATATGATCAATGCACCATTGATACTTCAACTAGATCAAGCTGGTAGCCCACAACAATGGATTACTTACGAAAAGGCTGCATATTATTATTGCAAGGATTTAGTTGTTTGGGTTGTCGGAGAAAACGAAATCACCTTAACTGGTGGAGTTAGTCGTGTAACAGGAAAACAATCTACGTTATGTGTTAACTCAATAATTTCAGTTAAGGGCAAAATATCTGCACAAAATAATCAATATCCACCATCGTTGAATAACAAATTATTGTTTAGACGGGATGGTTGTATATGTGCATATTGTGGGAAGACGTTTGATCCAGCTGTATTGACTAGGGATCACATTCAAGCTAAAGCTCGAAATGGAAAGAATCGATGGTTGAACGTAGTCACCTCGTGTAAACCGTGCAATAATTATAAAGGAGATCGGTTATTAAAGGACGTTGGAATGAAACTGAGTTACAAACCATACACTCCGTCTCGTGCAGAGAGTATGATACTTAAAAACCAAAATATTTTAGACGACCAACTTGCTTTTTTACTAAAGCAAGTTGGCGAACACAGTCGTGTGCCATTATTTTACAGTTCAACTGGTGGCGGGAACTGATGCTGATGCACAGAACGTAGTATTAATTAACCACTCAAATATTTGATTGTAATATAGTTGTAGTATATAATATCAACTGGAGTATGATCCATCGTACTCAATTCAATCCACAACGAGGAATATAATGAAATTCGAAAAATATATAGAATTATGTAAAACTACAGAAAGTGCTTCAGGTGAAAATTTAGAAGTAGATGTTCAACGGTTGAATACAGCCATACAATTGATTACTACTGGGAACAGATTACTGGATTTATTAAAAAAAGAGATGTTTTATGGTAAAAACGTTAATGGAGAAGACTGGTTATCATTACTGCGCAATATTAACCTCAGTATGAATGATGCTATGGAGCATCATCGCAAATCTATGGCCCATACGATATGTACAGATAATGTAATAGTTAACCGTCGTATAGCTCATTCCATCATTGGTATCAACACAGAAGCTGGTGAGTTACTTGAAGCACTAGACGCAAGTATAAATTTATCAGGATCATCTAATAATAAGAATGTTGAGTTTGATTTAGTCAACTACGGGGAGGAATTAGGTGATCTTTGTTGGTATATGGCCATAGGCATTGATGCTGCAAACCTGACATTTAATGATGTGTTAAATACTAATCGAAAGAAGTTGGAATCGAGATATTCCAGTGGAAAATTTACTAAAACAGAAGCGATAGAGCGGTCATTAGACAAAGAACGAAAAATCCTGGAAGATGGAATTACAGAGGATACGACTCTACCTGATTAAAATTTAAAAATTCTAGTGGCATTAACCCTTGTATTAAGGCTGTATTATCAAATGATACAGCCTTTTTCTTAGGGGTAATAAATACTTTTGCGATAATCTGCAAACATCTATAACATTAATATAGAGGATTTTATGGCTAGAACTAGAAGTAAAAAGAAAAAAAATCGTAGAGAGGAAATCGACTACCTCAAGGCAATTGGTGCAAATATTGCAGCCAAGACTGAAGGACCACAGAAGAAACGTTGGTCTGTCCACGATATCAAATCCATCCAACCATTCACCAACCATCAACAAGATTTCTTTCAATCATATCTCCAAGGAAGTAACGTAGTAGCATATGGCTCAGCCGGTACAGGTAAAAGTTTCCTGGCACTGTACTTAGGATTACGTGACGTTATTGACCGAGATATGCCTCAAGATCACATGGTAATTGTTCGCTCAGCTGTTCCATCTAAAGAGATTGGACATTTACCAGGGACAGTTGACGAAAAAATGGCAGTATATGAGTCACCGTACGTTGATATATGTAGTGAGTTATTTCGACGTCCATCCACGTACAATGATATGAAGGAGGCTGAATTGATTCAGTTTACTCCCACATCGTTTGTGAGAGGAACTACTTGGAACAACGCTTTAGTGGTGGTTGACGAAGTACAAAATATGACATGGCACGAAATCAATAGCGTGATGACTCGATTAGGGTCAAACTCACGCGTTATAATAACAGGAGATTATAACCAAAATGACTTAGTTAATAAACGAAATGAAACATCAGGTATAGCTCGACTTGTTCGTACTGCAGATCGAATGACAGAGTTTTCAAACATCATATTTACAACGGACGACATCGTTCGAAGTGAATTCGTTAAATCATGGATTATCGCATCAGAACAAACTGAATAAAATCGGTTACCTAGAGGGGGATTATTTTCCCCTCTTTTTTTCCAATTCTAACACACGTAAGTTTATTTGATCACGTTTAAGTACTTCACGATTAACTCGATTGGTATGGTTTGCTACATCATGTTCCAGAACATTAACTCTAACTTCAAGGTCGTGAGTCGTTACACGGAGAGTATTTAATTCTATTTTTAGGTCTGAAATTAATCTAGTCTCCATTAATTTGTTTTCCTCTAGCACAGCTATTCTAGTATCATATGCAGCATAGTTTAACACTATAGATGCTACCACTCCAACTCCCATCATTATCACAGACCATGAGACCCGCGGAGCACGTGTCTCTGTACTAGATATTAACTCATCAGTATTTTTGCGATTCTCAATCATAATTCACCCTTTGTCATGTATATATTTATCTGTCGTTTGACATAAATGATAAAACATATCGAAAATTAATCGTGGGGGTATAAATACTTTTACATTAATAACCTGTAGGAATAATGACATGAAATCTAGTCATCGTGTGAACAAAGCCTTGCTGCCAAAATTACTTTTTGTAGCTATTGGTGGATGGATAATTGCAAATTTGTCATACGTAGAAGCGCCTACTACAGTAAAAATTCAACAACTCCAACGAGAATTAGTATTCACTAGTGATCAAGTCCACCGTAACACGTCCAATATTAACAAACTCCAACATAAACTATCAGATAACACTACTAATAGAGATAAATAGTGATGGATTGGTTGTTAATGCACTTAGCTGACATTTACCGTTACAGTACAGGATTCTTAATAGCATGGGGTATATTTGCATCTCATACTATATTTCAGATATTGCTATATTCTCACGAACAACGTGGTTCTGTTCGTAAGGGAGATGCCTGGTATTTTATCGCTATATTAACATCCACAGTATTCTTTACAAGTACATTGTTCGTGTGTGATCCAGCATTTACGTCTAAGTATATGATTGCACTATTCATGTTTGAAATTTGGTATACCATGTTTGCTGCATATTTTACATACATATACGTCAAGCCATGTATTACCGAATATGCAAGACTAAAATTGACAGCCCCTCATAGAACACCTAAGTTGCATCCATAACCACAATTGTGTATACTTGCTTTTTTGTAGAGGAGATCAAGTATGCGATGTTACCACTTTGGAAATTTTTATCTATCACAAATCCAGCAAGGAATCCAGTCGGCTCATGCTCAAATGGAGCTGTTTGTTAAGTACAAAAACATAGATTTTGCACAATATGTCGCAGAGAATCCTTACCGCTCTGCAGCCGAGTATCCATCCATGTACGAACGACGCGTAAGCAAACATGTGCAGTTATTTGATTGGGCCCAGAACCACAAAACAATGATTTGTCTAAATGGTGGGATGTATAGTGACTTGCAAGACATATTAAAAGTAGTTGACAATGATGATAATCCGTATCCCTGGGCTAGTTTCAAGGAAGATCAAAACGCATTGGCTGGCATGCTGACTAATATTGCCATAGTATTGCCAGAAGATGTATACGATATTGCTGCAGTATGTAGGCAATCTGGCCGTTATATAGATAAAATATCAGACCAGGTATATGACTGCCATGAGCGAAATGGGACTAGGCTGCTTGTTAATATGGATAAATGGACTTCAGATTTAGTAAATATTCTAACTAGATGCAAATTAGCGTAGAGATAAAGGAGTAGACATGACAGAAGCATATTTATATAAAGATTGGGAAGTGCGCAAAACAGGACGCAAAGCAGGCCCAGATATGGTTAGTGAGCCTAACCGCCGCATACCTAAGAGTAGGGTTCCGTCTTCTCCGGTTAAATATGAAATTCGGCCTGTGGACCCATCATTAACCTGGACTAAGTGGGTGTCCCTACATGAATTATATGAGATTGATGATTCTGAAGTAGTTGAACTTGGCGAGAAACATGAAATAGCTAATGTCCAGACTAACTACGATGATGTTATCGACCGAGTACGTTCACACTGGAATGATAACTCATGCGACAATACCTAGAGTTAATCCAGCGTGTAAAAGATACTGGAGTGTGGGTGGACAATAGTAGGACGGGTCAACGATGTCTGACAGTAATCAACGCAGATTTCGAATATGATTGTACTGATCATAAACTCCCAATTTTAACTACAAAGAAATCTTACTGGAAACAAGCTATATCTGAAATGTTAGGATATCTTCGTGGATATTCGAGTGCAGCTGAATTTAGAGATATAGGATGCAATACTTGGAACGCAAATGCTAACGAGAATCCAGCCTGGTTAAACAATCCGTACCGAAAGGGTACAGACGACATGGGGCGTGTTTATGGCTGTCAGGGACGTGATTGGAGAAATCCCGAGAATGAATCCATAGATCAACTCCGTCAAGTATATAATGATTTGCGACAAAGAATAGATAATAGATCTGAAATTATCACATTTATGAACCCAGGGGAGCGTGATCGAGGGTGTCTTAACGCGTGCATGCATACTCACACGTTCAGCATATTAGATGACACTTTGTATCTGACATCATATCAACGATCCGACGACTTACCGCTAGGGCATGGTTTCAACCAAATTCAAGTGGCCTGGTTGCTAATGACAATGGCTCAAATTACTGGACTACGTGCAGGTACAGCCTATCATAAAATAGTAAATGCTCATGTGTATGAAAATCAAATAGATAAGTTGTTTAATGTGCAACTGTTGCGAACACCTTTCCCATCCCCCACATTACATATAAATCCTGATATTAAAACCTTAGAAGACTTAGAAACGTGGGTATCAGTGGACGATTTCTCATTAATTGGGTATCAACATCACGACGCTATATCATTTCCATTCACTGTATAACAACTGTTGACATCTAATGAATTTAGGGTATAATACCCTCATCCATTAACACTAAGGACACCACAATGTTTGATTTAGACAATTTAGATAACAACACTGAACAAGAAACTATATCCTACCTATCTCACCAAGACGACTTATACGAAAATGAGGGTGATTCAGATGTGGATGATGTAGTATACGATCGAATTCGTCGTTGGGCTAGTTTAGCATTTCCAGCAAATAGGTACTTTACCGGAACCGGGTCCACCACTCGTGGCGGGAAGGTTGATTTACCGTTTAGTATGTCAGGATTAACTCAGGTATATGAAGGTGGGGATACAATGAGATGGGCCCATAAAATTGGGGGTAATGATGTTGAGTATGTGGTTTCAGAAAAAATGGATGGCACTTCAGCTATGGTGATATATGATGCAGATGGGTATATGCAAATAGCTTACTCCAGAGGTGATACTCAACAAGGTGCAGATATTACTAGAAATATTAGAAAGATTCCAAACATTCCACATAAAATCCCCCCATTAGGACATACACTAGCTGTTCGTATGGAGATAGAAATAACTAAGGCTGACTGGGATCATGTAAAACAAACATTCACTAAGAGCAATGGTGAACCATACAAGAATGCCCGCAACACTGTAGCCGGAGTGATGAACGCTAGTGACAAAGATACTGGCATTCATAAGTTCTTAAACGGAATTGCATACACTGTGATGAATAGTGATATGTCTAAGGTAGAGCAATTTGCCTTACTAACTAAATGTGGGTTCAATATCACGAATTATTGGACAATCAAATGTTCAGACCTGTCAGATGAAAACCTTACAAAAATGTTAACAGAAGCTCGTAAACAAGCATTGTATGAAATAGACGGTATTGTTATTGATGCCAATAGACGTGGAGCAATAAAGAGAGCTAACTCCATTGGTCAACCTACCACAGTTAAGTACAAAGTCGCTGACGCAGATAATTTTGCGATTGCTGTAGTACAAGATGTCATATATCGAGCTTCAAAAGATGGATATCTAAAGCCTAGAGTAAATATAAATCCCACCAGCCTGTGTGGAGTCACCGTAAATTTTGCCACTGGATTTAATGCTAATCATATACGAACACATGGTATTGGACCAGGAGCAAAAATCCAAATAACACGAAGTGGAGATGTAATTCCATACATTCTGAAAACAGTACAACCTGTTAATCCAGCATTGCCTAGTGTAGCTGAACATGGTGAATGGAAATGGTCCAAAAATTCTGATGGTGAAGAGGTTGATGCCATCCTTTGTGACATATCGACTAATAAAGGTGTTACCATCCGTAAAAATGTTGATATTTTCACTAAATTGAAGATTGCACATTTAAAAGAAGGTAACATAGAGAAGCTGTACGATGCTGGGTTTAAAACTGCACAAGACATTATGAATGCAGAATATACAGATTTGTACATGACTCTTGGAGAGAATGGTGCTAAAATTGACGATAGTTTAGATGACCGTCTCACTGGGATCTACTGGCCCGAATTTGTAGGCTCGTTAAACATATGTAGAGGAATTGGTCGACGTAAAATGCTAGCGTTGTACGATGGATTGCAAGGAGACATATCTAAAATGAAAGACGTAGACGCAATCTGTCAACTAGAATCTTTTGATGAAAAAACAGCTAGAAAGATTGTAGACAATATTAATGAAGCTCTACAATTTATTGAAGATGTAAAGGATAGGGTTTCTCTGACGACATATACAGCACCGGTTACTGCTAATGGAACTAATATGTTGGGAAAGTGTGTAGTATTTACTGGGGTTAGATCTGCAGAAGTAGAACAGAAAATTTGTGAGGAGGGTGGAGAAATTAAAACTGGAGTATCGAAAAAGGTACACTACCTGGTGTGCAAAGATGTTAACTCCAATTCAGGAAAAGCAAAAAAGGCTAGAGCTTTAGGGATCGAAATATTAGACCTTAAAGGAATGGAACGACTATTATACAATTAAAGTAATACAGTAGGGCATTCCCAGTAAATACCTTTAGATATAATTTATAACTAAAGGTATTTTAGCATGAGTATAGATCCCCAAAAACCTCGAAAAATCATAGTTGTCCACGGAACTGCGTCAGGATTCGACATCAACCAAACCCAAAACGAAGACTTAGAAAAGTTAATTCGTGATCGAATGACTGTTCCGTTTGATTTTGATACAGAAATGTTTAAATATGAAGGAATTAATGACAGTGCTCAGTTTGTATTCAAAACCATCGCACAAGAGATTGCATCAGGTCTTATGTTGCAACAAGCAATTGGAGCCATGGTGGACCAAGTTGGAGATATTTTCATAGCACTGAACGATAGTGAAACTGCTGCAGAGATTCGAACTGGATTACGTGACCAGATTATGGATACGTACTATAATGAAGGGCGACCTACGTACGTTGTAGCACACAGCTTGGGATCCATTTATGCACTAGATGTTATTAACGAGTTAATGACCGAAGATGGATTATTCGACCCAGACGATCGAACAACATGGCCAGTTCAAGCATTGGTTACTATGGGGTCTCCGTTGGGGTTATCGTTATTTGATAGAGATTCAGTTACTGACATGGGAATAGGAAAACATTCATTCAGATGGCATAATTACTGGAATCGCACCGATCCTATTGTTACAGGAAGCTTGTTTGGAGTACCATGTGACCGCTATAAAATTGTTGAAAGTTTTGGATCGCCAGAGGATACTGGGTGGATCATCAGAGACAACGTAGTTGATATGGGGAATACCTGGATGGGTGCACATACAGCATACTGGTTTACCCAAGCTATTGGCGACGATTTAATTACATTATTGACAACATAAGGACAATGACATGAGATTGGCTATTATTTTATTTGTACTCAGTTTGACTGGGTGCACCTCAACAACAACACTACACACTGGAAGCATCGTAGTAAATACACCTACGCATCAACATCAAACTTCCATGGTGTATTGGACTACAACGGATAGACCTTTTTGGTTTGGAACAGAGTCTGGTACGATACGCTTACTAACTTCATGTAGTACCAATACTATCCAGTTTGATGAACAGCCAAATGGCATTATTTTTAGACGAAGACAGACAGACGTTCCAGTGGTGGGTGATATACCATTGAATGGAGTATGTGGAAGAATCGAAAACGCTGATACTATTCGTGATGTTGATGATGAACTAGTATTGACACTATCCTGTCAAAACGAGTCAAATGCATTCACAGTAACCAATACAGAGTATCCTGTAGCATCAGTTAATTCATACGTTATCCCAATCACATCAATTGAACTGACAGATGATGATAAGTTACCTACACTAGAATGCAAGTCACAATAATATGATAAAAATATGTGTGGCAGTAGATACTTCTGGTGGGTTTGCCAAAAACAATAACATCCCTTGGAATATTCCTGAAGATTTTTCTCACTTCATGAAGACTACAAAGGGGTCATATTGCATCACTGGTAGACAATCTTATCAAGAAATGGCCAAGATTAAGCAGGAAAGAATGGGAGATAAATATGATCCTAATGCCCCCATTCTGTCAAACAGGGACACATATGTTGTAACATCTACATTATCCAACTTAACAGATGCTACAGCAGTGACCTCTCTCTCCAGCACTATAGATCTCTTAGTAGCTAAACAGGACAAAGATATATTCATTTTGGGTGGGGAGCAGATGTTCGTAGAGGCATTTCCGGTAGTAGATGAGGTGATCATGACAGTAGTTGATGAGTTTTACGACTGTGATCGACTGTTTCCTCTACAATATCTCACCAAGTATTTCAAACTTGTTGAAGGGACACCATTAGACACAAAAGAACATGGCCAACTCAAGATATTGAAATACGTAAGGGTACTCCGCGGATAACTCGTCCTGCTGTACCATTCCGACACTAAATACTACAATCGCCCATACTACACTTACTTTAGGAGTGAGACTGATGAGTTCTATTGTACGAAATGAAGTTGAAGAAGATGAAACAGAATCTGCTTTTCAGATTACAGAAGCTGTAAATACCCAACGCATCATAAACATATATCTCAATGATACGTTAGATTCTCCACATATGTATGTAGCCGTATTGGACAAGTTTCGAACTGCATCCCCACAAGACTTGTTCTACGTATATTTGAACACACCAGGGGGATATGTTGATACTGGTGTACAACTTATAAATGCTATGAAAGATACTAAGGCTAGAGTAATAACAGTACTTGATGGTACTGTATGTTCCATGGGCGCATTATTGTTCTTAGCTGCGGATGAATTCATTGTACATGATAATTGTAGACTGATGTTTCATAATTACAGTGGGGGGACATATGGTAAAGGTCATGAGCAAATTGCTCAGCTAGCATCATCTGTTGAATGGTATACTACCATGGTTACAGAAATATGCTTTCCATTCCTAGATGAGGACGAAATCGATAGTGTGATCTCTGGACAGGATTTATGGTTATCCAGTGATGAAGTCAGAGAGCGGTTGGAAGTTGTAGTAGCATATGCAGAAGAAGTTCAACGGCTGTTGGATGAAGATACTGAAAAAGAGCAACAAAATGCTCGTAAAAAAGAACTATTAACTGAATTGAAAAAGATCGAAGCAAAGGAACTCCGTGCGGAGAAAAAACGACTGAAACAAGAAGAGAAGGAACGAGAGCGAGAACAAAAGAAAGCAAAAACGGAAGAGCCAAACTAATATAATTGGCATCCAACTTTTACTTAGTAACCATTTTATTAAAAGTTAAACAGTAGTATACTGATCTCATGGATGATATATCACTAGAACATGCAATCAGACAACACGTACATTTTCCAACTAGATCGAGTCTTAAAGGTTGGAATGTATGTAAGTGTGCAGTGTGCAGTGATTATAAAAAACGTGGTGGGTTCAGGTTTGATGGAGATGTATCATCATATCATTGCTTTAACTGTAACCATGTAGCTAAACACGACCCTCACGAATACGCATCCATATCTTCTAATATGCAACAAGTATTAGATAGTTTTGGTGTCCCAGATGATGAGTACAAACAGATAGTATTCAACGCATTGAAATTACGTAACTCTGGGTACAAACACGAGTCCCAGGCAGTAGATCCAGATACTAAATTAGTGAAGGTTCCTCTACCTGAGCCATTCATTCCCCTAGAGCATGCAACAGATACTTGGGCTACAATAGCTCGTGAATATCTCAAATACGATAGAGGAGTAGACCCATCGACGTACCCATTCTACCTATTAGAAGAACCAGAACAGGATAAATTTTTTGAGCGAAAATGGCGAGGACGGTTGATCATTCCATACTATAGAAATAAACAGGTGGTATGGTATCAAGGGAGAGACTTACGACCAAATTCTAATATGAGATATTTGAACGCTGAAACTGAAAGCGATTGTATACTTAGTGAATATGATAACTTGTTTGACCACTCAGACGACCCATTGTATATAGTAGAAGGGTTCTTCGATGCTATAGCTATCGGTGGAGTTGCTATATTCGGTAACTCGTTGAAATCTGGCCAAATTAAAATATTAAATAAATCATCCAGACAAAAAGTATACATACCTGATATCAGAGGTGATGGGTATATTGGAGCATTACAATCACTTCGACATAATTGGGATGTGAGTGTCCCAGACATAGGATCATCCAAAGATATTAGTGAGGCAGTTGGTAAGTATGGAAAATTGTATGTGATGAAGTCTATAAAACAATATACCATGTCGGGTTATCATGCTGAAATCCGTGTCAGAGCGCTATGCAAACCAGATAATAGAAGGAATCGATAATGACTAAAACTGTTGAAATAAAAGTGACTCAAGTCGCAAATACCCAGATGAATGTGTGGTACTCTCGAAGTATGTTGGTGAAGTTAATGCATGAATTAACTAAACGTGACTACTACGGTGGGTTTTGGGATAACTTTGTATCTTCACGAGCACCAGATGAAGTTAATGTTCCACTAAGTGCAGTGAGCCATGTTATTAAGTCACTATTTTTCAAAAGTACGTCAGACCAATGGTTGTATGCTGAAGTTACACTCAATGATACTCCTGCTGGGAAATTGGCTCAAGGTTTAGTCAATAGTGGACACAAATTACGGGGAAGATTGGCCGCAATAGGAACAACATCTACTGCAAGAGAAGTTATAGGTATTACTGCATTTACAATCCATATTGATACAGATAATACTAGTAAGTCCAACACATTAAATGCACCCTTAGATTCTATTTAAGGATGATTACATGGCTACTAAATTAACTGAAGAATTTGTATCTGAATATATTGCCAGTCATCAAAACGAACTAATATCATCATACGTTAATTCGATAACACCTATTACCATTAGATGTAAATGTGGGCAAATATATTGTCGTGCGTTTGAAAGATTTAAACACAACAAAGTTAAAAGTTGTGGAAATTGTAACAGTAGCACCAGACATAGTCGCACTCATTCATACCAACATGTTCAACAGTACGTGTCCGATCAAGGATGTCGTTTATTGTCAACATCTTATCAATCACAACATGACGTACTGACGATTCAGTGCGGATGTGGACAACGATTTGATAGAACATTTCAACATTTTAAGCAATTAAAACGTAACGTGTGCAGTGTATGCAGCGGCAAATCAGTAAAATGGACAACGGCTAGTGTCAATGCATATTTGTCGTCTCTCAACAGTGAACTAGTGACTGATAAATTTACTGGAGTAGCTCACATTCATCAATTCAAATGTAACACGTGCTCCGAACCATTCAGCACAAGGTTTGACGATCTCAAACGAAGTCGTCATCCTGGTTCTTGTCAGTCATGCACTTATGATCAAAACAAGAACATTAGATTAAATCCTCAACTGGTTAGCGATTATATATCTCAACGTGGATGTGTTTTACTATCGACTTATAACAACATATCAACCCAGCTACAAATACGTTGTAGATGTAACCGCGTATATAAACAATCATTTGGAGTGTTTCGAAGTAGACCTCACCCAGAATGTCCTAGATGTTCCGTCATCCGAACACATAATTTATCTCACGGCCAATTAGATAAATTGAGCGATTCTGCCTACCTATCAAATGCAAATGAGACCAAAACACTACATGAAATTGCAGGGGATATTGGGGTCAGCTTGCAAACTGTATGCAATTATTTTCACAAATTAAAGATACCTATAACACGACATAACCAGTCTAGGGGTGAACGTGAGTTGGCTCTTAAACTTACTGATATGGAGTTGAATGTGGAGTTGGGACAGAGGAATATTATTCCCCCATACGAACTTGATTTATACTTGCCTGACCATAAATTAGCGATAGAGTATTGTGGATTATATTGGCATAGTGATCAAGTCCAACACGACATACAATATCATAAACGTAAACACGATATGTGTAAAGAGATGAACATTCAGTTATTTACATTATTTGAAGATGAATGGGAACACAATTCACAGGCAGTTATTAAAAAGATTACTAATGCTGTTGGGTTAGATGTGAAATCCTTGTATGCTCGAAATACTGTGATATCTGAAATATCTTCTAAAACAGCTGCTACGTTTTTAGACAAATATCATATACAACGGTCTGGATCTGGATCTATCAGGTACGGGCTATATCACGGAAGAGAATTAGTTGCTGTTATGCTGTTTAGTAAGCTGAATAAAATGACAGGGTCATATACGTTAACCAGGTATGCGTCATCCCAACGAGTGGTCGGTGGTTTCAGTAAACTATTGAAGAAGTTTGAGCGTAGTCACGCTTGGACTAATATTGTATCATTTGCTGACCAACGTTGGAGTAATGGAAAGCTATATTTCAGTTGTGGTTTTGAGCTGGATAAAATTATTCCACCAGATTACTACTATGTTAAAGGATTGACTCGTTACCATAAATTCAATTTCAGACACAGTAAGATAGCACATCGATTTACCAACTATGACTCAATGTTGAGTGAATCACAGAACTGTAAGATGAATGGCTATTCCAAGTTATGGGATTGTGGGAAAATGAAGTTTGTAAGAACTAATAGGAATATACATGACAAATAAGTATACGAGCAGTGATATTGCAGTGTTATCTGACATCGAGCACGTCAGAACTAGGACACAGATATACCTAGGGAATATGAATAATACAGAATACACAATGCCGTCGTTTTTAAATGGATTATTTAGTACGAACTCGTTTTCATTCGTACCTGCTGTGTTCAAATCCGTTGGTGAAATTCTAGATAATAGCATCGATGAACTGTCCCAATTAAGCAAACGGACTAAGACGATACAAATTATAGCCAACCCTGACATTGGTGAATACACTATCAGAGACAATGGTCGTGGTATTCCTATTAGCAAACATGAGACTGGAAAATACACTCCGGAAATTGCATTAGGATCGTTGCGAGCTGGACGAAACTTTGGAGAAACTGCAGCTGGGGTAATTGGTCAAAATGGTGTTGGGTCAGCATGCACCAACTATTGTAGCACAAAGTTCGACATTAAAATTAATCGTGAAAAGAAAGTGTATACTCAATCATTTTCAAATGGGTCAGATACAATTAGTAAACCTAAAATAGTTTCCGGTCCGGCTAAAACAGGCACTGAAGTCTCCTTTAAATTAGATCCAACCGTATTTAAAAATGGTACATCGTTGCCAGCTGACATGGTACATAACAGGGCTATAGAAATAGCATTCAACAATCCTGGAGTTACAGTAAGATATAATGAATTTATATACAAGTTCAACAATGGACTGGAAGACCTTATACGAAAATTCTCCAACAAGTACTATAAGTTTGAGACAGATGGGATGGAATTCTATGTAGTGTTCGATAATCACGAAGGGGTCGATGAACAAATATTTACTTGGGTAAATAGTTCATTATTATTTGACGGTGGGTTGTGTAACACTCAGTTTCTGAATGCTTTTTGTGATAAGACAGCTGCAACATTGGCCGGAGCTGCAAAGAAAGAGAGGTGCACTGTGACTAAAAATGATGTCCGACAGAACCTACTAGTATTTGGATGCCTTAAAATTTCGAAACCGGAATATGATGCTCAGTCTAAGACTAGGTTAACTGGTCCTAATTTACGTAAAGAGATTAATGAATTGTTGGATTGTCAATGGAAGACATTCCACAGGAATAATAAAGACTGGTTTGAAAAAGTGTTAACGCAGGCAGCAGAACGACATCATGCAAATGCTACTAAAAAAGTTATTAAAGAAATGACTAAGCCATCCAAGGCTAAGGTTGTAGGTTTAACTGATGCAACTGGAAAACAGCGGGATGTATGTAGTTTGATTGTAACTGAAGGGTTATCTGCATCCAGCATGATTACAGAGGTTAGGGATCCTCTTACTATAGGATCCTTTCCCTTGACAGGAAAGATAAATAACGTCTTTGGTTGTTCGCCTGGAGAAATATTGAAAATGCCAAAGCTAACCAATTTATTAAAGGCCATTGGACTAGTTCCAGGACAGGAAGCACATGTTGCCAGATTGAGGTTTGGAAAACTATACATAGCCACAGATGCAGACCCAGACGGAGATGATATTATGACCCTTATAGTATGTTTACTATTCACATTCTGGCCAGAATTGTTCGACCAAACTAAAAAACCTTTTGTGTATAGGTTGGTTGCACCAAACGTTGTTGCTAGTAAGGGTGATAAAAGAATACATTTTGCCAACAGAGCAACATATGAAGCTAAAAAGAGTCGGTATAAGACCTGGACTATAGAATACTTCAAAGGTTTAGGATCGATGTGGGAGCAAGACTGGAAAATGATTTTAGACGACGGAAGTGATACACTCATCCCTATTATAGATACTGGGACGATGGCTGATACACTTAATTTATTATTTAATGATAAATTAGCAGATGAGCGCAAGACGTGGTTAAATTAACAGCGTTTATTGCTAAGGCACAACAGGTTCATGATAGGGTATATACATATCACAATTCGATATATGTCAATACTCACACAAAATTGCTAGTTACGTGCAATGAACATGGTGATTTTTTAGTAACTCCAAACAATCATATTTCCAAACTCAGTGGATGTAAACAGTGTAGTATATCTAGGCGTGCAACTAAGCGTTCGCTAACTACAGCACAATGGGTGGAACGAGCAAATACTGTTCATGCTGGGTTTTACGATTACGGTTTAGTGGATTACGTAAACATTCACAGTAAAGTTACTATTGTGTGTCCAGATCATGGAATATTTACACAACAACCCATTAATCATACTAAGCAACAACAAGGGTGTCCGACGTGTTATCGCGAAACACCAAAAAATATGTTTGAGAGCAAAGCAAATATGGTGCATAAAAACAAGTATTGCTATTCATTGTCTAACTATATTCACTCAAACACTCCAATAACAATAATTTGTAACAAACATGGTCAATTTTCTCAGACACCCAATAACCATTTATTAGGACATGGATGTTCAAAATGTTCAAATACATACACTCCACCAGTAGGAGTGTTTTTTGATATTTGTAACCAGGTTCACCAACATGGGTTTGATTACGACGAATCATCGTATATCAACCTTAAATCGAAACTACGTATTACGTGTAGTGACCATGGTGAGTTTATCCAATCAGCTAGTACACATATGCATGGCGGCATTTGTCCCAAGTGTATGTATAAAATGAATTTAGGATACTCTAATATATTCTTTGCCAAGTATCCATATAAAAAAGTGCAACCATGTATAGTATATTTAGTTCGATTAACAAGCGGGCATGAAGAATTTTATAAGATAGGGATAACAGTAAGAGATGTGGTTCGACGATTTAGAGTGCAAAATAAATACACAGTGGAACAACTATGTACGATACCAACCACGTTGTACTGGGCTGTAGTATTAGAACAAGATTTATTAGATTTGGTGATGATAGATTCCCAAAAATATATTCCCAGACAACAGCTATCTGGCAAACATGAATGTTTTGTTACCTCTAACATTCAACCATACATAGATGCGTTTGCACATATTGCAGCACAGTAGTTGAGGTAATAAACTGATGATTACAGAGATTATGAAAACAACCAACAAAACTCCTAAAGGTACATATGCGTCTGTTAAGTATGACGAACACTCTACAGAACAGTTGTATCAATTTTGTAAAGATAATAACATTCCGAAACCACTAAGGCGGGATAAGTACCATTCTACTTTAATATACAGTAGCAACCATCTGCCTGAGTTTAAGGCACAGTCTAAGGTACGTTGGTACGCCAACCCTATTGGGTTTGAAACGTGGGCATCTACATCCAACAGTGATAAAGTGACACAATGTTTAGTTATGCGTATTGAATGCAAAGAATTGACAGATAGATTCAACTATATTATGGATAACTATGACGCAATATATGATTTCGATGAATATAAACCACACATAACGCTATCGTACGATGTTGGAGATGATTTCGAAATAGATGATTTAAAGTATACTGGAGATCCGCTGGTTATCACATCAGAACACACAGAAGACTTAATATAAGGCAAATGTAATGAAATCAGTTGGGGCAGAATACATTAAATCTAAACGACGTGATTTTGCGTTGTATATTTTGAGCAATAGATCAATACCAGCAATATCAGATGGGTTAAAGCCTGCAGCTAGACGGGTGTTGTGGACAGCTCGAGATGGAAAAAAAATAAAGAGTGCAACACTAGCTGGTGCAACAATGCCGATCCACCCTCATGCATCCCCAGAAGGTATAATCAATACCATCGCAGGACCATACGGAAATAATATCCCACTACTGACTGGTATTGGAGCATTTGGTACACTATTGGCACCTGATGCGTATGGAGCAAGTAGATACACTAGTGTGAAAATTTCTGAGTTTACCAAGGATGTAATTTTTCGAGATATTGAAATAATCCCAATGAAAGAGAATTATGACTCCACATTAATGGAACCTTGTCATTTCTTACCTTTGGTCCCCATATCGTTGATTAATCCTAGTGAGGGAATAGCTATCGGATACTCCACTACAATACTTCCACGCAAATTGGAAGATGTTGTAATGGCCCAGTTAACCCACCTAGGTGGAGGTGAGATAACCTCGTTGACACCAACGTTTGTTCCAACGAACAATGTGGCAGAGAAGGTAGACGACAAGTGGATGTTTAACGGATCTGTGGAACGAATAAATTCAACCAATGTGAAGATTACAAAAATACCGTTTGGAAGTACCCACGCCAAAATTGTCGGGAATGAAAAAAGTAAGTTAAACAAACTGCTAGAGAATGGAACCATCCTAGATTATGAGGACCATTCCAGTAAACAGATTGATATCAGAGTAAAATTCAAACGTGGAGCGTTGGCGAAGATAAACGATAATAAGTTAATTAGCATGTTTGGATTGGCTGTTAACGCGATAGAGCATATGAATTTAATCAACTTTGACGGAACGTCCATATTAACCACGAGTGATGTAGAAGTGATTAGGTCGTTTACAGACTGGAGACTTAAATGGTATGTACCACGGTATGAACGATTAAACGACATGCTATCTATTGATATTCAACGATATAAAGACGTGATCACTGCTATTGAGAATAATGCAGGCCAGGTGGCATCCACACTAAAAGACAAGAAGAAATTGCAGGAATGGCTATCTAGTTTAGGTATAGTATACGATGACTACATTGCGTCATTGCCGTCCTACCGGTACACCATCGACGAACGAAACAAAACCGAAACCTTGCTGGGTAAAGCTCTGCGACAGCAGCTCATATATGAAGGAATTCTCAGTTCAGAAATCAAACGTAAAAACATATATAAAAATGAACTTAAAGAACTTTTAACCAGATTTAAATAAAGGAGATACCATGAAAAATTATAGTGACAATGCAATAGATAGATCAGATGTCTTAGATTTCATAGTGAAATCAGTAGATGACTCGTCTGTACAACGGGATGAACAACATGAGCATTTATGTACAAAAGTATCACTATTAGTGAAAGCTGTGACTGTTATCACTGTGTGTAATGCCTTGGCCATTGCCTGGATAATAACTGCATTGACGTAGAAAGGTGGACCATATTAGTTGCAATTTACACCTGGACAGGGTATAATCGATATACGAAGTATATCGATTAAATTTTGAGGTTTATATGTGTAATTATACCTGTATTGCAAATAATATTGTCGTAGATGGTAAACTATTTAATAGTTACCCTACTGTGGAACAAGCTGTGGCGGAATTATTACCATCGTTCGTGATGGAACCAGCAGTGCGGCAAGCATATATTATATCAATGATTACTAATATACTTAGTGGTAAAGTAGTTGAACTGTCCAGCCTGGCAGAGGTGGATAACTCTCTAAACACCATGTATAACACCACCATCCAGGAAGAACAACTCAGCGATAGACTGTTTGATTATTATGAATGCAAGATCGATTGGGTGACTAAAGAGGCTGACATAATTGACGATTTTAATGAATTAATTGCAACCATAAACGTCACAGACATATTGAATGATAAACATCGGACTATATCTATAGAAGAAGCTGTCCGACTTAAATTAGTGAATGATGGTGTAATTTTACCGTATGATGTCATTTCAAAAATAGACGAAGTTAATATAGTTCAATAGCTGGATGTATTACTGTAATGTAAAAACTAGATTGCCGCAATCCCAAATTCTACAGTACCCGTTGTTAACCATATTTTCGTATTCTGTTTGATTAGGATCAAACGTTGATAGTACTTTGTGCAATTTATGCTTTTGAAACATCACTCGACTAAACAATTTATTTGGGTCATGTCTCCAGTAGAAATAATTTGGTTTACTGATATGAGATAGTTCAAACCCTAACGTGTGATATAACTGCCCAGAACTTCGACGCCTATCAGCGTATGATATTATACTGCCTTGATGATTTCGACGAAAATGGGTCAACAATTTGCCTGCTCCACCAACTACAGACATCCCTACTTTATTACAAAACCGAATCAGTTCATAGTCCAGCTTGTTAGAATATCTACTGCGACCAAATGTCATTACAGCAACAATATTACTATCATACAATAATCCGTACCTGTAGCTACTAGTATCACTCCCTTGCAGATGGTTATCATTTAAGAACTCATTCGCCTGGGCAGCAGATAGATCAACTATGCTACATTGTCTAGCTCCTAGTTTTGAAGTAGCTACATTCAATCTATTAGCTAACATACTTTTCCAAATGTTTCGTTTGACTGGATTACGCCACTCGTTTTCAAATATATGAACAAGGTCATAACCGTGTTTTTTTGCTACCTCAGTTTTATGCAAGTGATATGTTGAAGTTATTCGGTCGTGACAGTCACTGTGCCAATATATTCCATCACATTCAATAGCTATATTAGCTTGGGCTACAACAATATCTAATTCCTTACCTGATAAAATTGCTCGGTCATTTGTGATCACACGATGTGGATATATTTGATCAACCCACGATGTTACTTCACGTTCAAATCCGGATTGGTGTTGTTGATACGGTATGTTGTGTCGTTTAAGCCAGTTCAGTACTGTACCATAGTATACCCCAGTCTCGTCACCGATAGATTTAATGCCACGTTGAAGATCCACATGTTGATGCTTTAACCAGTCCTTATCTTGCAATCGAACATCTGACAAATCGTATATTGACTGGACTCTACGTTGAATTATCGAGCTATTTTCCTGGTCTGTTCGTTTCAAGGCTGTAATGTTTCTTTTTTCTACTACCTCTGGTATATGTGACGGATTGGTTACTCCACTCCCATACAATCGAGATAACGTTTGTTGTCTGCGTTCCTGATATTCCTTAGTTTGGGTAAAGTGTTTTCCGTTATACTTCTCTCGTATTTGGCTTTGCTTCTTGCTTTGATTTTCGTTATTGGAACTAATATTAGATGCTCCATATTTCGTTTTGATCGTTTCCTGTTTAGATAAATATAATGTGGACTGCTTAGAGAAATTATGAATGGCACCATACTTGTTCAACATGGTTTGCTGTTTCTTAGTTATAGATTCTTGTGATATTTGCTTCCCTACAGATGCTTGAGACGCACACTGGGTAGAGCAATACTTAGCATATCCCTGGGTCATTCCTCTGTATTTAACAGCGCTAGGACATTGAGTCAGTGCACACAATACCCCAGACTTAATAGTATTGATTACGCAGTACACACGTTCATTTATACTAACATCTTCTGGTAAAAAACATGTTTGATCCAATAGTTTGGTTAGCAGAGAATTGTCCTTGAGGATATACGATTTCATATACCTGGGGCGAATTGACTTATCTAATAATCCTTGGAGTATCATATTCAGAATTCAAAATCGTTGAAATCATTATCCTCTAAGTCTGAGTTAATAGCTCCAACTAGGTATGACTCTTTTTCAGTCTCTTGCGGTGCTTCTTGCACACCTTTGCTATTTAACCAATTAGACATCCAATTTAATGGATTTTTCGTGAAAGGAAATGCTGGAGATAATCCTACTGTACGCATACGTTTATTGGTCATATGATCAATATATCGATGTAACACGTTGGATGTTAATCCAATCATCGCTCCATGCTCAAATAGATAATCTGCCCATAATTTCTCTTGAGTAGCAGCATCATTGAACATTTGCTCACTCAGGGGAATACATTCTTCAGCAATTTGAGCCCATTCAGCTCCCTCGTCACCTTGTCTTAGTGTTTTCAACACATTTTGAGTGAGAGCTAGATGTTGAGACTCATCTCTAGCAATCAATCCCATAATTTTTGCAGTTCCTTCCATAGTTTTGTTTTCTCCAAAAGCAAAGTTGCATGCAAATGATATATAGAACCGTACACCCTCGAGAATATTAATACACATTAGTGCTAAATATAGTTTTCGTTTAAGATACGGCAAATCTACAGATGTAGGATCAACCAAATACCGATGCATACATTCAATAAAGTCGTCGTAATACTTACCAATGGATGCTGCTCTATCGATTATTTCAGGAATATCTAAAATATGATCCAATACTTCACTAGGATCTGCAAATAAATTTCGTATCATGTGAGTGTATGAACGACTGTGAAGAGTTTCAAAGAACCCCCAAGTAATTGTAGCTGCTTCAAATTCAGGGTTAGTAATAATAGGTAGAAATGCATTCAACACTCCTCTGCTTTGCATTGAGTCTAGCAATATTTGGTATTTTAGATTAGATACAAATATAAACTGTTCACCTTCGGTTAATTTTTTGAAATCTACACGATCCTTATTTAATCCAACTTCTTCAGGACGCCAGAAGAACCCTAACATGGTGTTATTAGCTTTCTCAAATATCGGATATTTAGGATCAGCATATTCTTGTATGTTGACCCCATTTGTTCCGAAAAATATTGGTTCTTGTTTAAAATCTATTTTATTATGTGAAAATATCATTTCTCACTCCGTTAAAGTAATTTTATTAAAATGTATGTTACCTAACATATCTATCAGAATTTGTAATTTATCTGAGTTAATATTCAAGCATTCAGTATAGCCATTAAATTTTTCTATTGGGTGATATTGGTCACTACTATGCATGTTTAAAATATTTTGTTCCAGTTTAAATGCATCAAACAATGTTAGTGGAGCTGATGCTAATAGTGTACCATTAAATTTAGTATACGATCCCATTCGTGACGTTAAGTTTTTCGTTATTCCTACTTTAACAAAAGTGTCGTCGTGTTGCACCAATTGCACTAAGTAGATAAATCCTGGGGTGTCACCTAGCAATGGATCAGTATTCAGTCTATTATAATCATATCCACCTAACTTATTACATCTTATGCATCCATATCCACCAACAGTGTGGCTATTGGGTTTCTGTAAGAAAACCCCATGCTTAGGACATTCGATCGCTACTTTGGTATGTACGTTGACATAATCTACTTGATCATACCTATAATAATTATCATGAATACGATTTGCATCTATTATAAATTGGCGCTTGTGGACAATCAACCGATTTTCTTGCTTGCATCCAGGACACTGTCCACTATTGCTTAAATGAGTAGTTGGAGATTGAGTGAATATACCATGATTGGGACATATAATGGTCACATGTCGCTTCATAGTAGTATACTCTGTTAACGAATAATCATATTGGTTGTGATGTTTTTGACTAGCTAGTTCTATGAATTCATCTCTGGTTTGCATACGGCAATTACATAGTTTACACCCAGATCCTTTCAAATGATCTGAAGGTCTCTGCTCGAAATATCCATGTTTAGGACACTCAATTGATACTTTGGTGTAGCTGTTCACATAGTTAACATTAGCATAATTATATTTGCTGTCATGTCTAATGTTGGCACGCTTGATAAAAGCTTCTACACCTAATGATACACGTTCTTTGCCACAAGACGGACATCCATAACCTGAAAGATGATCGCTGGCTTTTTGTTGAAACCTCCCGTGTTTGTTACATATTATAGATAAGGAACCTAACGATCCAGCGTATATCACCTCACTGTAGTCGTACATGTTTCCATGTTTGGATTTAGCTTTGCATATATAATCGTCTGTTGTTATTTTTTTAGGCAATTGATATCCAGTCTATTGTAAATTCAACTTGATTTCATTGAGAGTAATAAAATCAAGTTGAATGCATTCGGTATGACCACTAAACTTGTGTTTGGGAGAATATCTAGGATACTTATCAACTAACTCTTGTTCTATAGTAAATGCAGAGTACATATTAGTATGTTTGCAACACTCCAATTCCACAGTGTAGTGGTGAGACATGGTATGGATCCTGTGATCGATATCGGTAGTGATGCCTACTTTATAAAAATTTTCATCATTGCTGTACAATCTCATTAGATATACCTGTCCTTGTTTATTTTTCAACCTTGGATATTTCATAAATCTAGTTTCGTTATAAATTCCTATTTGGCCACACTTAGGACATCCATATCCGTTGAGATGATCATTTGGTCGTTGTTCAAAACTTCCATGGGTGGAGCATATTATCAGAACTTTCTTCTTGCAAGTGAGATATTCTACTAAAGAATAATTATACTTGTCCTCGTGCACTTCATTTGCATCAGTGATAAAATCTTCTGTGGTTTTGGTTCGACTATCTATGGCACATAATTTACATCCAAACTGTCTATTCAGATGGTCATATGGTGTTTGATTAGTGGGTCCATGTTTGGGACATGTTACTGTTATCTGTTTGGTTAAACCATCATATTCTGTCTGATCATAATCGTATACAATCTTGTGTGTCGATCTAGCTGCAGTAACAAACTGATCAAACGGAATTTTTCTATCTTCGATAGTGCACGTTGGACATCCACACCCTTGGAGATGTGCACTGGGTGTTTGTTTAAACATCCCATGTGCATGACATTCGATATTAACTGTGCTATAGCTATTAATATAAACTACTGAGTCATATGAATATTTGGTTGCATGAATAAGGTGGGCTTGGTCTATAAATTGATCCTTAGTGCTAGTCTGTGATTGAACAGCACATGACGGACACCCCTGACCATTTAAATGATCATGAGATCGTTGTTTAAATAATCCATGTTGTTTGCATATTATATCGACTTTGGTACGGGAGTTGTGATACTTTGTAGCTGTGTAATCGTATACTGTGCCATGAACCATGGTGGATCGATGTATAAATTCAGACGTAGTAATCCTTTTTCGATGGTTAATACACTCTATGCATCCCTGCCCTCTGAGATGTAATGATGGTGTTTGGTTAAATTTGCCATGAGTATGACAAATAATGGTTACTGGAATTTTGCTAGTGACATATTGGGCCAATGAATAGTCATATATGTCACCAAATTTTGCACACGCTTTTTCAATGAAATTATCCTTAGACAATTTCATCATATGGCACATGCCCCACCAGCACATCCAACTTCACTCGGATCGTCAGTTTTCCCATCATATGTGTTCAAATAGTATGCAGTTTTCATTCCCAATCTATACCCATACATCAAGTTTCGCATGACATCCTTCACTGGCAACTCTCCATTTGGGTAATGACTGGGGACATAATATTGATTAATTGAAATGGCTTGATCAAAATATTTTTGGATTACTGCCATTAATCTCATGTACCCATCATTACTGTAATCCTCATCCCACGCATATTGATAATAATCTTTCAGTTTACGATGGTCAGGAATCACCATACGTAAATTTCCTTTCTTCGACTTCTTGATAGTCAAGTCGCTTCTAGGAGGTTCAATACCGTTCGTCTCATTCGATGTTACACTACTCGATTCCGATGGCATTTGGGCAGATAGCGTTGAATTGCGGATTCCGTGTTTTTTTAGTTGTACCCGAAGGTCTTCCCAGTCAAGTTCTAACTGTCTGGTGCAAATTTGATCGACGTCTTTACGATATGTGTCAATTGGCAGCACGCCATGACCATATTGAGTGTCATCCAATCCTTCACATGCTCCAGCTTCACTAGCTAGTTTTACAGAAGCCTCAATCAAATGGTACTGGAAAGATTCCGTAACTCGATCGGTTAATTCAATAGCTTCATCACTACAATATTTAACTTTATTCAACGCTAAGAAGTGAGCCAGTCCTATAAATCCCACTCCAATAGAGCGCCGTTTGCGCATGGATAATTTTGCTGCTAATATGGGATACTCTTGAAGATCAACTATTTCATCCAGTGCACGGACCGCTAGATCACATCTATGTGCCATCTGCTCATGGAGTTTAGATACATCAATTTTTCCCAGATTTACTGCAGATAAAATACATAGTGCTATTTCTCCATCAGGATCATCATACGTTTGTAGCGGTTCTGTAGGAAGAGTTATCTCCTGACAGAGGTTAGACATTCTAATAGGAATACTGAAACTGGAATGTTGATTCACATTATCTATATTCATAATGTATATTCGCCCAGTCTCAACACGCTCCCTTACCAGATCAGCAAAAAGTTGACGTGCATTAATTTTAATTGAGGATATTCCAACTCGACGTTCGGCAGTTAAATACAACTCTTCGAATTGCTCGTCTCCAAAATGTTCATATAAATCAGGAACATCATGCGGTGAAAATAATGTTATCTCAGCATTATCTACTACGCGTTTATAAAAGACACTATTCAATTGAATACTGTAGTCTAGTTTACGTACCCGATTATCTTCAGTTCCTTTATTATTTTTAAGAACAATTATGTCTTCAATCTCCTTGTGCCAAAACGGAAAGTGAACAGTAGCTGAACCACCACGTACGCCATTCTGAGTACAGCATTTTACACTAGTCTCAAAGCTTTTTAAAAATGGAAGCACTCCAGTGTGAACTACCTCACCCCCACGGATCTTAGAATTAACAGCGCGAATACGTCCAGCATTAATGCCTATTCCAGCACGTTGTGAAGTGTATTTCTTTATGGCACCATCTGAATGAATAATACTATCCATGGTGTCGTCTACATCAATTAACACACAAGAGGAGTACTGTCTCATTGGTGTTCTAGCTCCACATAGGATAGGAGTTGGTAAGTTAATATGAAACTGACTAATTGCATCATAATAATTTTTAACATATTTGAGTCGCACATCTCTGCCAAATCTATCATATTTTGCAAATAAAGTCATTGCAATCATCATGTACATGTATTGTGGGGTCTCGAATATAGTATCTGTATCTCTGTCTTTAAGTAGGTACTTGTCGATACATTGTTGGATGCCAGCTGATCTGAATAAATCGTCACGTGTATGCTTAATGTATCGATCAAAATTGTTAATTTCTTTGATAGAATAGTTACTGAGAACCACTGGATCGTATACTCCGTGATCAATGTTTGCATCAATTACTTCGCGAAGTGGTGGAGTTATAAAATCTCCAAAAACATTCTTACGTAGGTTGTAGTTTGTTAATCGTGCTGCAACTATTTCATAATTTGGCGATTCTGTGGATATAAGATCTACTGCAGATTTGATTAATATTGAATGTATGTCTACTGTCTTAATTTTATTACGAAATTGAAGAGAGGCATTCATTTCAATATCTGATACGGATACTCCAGACAGTTTATCAGTGGCTTCTTCTAGGATGAAATGAATTTTATTGTAGTCGAGTTCTGTTAGTTGACCGTTACGTTTAGTTACAAAAATTCCAGGCATGGATACTTCCTTTAGTATTATTCAGTTGTAGTTATATGGTGACTGTCAATACCGTGAGCTAGTAAGTATTGTATGCCATCTTCGTTATTATATTCGTCATCGTAGTACACTGTAGATATAGCTGACTTAACTATGATCTTTGCACATTCGACACAAGGTGCTGTGGTCACAAACAGTATAGCTCCGTTGGTGACATAATGTAACTTTCGTAGTGCGTTGTCTTCAGCATGGATCACTTCAGGACGAGTCACATTGTCAATTTCGCAAATATTTTCAAACCCAGGTGGAGTACCATTGTATCCTATACTGATTACACGGTCTCCATCCACTATGATACATCCTACTTTTCGGCGTATACAATACGATGCTTTAGCGTACGCATGAGCAGCATTCATATGTGCGATTATCATTCTTGGTTTCATATCATAAAATTGTAGAGTTATTTATATGACACACTGACAACCGTTTCTGGATCTACATACTTCGGTGCGTTCAGTGTGACATAAATATAATAGCTATAAATACTATAAACGTGAACAGTTGAGTCAGTCTAATGAAAATGCTAAGAGAAATATACGATGATGTAACATGCAACATTAATTGGTCACAAGATCCCAATTGTATTGCACAATTCAATGATAGTGCAGGTAATATCCACAACATCAAATTCACCATAGTCGAATCTTCTAAATGGGAAGTAGCTGTTGATGACTCCATTCACCACCATCTGAATACATATTCAACTATATTCTCAGCGTTCTCACAAATGTTCGAACATTTATATCCGTTTGAGTTGACTATACATTGCAATCCACTCAATGAAAAGCATGCTATTCAGGTAATTAAAGAAATTAATAGCATATATGATTACAGTGCAATCAAGACCTCAACAGGGTTTGTCTTAACCCGCGGGGTGGACGTGGATAATGAAATATTGACTGAAGAGCCTAATACCAGTTTAATGTATCATAAGTTGTTTCCAGACAAACGATTACTACGAGATTTGGAATCTCGTGGGTATACGTTCCAGATGGGGAATGGGTTGAAAATATATAAACAGTATTATTCTAGTGTTCATCGTGGATCTGGCCCATCTAAACGGCGTACCCTACAGTCGATTGTCATTCTCAAGGATGGACGATTGTTTAGAAAAATTCCTAAGGCTAAGTGGGTTCAGTTAGCAGATCCATCGGATCAACACTCAGATACTTGGGGAACCTTATTCATGCGTAAGATGAAAAAACATGAACAAGACAGGATCCAAACTCGGAAACAAAAACTTCAAGATCATAGAAAAGCACGATTAACTAAGTCTAATTGAGTTGACCACATCAGTCCAGTGTGGTACTGTCGTAATATCATTATCAAGTGGAGAAATTATATGAAGAAGTGGACAGATATTGCACAATTTACTCATGTAGTTAAGTACGTGAGGACACATTATAGCAATCTACCAACATTGTTGTTTAGAGGAACTGTAAAATTGCACGGATCCAATGCAGGTATTCGCAGAGAGAATGGAGTATATTACGCTCAAGGTCGAAATAGAATGTTAGCGATAGGTGACGATAACTATGGTTTTGCTGCTTGGCTAGACAATAAACTTAAAGGTGATGCATTTAAACTGAATTTAGATATAATGTTTGACAGCATCCAAGAATCAGAACATGATGTAATTACAGTATTCGGAGAGTGGTGTGGGAAGGGCATACAGTCCATAGTGGCAATATCAGACTTACCATCTAAAAAATTTGTAATTTTTGCTGCCCATGTGAACGATCGATATGTGGAAAACACTAAATCATTAAATATTCCCGATGATGACATCGCTAACGTATTGGACGCTGGAGCGTGCTTTGTTGGAATAGATTTTAACAACCCAGCTGCTTCGTTAGAAGATATTGAAAAAATGACGATGGCGGTGGATGCACAGTGTCCATTTGGCATGATCTACGGGATCGATGGTATAGGAGAAGGTCTAGTATGGTCATGTGTTGAGTTGCCTATAAATACTGATCTGATGTTTAAATCTAAAGGTCCTAGTCATGTAGGTAGTAAAAAAACACGAAAGATTGTAACAGTAGACCCCGAAAAACTCGCAAAGATTTCTGATGTGGTGGAGCACGTCCTACCAGATTGGCGATTACAGCAAGGATTTGAACATGTTGACAAGTTAGATATAACTTGTACAGGCCAGTACTTAAAATGGATTGGGCAAGATGTAAAGAAAGAAGAAACGGATACTCTGGAGGTAAACGATTTGGTATGGACTGATATAGCTAAACAGGTAAATCTCCGTGCTAAAGAGCATTTCATGCAGAGTTTAAATGCTAGTATATTTTAAACTCGTAATTTTAACAATTATTATAAGGTAATACCAATGGACTACAAACGTAAGTTACGTACCCCACACAAACGACATCAAGCTACAGAGATCGATGTTGACCACGTTATTAGATATTTATCCAGGCAATTCAGACAGCGAACAGAGTCCTACGGCAGATTCACTGCAGTAAAGGGAACAGAGTTGTATGACCTTCAGGTAAATTTTTCGTATTTGTTAGACAGCATCAAGCGTGGTCCTACCTATCATGCGAGTAAGGTTATAGCTATCACGAATGATTTCTTAGATAAAATTAAACCTAGTCCATCTCGCGTCCATTAACTACTAGCGAGTCTTTAATAAATACCAATATGAAGGTATTGGACTTGTTCGGAACACTACATACACGTCGATCTGTACAACCATTATTAGGTGAACAGATCGACGTTATCAGACATAAATGCTCTCAATTTATTGTGGAGTCTAAAGGAGTGCCTGTATATAAGTGTTTGGATAAGATATGTACATTTACTAAATTGAAAGCTAGGGTAAAAAAACGTAGTGATACCTTTTCTGAGTCGTTCAATAATGCGTTTGCACCAAAACTCAGACAACGAGCTATATACGCTCATGGTGGGTTATCTGAATCACTAACTCCGTCATATTACATCTTTCCCATAAATGGATATAAGTATGTATTCAACACCCAGATTGAAAACTCTTCGATATATGAAACTGTTTATAACCATATAGACAGTGATGAATTGTTTGCAGAATTACTCCAACACAGTTACTCAAACACCAACTTAGTTGAAGGAATCAAATCTGGCTCAGAAATTTTATTCCATAATATTCCATGTTGCTATGCTATCAATACTCAAGCGTATGAGCAGTATGATGAGTTGTTGTCTATTCTGTAAGTCTTTCGTATAGTCTACAACTACGGGAGTAAATATATGACATATGTATCACACCTATTCATGCCTCAAGAGACCATTCATGCCATTATCAAAAAATATAATACCACTGAACTATCTAGGAGTCAGTTAACTGAGATGATGGACTGGTTCAATAATGAAAATGGACTATCGGTGCCAAGAGTAGGTCAACGATACAAAATCCCTGTTAACAACTCATTAACTCAACATAAGGAATAAATATGGACAAGTCAGAAATTTTTAAAGACATAGTAAAACACAATCGCATTGTATCATTGCGTATGGTAACAGGAGAAGAAGTTATTGCTCGAGTGCAAAATGTTTACGATAGCTACATAACTATAGACCAACCTCGTGTGTTAATTGCTGAATTGCGACGTAAACCAGATGGTACTCCGTTTATGGCTGCTAACATACTAAACTGGTTGAATGCTGATCCTGATAATAATTGTAACGTATGTTATACAGATATTGTCACGATAATTGTGCCTGATGGTGGAATAGAGTCTGAGTACATCAGATTTACTACAGGAATCGAGTTGGCAGAGTCTGCTAACAATAAAATTATTACATAAGGATGAACCATGAGTATAGTAGTTTACCAATGCGACACGTGCAATAGAGATATCGATATTGTCCGTAACGAACACGGATTAGATACCATTAATAGGTGTGTTATTACTCATGGGTGTAAAGGAACTCTTCATCAAATTCAAGAACGTCCTACTGGAGTTCGGGGGACACCCACTGAAGATGTTGATGGACTAGATAATTTTAGACAACGAAATATTCTGCATGTACACGATCAGACATTGTCGTCATCGTCTTGGACAGTTAATCATAACTTGAATACAGATCCGTCAAGCCATGTTTATATCCATACTATTGCGCTAGATGGCAACAGATCGACTAAGTTAGTAGATCCAGAGACATATGTGGTAACGTATATTGATGCTGATACTAGTGTGATAGAGTTTGCCTCTGCTACTACTGGGGTAGTCCATTCTGTGGCGAGATCTTCTAACCCAGCAGATGATCAAGTTAAACTAGCAGATCCAATATTTGTGCAGGTATCAGCTAATGCAATATTGACAATTGCTACAGCAGAGTTTAGTGGACAAAGTGTGATCCAAATGATGAGTTTTATTTCTCCATCTACTGGGTCGGTTGTTGTAACTCCTGTAGAGTTTACTGCACATAAGGATGACACTACAAGTGAAATTGCCTTGTTTAATACCCCTTGGCAAGATACAGATACTGTACTAGCAAACGGTCAACCGTATAAGGTACGTAGTGTGCGGATAAGTGACATAATACAGTCACAAAACATAGAGCCTGGATCTCCTTTTTTCTTCAATAACCCATCAGATTTCATCTTATTGCTATCAACAGCTCCCTACGAGTCCAGTGTGGATCATAACTTAAATTCCACAGTATTGCCAGAAGATATCATCTCATCTGGAACTGTGTTCAACTCACATGTATTAAATGATGAGTTACACGTTGATGGTATCACCACTACAGAGTATCATCCAGCCATTAAAATTATTACTACTATTTTTGGATAATATTGCCTTATGACTACATCGATAGATACCACTTACGAAAAACAAAAGATTCTAGTAGAGAGTTTATTAGCATCTCCCGACTTGTTTATGTTATGCTCAAATATAATAAGTTCTGCGTATTTCATGCCTGAGTTTAAAAACACTGTGGACTTTATCCAAGAGTACTATGGAATGTATAACAGTCTACCATCCATTAAAGTCATCAAGGCTGAGACTGGTGTAGTGTTAGACGTAGCTGAAAAACTACTGTTAGATGAATTCGACTATGCAGCTAACGAGATTGAATCGTTCTGTAAAGAGAAAGCGGTACTCAATGAGGTGTTGGATGCAGGGAAATACATTGATTCTGGAGATTTCGGAACACTAGTGGAACGATTGGAGGCTGCAGTGTTGATCTCGTTGCAACGAGATCTCGGAACTAATGTTATGGATGATGTTGCAGCTAGAATAGAGTCGCGAAAAAATAGTAGACAACCCATTTCCACAGGGTGGCCTAATGTGGATAAGATATTGGGCGGAGGACTTCAACGCACTGAATTGCTTATGTGTTCAGCAAACTCTGGTGGTGGAAAATCTGTAATGTTAGGAAATTTAGCGTTAAATTTCGTACAACAAGGACATGACGTCTTGTATGTATCTTTAGAGTTGAATGAAGACATGGTGTCTGATCGGATAGAAACGATGATCACTGCTAGAGGTAGAGAGGAAAAGTTTAACAGAATAGCTGAAACAGCAACTGAGGTAGAACAGTTCAGTTCTGAGAACGGAGCAACAATATATGTAAAATATATGGATGCTGAATCAAATTCAAACGATATCAGGGCATACCTGAAAGAATTCGAATTATGTTACAATAAAGTTCCGACACTACTTATTGTAGATTACTTAGACATCTTTGGAACAAATGAGCGTCAGCCATTTTCTAGTGTATATGATAAAGATAAAGCGTCATCTACCCAGTTACGTGCAATTGGTAATAATCCTCATTATAACATGGTCATGGCTACTGCGTCTCAACAAAACCGAACAGCAGTGAATGAGGTTCAAATGAATCATAGTCATATAGCTGGAGGATTAAGTAAAATTAATATTGTTGATATATACTTATCAATTATTATGACAGATGCAATGAGAGCTGAAGGAGTGGCAGATTTTGCATTTCTTAAAACAAGATCCTCAGGCGGAGTTGGAGAGTCGGCTCATATGAGTTGGGATCCGATAGCGTTGAAGTTCGACAGCCTAGATCGTACGTCGATAAATACTAGTGTAGCCAACACTACAGCACGGCAACCTGAATCTACAGATAAATCTTCAAGGAATATCGTCGAAACTGGTGGTGAGTTGTTGAGTTTAATGGATTTTGAATAGTTTAATATAAACATACATAATATAATTTTTAGGAGAACATAATGGAAACAATTAATATAGATAATGAAACGATTCGTGTAGCAGATTTACCGAATGGACTACAAAATATGGTAATACTGTATGAAAAGGTAGTGCAGGCAGAAATAGACGCTCGTGTGGAGTTAGCAATTCAAGAAGCTGCTAAAGTCGAAATCACACGCAGAGTAGTTACTGGGTATCGTGAATATAAAGAGTCTGATAAAGCAGAGGATCTAACACCAACTGAAGCAGCAGAGGATGCAGTTGATGAAACCACACCAGCTGTGTAATATCACATACACTAAATCAGCAGATGAAGTAACTGAACGTACCATTATTCCGGTGTCAGTTCCGTCCAAAGTGGTGTTTTCTATTGATGTATCTGATCTATCTAAGGAAGATGCTGACAAAATGTTGAAACTATATCTGAAATATGAGCAGTATCGAGATCGGCATATGTCTATGCTGTTTAATTTTACTGAGTGGGCGGATCATACAAACCCATCGATTGATACTAATACAATTAAGTATAGATCGTTCTCTGTCAATAAAATTGCAGAATAGTCTTAGTTGGTGTAGTGAGACATTAAAAAAGGCTGCTTTTGCAGCCTTTTTTAATGTCTGTAATAAATACATTTACATATATGTGTGCAACTTAATTCATAAATAACATAACAGTGAGAATCATATGACCCTAGATGAAATATTAGTAGAAACTGCTGCAGCTGGCTCGATTGGTGGTCATTCGGTAGCTGGTGGAAGAAATTCCTTGTTTGGCGGGAAAGGAGTGTCGTCAAGTATGCTAAGACGAATGACCCCTGCAGGTGGATCTATTCTCAAGTTAAATAGTAAGAAACGTAAAAAGGTTGCAGGTATCCCCGTAATAAACTTTGAAAGTGAGGCTTAATAATGTCATTTGTACGAGAGTTAATGAATGAGTACGCAGATAGAAACTACACTCCAGCAGATGTGCTGTCTAAGGTGTCAGCTGTAGATAAAGAGGTGCAGACGAACAACAATACTACTAAATTTGGATTACAAGATTCGAACGGTGAGATTGTATTAGTATATGTTGATAATGAGCAAGCTGAAGATTTTGAACAGGCTATGGCACGTGCACTAGCAGATGTTGAAGAGGCGACTCAACCAGAAATAGCTGAAGTGTTGTTCAATATGCATGACCAATTCAACATAGTTAATGTGGAATGGCCAGGTGTAGTTGAGGATGAGGAAGAAGACAGTACAGACGATGACTCTATTATGGATCCTGAAAGTGAAAGTGAAAGTGAAGGTGAAGGTGAGTTGGATGGGGAAGATATGGGTAATAATTCAGAAGAGTTTGCCGATGCTGGTGCTGCTGATGGTTTAGGTGATGAAGGTGCTAGTAGTACGCTAGATGCTGTAATCCAGATGATGGTAGCTGATTCAGAAGCTAAACGTCAAGAGGCGTTAGCTCGTGCTGCGGAGGCTCGTGCAAAAGAGGCTGAGGCTGCTGCTAAGATAGCTGATGGAAAATTGCGTGCAGAGGAAGAGGTGGCAGATATGGAAGCTTATTATGACACCAAGAATCAGGAACAGAAAGAGGCTAAGAAACTAGCCAAACTGGCAAAATACCGTCATGATGCAAAGGCTACTGATATGGAAAACGATCCTATGGATTATGGTGAGTTGCAGGGTGTTCAAGGGGAAGAAGATATGCAGGGGTATGATACAGCTAATAGAGATACCACAGACCCTGTCATGCCTCAATCAGATGGGGATGATGCCAACAGCGATACCGAGGATGAGTCACCCTTAGATGGAGAGTTAGATGATTTTGGGGTGGAGAACGAAGAAAGCGGAGCTAGTGCCGATGGTCCTGGAAACGTTAACAGACAATTTAAAGAGATTGAAGACGCCATTAAATATCTGCATTCATTACAAGTACAGAAACAAGCGGTGAATAATTAATATGAATAACATGGAATTTACTGCAGGTACAGATCCTGTACGACAGGAACGTTCAAACGAAGGTGCAGATGCTCTCATCCAGGGGATCTTAACTAATATTTTAGGAGCTTCTCCGTCTGCAACTAGTAGAATATTGAACATGCTCAACTCCAGCGGAGAAGGAATGGCTGTGCGTCAACATGTAAAGGTATTGTCGTTGACTGCACATTCCAAGTTAAATCAAGTGTTAGATATGTTGGATTCCCCAGATGATATGGATGATATGGATGATATGGATGATATGGATGATATGGATGATATGGATGATATGGATTCCCCAGACGATATGGACGATATGGATGATATGGATGATATGGATGATATGGATGATATGGATGATATGGATGATATGGATGATTCCCCATTGTCTGGACCAGATGACCCACGTAATCCCAATATGATGGATCATTCTGGATTGCGTCCCCAGGATAATTCTTCTTGGAATCCTGAGGATAATCTCGATGATAGTCGACGTGACAGAATGAGAGCTCCAGATGTGGCTGACGTAGATGACTACTCAGCTGAAGCTAGACAAGATCGCATACGAGAGTCTAAGTCGTTTATTGGGTATCTGTTGAATGAAATGAACGATGAGAAAGTAGATGCTGAGTTGGCAGCAATGGGAGATGATACAGATGCTGATCTAGATCCAGCAACGCTGCGGAGAGTGCAACAGGCACAAAAAAGTGGAAATACAGACGCTGCAAATAAATTACGCCAACAGGGCCTCCGCAGGAAGCGAGCTTCAACTCCAAAGCAGCCTGAAAGTCCAACTTCGTTACAAGTAATGAGGAAGAAGCAGGAGTTGGCAGATGCGGTCAAACGTGATAGAGCAGCCCAACAACGGAGATCCCAATGAGTTTAATAACATATTTACACAATAACAGTGCTGATGTTGAGATTATCAGTGATTATGAATACAACAATCTGGACGAAGGAGCTCAACGGGCTTTTCGTAGAGTAGCAAATAATATTACACAGTATTATCGGTGCACATCTGGTCCAAAAAAAGGTAAATTGGCTAGTGATCCATCTAAGTGTGGTCAACGGAAAGATCCAGCCAAAGTACGCCACGGAAGACGTGTTGCTAAACAAAAAGGTGCTATTAGAGTGCGAAAGACTATTGCTAGAAAACGTACTCAGGTGTCTAAACGAGTGACCAAATTGAATAGAGTGTTAAAAAGCAGACGGGCTGGCGGAACGAGAAAGCCCAAGAAACTTGGAGAATCGTTTATAGAATACTTAATCAACGGTGCACTCATCAACGAAAGTAAAAAACATAGAACAGATGACAGTATACCTACTCGTCAAGAAATTATAGACGATGTAGTTGAGCATGGTCCTGATTCCGAATGGTTGTTTCTTATACCATATAAAGATTTAGAGCAACTAGTTACCTCAGGAAAATTGGACGAGGACATATACATGCATTGGGATAATGTCCAGGAAGATATGAGAATAATGCGGGCTGATGCTGCAGCTGAGTTCGGAGAGTCTGTAGTGGAGACCACTGTGGATATGATAATGGAGAGTATCCACTCAGAGGGAGATATGACTAAGTTTATGCACGATATTAAAATGGCAACTGATTTAAGTACAGTACTTGACGGTCCTAGATTAGATCACATTTTACAAACTAATGGATATAGTGATAAACAAATTGTCGATGTTGCACAAGTGAGGTACAAAATTGAAGGTACTACAGTATCACTTATTGTAACTTTTCGGTATAAAGATGGCACAGAGCACGATAAACATGGTACAGTGTATTTAACGAGCGATGGCAGACAATGGAACGCAAAACTCTAATATGTTTAATCATATAAACACACCAGAGTTTGTTGAGTTAGATGCAAAAATAAAACGTGGTCAACGTTGGTATACTACTCCAACAGGTGATCAATACCCATCTGTTACCACAGTATTGAGTAATCAGAAGAAGGCTGGGTTAGAAGCTTGGAAGCAAGCATTAGGTCCGAAAAAAGCCCTACGAGAGACCGCACGTTGTGCTGATAGGGGTACTGCCGTCCATACCATGATTGAAAACTTCATTGAAAACATGGAAATGCCAGACATAATTAAAGACCAGGAATATTCTAATGTTCGAGTGTTCAACCAGATGAAGACTCGGTTGAAAAAGATAAACAATGTTAGAGTTCAGGAAGTTCCATTATACAGCAATCGATTAAAACTTGCAGGTAGGGTAGATTGTGTAGCAGAGTATAATGGAGTACTATCCATAATAGATTTCAAGACATCGAACAATACTAAATATGGCGATATGGTTGAAGACTATTTTTTACAATGCACTGCATATGCAATAATGTATAGTGAAATGTTTGAAGAGGCTATTGAAGACATTGTTGTTATAATTGGTGTAGAAAAAGGATTAGCTCCAATGCTATACCGAAAAAAGATAGACAATTATGTTGCACCATTACTGAAACGTATTCGAACATTTTATAACGAGAATTAATATGAACATTATTGAAAAAGTCCAGGGATCCGCTACTAGTATAAGTTATAGTGACATCACACACCTGGAGCAAACGTTTCGCCAAAAAGGGTTAGGAAAGTTTCCTGAAAACATCTTGGTTCAAGGGATCAATTATCACTATCATGAATCTACTAACTATGGTTGGGAAGATTTGATTCAAGCAAAAAAGAAAGCTATATCTATTTTTACAGTAACACCATCCAAAGATAACTTAGCCAGATTTAAGCAATTTGAGACAGAGGATGCAGATGATGTGAACCATCCAAAACGACGATTAGTGTTAATGTGGGATGTCAATCGAGACATGAAAATTGTTCCTACTGCTGCCAGATTTATGACAAGATATCGTGAGATGCATGTCTCTTCACATGGATTTAATGAAAGTATAGAGTTAGGATTTACTGGACAAATTGTAATTAATAATATCAACGGAAACCAACCAATTCCGTGTAAAATAGATACAGGAGCAGATATGTGCTCATTGCATGCAGAGAATGTAGATATTCAAAATGGTTCTGTAACATTCATTATTAACGGAAAACAGTATAGAATGCCAGTGTCTGGGTCTCAAACAGTAAAGCAAGCTGATAGCAATCAGGAAACAAGACCCACAGTGAAGTTTGATATAGAGCTGTCTGGTCAGACTATTTCGGGTGTGGAGTGTAATCTTAATGACCGTACTGGAATGTCCCCTATGTTGGTTGGTAAGAATTTGTTAGCTAAGGGTGATTTTATCATCAATACAAACTTAACTGAAGGGTACGTAGAACCTCCGATGACAGAAGATGATTGGTCTCATATTACTGCATTGTTGGAGCATGTGACAGCTCCAGAACCAACCCATGTATCGAATGTTCACCAAGAAGATATTGATAATATTTTACATTATATGTTAGAGACTGATTGTTCTATGAAAGATTTGATTTATTATATTCAATTGAATGCTATAACCACACTAAATGAAGATGTGACATATTAATGAATAAGTCTCCATTCGTGGTGTTAGATAAATTTATATCTCCATTATTATGTGAGGAGATTGTAGACGAAGTTGGATTCGCTCCTGCAGACTACGATCCAGATAGTAAGCGAGTATCTCCACAATCATCATATGACGAAGAATTTGAAAAGATTATTTTCGAGCAGGTAACTCCATATATTCCGTCACTGGAAGAGTATTATGAGTTTAAATATAAAGGAACAGAACGAGTAGTATTCGAACGATACCAACAAGGTGCATATCGTCAACCTCAATGTGAAAGTAGCGAATTTTTAACTAACCGTTGGGTTAAAACTAAATTGAGAGATTTTTGTTGTGTGCTGTTTTTATGTGATTATAATGATCAACCGCCCTTTGATGATGAATTTGAATGTTACGGTGGAAAGCTGGAATTTATAAATCATCAGTTTGGATTTAATCCAACTAGAGGTACTATGATTGTATATCCTAGTGATCCTAGATTTACCAACGCTACCACTGAAATATTTGCTGGATGTTTATATCAAGTTAGACTCCACATCGCTGCAGATACTCCCTACATATACAATCCTAAACAATTTCCTGGTAACTATACAACGTGGTTTTAACAGCATCATATGAGAAAGCTGACGACTGAAGAGTTTATAGCTAAAGCTGATGTCACACACCATGGCAAGTACATTTACGACTCAGTAGTATACACTAAAAGTACATCAAAAGTCGCTATAATATGTCCAAAACATGGAACGTTTAATCAACGAGCAAGTGCACATTTGCATGGGAGTGGATGTTTGGAATGTGGTGGATGTAAACAGAGTAGTACTACTGAGTTCATTGCTAAATCCGAAGTAATTCATTCAAATAAATACAATTATACTCTAACCAAATATATCAATACTCATTCTAAAGTGAATATTACATGCGATATCCATGGAACATTCAGTCAGAGACCTAACGACCATCTAAAGGGGAATGGATGTCCTCAGTGCTGTGCTAATGTCAAATTGTCTACTTCAAGCTTCATTACCAAATCTCGTCAAGTACATGGAGATAGATACGATTACAGTAACTCAGTATATCAATCCAACAGTTCACCCATTATCATTACCTGTTCCATTCATGGTGATTTCCTTCAACGACCCAGCGTGCATTTGGACGGATGTGGCTGCTCATACTGCAATAAAGTTGGAGGATATAGTAAAGAAAAACTCACATCATATCTGACGTTAGGGCAACGAATGGGAAGTTTGTACCTGGTGTTGCTCTCCAGTAACGACGAACAGTTCTACAAAGTTGGGATATCCTCCACTGTTAGTCATAGGTTAACATACATGTCTTCTACATATACTGTTGAGACAATTAATATAGTTAATATGATGCTAATAGATGCATTCAATCTGGAGCAAAAAATATTATCAATGTTCACTCCATACTATCCTACTAACAAATTTGGTGGCCACACAGAATGCTTGGTGTTAACCGATGATGATGTAACTAACGTTATGAAGATAATGACCTGTTATGCTTAGATTTTTTCAGTTTGGTGGATTATTATAATTAACAATCACCCTCGATTATAAATATAGATACTGCTCATAACTAATGGAGCAATTTCAATCTTTTAACTAAGGGGTATTTCAAAAATGATTGTAGACGGTATTAATCTCATCGATGGGGTGATCAAGAACGCTGCTGTAGAATCCGGCATAACTCTTCCGCTCACTAACCTAGATACAGGACGTTTATTTTATCTGTCACAAATTGACGGGATTCATTCCCCAGGTCTGTACGTGTACAATGGTACTGATTGGGAAACATCTGGTCAAGTTGGCGATATTACTGGCGTAGTTGCTGGTACAGGATTAACTGGTGGTGGTAACACTGGATCAGTTCAATTAGATATCGACCCAGCGGTCGTTGCTACTATTGCAGTAACAGATAATTTAAATTCAACAAAAGTGAATAAAACAGGGGATCTCATGTCTGGAGCGTTAGACATGGGTACGAACGGAATTGTCAACCTATCAAGTCCCACATTGAGTACGGATGCTGCTAATAAGCAGTATGTTGATGCTGCATTGGGTACAGTGGATTTATCAGGTAAAGTTAGTATAGCTGGCGATACCATGACAGGATTTTTATGGTTCCAGGCTGGTGTTGGATTGTATTGGTCGGACAGTAATTTAACAGTGCTACCAGATGCGAGTAGTGCGGGAGGCTTAGTCGTTGCTACCAGTGTAGCAGCAGCGATTCACCGGTTTGTCGTAGCTGGGGTGGACACTCTGAAAATATCACAAACTGCTGTTACTGTGGCTCCAGGAGTAGACTTAATATTAAATACAACTCCTGTATCAGATCAACATGCAGCAAATAAATTATACGTCGATAATGCTGTACTTGGGGTGGATTTATCATCACGAGTTGCAAAAACTGGCGATTCCATGACTGGGTCATTATCGTTTCAATCAGGTACTGGTTTATCTTGGCCATCAAACAGTGTGACATTGTTGCCTGATGGTGGTTCCGGTTTGGTAATTTCAACAAACTCAGTAACAGCTTCTCATAAATTTGCGGTGGGTGGTTCCGTTCAAATGGCCATCTCGTTAACTGACGTGTCATTAGCTGCTGGTGTGAGTCTTACGCTTGCACAAGATCCTACACTAAACCTACAAGCTTCGACAAAGCAATACGTTGATAATGCAGTGCTAGCAGTAGATCTATCGTCACGTGTGGCTAAAGCTGGTGATGCAATGACAGGCAGTTTGAGTATGGGTACCAATAGTGTGAGCTTTACAGGTGTTGGTGCTGCGGGGGTTGGTGGAGAGCTTTCCTTTGTAGGGGCTTCAACTACAGTATACGCTCCGTCTGTGGCTGGAGGTTTGACGTTTGACGCGCCCGCAACTGGATCATTCGTCAATGTAGTCAATGCTAATGCTATCACTACAGTTGATACTGGCGGATTAACTATTAACTCAGGGAATATTACACTAAATGCAGATCCAACTCTAGCGTTACAAGCTGCTACCAAACAGTATGTAGATGGTAGTGTGGTGAATATCACTGGTAAGGTGAATGTTGCAGGCGACACAATGACTGGTGCATTAATTCTTAATGCGGATCCTTCAGTTGCATTAGGAGCTGCTACTAAACAATATGTTGATGCTGCTGAAACAGCTAGCGTTACTAAAGCTGGCGACACAATGACTGGTGCATTAATTCTTAATGCGGATCCTTCAGTTGCATTAGGAGCTGCTACTAAACAATATGTTGACAGTGGAATTGGAGGAATCAATTTATCAGGTCTAGTTGCTAAAGCTGGCGACACAATGACTGGTGCATTGACGCTTAATGCTGATCCTATCAACGATTTACATGCTGCTACAAAAAGATATGTTGATGGTGTTGCTACAGGACTAGATGTAAAAGCCTCTGTGCGTGTAGCTACCGTTGCTAATATTACATTATCAGGAGCACAAACAATTGATGGCGTCGCTGTAATAGCTGGTGACAGAGTTCTTGTAAAAGATCAATCGATTGGATCACAGAATGGTATATATGATGCTGCATCTGGTGCTTGGATTAGATCTTCGGATGCCGATAATACCCCAGCTAATGAAGTAACGTCTGGAATGTTCACTTTTGTAGAAGAAGGTTTATTGAATGCGAGTTCTGGTTGGGCATTAGCGACTGCAGATCCAATCACATTGGATGTTACATCATTATCGTTCTCCCAATTTAGTGGAGCTGGACAAATTACCGCTGGAACGGGTATATCAAAATCTGGTGATACACTAAGTTTAGATACTGGCAACAGTAGAAACGTAGACCACTCAACAATCGATATGATCGCTGGCACCGGTATGACTGGTGGTGGTACTATCACAGGTAACAGAACATTTAATGTGGTCGGTGGGAATGGTATTGTAGCTAACGCTAATGATATAGCATTGGATACAGGTAATGTTCGTAATGTATCTCACAGTGCTGTGTCTATAGTTGCTGGTAGTGGTTTATCTGGTGGTGGTGATATTACTGCATCCAGAACACTCAATATCGGTGCTGGGACAGGTATTACTGTAGCTGCTAATAGTATTGCGTTTGACACAATATTTGGTGATGCAAGATATATTCAACAAGCTGAAAATGCTGCATCTGCTACCAAATTAAATACAGCACGCACCATTTCATTGGGTGGCGATCTATCTGGTAGTGCATCATTTGATGGAACTGCCAATATTACGATCACAGCTACTGTAGATAATACTGGGACTTATACTGATAACAGAACTACTAATAAAACGTTAGTTAGCCTGGAGACTGTATTTGTTAATACCTCTGCCGGAATTCTAACAATGACGTTGCCAGGAGCTCCTACATTGGGAGATCAAGTTACTATCATAGATTTGAAAGGCACGTTTGGAACCAACAAATGTATTGTTGGTAGAAATGGTGGAGTTATCATGGGTCTAACACAAAACATGGATATTACTACAAATAACGCTAGTGTTACACTCATCTACAGTAATGCTGCTGATGGCTGGAGAATTAAGCAATAAGGGAGCAGTGATATGAGTAATTGGTTAAGTTATGCACGATCTGGAAATAAAGGTGTCAAAGGAGCCAAAGGGGTTAATGGTGTCAAAGGAGCCAAAGGCTTGCTGGGAGATAAAGGAGATCCTGGAGACTTAGGTGTTTCTGGTGGTCCTGGTCCTAGTGGTGATATTGGGGTTCAAGGCGCTCAGGGTCCTGCTAATAATACAACAGGTCCACAAGGCGCTCAGGGTCCACAAGGTCCACAGGGTGGAATCGGTGCTCAAGGCGGGACAGGGGCAACTGGTCCCGTTGGTGCTCAGGGTCCGTTAGGTCCTGCAGGATCGCCAGGCCCAACAGGGTCAAAAGGAATCGCCGGTTCTACTGGTGCCACTGGTACTAAAGGAAGTGCTGGAGGTGCTGGAGCAAAAGGTGCAGCTGGTCAGAAGGGCTCCACTGGAGTTACTGGTCCAGGAGGGTCTCAAGGCATTCAAGGTGCCCAAGGTGCCCAAGGGGTAGCAGGTCAGAAAGGTTCGATTGGAGCGACAGGGGCTGGTGGGTCTACCGGAGCTGTTGGTCAAAAAGGTGGAGCAGGTCCAACAGGTAACACTGGTGCTAAGGGATCTGCTGGTGCTAAGGGGTCGGACGGTCCAGCTGGAGCACAAGGTGCTCTTGGCATTCAGGGCGATCTAGGTGGTGCTGGTACGCCAGGGCCAAATGGTATTCCAGGAGCTACAGGATCGAAAGGTCAGAAAGGTCAGAAAGGTGCTCTTGGAGCTCAAGGGACTAAAGGGGCTAAAGGTCAGAAAGGTCAGAAAGGTGCCCCAGGTGTCTAATATGAATAACACAGAAGGATATAAATATGAGTAATTTTGAAGATTTTAATTATAGAACTTCGGGCGTTATTGGTGACCAGGGAGTCGCTGGGGTTCTGGGTGCTAAGGGTACCAAAGGTACCAAAGGTACCAAAGGTACTAAAGGTGTTCCTGGAATAATTGGACCCAAAGGATTAAAAGGAGTTGCAGGCCCTCAAGGTGTTGTAGGTGTAAATGGGTCTACTGGGCCAGTTGGTATAGCCGGAGATATTGGTCAAATAGGTCCAACTGGTGCTACTGGTGCTACTGGTCCTACTGGGCCTGCCAGTGTTGTTACTGGTCCACCTGGTACGGTGGGAGCTGTTGGTCAGCCAGGAGATAAAGGAGCAGTAGGTGCTCAGGGACCAGTAGGTCCAACTGGTGCTACTGGTCCTCAAGGTGTGAAGGGGACCAAAGGGTTACCTGGTCCTGGAGGTCCTACCGGTGCTCAAGGCGCTCAAGGTTCTACTGGTGGAGTAGGGTCTAAGGGAAATAAAGGAACAGCTGGAGATAAAGGAAACAAAGGAACTACTGGAAGTAAAGGTGATAAGGGTGTACTTGGCCCTCAAGGGACTGCAGGATTATCAGGTCCGTCGGGAGCCACTGGATCTCAAGGAATTGCAGGCCCTCAAGGTCCAGCAGGTCCCAAAGGTATTAAGGGCATTAAAGGTATAACTGGATCCCCTGGAGCCACTGGGACACCAGGAGCCAAGGGTGCAAAAGGTCCTAAAGGAGCTCCTATAATAGGAGATCCAGGAGCTCTAGGACAGAAAGGACAGAAAGGTGTAAAAGGACAGCCTCAAGGTGGGTTAACCGCAGGACAGACCATTTCATCTAATGTTGCAAACACAAATGCTGTGGTTGTATCAAACGTCACTTTCAATTCTAACGGGACTACAACGTTTGCACTTAACAGCAATGCGACTACACCTGGTCCTAACTGGACAACCGATGCTGGTGGATCTGCATACAACATATCTTGGACTGTGGGAGCTGCAGTGGGTACACGCTCTCCTACATCTAACGCCAGCAATGTGTCAATGGCTGCATCACAAACGTTCAGTTCAACAGACACCCTCACAGGGGCAGTAGCTTCCACGTCCACATGGACTATCACGCTAACCCATGTATTGTCTGGAAATACTCAAGTATGGACTGCAAACACATCTGCTGAAAAACTTGGTGGTGGTGGTGGTGGTGCAATAATATTATAATGGGTATTATGTTGTTACAAAATGTGTTCAGTGATAGTGACTATGTGATTAGTTTAGCTGAACACATGGGATTTGAGCCAGCTCCAGTAATATCTCAATGTGTTACTGATGCTAGTGGGAATATACTTCCGATGAAAGATTTATTAGAGGTTAACCATCCAGATCCCTCATTCTTCAACGCAGATAAGGTGTTCATCCATCGAGGCAGTTCTGAGTTTGATGAAATTATTACAGTATGTGACAACATATTAACAACAGTATTTTCTGAATACGATGTTGAACTAGTAACAGATGATTGGCCAGGGACATATAAGTTAGATTATGTTTCTGTTGTTAGGTACAATTGTGGTGGCTTTTTTCACAACCACTCAGACTTGCTAGTTCAACCAGGCGGGAATTTTCGGAGTTTTACAATAATTGCTTATATGAGCGATTTTGCGGGTGGTGATTTGGTTTTTGCAGATCATGATATTAAACTATCCCCACAGAAAGGAGATGTTGTAGTTTTTCCTTGTGGTGAACAATACAGACACGAGTCTACTGTGGTTACTGAGGGGGTTAAATATGCTCTTACCTTATGGCCATTGGTAAACACAGAATTAAAATTAAAAGTAGGGACTAATTAATGAGTAATTTAAATGATTTTTTAATCGCTGGAGCTAAAGGTGATATTGGTGCAGTGGGTGCTGTTGGACTTGTTGGACTTGTTGGTGGAATTGGAGACCTTGGGAATGGTGGCATTACCGGACCACAGGGATCTGCAGGTTCTCAAGGATCGATTGGTCCTCAGGGTTTGATAGGTGCTCAAGGTCCTCTGGGTGCTCAAGGTATTAAGGGAGTTAAGGGGTTAAAGGGAACTGTCACTGGACCTAAGGGTAATAAGGGGTTTGTTGGAGGAGCAGGAGCTCCCGGCACACAAGGTCCTCAAGGCCCACAAGGAGCGAAAGGTGTTGCAGGAGCTATAGGTACAGTGGGTGCTGTTGGAGCTCAAGGTCCTACAGGTACTACTGGAGTAGCTGGTGCTTCTGGTGCAATTGGTGCAATTGGTGCTACTGGTGCTACTGGTGCTATAGGTACTACTGGTGGATTAGGGGCTAAAGGTGTTGCAGGAGTTAAAGGGACTAAAGGGGCTGCAGGAACGCCTGGGGCTAAGGGGTTGAAGGGAGCTAAAGGAGCTCAAGGTGGTCCTGGTGGCGCTGGAGCTAAAGGTCCAGATGGAGCTGTGGGATCTATTGGTATCACAGGGGCTATAGGAACTGCTGGTCCTCAAGGGGCTCAAGGACCTGTTGGTATAAATGGGTTAGGTGGACCACCTGGTACAAATGGTGCTACTGGAGCATTTGGTGACAATCATATCGGGGTTAAAGGAACCAAAGGTCAAAAAGGTCAGAAAGGTATTACAGGTTAACATCACACACGATTTAAAAGGTTCCATATGGAACCTTTTTATGTCTGATTCAAATTTGACAATCTACGCGTAATATATTATACTCAGTTTTTAATAATACACTGAGGAAATGAAATGTCACAACTTGAACACCATGGTTTAATTTTACCTAGCAGTCCTGAAGATCGAAAACGTTTGATGGGTGGAATAGACGAGATTATAAATTGTCTAGCTCAAATGAATTCTCAACGAGAGGCCAAGAAAGAAATTATAGAGCATCTATACGAAGAATTTGGTATTGACAAAAAACTGTTAAATAAAGTTGCGGCAACTTTATTTAAGGATAATTTTCAACAGGTTGCAGCTGAAAATGAAGATTTTGAATTGTTAGTAGAAACTTTGCGAACTAAACAACAAGCGTCTACCTAAGTATATTGCAGGGTAATCATATTGCCCTGCTCTTTTTATCTAACTGGAATACCCAATGGCAACAGAGATTGAGCGGAAGTTTTTGGTTAGTTGTCCGGATAAGGTCACTCAATCTTGGCGACCACATCGTGATATAGTGCAGTGTTACACCACAGCTGCAGATGACGCGTGTTCTCGTATTCGTGCTTCCAGTATAACTACTAGAGGAATAACCATACATAGCTTTACTACAACTCATAAAATACGTAAGACTGATATGACACGTACAGAGTTGGAACATGACGTAAGCATGTATATAGCACTTCAACAATTCCGCCAATCGCCCAATCCACTAATATATAAAACCAGATACCTAGTGCCATACAATGACTCACTACAGTGGGAGATTGATGTATTCCACGCAGATAATCATGGGTTAATCGTTGCAGAAATTGAACTGCCTCATGAATCATATCAATTAACTATACCATCGTGGATTGGTGATGAAGTGACTAATGATATGAAATATACTAATGTTCAATTGAGTGGCAATCCGTTTTGTAACTGGGAATAAATATATCTTACTTAATTGGAGATATTATGAAAATTCACAGTAAACAGTTCGGAGAAGGAATCGTTCAAATAGAGACTGGTTCAGTTTTACCTAGAGGCACCCCATTTGACGATGGTCGAATATTTTTCCTCCAAGAGATTGTTGATAAAAATCCCAAAGGATTTTACGTATACGATGCAACTAAAGCACGTTGGACGTTGATCAACGAACATAGAAGTTTAGAGTTGACACATGTATGTACTACTGATGGAATCACATATAGTCTAACTGCAGAAACTGGAGCCACTGGTAATACTTACGCAACAGTGGTGTTATCCCCTGATAACACTCATGCTAGAATTACTGTGAAGGGAAGTGGATCTGGTGAGGCAGAGGGGTTTATATTTAGAAATGCTGATATTGGACATGATGTGATTCGCGCTGATAATGAATCGTTTGAATGGATGGGTAATAAGGTGTGGCATGATAAAAATTTGCATCCCATCAAGTTTCAACCAAGAGAGCGTGCCATTGATGTAAGAGTAAATCACTTGGCTCAAGGTCAAGAAACTTTGTTTGTTAATACTACTGCTGGTGAAATTATAGTGAAATTGCCTCATTTAATCACAGTAGGGGATCGAGTTACAATCATAGATGATGCTGGAACTTTTGGGGACATTAATTGTATAGTTAATGGACGAGGCCAAAACATAAATGGAATGGGCGACGATTACATCCTAAACAAGAGCAACACAGCGTATACCTTCGTATATCAAAACGCTAATCGTGGATGGCGTGTTTTAAAGCAACTGAGTTAATATCCTATAAATACCTCATATGAAAATTTTGAGGTATTTAAATGAAAATTGATGGTCTAAGTTTTATTAACGATAGTAGAATGACTGATGCTGTAGTAGAGTCTGGTACAACGTTACCTGTTGCTAACGCACAAGATAACGGTCGGTTGTTCTTCCTTACACAAACTCAAGGAGCTAATACTCCTGGGTTATACCTATATAATGCAAGTAGTGTATCGTGGGCCATAGTCAATGATAATACTGCAGTTAATGCAGTAAATACAGATACTCTGGACAATCTTGACAGCCTCGATTTCGTTCGGTCTACTGGCTTCGTAAATCAAATCATAAATGGTCAAAAAACATTGACTGGTAGATTAACTAGTGATTTGACAGTTGCTGGGGTAAATTACAGGGCATATGATACTGCCAACAATAACAGATTCGATATCTCAGTGACAACTGGATCCGCATCTAGTTCTGGAGCTTACCTAAATTCCACATGGAATACTGGTGGAACTGGTAATATACATCTCCAGTATGCTAGTAATACCAAATTAAAGATACACAGCACAGGCATAGATGTTACTGGAACTATCAGTGCATCTGAGCCCATCACAGTATCTTCTGCAAACGATTCCATGTTAAGGTTTAATGTTCCATCTGGAAGCGCCAATGAGTGGAGTTATATATCTTGGTACGGTTCTGATGGTGCTAGAGATTCGTACTTTGGAATTAATTCTGCTGGATTTCCTATATGGGCTAAGGACGGTGGTACTATTGTTACATTATCAGATACCGGAATATCGATGACTGGTAACATCTCAGTTACTGGAGCAGTTGATGGTAGAGACATTGCTGTGGATGGTAGCAAATTAGATACCATTGCATCCAGTGCAAATAATTACACTCATCCAAACTATTCTTCAACAAATCAATCATTAACAAACGATAACGTAGTGGGTTCCATAACTACAAATGCCACTGGACATGTGACAGGAATGACCAATAGGCAGTTACTTCCTGAAGATTTGGGTGGAACTAGGCTGGTAACAGGTGGAGGAGGATGGGGAAGCTTCTTATCAGTTGGTGGTGGTGGTGTATCCTATAATCAAAGCAACAAAACAGGTCATATTCAGATCAAACTACCAGTTCTATGGTCTAGTCATATGCTACAGTTTCATGTGGACGTGTTCGATTATATAGCAGACAAGTTAGTATCCTTCCATATCGCAGGATATAACTATGCTGGGTCATTATCCTGGAACAGAACATCAGTTCACCAAACTGGTGGAATTAGTGACATTCCTGTATATTTTGGTGACGATGGAGTTAACGCCTGCATATGGATAGGATCTCCAGCGTATGTATGGCAGTATCCCAAAGTTATTATCAGAGATGTACTCGTAGGGTTTACTACGGTAACCAACGCTACCTGGAAAGATGGTTGGAGCGTGACTGTTAACACCACACCACGAATTACTACTAATGTAACTCATTCTAACCCTCAAGGATTTGGTCCTCGTAAAACAGATACATCTGCATTTGCAGGTCCGGTGACTACTGTGGGCAAATTGACGGTGGGCACCGAATTATCTAGTCCTGTTATGTACACTGGGACTTCATCTTCTTCCAATGGTTATTTCTATTCTGATATTCCTGGAAGAACATCCTTTCGCAACGGAGATTTTTACATACAGAATACTGTTATTAACTCTTTTAACTATGCCACTAACCAGTATGTAGGTAACGTTAGTGGATCTACTATTAGATTTAGAGGAAACACTTTAACTGCTGATAACTGGGGGATTAACACTAGTGGAGTAGCTACCTTTGCAGGAGCTATAGTTGGTGATACGATTAACGCAGGAGATGTTGCTGCAACTGGTGGTGGTGTTGGATTGCAAATTAAATATAATGGTGCAGATATACTAAACTCATTTGGTGCGTCGTATTCTACTGGCGATACATTTATTGGGAGAGGGTTGCGTAGTTCAACTACGACTGCGGCTACATATACATCGACAACTGCAACTAATGCAACAAGAGGGTTAGTTGAAGTTAGCGACAAGATAATATTTAGGAATGCACCAATTTCTAATGCTACTGTAGGTTCTGTTGTATCTACTACAGAAAGATTTAGAATTGATGCCAGTGGGAATTTGACCTTGACAGGGACTGTTGATGGAAGAAATGTTTCAGCAGATGGCAGTAAATTGGATACTATAGCATCCAATGCAAACAACTATACTCATCCAAATTACTCAGCAACAAATATCAATACATCTGGGGCGACGGTAGTTGACATTATTACAACAAATTCGACAGGGCATGTTACTACGTTAGGCACACGTACTTTAACAGCAGCAAATATTGGTGCAGCCACTAGTGGTCATACCCATACTACAATTACCCCTGTGGATGAATCTGTGGACACAATTTGCTATCCTGCCTTTTTCAATACTGCTACTGGCAACCAGGCTATTAAAACAGGTACAAATTTAACATTCAACGCTTCGTCAGGCCAGTTGACAGCTACTATCCTAAATAGTTCAGATAGAGCGCTAAAGAAAAATATAACTGACTATGTCGGTTATACCACATCTGGGATCCAAGCAAAATTGTATGAGTTTAAAGATTCATCTAAAGGAGGCCCTGGGATAAAGGTAGGGTATATCGCTGATGAGGTTGAATTAGTCTTACCAGAGGCAGTATCTGGTACTCCAGGCAACCAAGCGGTGGATTATACGATGGTTCACACTACAAAAATTGCAGAGTTGGAACGTCTTGTGGAACGTCAACAACAACAGATAGACAATTTAATAAAGGTATTAAATGACTCAATTAACTAACGCTGTACTAGATACATTATTCGAACCAAGAGGGGCAACAACTAAGCGTGCTGATATTGGAATTCAGACAAATGGTATTGATATATCTAACAGATATATGCAACCTAGTCAGGGCGGAACAGCAACTGCAACAGCAACAAATATAATGAGCAATGGATTGGATATTGCCACATTGTTTACTCAAATTGGTACTGTAATCAATCAATCTATTACGTGGGTTGGTTCTATATCACTGAGTGCTACAGGGACCACGTTGGCTATTGTGAATTTCTCATTAGGGTCAGATGGTACTACTGCACAAACAGGCACCGGCACTACAGTTGGTGATTGGTTGACTACAGTGGGTGCAGGGAACGGGTCATTATATGAATGTCGTGCTTCCAGTATTTCCGGTAGTGTGTTGAGCAGTGGCCCCACAGTGTTTACTCCAATCAGCTCCAATGTGTTGTTTAGTTTAAATGGTAACTCTACTAAGTCCACATCATTTAATGTTGATATAAGAGAAATAGCAAACCCAGCGAATACGTTCACGCGTGCTTGTACATTGAGTATAACAGTTACCGGTGGCGGCTTCGGAGGGGGGCTTTAATATACTAGTTTACTGTGTATTAATACCAATGTATGATGTATTAATACATAGGAGAACAGTAACTTGAGTTATATTTCAGCTTGGAGAAAATTAAATGACGTGATAGTTTGGGAGCGAGATCCAGACGGGAAGCGTTATAAAACTACCTACCCAGGAATATTTGAGTTTTACTCCAAACATGTAGGTGGTTCGTATGCCAATATATATGGTGACAACTTAATTAAACACGAATTTAAAACGTGGTTTGATATGCACTCAGCTAAAAAACAATTCACTGAACGAGCGGAATTGTTATATGAGTCAGACATATTACCAGAAATGAAAGTACTGTCAGAACACTATTATCAGGCAGAACCTCCTAAACTTCACTATACACTGTGGGATATCGAAGTTGATTATGACCCATCCCTAGCATATGCAGATACAGCAATTGATAATGCAGTTGCTCCCATAAACGCAGTAGCAATACATCATAAATGGAGTGGTGAATCCATAGTAATAGCTGTTCCTCCACCATCATGGACTGGATCATTAAAAGAATCTACCGAGAAACTTAGTGATCTAGCTACAGAAACCAATACAACTATACTACTAGTAGCAACAGAGGCAGATTTGATAACCACATTGTTGGATGAATTTGAGGGCTCTGATGTTATTAGTGGGTGGAATTCATCCTGGTTTGACACCCCATATTTAGCGAAACGAGTATTATCAGTGCTGGGACCAAAAGCGTTTAACCGACTATCATTTGCTGGAGCAGGCAAACCTTCTTTTAGAACAGTTGAAGTTTTTGGACAAGAGCGTATTACAATCGATTTAAGTGGGCGCATTAGTTGGGATTACATGGAACTGTTTAAAAAATTCGAAATGAATGAACGCCCATCATATAGCTTAGAGGCAATCTCTAATGAAATACTTCCAGACTTACCTAAGCTGGAATACGACGGAACTTTGCATGAATTGTATAATAACGATTTCGAACATTTCATACGATATAATATTCGTGATACCGAAGTGTTGGCAGGGTTCGAAGATAAACTTGGGTATCTAGCATTAGCTAACGTATTGTACCATTCATCTTGTGGACAACCAAATCAGATCTTTGGGACCATACGGTTAGCTGATCACGCCATCATTAATTATTGTCACAACGAATTAAATCGTAAAGTTCCAGATTGGGACATGTATAAGCAGGATGGTCGTATTGCAGGTGCAATGGTACTTACCCCCCAAATAGGACTACATCAGAATATAGGGAGTATTGATATCACAAGTCTGTATCCGTCTGCAATTAGATGTATTAACATATCTCCAGAAACTCTCATTGGACAAATGAATGGTACGTTAGATATGGATGATCGAGCTAAGCATTCTGCATGGGATAGTGTGTATCGTAGTGACACTAGGGATCCAATTACATTAATCTACGACAATGGGGTAGATGGGTGGTCCGGTGCTGAAACTCATACTGGAAAGGAATGGCAGCAAATTTTAGTTGATCGGAAGTGGGCAATCTCTGGATACGGAACAATATTCCGACAGGATGTACAGGGAATGATTCCTGCGGTATTAACAGAGTGGTTTGGTCAACGCAAAAAATATAAAAAACTAATGGTAGAAGCAAAAGACTCAGCTGAAGCCATCCTCGATAAGTATCGATGATTTATGAAAAAGGATGCAGCCAGTTTAGTTGATGTTGAACAAAGCTTGACCGATGCAGGGGTGTTAAACTTCGCGGAAAATAAAATATCAGCCAATCGTGCACGAGCTTGGATTAAGTGTAATGATGATACATTAATCAGATATTACACTAGGTTTTTACCTGCCAGTGCTGAATATATGGAGAGATTGTATTGTATATTGAATGATATCTGGCAACTTCCACGATGTGTTGTTTGTACGAAAACACACACACGGTTTGATGGGTCAGTGAAAGGATATAAGAAACATTGTAGTATGGCCTGTACTACAAAAGATCCTGATGTTCGTGATAAAAAGAATAAAACTATGGTTAAACGGTATGGTGTTAAGCACGCTCTCCAAAGTCCAGAGTTACGTGACAAATGTAAGCAAACCAACATGGATAGGTTTGGTACAGAATATGCATCCTCAAGTGCCCAGGTAAAAGATCGTGTTAAACAAACTAACATGAAGCGTTTTGGTACTCCGTGCTCACTACAATACGATGCTGTTGCACGCAAATCTGACAGTACAATGATGGATAAGTATGGTGTTAAGCATGCATTACAAAATAAAGATTTATTGCTAAAAAAAGAACATACATGTTTGATTAAGTATGGTGAGAAACAATATCCACAGACGGATGAGTTTAAGCAAAAGTTTAAACAAGCTATGGTTGACAGGTTTGGTGTAGATCACCCTTCTAAATCTACAGAGCTGCGTAACAAAGCTAAACAATCGATGATGGAGAGGTATGGAGTAGAATATACACTACAGTCCCCCGAATTGATGGATGCCTATATCACCACTATGATGGATGTGTGGGGAACGTCAAACCCACAACGGATTCATTTAGTAGGAGATGTACTGGATAACTTAAATAACCCTGATTGGTTATTCGATCAACACTATACCCAGAGAAAATCAATACTCCAAATATCTAAGGAATTGCAAATTACTAGAGAGACTTTAAGTAGATGGTTTTCCACTCATAATATAACTATACAACAACGTGGATATTCGGTATCATCTGAAGAACAGGAATTGATTGATTTCATAACAACTAATTATACAGGAACAGTAATAACAAACAATAGATCTGTGATACACCCACACGAATTGGATATAATATTACCAGATATCAATGTGGCGTTTGAATATTGTGGGTTATATTGGCATTCAGATGTACATAATCATATTACCCACAATTATCATAAAACTAAGATGGATGCATGCACTGACGTTGGGTTGACATTATATACAATTTTTTCTGACGAGTGGTGTATAACTAAGGATATAGTAAAATCTAAGGTATTACATCTCATTGGTTGTTCAAAGGTGCAGCGAACATATGCAAGATTATGTGGAGTTGTATCTGTAGATACACAAACTAAGAGATCTTTTTTTAACAAAAATCACATTCAACGAAGTGGTCCAGGATCTATTACCTACGGGTTAACATACAATGATGAAATAATATCTGTAATGACTTTTATCAAAAAATCAGATAATGTTTTTGTATTAAACAGATTTGCGTCCAGTAGGTCTGTCGTAGGTGGATTTTCAAAATTGTTGAAACATTTCAAGAAACACAATACATGGTCTGTTATAGAAACATTTGCAGATCTTAGGTGGAGTCGTGGTAATTTATATACTAGTACAGGTTTCACCTTATGTAGATTGCTCAAACCAGACTATTATTATGTTGTTGGAAATAAACGAATTCATAAGTTCAATTATAGACGAAAAATGTTACCTACGAAATTGTCTGTATTCAATCCAGAACTATCCGAGGTTGAAAATTGTAAATTGAATGGGGTTTACCGAATATGGGATTGTGGAAAGATAAAATACATTACCAAAAACGAGGAACTATAATGCCTATTAGACAAGGGTTAGAATTATCTGATGCAGATGCCATAGAATATGATAGATTGGTAGAGTTGGCATCTTACTATGATAGATTACAATACACCATGAAGATTAAGCTTAATAGCTTGTACGGAGCACTCACGAACTTTTATTTTAGATTCTTTGATTTGCGATTAGGGCAAAGTACTACCGGAACAGGTAGGGCTATATTAGATCATATGTGCTCACAGACAGCACTAATACTAGATGGTAAGTATGACATGTTTTCAGAGTCCATAGCGTACGGTGATTCGGTGGCAGCAAAATCTTCAATATTCACCTCAAAAGGACGTGTGAATATTGAAGATTTGTATGGGACTACAGATGTGTACTTTACTACGATGGGATCGAATGATAAGGAATATTGCTACCCAAACCAGTTGAAAGTGTTGACATTTGATCCAAAAACCGAGCAGCTATGTTTTCGTGACGTAAGATATGTTATGCGACACAAAGTGCAAAAGCAAATGTATCAAATAACAACTTGCTATGGCGATACTGTAGTTGTGACTGAAGACCATTCATTAATGGTGTTGGACAGTAACTCAGTATTAACTGAAGCTACTCCAGCGGATTGTATAGCCAACGAATCTATAGGTATGAGGTGTGATTTTGACGGGACTAGCATATTCAACACCACTATAACTAAAATCACACCTGTGGAATATGATGGTTATGTATATGACATCGAAGTAGATGACACCCACACTTTTTTTGCAAATGATGTTTTGGTACATAACACTGACTCAGTATATTTTAAGACAAATGCTGAATATGGATCTGATGGAATGTCTACTGAGGAGATTAACCTTAGAGCAATTGCAATTGCTGATAAGATCGGAGAATTAGCAGATGCATCCTTTCCAGAATTCTGTAAAAAAGCTTTTTGCATCCAGCCAGAGTATGAAAATATAATCAAGTGTGATAGAGAGGTAGTGGCTAAACGTGGAATTTTTGTATCTAAAAAACGCTATGTGCTCAAACTCGTGGATTTAGATGGGTACCGTTGTGACAAGTTAAAAGCAATGGGGTTAGAAATGAAAAAAACCACTACTCCAAAAATTATTCAAAAGTTTTTAGAGGATGTTATTAACCTAATATTGAATGGAGAAACTGAGTGGGATGACATTGATAATTTCATTGTGGATTATAGAGACCAAGTAAAGACAGCCTTACCAGTTATTGATATCGGATTACCTAAAGGGGTTAAAAAAGTGGAGTTCTACACAGCGCAACACATTGCAGGCGTTAATGATAAAGGAGAGAAGCCGAGGTTGCCTGGACATGTAGCTGCATCCATTCACTACAATGAGTGTTTGAAACACTTCAACGATACTGATAGCCAGCCAATTAAAACTGGCAGTAAGATTAAAGTATTCTATTTAACCGAAAAATATGGAAAATTTAAAAGCATTGCCATACCTACTGAAGCTAAACACTTACCTACATGGTTCAGTGACTATTGTGAAGTTGATCGGGAAATTCATGAACAGAAGTTAATAGATAACAACCTGGAAAAGATTTTTACAGCAATTGGCCGAGATGTGCCAGACGCTCAATCACAATTCAATGATTCGTTAATAGAGTGGTGATATGTTGATTTTGGTGGAGCTAAAATGTATAGTTCCGTATGGAGGAACGATATGAGATTAGATAACAATTTGCTGGTATTACTCAAACGAGCAACTGCTGTGGCCAAACAAATGGGCATTAGTGAGTTGTCCATGGAAGATAATAACATAGGAACAATGTTCCGTGGGATGTCAGATTTGGGTGGAACTCCAGTCATATTACACCATATGTTGGATGAAGATCTTCCATTTGGAGGTCTTGCAATTAAAGACACTGGGTCATTCATAGCTAAGTTAAACTTAGCTACAGATAAAGACGAGAACTTCAAGATATTCCTAAATGTGGATGAACGGAAAAACCATGTAAAAAGTATTGAGTTAAAAGGAACCAAATTCAAAATGTCATTCATTACTGGATCAGCTGATGCGGTGAAGGCTCCTAAACGACTGAAGGACCCTAGTAAGTATAGTTTTCAAATGGAACCAGATGATGTTAAGACTCTGGATAAAGCTATTAAAGCAATGGCCGGAACTTTTGTCACTTTTGTTAGCGACGGTAATGAGGTGTCGTTTGAAATTAGAGTAGGGAAATCAGATGTTTTTAGTTATAAATTTTGTGACGAAGTGTTATCTATGGATGGAGATGATGCATCGTTTGCATTTTCGTATCCAGTAAAAACAATCACCACATTAATCAAAAATAGTGAGAGTGGTATATTTCAAGTAAGTAAAAAAGGAATATTTAATGGCATTATGCAAGACACTAATGTGTTTATATTTCCGAGGGTGTAATTATGTTGGTTAGTAATAAACGGTATGAACAGGACAATAGAAAAACTAGTGATCTATTAATAACGTTAGTAGATAAAATAGCATCATTGGAGTTGATCAGTGATAACTTACAATATCAGGTGAAGGTGCTCAACGATATCCGTGCACGTAAGGTTAGTGATGAGCCTTGGGTGGAAGTAATTGGTGGGGACATAGACCCTGAAAAGGGTTTGCAGTTGAAGCTCGATTGGAACGATGCGTTTATTGATCAACTGAGGTCTAAAGGATTTAAAGGAACTTCAGAGAGCTCGTTGATTGGAGAATATCTGCTACAACTAAGTCAGATGATGACTCAAGATGACAAATAGACTGGTGACATAATGAAGACATTTATTTGCTTAGATATGTCGAATTTGCTACACCGAACATTCTTCGCTGGGTATAAGATGGGTGGCAATACAGATGACGATACTATGGCTGGTTTGGCCTTACATTCAGCGTTTACTACACTGAACAAGTACTTCAAGAAGTACTCACCAGACCAAGTCATTTGTACCTTTGATAGACCGAATTGGAGAAAAGCATACACAAAATCTGATATGTGTTTGTCTGGTAAAGTATATAAAGCTAATCGCCGTCAAAACATGACTCCAAACGAAGAGAACCGATATAACAAATTCAAAGAACACATCACTGAGTTTGAACAAATCATTCGAACGAAAACATCTATGATATGTATGGCAGCTGATCAACTAGAAGCAGATGATATCATGGCTGGATTCGTTGAAGCATACCCAGACGATAGAGTATTTGTGATTAGTGCAGATAAGGATCTAATACAACTACTAAAATTTCCTAATGTTCGATTAATAGACCCAGCTACAGACAAAGATAGAGAGTGCGATGATGTAGAATGGTTTATGTTTCTCAAGTGTATTCGAGGAGATCGTGGAGACAATGTACATAGTGCATACCCTAGAGTCAGGGAAACTAAGGTCCGTGAAGCATTTGATGATGAATTCAAAAGACTAACCATGTTGAATACCAAGATAACTATATTGGTTAAAGATGAACCAGTAGAATTACTTGTAGGGGATTTGTTTGAAGAGAATAAGTTGTTGATGGATCTTTATACGCAACCAGCTCCAGTTAAACGATTGATTACAAAGACTATATCAGATGCGATGGCTAATCCTGGTAAATACAGTCACTTCCACTTCATTAAATTCTGTGGACAACAAAACTTATTAGCTATAGCTAAAAATGTTGATCAATATATTAAAATGCTATCGAGGTAATTCATGAAAGATATATCCATCCCATTAGTTGACGTAATTAGCGCAACTCAGTCTGATGTTATAGAATATAACATGGTGTCGGAATCCCGTAAGTTTACACGATGTACTGGGAATTACATTATCGGAATCAAGTATAACAATGACATATATGAAGTAAGTGCTGATGTGTTGTGTTTTGAGACTAGGTACAGTGCTTCAGAAACTATGTCAGGGGATTACTCTTGGAATATTCATTCTACGAATATGGCAGTACAGAGTATATTAATGTCCAGTGATACTACCAATGTGGTCAACACACTAAAGCGTTCAGATCGTATAGATATTGATGTGCAGAGTCGATTGAGTAATGGTGACTTATTGTGCAGAGATCGATATTATAATGCATCCATAGTAGATATAGTTAAACAGGATGAAGTTGACAATACAACAAACTACATTATCAACTTCAGGGTATAGTGGGTTATTCCACTTTACCAGTCCATTTACGACCACTGTTGGTATATAGACCAAATACAATTGCCGCTGCTCCAACCATAACAGTAACCAACGCAGTATATCCTGACGGTTGGCCTATAACCTGTGTTACAGAGCATGCAATAGCCTTTGCTTCTGCTAGTGGAACATGCTCTCTCATTAAAACATTTAATGTAGCAGAGTCACACTCTGTTACATATTGTACATCGTAATTTATATACCAATCTATAATCCACGCGACCCCAGCAACATACGTTCCTAAAATTAATCGAGGTACTACGCGAAGCGCATCAATCACTTCCGCACCAGTTATGATGCGTTGTGTCCAAGTTTTCTGGTTATCCATAATATATTCTCCTTAGTAATTGTTAATGGTAACTGTGTTTTTTGTGCAGATAAATAACTTCACAATCAATTAAAAATAATTAACAAAGGAGTTATTATATGGCTTATCCACATCTTGAGTGGTTGGACCTTCAACAAAACGGGGTACTGACTGAGTGTGCTGTCATGAAGAAAGACCCTAACGGTAATATTTATCATTTCTCCGTAGCATCGTTAGATGCTATAGATAAGAATCGATTACGTAATATTCTAACTGGCAGAAACTCTGCTAATTTCCCATTGTGGGATCTAATGCAACAGGTGACGTTAGGCAATGGGGTTAATGCGTTAGACTATTTTCATCAATTAGTTAAAGTACAAACTCCAGGTGGTCAGATTATCGATCCAGTGCAGGGTCGTATTGGAGCAGCAGGCACAGTGCAAACTCCACAACCAACACCTGCCCCAACCACTCCCACAGTAACTCAGGTCAACGAGAACGCTACTAATGTTGGAAGTGTTGACACTAGAACTCCTTCAGAAAAACGTGCTGCTACAATGGCTGCGAAAAAGGCTGCTGAAGGGAAAGCTAAATAGTTAACTACACAGGATTATTGATTGATCTTGAGTTTTAATTTATTTCCCAGATCAATCAGCTTTGTGTATAACAATTGGGGGCTGACGGAAATCTCGTCCAGTCCCATTAACTTGGCTACGTATTCTGAACATATTTCACCACTAAAATTTCTATGTTTAATATCAATCCATTTACTAAAAAATTCTCTAAACCCTATATAGAACACATCTAACCAACTATAGTTGATTTGACCAAGATGAGCTAATGCCTCGTCTGAATATCCAATCCAATCTTTAGGACTGGCAACTATAGTCATTTTACGTTCAGAATAATAACTCATATTAATTATACGTCTTTTAGTCAAACGTTGTGCTTCAGCAATCATGAGACGTCGTTGAGTTGTTCCTTGAACTCTCATCCAAAAAGCGATCCCTACGTGGGTGAATTGACTACGGGTAATGGTTGCTATTAAGTAAGACACGATGGTGTGTTTTTTATGAATAAATACTATATCACCATCTTGGATGTTTGAGCGCTGCTCTTGATATGTGGACAATGTGAGTACCCTTATATGGTTGAATTGCACCAGTATTTAGGATAAACTACTAATTTGAAAATTTATAGTGTCTTAATATTGGATCAACGGCAGTAAGACACTATAAATAATATTGTGTGACATATACTACGTAGTTCTAGCAACTACGATGTTTAATGTATATGTTATAGAAAGCACCCGATCTTTACTTTTGAGCACAGGCGAAAATACTAGGTGAGTAACCATGCGTTCACGTTCAGTAAGTGGATTAATTGGGTCATTTCGCACTCCTGCGTTCTGTCCAGGTACAGTAGACTCAAGTCCAGCAAACCCAGTTAATGCCATGAATAGTGTACTATCCGTTAGTGTAATGGATGATGTAGCACCACTAGTGTTACTTTCAAAATGTAAGAATCCGAACGTTTCGGCACCACCAGTTTGGGTTGGATTATTATCTGTGATAGATGCTACTGCTCCAGCAGTATCTAGGTCTGCTCCAGGAACATTTAATATAGTTATTAAGTCTGCATATGTTATAGCATTGATTGGTGCTGTGATTCCATCCCCAGTACCTACAGCTGGAGCAATTACTGTCACCAGTTGACTACCAGTGCCATCCACGTCGATATTGAATTGATACACTGTACTCGGAGTTAACCCAGTGTCAGATAGTGCTTCCTTACTTCCTACATTAACGTCTTGACTCCCAGGAGTATTAACGTCGGGAGCACCAAACGAGAATAGTCCTATTTCATCAAACATAAAGTCTGCTTCAGGATTTGTTTCACCATTGACACCACCCTGTTGGGAGATTACTTGACCAGAAGGCTCGTTAGGATTTAAAACAGAGTTGATAACTACGCTGGATACAGTGGCACCTACAGTTAGATCTTCAGCACTTCTGACTCCAGGACCAGATACATGTTCAATAGATATAGGGTCTCCGCTGGGTGTAGCTCCAGCTCCACTACCAATTGAAGTGTTACTGTCATCAATCACTTCTGAATAAGTTTCGTGATATAATCTAGCTTGCCAGTGGTTGTCTCCTGGATTTAATCCATCACGTGGAGGATTGAATAAGATGTTGCTAGCTACATCAATTTCTGTACCACCATTACCAAATCCGATTCGGTGAATGAAATAATTAGGCTCATTCGCCAAGGCTCTAGCGAACATTCGTGCCATATTTTGGGGATGAACTGCATTATGTTTGTCCACAACTACTTTTCCACCATCTTGTAAAACCAAATTACCATTTTGTGTGGTATATTTGTGCTCTTTTATAAGACAATGACCTATGATTTTTGTGGTGAGGGTTTCAGCAACCATTGGTTATTTCTCCGATAATATTATGTTGTGTTATATTTATGAGAGAGGGCCAAGAGGAGGATTGTGATATATAAGTAAAAACTGGCATATGCCAGTTTTTTGGGTTGGACAATATTATGCTATGATAGCAGTACCTGTACCAGGACTGGTGAAGTGGATATTACAATTGTTAATATCAACAAACTCTACCATATCTGGTAGAACTTTTATAGTTTCTGCGTTGACTACCAGCCAAGCGTCAACTATTGGGGCTTTAATCCCTAGGTTATGATTCACTGTCCATACATCTGATGCAAATGACTGGATGTGTTCGTATGTTGTTACAGCAGCAAACATCGTGTTAGCTCCTTATATTAGTCTAGCAGTGCCGACTGTTGGGCTAGAGAACGTGACTGTAGTTTGTGTGATAGAGTCATGCACAATTGATAACGGTTGAACTTCTTGGTTACCTACAAATACTCTAACTAGCGGGTTGTATCCTAATCCATGCATAATGATCCATGATGTTAGAGCTGATGTTTGCTCATGAACATATGCATATGATGGAACGCCATCACCAGTTAATTCACCAGACATCACTACCAATCGTCCAGCTTTGGCTGCACCGAGAGATACTGTTAATTGATTTCCGTCTACTATAGTTATATTGTCTGGAATAAACATCTGTTGAGTTGCTTCTTCGTATAAATGCACTATAGGTGAGGTTGAATTTAAATTATGTGTTACTGTCCAAATATTAGAAGCAGCAGTTTGTTGATGTACATGAGTGTTGATAACGTTGGTCATCGGTACCCACACTACGTTTCCAGCACTGATATCTGCTGCAATAAATACGCGCTGTTGTCGGAATATAACTCGTCCAACTGGGGGATTTGCAGGAAAGTTAGTTTCCAACTCAAACGCAGCAGATTGGATCTGGTTATTATTCAGGTCGATATGGCCATGAAATTTCATTAATGATCTCCAATATATTAGCTAGGGGGTGATTAATCACCCCCTAGTATTTACTATTGATTAAAGAGCTGGAACAGCCATTACTACAACTTTACAGTCGATAGCAGTGTTAAATGTTACAGTCAATTGGTTAGCAGTGTCGAATGTAATAGATTGTGGGATAATCACTTCATCAAGTGCATCTACAATTGTTACATTACAATACTGACGTGCTAATGAGTGAGTTACAACGTGAGCCGTTGCAGCAGCACCAGAAGCATACAAGAAGTACATTGGCTTAGCTTGAACAGAACCAGCAGTACCATTCCACATCAATACATCACCTGAACTTGAAGCAGCTACACCAACAACATTTGATAAATCATCAATTGCAGCGTTACCCAATAATGCGGTTGCTGTGACATTAACAAATGCAGTACCATTCCATCGTAAGATGTCGTTGGCAGCTATTGTTGTCAAAGTTACATCAGTCAACTGACCTGTTGTTGCAGTTAAGTTAAGAGTAACTGTATCTGTTGCTGATACTGTTGTTGTGATACCAGTACCACCAGCCACGGTCAACGTGTTACCTAAATCTAATACTTCTGTTGTACCAACATCAGCTGCAAGGGAGATGCTAGAGTTAATTAATGCAGTATTAGGAATTGATACTAGGTCTAGCTGACCTGCAGTTATTGCTAATCCTGAGCTGGGCTTCAGGTCTAATGATAGAGCTGCACCTGATCCACCTGTGATACCGTTACCAGCGATCGCAGAGTTGATCTCAGAGATTCCTATGCCGCCAGCCGCTACTTGTAGTCCAGTAGATGATTGAGCAAGAGATGTTCCGCTTAGTAATAAGTACAACGCGTTTCCTGTAAGAGTTCCGCGAGCAGTTCCATCAGGTGTAAGGATCAACGCGCCGTTTGCTGCGTCAAACAAATCAATACCAACTTCATCAGAAGGTAATTCAGCGATACCAGCACCAAGGTTAACATTAATGATATTACCAGTTTGGCCTAAACCAATACCAGCAGTAATCATTCCTGCTCCAGTAAATTGACTGAATTGTAATGGAGTGGTATCAACTGTAAGTGGATCGTTTGTAACTAAAACAAAACCAGCGTCCAAGTTGATTGAACCTTCTTCAACGAATGTGAACATTCCAGAAGTAACTTCATTTGCAGGACTTCCGTCTGCATCTTGAGATCTTGTTAAAATAAACGGATTTGCAACATCACCAGATGCGGTAACTGTGTAAATACCATGGTCAATATGAGAAACGGCTTCATCTTTAACCAAGATGCGATCACCAACAGTAACCGTGATGCTGTCAACACTCAATGCTCCGTTAACTGATGCAGTTAATGTTTTACCAGCACCGGTACCAGCAGCTACATGAGCTGGTAATGCAACAACAGTTGCTAATCGAACTGATTCTTTTACATCGAGGCCTGAAGCGACACTATCTACGTAGTTTTTAGTAGCAGCGTCATCTGCGGCAAGTGGATCTGCTAGAGATGTAATGTTGTTAGTACCCATGTTTAGAGCACCAGTCATTGCGTCACCAGCTTTCTCGACCCAAATATCACCAGCTCCACCAGCAACAAGGCCTAATGTAGAACGAACTGTTGTTGGAGTTTCAAAGGTGTATGAACCTACACCATTACCAACGATAAATTGTCCGTTAGCAACTTGAGTTAGAGCAGCTAAGTCGGTAAGATTTGAATCAAAGGCTTGTACATTTGTGCCAATGGTTAGTCCTAGAGAGGCACGAGCAGTTGCTCCACCTTGATATCCGAACGCACCTGCACCAGTACCAACGATAATATCACCTACATTGGCTACTGCGCCTAATGTGTTGAAGTCGTCAAGTACTGCACCTTGAGTTTGTGCACCCATAGAGATACGAGCAACTGATCCACTCTCAAATGCGTATGTTCCAGCACCGGTACCTACAATAAATTGGTTATTAGCTACTGTGCCAAGAAGGGATAGATCGTCGAGAGTCGAGTCATAAGCTTGAACTCCAGTGATTGCTCCAGGTTGGCCATTAGTATATGCTAGTCCAGTAAAGTATAGTATATCACCAGATGAATCTACACCAGTGGTTACTACATCTCCCAGATCGTTGAGGATTAATTCTGCATTAACTGAGTTATTACCAGATCCTGTAAATCGTAATACTTGACCTGCAGAAGGAATTGTCAACGTTACGTCGGTCAATTCTCCTAAGGTGTCTACTCCAGCTGCTGCTGTGATTGCTGAGTCCATCTGTGTTAATGCATCAAGTAGTGATGATGCTCCAGTTAGACCTGTTATGTTTGTAAGTGCATTAAGTGCAGCTTCATTGAATACCCCATTGGTACCAACAAATGCTCCTAATGATGCTTCAATTGAATCAACTTCTGATTGAAGTGTTGCAGCATTACCACCTGTAGCAAATTGAACCCAAGCAGTACCATCATTGAACAAGTAAACGTTGTTCGTGGTGTCGAAGTACATACGACCTTTTTCAGATGCTTGTATTACTGGTTCAGATGCCTTAGGCAGACGTTCCACAATCACGTTACGGATCTCAGAGTTACCTTGATCGTTTAGTACGAGATTACCATTAAGTTTCATTATTCATTATCTCCTTAAAATAAATGAGTCACAAATTGACAGTTTTAATTTGTAGCCTTTTGTTACCTTATTTATATTCAGGTAAGCATCCGACGTACTGATGTTGTTAACTGCTTGATTGTATTGTTAAAAAAGACTGGTTCAACTTGCATCTTACCCAAGTCAAAATCTAACAATATTTGTTTATCGACATTACCAAATACAAAAGTTCCTTTATTGCCAACTAATTCAATAGAATCTAGCTCATACCCACACACTTTGAGAGATGATGCGAGAACAATATCGGACGTTTTATATTGTGTAATTATCATTATAGTTTATCCAAAAAATACCATATTTACTGTACCTGTAGTGGGTGCACCAAATCGTATCTCGATTGTATTAGCATCTAATATGATTATTCTGTCAGGGATAATAATCTCACCACCTTCGACTACTTGAACTAATACTTGAGTTGTATTTCTATTATGAGCAACCGTCCATGTCGATGCAGCAGTTACCTGATCATATTTATCTCCAATATTTTGGATTAGATTATCTATGTAACCTTTGGTGGCTGCTTCAAGTGCTGTAGTAGGATTGGCATTAAGAATTAATGGACCAGTCATCGTGTCCCCAGCTTTAGCTACATGTTCCCCTGTGGATGAGAATTTACTAAAATCTAGTGGAGATGTTCCTAACACAATCGGATCGTTAGTTGTTAGTACCCAACCAGTATCTGCTAGAATTGTTCCCTCTTCAATGAACGTGAACATTCCTGATGATACTTCAGATGCTGGAGTACCATCTGCATCTAAAGATCTCGCCCACGACCCTGTAGATACCACATATATTCCATTTTGAGTTGGATCTGCTTGTGCTTTTACTAAAACTCTATCGTTTACTGCGAGTGAGACACTATCTATGGTCTGTACTCCAGCGAGCGCGATATCAATGACTGTACCCACTCGTACTGATGCCTTTACGTCTAATCCTACAGCAACACTGTCTACATATGATTTTGTAGCTGCTTCAAGTGCTTGAGTGGGGTCTGCTGGAAGTACAACTGGTCCGGTTAATGTCCCACCAGATAGTGGAAGAAACTGTCCAGACCCAGTACCAATCGCATTGTCAACATAATCTTTAGTTACTGCGTGTGATCCCAACGTCGCTGGTTGGGATAATAATAGGTAACCCTGCATGGTGCCACCTGAGGTGAACAATGCATTGTTGTCGACATACTGTTTAGGAACCGCATGAAGTGGTTGAAGTGGATCTCCCGACAGCGATAGAATTCCTGTCATCGTGTCGCCAGACTTTAGTACATAGTTGTTATTTGCTAGATTTTGTTGTGCGTCTAAATCGTTAACATAAGTAAGTAAGTCATTTACTAGAACATCTACATATTGTTTCGGAGTAGCATGAAGGGGATCTATGGGGTTAGCATTTAACTCCAAGAATCCAGTCATCGTGTCGCCAGTAATATTTACAAATGCATTACTGCCACCACCATTATTATCATTTCTAGCAACGATCTTTCCTGAGTCCAGATCGATATGTAATATTTTTAAATTAGCCATCTATACCTCTACGATGATCATCGATCTTATGTCGACCAATATCGTTGTTGGTGATACCACAGTGGCTACTTGCTGCAATGCCCCTACTTGTGGAATTGCAGTAGTTATCTGACCAGTAGCATCACAGTATAGTGGAGTATTTGCAGGGACTTGCCAATCCCATGCAGGATTTCGGACAAACCCACTGGTTACAAACGTTCCAACTTCAGATATGTATAAATCCTCACGGATGATCCCAGCTATGTCGTGCACCAAATCTGTATTGGACGCATACCCTATGGCGTTGTAACCTTTGTATGATATACATTGGAATGCCGCAATATTATCCAGGGCAATTGCTGTCTCTACTTCCGCTTCAAGTTTGAGTGATGCTGCGTGGGATGCATGAGACGAGAAGTTGGACTCAGTAGTAATGAATTTACCTGCTCGTTTGTGCTTAACTTGACGAACTGGTTCCCCATCATCGTCAAATAATACAAATCCCGCGTGTACTGTGTCGATTAATCCTACCTGAGTGCCTAATGGATATGGCTGTATCACTCCACCAGATTGGTACTTCGCTGCAAACACTCGAATCTTTTCAACATATACACCGTTTGTGTATAGTTTCATCGTGGCAGTTGCATTATCAAACCAATGCAATCCGTTAACGGGGGACTGTGGTAGTGCAGGTGAATGTACTGGTTCAATTGTAGTGTGCCCAAACGTCCGTACGCCTGTTAGAGGGTCTAAATCCCAGTACAGCCAGTAGTCTGTTCCAGATACGAACGGTCCACTCCAAGCTGCAGCTACAGAGAGTCTTTCTTCAAATAGGTAATCTGTTGTGAGGCCGTGAGAAAACGTGATTATGGTGGGGTCAGGTGAGACTAGTAAATCAATAGAACTTCCACCATTTGAAGGCTGAAGAAACGTAGGATTTGGATTCGGCACAGCATTGTCTGTTTGATATCTAACAATTCCTTGTCGAAATGGGATTCTCATCTAAATCTGCCTTATATGTTATGTTTATTCTATTTATTAAGAGAGCCATGCATCCATTGAATGACTCTCAATTGATTTAGACTAATCTTGCCTGTCCAACCTGTCCTGAGTTGAAAGATATTACAACTTGATTTAGTGATGTATGTACAATCGATGTCGGAATTAATTCAAAGCCTCCAGAGAATACCCGTACAATAGGGTAATATCCAAGGTTGTGGTCTACTACCCACATATTGCTCGCTGTTGTTTGAGTAAATAACGATCCCACGCTAGATGGGTTGGGAATTGGTATGTCTTCAGCTGAAAATACTACAATACCAGTCGGTTGCTGTGGTTCTGGCGGGACAGTGTACATAGCATCCCAATGTACACTATCATAAGTTTGACCATCCCACCCCATCCCACTCAACGGGGCACATTGTGGTCCAGATGACCCATTAATTATATACTGTCCATCGTCCCATCCAGCTGGGATGTCAAAAAATGCTGGGTTATGCTCTTCCCCAGGTGGCACTACGTAGGTGGCGTCTACTGTAGCATCCCATCCAACATTTGGATCGTCATAGCCATACCCATCTTGTATCGTGAAGCACTCTGCAATAAATGATTTAGCATTTATATCCGCAGGAGGCTGTTCCACAGCAGTTATTGGGTTTCCGTCCCATTCATACGCATCAAACATTCCCAGCACGATTACACCATCAGGAATGGATGGATCCAGTGTGTTCTCAAGTAGTGTAATAGTAGTTTCATTAACAATAGGATCATACGTTGCACTAAGTACAGTATACACTCCATCATTGAGTGAAGATGAAGAAATGAATACTTGGTTTCCTGTGATAGGGGATCCTGAGACTCCAGATATTTGGGTGGTTCCACCGTTTTGAGATATGGTGTTAAATATGGACGACACATCATTGTCTATTTTAAAATAATTGGTGCCATATTCGACCGGATTCATTCCATTCAGAGGTGCATCCCACGGACGTTGAACTTGAGTGTAATCATCATCTACATTCCCAGTGACAATTTGTCCCTGAATTTGTATGGTTTCTGATATTGTGGTGAACACATAGTCATAGAATCCTGTAGGAATTTCGTATACTTGACCATTAAATACTATACTACTATGAGTGGTATTGCGAGGAATACAAAACCCATCATTATCTGCTAATATGATATCAAACGGAAGTTGATCGTATGGTTTGGTATCCCACCCATCATCATCCCCAGATGCTACAGCTATACTGATTAAGTCGTCACATACAGGGAGTCCTAGGTCAATGTTAAATACGCACTTCTCAGATATATCAACAGTGATATCATCCGTGGTTACATATTCTACTTCCACTCCGAATATTTTGGTGTGGTATGGCTTAATGTCATTAACGTACCCAATTAGATTGTCAATTAAGTCTGCCACTATGCTAAAACTCCCGTTGTATCTAGTAACCTAACACCATCTAATTGGATCCATGATGTTTTAAATATATCAGTATATTTGCTATTAGTTGCAAGACCGTCGTGCAATGCTGCAAACCAAATGCGATTAATGTGCTCCGGTAAAAACGTTGTGTATATAAGGTTCATACTCGTTTCTATATTTATAGGGGTGTCAAATAAATTATCTCGTAAGAATTGTTCACGATCTACTGGAAACAAATCAAACGACGGATCAGCTATGGATGCCAGTATGATGGCAATTCCACTGGTTTGATCGACGAATGATTGACCATCTCTCAACCCAAATCTATGGGTTGTTTGGTGTATATCGTCAAACAACACTCGATCTAATGTCGGAACTGGTGATTGCACTCCATTCACTAACTTGCGTCCAGCTACTGCCTCAGTCAATTTATCCCATAATACCTTGTCAATATTAAACTTTTGGCGTTCACGAATTAATCCCCAATCTACATGAGTAGTTTTTAATCCGATGGGGGAGTCCTCTATATCATCTCGTAGAGTATAATCTTTAGTGTACCGCAACTTAAACCTATCATCAGCTTGTATAGTATGTACAATTCCTCGAAATATGGATTGGTCATATCTGTTAGGTAAAACTCCATTGCTGGGTAATAAATTTTGGAATATTACAAAGGGAACTGGAATGTTGGCTAGCTGGTTTTCTGCACTTCGTAATAATGTGGAATGGTGACTAGTTGCTGTGTTGCTTGCCCAAAAGAAATAGGTAATGTCAGTATCAATACCATTTGTAGATATACGATTCTGTTGAGCATATCTGTAATCATATTTATATTGCACGTTTATAGTGAGATCATCTTTGACTAACGGATCAAAAGCTAACTCATCTGTGGTAGGGATGTGTGACGGCAATATAATTGTTATAGTGTCAGCTTCCACAAAATCTATTGGAATTATTATAGATCCAACGTTGACCACAGTGTAACTATGGAATAAGCCATTTCGGTAGATAGTGACAGTTTGACCATTTGAAATAGTTGGGGGCATTGTAATAGTCGTACCAGTAGATGTAGCAATATCTACTGTTAATATTACATCTTCAACTTCAGTCCATGGAGTATCAAACAATCCACTACCTCCTACACTCTGATCGCGTAATCTGGTGTACAGAGTACGTTTTGGAATGCCAGATATAGTTTTTCCACCTTGTTGTTGAGCTATAGTGTAAGTTTCATATGCAGATGGATGTACTGGTGATTCCACCCATTCGTACAAATTGATAGTACTCCAATCAGCTAACTTGCCCCAGGTGTTTATTCGGTGATCCACCTCTGGAATAATAGACTGGTCGTAATAGTGGGTGTACCCTAATTTAGATGTATCCCACCAAACTTTCCCAACGTATGGTTGAAGCCATGCAGCGTTTCTGTCTACTTTAAACATGGTGAGGTTATCCGTATAAAATGCTGGGTCATCCCCTTGATGAGTTACTATGGACTCAGCCGTGTGGTAATGATGACCTCGTGCAGGATCCCATACTGGAATATTTTTCACATTGGTGTCAGATTTATAATCTATTAACTTGACTGGATTCAGCTTTGTTTTCGCTGGATTTAAACAATATGCAGTGTACGCTATCGACCCAGATATAGGATTATCACTGAAGTGTATTATAGTTGAATTAACTCGTCTGTAATGAATTCCTTCTCGTAGAGTAGCGTTGCGAATACTAACATTAACAATATCCCCTACCTGGGTATTGTTTAGAGTTATAGATAATCCGTCTAGTGACTCTTCGAAGTCGGTAGACGGTGTTCCGTTTACGTTAACTAACACACTATTTGCCCGTGTGATGATTGGTAGATTAAAGAATACAGTAAATGAACTAGATCCATTTGAAATATACTGAAGGGTATGGTTAGGTTGACTTGCAACAATGGTTGTAGCATCACAAATCGTTGGAAGCTTTATATATCCTCCTCCAACTTCAACGTCAGTGAAGCTTATTGTGTCTGTTACTTCTGCATCAAAGAACAAGTTTGGTTCGTTAGTAAATATTTCACTAAGTTGGCCTGGTTGATTATACCATCTAGTATCGTCGGTCAGTTCAATCCGAATAAAGTTTGGTGGTGTTGGATCATCTGTTCCAAAATGTAACATTAACTTGTCAGTCTGGGTGTCTGTGGATTGGAGCTTGATTTCTGGATACACTTGCGGTCTCGAATCACCATACTCAGCTAATTTGTATGCCCAAAATTCATCTACATTTGCATCAATGAATTGTCTAGAATTTATGAAAGCTTTTACCGCATTGGTAGATCCTTTTTGCTGGATTGCTCCTCTATAGAACAATAGCTGGGATTTAGACGTGATTCCCATATTATCAAGGTAGTCCTTATGCTCAAATCCGATCAGTTTGCGTGCAGCAGATATCGCAGCAGAATCTTCATTTGCTACGTTAGTGTCAAAAAACATTTGAAGCTCATTCACTGCAGCCTCCATATTCTGATACATGTTATCACCTAACAAATAGTGGCCTCCTATGTTTGGTCGAAATGTTTGAGCAGACTGGCGTCTGAAATTGACACTAAGTCTATTAATGGATGATCCTAAAAATTCGTCAAATAATAGATTCCCTTCCACCGTGCGGGTGGATAACAGTATCGCATGCTCATACCCGTCTACGAATACATGCATGCCACCAATGTGGAGATTGTCTCTAGTAGATGTGGAAACAATAACATCGTTTGGTATTGTGGAATCCATTATAACTCTGCTAGAGGTATCCCCACGAAACACCTTAACGTGGTGTGGACTTACTGGTCTACCATATTGATCGTAGATTCCTTGTTGGTTACGGATATCAATGAACGGCCCCGTATGTAAGTCTGCTATAACTCCTATAGTGTGGTCATAATTAACCAAATTACGAAACGGGTTAACTTCGTGGAATGTGGCTGGAGTTGGTACGTCAACTCTATACCCACCAATACTGTGGGTGCCTTGCCCTGAAGTTAGTATTTGTATTGGTGTTCCACCCACAGTAGATGCCAGTTGCAACGTAGATCCAACTACATTAACAACATAGTATACCCCATCTGCAGTAAATGGAGCTGGGAGTGTTCCAGTTGTAGATAGTTGAACTTCTGATCCTAAGCTTAATGCCAATGGTTTTGTTCCAGTGATCATAAAGTTATCATTAATAGTATCGGCAAAAACATAATTCCATAATCCTAGAAATTCTACAGGAAGTTGATCAGACGCCATGCCTACATATAGTTGATCGATAAGTCTTTCAGTCTCCAACTGCCAGTTAATTGTACGACCATATTCTGTATCGATTTCACTGTATTGAATTGTGTTGAAGTTAAACCCATGATCCTCTAAATATGATGTGTACCCATCTATAAGATTAATTACTCCTTGGATTCCGGCATAATCAGATCCTAACGATGACACTATACTATTTGGAATAAATTCCAACACGTTAGTTTTATCTATTTCATAATGGTTCCATATATCATTGGTGTTTGATCCATTTAACGCTTTGAACGATCCTTTAATTGTGGATGAATTTACTGAATATAATTTGATGGATTCCGTAGATGGATTGGGTGTTGTTATGCGAAAATCCCAATCGTTACCTTGGTTCACTGGAATTCTAACACCATTGTGTCGAAGGTTTGTTCCTACAGCACTAATTACCACGTTAAGTGCGTCAATGTAGCTGTCTTGTAGTCCAGGGGTACGTTTAGTTAGTACTGTGATATCCGACTCGTCTAATATGGACGAGTCTGTGGATATACTAATTACATTAGTATCAATGAATGCCCCAGATTGATATGCTAGTCTAGGTGTCCAGCTTTTCCACAATGTCTTAAAATCAGATGTGTTGGAGTCTAATGAGTTGAATCGTAAGTGTTCAATGTACCATTGATTAATACCATTAACTTGTACTGGCTGACCATTTACTATGTCTCCGTGGAAAATAGTATCTCGGTGAGATGGTATTTTATTGGTGTCTGTATCAACAATCAGACCATCAATAGTTAATAAATTATTTCCCATTGCATAAAAAACAAAACGCATTGGTTGAGTTATGTATGCAATCTCAGCTAAATTATATCGATACAATATCGATCTACGCCAAGCATCTTCGGTTGGTCCATTGTCTCCAAACAAATATGGATCGTCTGCTGTGCTAGCTAGTGGAGCGTTGATCAACATAATTCCAGATTGTGCTGCAATAGCATCATCTGCAACGATGGACGAGTTGTAATATGGAGGAAATAGATCGTCTGGACCGTATCCACCTTCGACTGTGGTATTATCAGTTACATTTACAGATAATGCATTATATGTAGTTGCTTCTCCAGCAACTCCAGTGCTAATTAATCCATTAGGTAATTGTTTTCCTACGGGAACAATACCACTGGCGATAGTATTCCACATCAACAATGACCAACGTCGGGTGGTTCCAGCGTATGTCAGACTCCACCAGGATGGTTCCACAGTATACCCCTGCAATACCCATGGTTCGAGATGTGGAATTCTTGTGTTGTAAACGCCTTCGTATATGTCATACCATCGTGATGGAGGATTACTAATCCATTCTGTAGGAGTGTTTCCTGCGGCAATGTCATAGTCTACAATATCCACTGATTTATAATTCCACGTGAAGGCATTGGTTGGGTCATAGTCTGATGCTAATGGGTTTACTATATGATATCGTTTTGCAAATTTTACAAATTGTTTAGTTTCATTTATAGCGAATTCACTATCAGAAGTTACCTGAGCGATATCATAGTTTAGTCCGGAAGGTACATTAGAATACAATCTGTTTTCCACTTCCAATAGTACATTTGCGTGGATTGTAGATAAGTCAATTAACATCCAAGCAGCTTCCTGGTCGACTGATACAACATATGTTCCAGCTATTTGTTCAAATAGCTGGTTTGTTGTTGTATTGTACCAAAAAACCCCGTCTGATGGATTAGTTGGAGCAGAACTACCTACACTAATCACATTGTATTTAAATAGCTCATTAGTATCTGAAGAATAGTACATCCATCCTTTGGTAGCAGTTAACGGACGGGATGCTCTTGTGCCAGATGATGTGTTGGGTTGTTTGAGTATGGCTCCAATCATCTGACGTTCAATAGTGTTTTCAAATTGTGGATTGGAAACATGTCCATCGTGGTGCCGAAGCTCAATTAACCCAATGCTTGAATCCACAACTAGTTTCGGTTCGACTGCGTTTGTCAATTTAACATATGGTAACGTAGGAACCCAGTTACGTATACCCTTCCCAGTTAGTTCGTTATATGTTGTGCTGTCTCCAAATACATTGTCTCTAGCTCCATTAATCTCAAATCTACTAATAATGTGGTCGTTGATTGTGGATTGTAAATTCACTACAGAGCTGTCTGAAGTACTAGTGACTAATGTGACCACATCCTCTTCAAAATAATCTCGCAGTATGTTCAATTGGTTGTCATACCTAATCATAGCAAATTCTAGTAACGTAGCTATAGTGACATTATCTACAAACGTTGATGATATTAATGTATCAAATCCGTCATTATATTCCTTGATAAATCCACCCAACCCGTAATTCGGATTTAGTAATAATCGCCACCTGGTCTGTTCATCATCGTTGAACCCTGGAGGACTAACTTGAGCTGATATTACCGATTTGAAGTGCTGATATAAGTCAACGCTGGTTAGTACACGGCGATTATCATGTTCGAGATTATGGAACATTTGATCAGGAACTTCCCAGTCACCTGTGGGGTCACCCTGGGGAACCGTGTTACGATTTTTGTCTACATATTGTGGAACGTACTCTTCATTATTGTTGCCATGGCGCCATATAGTATGCAATGTTGGAGTAGCATCTGTAGATTCGTCAAATTCACTATACGCAAACATCCCGTTAGTTGAAGAGTCTAATAGTAGCTGCTCATAACTGAATACTGTACCAGACGATACTATTCGTTTATTAACTACAGAGTTCACTGGATAGGATGATGATTCCAAGAACTTCCACAACGGAGTTGCTAGGTAACTTGTAGTTCCATCTAGGTTGTACATATTGAACAGTGGATATTGATTTGTAGTAGTTTTTTGTTGCTCCACTAATCTATAATTCACTAAAGACTGGTATGTTGGAACGTATCCATCCACCGTCGAAGTTCGCAATTGGACTGATGCACGTCGTGCATCGGATTGTGCTGCTGGTCCCACTTCCACTACAATTGTACCATATCCTATTCCTTCATAGAACACTATTGCATTCCCAGATACAACTTCATGATAAGTACCGTATTGACGCACACCATTTACATATACCCTCAGCTCATTTGTGCCAACACTATAGGTTAAAGTTGATAAATTATATGTTAATGTTGTAGGACCTGTAGCTTCAAACGTTTCAGTTTCTGAAAGATATAGCGGGTTGCCAGGTACTAGTGTATTATTAAGAGGTTGGTCGTTTACTGGAACGGCAGGATTGTTCCCATTGTATACCCAATGGTGGAAGAATCCTTTCCAGTCGTCCCCTCGAGAAGTATATCGTATTCCATGAATTCTTGTGTGATTGAATAATGCATCGCTCGGTAATGGAGCATCTAAAGTTGCAGTAATAACATTTCCGGATTGGGATATATTAACGATGGTGTAATATTGGAATGTTAACGTATTAACAAACTCAATGCTAATAGCTGCACCTATAACGAGATCCACAGACGCTGAAGGATATACACTAACGTCCACATCGAATGTATTATTCACCAAATCCAGTGCAGTGGTTGGGAACGTTTGATCCTCCGCTGCGAAAATCTCTTGGTCTGTGGGAGCATAGTCTACCACATTAAAAATATTGTCGTTCCCTTGATATATCCAATTATGTTGAGTATATGACCATTCGTTTAATTCAATAAATGGGCGGTATTCCAGAATGGGTTGTTCTGCTTGTTTGATTAAACTTAGATTAACACCAGAAGGTATATCTGATATATGAGTCCAATGGTTCGATTTGGACCAAGGATCCTTCTGTAGTTGGAAGTTATACGGGTTTGGTATAGTTACTGAAGCAGTACCATCGTTCATATCCCAATTGCCGGTTACTTGAGGATCAATCCCAGTTAAGTCATATAAACTCACTGCAATTAACCCATCAGGGGAGTTGGGGTTAAGTCCACCCCCCATGACAAATACCTCTGTTTGATTTAAGACAGCATCGTACGTGGCTATTGCTACTTGATACAATCCGTTGTTATTTGTAGATTGAACTGCCTGAAAGGTGAATAGTGGAGTGATGTTGAACAACGCTACATAATTACCACTCAGTATAAACGAGGATGACGTCATCGAAGATATTAATATTCCATCTAATGGACTGTCCCAGTCACCTTGAAATGTCGGATCCCACTGAAGTGCATCCCAACCGTCTGTATTGGTTTGATTTAAGGGATCACTTAACTGAATGTACTCTTTTTCCTCCACAATCAACACCAGTCCAGGATAGATTAACTCAATTTGTTGAGCTAAAGCGTCTTTGGACAGTCCAACTGGTTCTGCCATATATTGTAATACAAGGTCAGATAATCCTACGTTGTCGACGTATGCCTGATCGATTACCGTGCACAATTGGTGCAACCGGTTACATATTGTGATATATTGTGGGGTGGTTTCACTCAACCAGTAATAATCTCGGTAGTTTACTGATTTATCAATATCTATAGGTGGAATGAAATTAAATTCCAGAGCGTTGGCCCATTCGTTTACACGATCTCCGTTGACACCAAGTCTAACAGACTCTCTGATGATATCTTTAAATGATGATAGGTGATCTACTGTTGCAATTTTATTATAAATTAACGGTTGCAGTTGGAACGCCTGACGGTGAGGATCGATTTCAGGTATTTGAGTTCCAGACCCCCCACTACCCACAACCCCTACAATGTTGTCAATTTCGGGTTTAGTGAGGTATTTGTTAAACACATTATCAGCAAGTGCACGATTCACATCTGTTTGATAAACAGATGGTAACATATCGAATATGTCTGTGAAAGGTTTAGAAAAGTCTGAATCTCTATTTGCCATGAAGTTAGTCCCTATACGTATAAAGTATATTTATGAGAGGGAAACTCTAAGAAATTACTGCAGAATTGCTAAGGTTGAGGGGTGCACCCCTCAACCTTTCATGCTTGTCTAATATTGATCGCGTTGAGAGCGTCGACAATCTCTATATCACTAACAGAGATGTCCACCTGCATTATCTCATCCTCTTTGGCAAAAACTTGGTATAAGTCTCCAAAATTATGTTGAGCATGTAATGGAACTAATACAGTTGAGGATATTTCAGACGGCAGTTTGGATTGAATTTTAGTGTCTAATTCAGTGTAGAAAAAGGTTTCTCCAAACTCCCATTGAGACACCTCGAAGAATTTTCTCACAATATTCACTATTCGAATTTTCAGCTGGTTATCTGTTAAAATTCTATTTTCTGACCTGACTACCTTAATTTTAGCTCGTAGTTCGGGATTAGATTTCTCACCAATCAATATTTTAAATAACCCAGGATGCATTATCACTGTATCTGATATCATTTTATTATCTAATAATGACGAGTATGCACTTCGTAATTCAAATGGTGTAGGAGCTGCAGGTTCATCAGTAATCTCTCCAGATAGCCATCTAGCATACTCTGAGTAATAACTTCGCGTAATAACAAACATGTCGTTTATATTAGTCGGAGATGGGTCTACCAGATTATATTGATCGGTGTGATGTAGCCATAGAAAGTTCAAATCTGTGCGACCATGTTCTCTACGGTATAGAGTTTGAGTGGGATCTCCGTACCATAGTGATAATATTTCTGGGGTGGTACTGACAATTTTAAATTTGTCTATAATAGTGTCTCTATTAAAATACACGTACTGACGTATAGATATTGTAACTTCGGTGCTTGGCCCAACTCCACCATTTACTACAGTAATGCTATTAGCAATTCTACCCTTAACGATAATGAGTCCAGAGGATTGTCCAGTTGGTGCAACTATGGATGTTTTAATATTAGATAATGTTCCTGTAGGATCAGCTACGCTAATATCAGTTTCGATAAAGATATGTGTTTGGCCGGTGGCAAAAGTGATGTTGTTGACACGATACAGTCCTCTGTGACCGAGTTCTGGAGTTAAGATTGCTTCGACTAAATCTCCTACAGAGATTTCGCTCAGATAATTACCTGTCACTATAATTTCATTAGTAACATTGTTGAAACTTGCTATAGATATGCCATCTTCGTGCCACAACACATCTCCTTGATTTCCGACAACCACAATATCCCCAAGTCCAGTGATATACTCGCTAGGTAGTGGTATTACTTGGGTATTAGTGGAGAAGTCTACGGTTAGGACAACACTGATTGTAGTATCTAGTATTGTGGGCAACGTGATATCATCTGGAATAGTGTCATTATTCACATCTTGAGTTATAGTGATCACCTTATTTAGATCAGGAAGTCCTGCATCAGGAAGACCAGATTCAACACGACCTATATCTACGATGTTTAAGTGGATGTGATCAGTCAATAATTTAGATGGATCGTTGCTAGCATTAGCTTTCAATATAACAATCTCATCTCCATTAGTGTTTAAACTATCAAACGTTAATACTGGTTTAACATTATTCTCATTGTAGAACCGTGTTGTATCACTCTCGGCAATCATATTGGTGCCACGGTAGGTTACTGTAAAACTAGTACCATCTGTTGCACGGTCTATTAGAAATAACCAAGGAGTAGTACTAGATGCATTTTGTACTGGAATCCACTCATATGGGTTAATCCCAGTAGATGGGGTGTATGTTAATCCTACTGGCCACGGATATACAGTAAAATTGAATACATCTATTATAGCTTGTGATTCTACAGCAGTAAACTCACGTCTGTACTGAATAGTTGGGTAATCAATTAAGTGTTTTATATAGAAATCTACTGTTGATAATAGTGGCTCAACATAATTTTGTAGCAGCACATCACTAGTGATGGTGCCAGGAGTTGATATTAGAGCTTCAGTATCTTTAAAATAGACAGCCAGATCATCGCCAAATAGTTTAACATCCTGATATGTGCTACTAGAGTCTGTAATATTTTCATAATTAGACTCACCAGCAAATGTACGATTTACCGTTCGTAGTTTTAAAATAGACGGATCTTGAAGCGGGAAGGTGTTGTAATCTCTCCCATTAACCATGCGATCTTGAGTGTAGTATACTGAAGATGCTATTCGTCGTATTTGTTCAATATCTTCAGACGGAGAGTTATTTTGCAAGGAAGACACTAATGAAAAAGTGAAATTGAATGTTTGAGTACGATTATTACGATCTAAATACGTAAATGACCCAGGCTTATCCACAACACCATTTTTAGGTATATAGATTTCAGCATCAACCGACGTTCTGTACCATATGTCAAATGTGCCAGATGGAATGTTTGAAAACTCTCCATCACCAAATACTAACCGAATGTTATCATTCTCTAAGGTTTCTATTTCATACTTCCCACGGATAGGATTAGTATTAAATATGATGTTTTGTGCGTTGGATAAATCTACTTCTATCCATTCCCCAGATCGTCCTTTAGCACTAGACCCGTCATCTAATGTATCTCCTGTATCTGGATCAATATTATTAATCCAAACATCTGTTTCATTGATATTATCAATGTTGATATCAAATGTTTGATTTGGAATAACTCCATCAAACGATGTTGTAGTTTTTTGTAGGGTTCCTTGTTTGGTGTATAAAAAGAATCCTGTGGTAGATGATCCATCACCCAATCCATCTGAGCCATATAATATATTAAAAGCACCATTATTCTGTGGTCTAACTTCCTGAGGACCAAACTCTGTTAACGTGGATGATACTAATTCCATATTATAGTTAGTGTCAGAAATAGCTGTTTGGTATGATATAGTATTTTGTGCTATCGGTTGATTTATTAACGGATACAATTCGAACAAGATATCATTGACTTGTACTCGCTCATTTGAGGATACAGTTCCAAAATCTTGCTCCAGTACTCTATTCATTATGAGAAAGAATTGATCCTTCCAATCAGAATTTGAAGTATCATTCCATTTGATAGTGCGATTACTTAGATTAACACCTTTAGAGTCAAAAATAGTCTCTGATGTAGTAATAGTGTCTAATCGTACTAGCCCTCTGGCTGGAACATTACGAGATGCTTTATATGATATAAATTTAGCTAAACGGAGCACTGATTGTTTACGTTCAGCAAAGTCCATGATGTTTTCATGAGCATTGATGTCATACCTATATGCAAGCAATTCACCTAGATATGCAAATAACTCAATAAGCGCAATAAATTCAGAACTCTCGATAAAATCATTGAAAGACTCAGGAAAATATACCTTAATATATTCAATCATACTCTGTTTGATTGAGTAAAAATCAAATGCGTTGAAGTTTATATTTTGAAACGCCTCATACGTAACTTCAAATCCTTCTGCTTTAGATATCAATCTTGACATGTTGTGTTGTCCTCGTAATACATTGTAAGTTTATTTGACCCTTAATCCCACAGGTGCACAATACACATGTATTATTGAATCATGGTTTAAGTATTCAATCTGTCGATTGATATATTTATGTCCAGTGTGGATCTTATGTATTCACCCATTTCACCGGAACATAGTGTGGTGCTATCCGTTTCCCGTCTCTAAATTGATCACAAAGCTTAAATCATTTACTATGTTTAATTCAATATATCTTAGCGTTACTGTTGCAATAATAGAGTTTTGATCATATGCAGGTACCACACTTATTTTAATTTTTTCAACTCTAGGATCGTAGTCAATTACACGATCTAATTCGTCATGAATGTCTTCTACAAGTTCTACTGTGAGTGGCTCAAACGCCTTATTTGGAATATCTGTTCCCCATCCAGGCATCATTACGCGTTCATCTGTTTCAGTGTATATGTGGCTTAGTATATCTAGGTTAACTAAATCTTGGTTCGTAACACTAAATGTCCCACCAAGAGTATTATAGTTGTGGGTGGAATACCCTTTATAGATTATGTCCATTGGTTGGTGCCTCCAGTTGGTTATTTACAATTAACGATGCCATAGTGGGCCTCTAGTTCGATCTAGATCAACAACCCTCTTCATATTTCGTCCTACATCAGGATCATCATATTCTAGTTCAGCTGAATGAGTTAGGTTGGTATCTGGATCTTTAATGAACGTGCGTGCCCAGGGTTCATGTTTTGGAGTAATATTGGTCCAGAAAGCTAGTTCAGGATCTAATCCACCCCACAAAACTGGACTAGTGGATGTTGTTACAGATCCACCAGAATGAGATAATGTAACTTTAGGAACTTCTCCAATGCCAGATACGTGTTGTGTATAATTGTGTTCGTGTCCGTCTAATGAGTTGGAGCTGGTAGCGATATCTCCACCAGATTCGATATCACCACTAGCTTTAAGTGTTGCATTAAATTTAACATTGCCTCCACTATCCAACACCATATTAGATCCTTTAATGGTGAAATCTGCAATACTCTCAATGTGGTATGCAGATGCTGCTTTTGTGTGAATTGTCCCACTGCTTTGAAGATGCATGTCCTGCTCACTTAGCGTAAACAGTTGTTGCTCTGTGCGAATGTGTAAATCTTTTGTTGCATGTAATCTGATTTCATCTTGAGATTCAACATGAATGCCCGTGGCAGCCGTCATACGAATAGACTTACCTGCGGTGAAATTAAGGTCTCCCTCAGCTCGCAAGGATATGGATTCCTGTGAGTACACATATATGTGTCCATCTGCATCCATCTCAATCCAATTTCTACCTTCGCTCGTGCTAACATATATTCTTTCGTTAGTATCGTCCATTATGATTTGGTGCCCAGTGGAAGATCTGAGGCGAATTCTATTGTTTTCAGGACGATCGTCTAGTGATATGGCATTAAACCCTGGAGTAGTGAAGCTGAGCACAGAAGACTCTAGATTATTGTCTGTATCCATATATCGATCAACGTGGAATTTGTCGTCTGTTGTTTTTGTGGGGTCTGATCTACTGAGTGAATATCCTTGTCTGTATTTTAGATCCTGTCCTAGCGTGTTGTTGTTGTCCTCTATCAGTGTTTGTTGCTCTGTGTCGTGGATCTCTGACTCGGTCCCCGTGACCTTTCCGTTGTCTTGTTGGCGTTCTGCTGATATGCCAGATACCTGATAGTCTGCACCACGTGTTCTCCACTCATAATCCTTACTACCACGAAATGCCTTGTGAAGATTGGTGTATAGTGGTTCAATCGGTTGTTCTGCAGACGTTAGTGGACCATCCGGTCCGGTGTCTCCTGTCGGGGTTCTAGTGGAGTATCTCCCGTGAGGCATTGTGTGAGGAGTTGAGTCTGGATAAATACATGCAAACCAAAATAAGTTGTTCGGGTCGTTATTGATTGAACACACTAGTACGTGAGCTCCTACTTTAGGGATTCCCCACATACCATACGCTACTCCTCCAGTCGATGCATCCCCGTAAGGTGTGTTTTTGGATTGTCCTATGCTTCCTGGACCAGATGTCCCCGTTTTATCCATTCCACCAAATGGAGATGCGTAGGACGCCCAAGCAAAGAAATTGAATTCATTCTTGAGGTTTTTGTCACTATATGATGATACGATGTGTACCTGTATCCGCCCCATTTGATCAGGATCATTGGTATTAACCACTTCTGCGCGCATTATAGTAGGAAGAGTGACATCTACCTCTTTGTTAGTAAAAAATTTATCTATAATTCCGTACACTATTTTTCCCCTTGAGTGGTTTGAGGAACACTTAATAGATCTAATTCTTGAGTGAATACTCCATGTTTAAATATTTGTTCCACAGCCAGTATAGTGTAATATCCAGTGTACCAAAACGGTTCAGTATAGGTCGATCCAACATCTACTGTTAAAGCAGAAGATTTTGGCATGCGAATGTTAATTTTACAAAACATTGGCACGTGTAGCCAGTTGCGCATTAATGTAGTGTTAGATATTGGGTCTGCTTTAGCTGTGATTTCAGACGGTAATACATTAAGGTCACTCATTAAATTGGGGTTACCAATAATAGTAATCTTTGATTCAAGTGTTTCTAGCTCTGCATGTTGAGACATTGCCGATTGAAAATCTACCGCAGTTAATCCAGACTTTGCAGTCTTCTGTAGAATACGCTTATACCGTTCACTTGGAAATATAATACGGAGATTTTGATCTTTTTGATCTGTGTTTGTTACTCCCGAGTATATGGTGGATGCATTATCAATGTTGCTATCTGTAGTGCCTGTGTTTTGTGAAACACGCTCTTGATCATGAGACCCTGACGCTAGTTGTGCTTTTTGGTAATCTTGAAGTGATTTAGTTACCTCTAATAATTGAAAAAATGCTAGTCCCATTTGCATTTTGATGTCAAATTCCACAATATCTATATTATTGCCAGTGTAAATATAATCGTATGTGAGGGTGTTATCTTTAGTGGTAACATTAATATTGTTATCTCCCAGTACTAGAGTCTCTGGCTGAGCATATCGACGAACAGTGTATACAACTTTTGCTGTGGTGTCGTTAGTGTTTAGCGTTGAGTGAATCTTAAAAATATATTTTGGATTGGCAGCTGCATCAGCTTTCACCTTTGTACACTTGTTCATTAGGTGAGTAATGGCTTGTTCAATATTCATTGATCTACCAAACACATATGTGCGTCTATTAGGCAAAAGTAAGTCATCAACCACATATTCTGGGGAATCATAGACGCCTTCCTCTAACACAATATCATATTCTAGTTTCCTAGCATCAGTATCCGCTTGATTTGTTTCTTTCAAGTAGTCATCGTATTCATTTTGTATTGCTGTAATTAGAGATTGAAATACGTATTTGAGAGTGTTCTTTTTAGGGATTGCAATCCCAGGAATTTTAAGATCCGAGAATTGTGGGATCTTAGCAGCACCATTAGATTGTCCAATAAATTCGAAAGTGTATTCAGCTCCACCAACATCAAAACTTCCCATCAGATTTGCCATGAAGAACATAATAGGTTTAAAGTTCGTTAAAAATCTAGGGGAGCCTTGATCTGTTTGTCCTATGAAAATGGTCTTCAGCACCCAGGTAATTCCTGTTGGACCAGTACGTAAAGCGTTCCCAACATCATTGATTTTATTCATGAAGTTGATTCCTTTAGGCTCAAGAATATCGAACGATCCTTCAGTCGCCATAGTAGTTGCCTGTATGGTTTCATTGTTTACACTCTTCACCGATGGTATCACTAAAGTAGACCATTTAGCATCTGATATGATAAACTCAGAATCTCTAGCACCATTAATCACAACTACATATTCACCATTATCTAATGGGCGAGTAATTACACCGCGTTCAACTCCATGATGTTGAAATACTTGGGAGTTGAAATCCCCGACATTATTAGTGGTGGTGGAGTTGTTGATAGTGCTTACCGACTCTGCGACTGCAGTAGAGCTACATGCAATCAAAATGTGATGGTATGAATAGCTTCTAAACTGATGAAGAGGATTATCTGTGTTGCTCATTAATATAACCTACCCATTAGTCACAGTGTTGGATAATAAATCCATAAACAGTCTGGATGGTGTTGGAAGTAAAATAGTTTTACCAGCAACGAATTCTGTAGTTACGTCCAATATAGTGTTGTATTGAAGTACAAACCACATAAGTTCTACATCACCATATTTGTCGTGTGCCACTAGCCAAGGCTTTTTATCACATCTAGCATCTATAGTGTAGGCCACATCGGTTTGGTGTTTAGGTAGTGCTCGACGTTGCCAGAACCCCAACCTCTCTTTAAAGACATCAGTAGATCCACCTTGGACATACCTAGAGTTTCGTCTATTTGTAGATTTCATAGTTAGAATCCTAGTAGTGTTCCTTGACGGAAATCAATTAAGTCAAATTGACTAAATTCACGTGGTGAGTGTGTTTCCATTAGCAGTATATCGATACTCATCACTGATGGGAATGGTTGGTTGGTTTCTACAGTTTGAATATAATCCACATCAGTTGGATATGGTATACTTAAACTTGTCATCACCACTGGGATGTTTCTAATGTTAGTTTTTGTTTTATCTGTTAAATTGCTATATGCAGAAAATTGTAGTACTTCAGGAGGAGAGCCTAAAAGGTCGGCTGAGTATCCTCCTCTACCATTTGTAGTATCAGTTTCCCCAAAAAACGGAACCATCCACGAACGTAATTGGTTTACCGTAGCTAGATTTTCTTCAGCTTCATACCCGTTACGAGATACCAATTTTATGCCAGACATGCTCCATGTTCTCGGGCCAGTATTGGTGTATATTTGGATAGATCCAGGTAGGTGGATTGGATCAAGAGCTTTGTATGATGCGGTTCTAGTTTCGCTGATATCAGGAGACACTCGAAATGCTACAACATCTTTGTTTAAAAAGGATTTCAATCTAACGGCAAATGGGTTAGATTCAAGAAATGCGTTGTGTCTGTCATTCCTATCTGTCATTGGTGCTGTGGCCGAATTTTGCGTAGAAGGAGCTGTGTTGGTCGATAACTGTAGTTGATCAACTGCAGTTACTTGAGATCCTGCTGTAGTGGGGTTGGCTGAGTCTACTACACTATTTATTGTGGCAATGGACGCTGCCGTAGTTAAAGATAGTTTGGTTGTGTTAGATTCAGTCGGCGTTCTTACCGATGATGCTATAATTGGATTTCCCATATTGCGTCCTTGGTTGTGTATTATATTTATTGAAAGAGAGCTTAAAGGATCCCCCGCGTAAATACTGACTCACCCATAGTTGTCCTTCGGCTCTGGATGTGGTATACTCAATAAAACCCAAAATAAGAGGATTGTATGACCGATAAACCTACAAAAGCTGTGAAAACAGTTACCCCACGGAAGAAGCGGAAGAAAAAATATCTAAACAACGCAGACTTGTTGATTCAACTAGAATTGAGTAATGAGAAGGGTCGCATGACAGAGCTATTAGCTCACATGTTATTAACGTTAACCACTAGATATGCAAGTCAGGGGAATTTTGCTGGGTACTCGTACGTAGACGACATGAAAGCATATGCCATGTATATGATATGTAGAACGTGGCATCGTTTCGATAAGAATAAAAGCAACAATCCCTTCGCATTTTTCACCCAGTGTATTAAACATTCATTTTATCAATTCCTAAATAAAGAGAAGCGACAACGTGTTATTCGTGATGAGTTGCTTGTATATTCAGGAATGAATCCGTCAAACACATACATCTCTGATTATGAAGATACTCTAAAAGAGGCTAAACAACAAGAAAACGTAGACTTGATGGATACTGTAGATATGGTGTCCTCTGTAGTAACAGACATTAATATCCAGTATGATGGAGCCTCAATTTAATATATTGGAGTTACCAGGAGCCATGAAAACAGGATATTTACTAACAGATATTCATTTCGGAAAGAAATCTAACTCAGCTATTCACAACCAGGATTGTATTGATTACTTATCCTGGTTTTGTGAGCAATTTAGAAATGATCCTAATGCTGATTATGTGGCATTCTTGGGGGATTGGCACGAAAACAGAACAGCTATAGATGTATCAACGCTAGACTATTCCTACCGCGGAGCTAAGATGCTGAATGATTTAGGGGTTCCAGTGTTTTTCCTCATAGGCAATCACGATTTAGGTACACGTGATTCTAGGTCATTATACTCAACAATCCCATTTCACGAATTTAAAAATTTCACATTGGTACATAAGGAGCCTATGGTGGTAGACACCATAGATGGTGGATGTTTATTTGTACCATTTCTGATGGAAGATGAATATCCATCATTGCACCAATACACAGATGTTCCTGTGTGGATGGGGCATTTCGAGTTCAAAGGATTTGTATTGACTGGGTACAATATCACATTAGATTATGGACCTGATATTAAAATGTTTAATAAACAGAAAGATATTTTGTCTGGTCATTTTCACCGACGACAGCAACAAAAAAACGTGACATATATTGGAAACACGTTCCCTATGGATTTTGGTGATGCTAATTTATTTGAACGAGGATTGACGGTCTACAACCATACTGATAATACTATAAAGTTCGTTAATTGGACAGCTTGTCCCAAATATATTAAATGTACATTAAGTGATTTGTTAGATGGTAACCAACTATTGATGAATAATAGTTATGTGTTTGTGGATGTGGATATTCCAGTTAGTTATGAAGAACTAACTGCTATCGAAACCGTATACAATACGAAATACCAGTTGCGTGAGTTAAAATTAGACGAGTCATCTAAATTTGTGGAAAGTTTGTTAGGTGATTCTGCTGAAGATGAAGACGATGATACTGAAGGTAAATCTACTGATGAATTAATTGTAGATATGTTAGGACAGGTTGATGATACTAAGTTCGATTCGAATCTATTGATAACCATGTACAACAATGCGAGGATCAAAAATGAGTGATGATTTAAAAATCCATAGTTTGTGGATGCAGAATTTTATGTCATATGGCAATAAAGTAACGCATGTTCCATTAGATACTAAGGGAATGACCTTAATACGTGGAGTGAATTTAGACGATACAGTTAATGGAATTGGTGCAAATGGTACCGGCAAATCGACCATTATTAACGCATTAGTGTATGCATTCTATGGAGAGGCTTTGGGTGATAGTAAGGTTGATGAGTTGATTAATGATGTCAATAAAAAGAGATGTATAGTTGGAGTTCGGTTTTCAATTGGTAAAACTGAATATTCCATAACCAGATATCGTAAAATGAAATCTGGTGCAGAGGGGACTTACACTAATATATTCATGAACGAAGATGTGGGGAAGGATGATAATGATAAATCTCGTAAAAATTTAGCTAAAGCTACCTTACTCGAAACTAACAAGTTGACTAGAGATTTAGTTGGAATGCCCAAAGAGTTGTTCATTAGATTGGTAGTGTTCGATGCGGATGAGTTGCCTTTCTTGAAAATGAAAGCAGGTGACCAACGAGAGGTGATGGAACATCTATTCCAATTAACTATACTCTCAGAGAAAGCGGACGTCTTTCGTGAAGATCAACGTGGGACAAAGAAAGAGATAGATATTCAAGAAAGTACTATATCAGTTTTAGAGAAACAAGTAGAGAATTATGAAATTCAAATATTAACAGCAAAGAAACGTATGGTTCAGTGGGAACAAACTAGGGAGTCTACCTTAAACAATTATGACCTGGATTTGAAGGATTTAGATGATGTAGATATTGACCACGAACGTAAATTATTTGACGCTGTAGAACAAGCTGAAAAAGCTATTGTGGAGTTAAACACTAAAATCGCTGCTATCAAATTGAAAGCATCTGATTCCAAACATGCAATAGATCAAGCTGATAATGATGTAACATTATTAAAATCTAAACACAACACTAAAGAATCGAAAATCAGTAGACTTAAAAGAAATATCACTAGATTGCAAGCAGAAATTGACACCCTAGCAAGTAACAAATGTCCTGAGTGTTTACAGCCACTCCCAGATGTTGATGTTAAAATTGCTGAACGACAGTCACTTTTGGTTGATGATCAATCGATGATAGATGCCCTTATCGTAAAAAATGAAGACATTAATGAAAATATTACACAGTGTATATCCCATAGAGACCAAGCACAAACAACATATGATAATATCATTGCTGGTGTGAGTAGTTTACTCGATGAAATTAAAACGATAGAATGTGATAAGGTGACTCCTTCTGTTAGATCCAGAGATATATTAAATAAGATTGAATCTAAGAAAGATGCAGCTAAACTTAAAATATCTGAATTACAAAATGCTGAAAACCCTCACATTGAGGCATTCAATGAATTGAATGAGAAGGATATCGATGTGGTAGATTATGATGAAATTAACCATCTTAAAAAATTATTAGATCATCAAAAATTTTTATTAAAGTTACTAACTGATAAAAAATCATATATTAGACAGAGATTGGTGAATAAGAGGCTCCCATATCTTAACGAGAGATTGACAACCTACCTTAACCAACTTGGACTACCATACCAGGTAGAATTCCAAAGCGATTTAACAGCTAAAATCCTACGAAGGGGTCGAACTAAGAGTTTCAGTAACTTATCCCACGGACAACGAGCAAGAGTAAATTTTGCACTGTCTTTTGCATTCAGAGATGTTATGGAACGTGTACATAGGAAGATTAACATATGTATTTTAGATGAGGTGTTAGATAAGGCCTTGTGTGCAGTTGGGGCTAATGCTGCAGTTAATATGATTAGTGAAAAGTGTAAGAGAGATAACCTCAATATTTTTACAATCACTCATAAAACAGAAATAGCTAATCGATTTGACCAAGTAATGACAGTCACCATGAAGCAAGGATTTTCAGAAATATCATGATACCAATTTATTTCAGTCCAGAAGAACAAGATGTCATACTAGACGTTATTGAATATACTTGCAATGATACTCATATGCAGAAGCCCATGTGGCAGAGTGTTATTGTTAGTATGGATGTCATAACTGATGTTATACTAGCCTCACATCACAAATTTGCTAATAATAGGTTTGTCGTAGATAATATAGATGCTACAAATTTATATTGTGCAGTGCATAGGTTTTTAGATGTAAAGGTATTGGAACATCGATCTATGCTGCTTACCATTATAAGTAAGTTACAACATGCTTTGTAAGTTGACATAATGAGCTATTCCATTCAAATCGACAAACACCTTACCGCCGTTATTTTCAATCATTGCAGCAACCTGGCCTAATGATTTAGTCTGACCATCATCGAATGCATTATCCTCACTATCCATGAAACAGAATAATGTTTTATCTGGCCTTTTATTGCTATCATCCACCACTTCAGCAATTGAATATACTCCAGTCATCTCTGGGGTAATTACATATAAACAATAATCACAAAGTTCACGTTGTTTCATTTCTTCTACCATACATTCTGGTGTCCAATCTTCTACCACAGGGTTAAAGTAGTCAATCTCTAATAATGGTATCAATTGATCTCTCCATACCGAATTGTTGCATGTTCCACCTAAAAAAATCTGCATAACATAAGCTCCTCTATTGTAATATATATAATGGTTTTACTTGATCTAGGCGTGTAATTTGGGTATAGTGCTATTTTAAGTGATAGGATTCATTTCAATGTATTTAGCATACGAATTACCACAAAGATTGCGTAATGCTCTAATAGAGCATTACCCACCACAATTTCCTAACATGATAGGGCATCATGTCACATTATCTGTAGGAATCTCTTCCACAATATGTTTACCTAAGGATGGTGAGATTGTTGTTATTGGTCATCTCACCGATAATGATTCAATTGAATGTTTCTTAGTGACAGTTGATGGGAACGATAAGCATAGTAGCGATAGATATTATCATATTACATGGTCTATCAATCGTGCTAAAGGGCGAAAGCCAGTAGACTCGAATAGTATCATCACCAAATATAAGAATAAACTATCTGGCGCTAATTTAACATTTACGAGTATAGATCTCAACCACCGTGAATTATTTTCACAAAAAGCATCTGCGAGGATATATAAATGATTTTTATTGATATGGATGGAGTGATATGTGACTTCGATAACAAAGCTAAAGAGTTGATACACCAGTATAAAGGGCTGGCGGTACAATCATTAAGTGATGTTAAGAAAGGAACCACGTGGGATGTAGTTAGACAGTACCAATCATCTGGGGGTCTATTTTGGTTAGACTTAGATGTTATGGACGGAACATATGATCTATTTAATCATTTAATCCAACACAATCAGCCATTTGAAATTTTATCTGCTGTGGGTAACAAAGGATTTAATGCAGATCCCCAGAAACGTGATTGGATTACTAAACACATCGATATGGTGTATGATAAGCAGCTCACAGTACATTTAGTGAAGTCTAGCACTGACAAAGCTAAGTATGTTCAGAGTAGTAGAGACATATTAATAGATGATAGATTGAAATCTATTGACCCTTGGCGAGCTGCTGGGGGGACTGGAATATTACATGTTGACATGAAAACTACTATCAAGGAACTTACAAACATATTGAAGGCTAATGATGCAATTTAAAAAACGTTCAGGTTTAGCATTATTATTAGTTATAGTGAATACAGCAGCTCTAACTATCCATCCAAATATAGGATCTCTTATTGGGTTAATCACCAGTGGAATATTATGCATGGTCAACATGCATACTGAATAACCTACTCATCTACTTTCACCAGTATTTTCTCATAATAAATATACATTATTATGAGAGGATACATATATGGCATCTAAAAGTAAGACAAAAGGTAGTGCATTTGAAAATGTTATTGCCAAAATGCTTAACACTGTATATAACACAAAAGAATTTTCCAGGTGTCCACTAAGTGGAGCATGGATGGGACGATCTAATGCGGCTAAACGATCTGGAGTTAACGCAGCTGCACAAGAGACTCTCAGAGGAGACTTAATCACCCCAGATAGTTTTCCATTTGTCATTGAATGTAAGTCATACCACGATTCTCCTTCCTATAACGGAATCATTCAGGGTGCAGACCGTATGCTGGATAAGTGGTTAAAAGAAGTTGAGTTCGATGCAACTCAAGCTAATAAAATGCCGATGTTATGGTTTAAAACTACCCGAAAAGGGACATTTGTGGCATTTCCGAAATTATCGATAACAGGTGACTTTTCCGAAGTGTTTGACTATGTTCTGTTGTACAGAAACTACATCATCATTAGTCAACAATCGTTTTGTAACGAATTCTCGAATATTTCTGAAGGAAAATACACAATTTAATATATAGTTAGTTGACATTACCAAATTACTAGGTGTAATGTGTCGACTCAGAGGGCAGCTGTGGTGCTGAAATCATCATGAATGGCAAAGGCTAGACGAAAATCATCTCATATTGAGAGAGCTCTCCCTTCTTCAACGAAGGTGCCATAATTAATTTAATAGATTAATTATAATTACAAAAAAGGATAAGTAGATCTACTAGACACCTGATCTATGCCGATCGTTGGGCAAAGCATATTATAATCAACAGGTATGAGAATACTGAAGGTTGCTGTCCTCATCGAGGTGTGTTTAACAATACACTAACCAAAACGAGTGTCTATAACTATGTACATCAGAAATGAATATCAGAAATGAATAATGGTCAATGTAATGTTGATCCGGTATGCCCACCCCCGCATCCCGATAGGGGGATAATTAATAATTTTAAATTACTTTTTACTTTCGAAATTGCTTACTAAGTAATTAATAAAAAGTGAGACAGACCTAGTGCAGTGAGCTTATATAGCGAATGCAGTGAGCTATATAGGTCGCGCACAGGTCTCAAATTGCGGAGTGAAACGCAGCAATTTGTAATAGTTGCAATGATAGACATTACGTTGTATACTGAGTTGAAGAACAGATTAAATCTATAAGGTAACTCAAATGAGCATATATGCATTTAGTATTAAAGAAAACTCCGAGCAATTTGGATGGAGAATATTCCCATCATATTTTACCCCTGAAGAATGTAAGCAACTGATAACTGACCATTCTAATGAAACGCCCTGGGATGGTGGAGTAGTTAATCAACCAAATGCAACCACTGATGAAAGCCAGTCTAATGTGCTCAAATCAATTCGTAATGTCACTATCAAGACTGTTACGGTTGAAACATGTCCTTGGATATTCGATAAAATGAACTCATTAGTTTGGGGAGTAAATGAAGCCTACCAATTTGAACTGACTGGATTTATGGAAGACATGCAACTGCTCCATTACGGAGATGACATAGGTGGTGGGCATTATAAGTGGCATCAAGACTGGGGACCTGCATACCTATCAACTCGCAAGTTAACTATCATTGTACAACTAACAGATCCCGCTGAGTATGATGGATGTCAAACAGAAGTCAGTTGCAATGGAATAGCTCCTCAAGGAATAGGGGATGTAGTTGTATTCCCATCATTCATGCCACATCGAGTACTTGAATTAACCAAAGGAAATCGAGATGCCCTAGTCGCATGGGTTAATGGGCCTCCATATAAATAGACTTCATATATACAATGTATTATAAATATAACATTGGTAAAAATGGAGAGTCATGGAATGAACTTACAAGATTTATATGAAGGCAGAGAAGATAAAGTATTACAATTAGTACAAACAGAATTATGGCCAATTATGGATCCATTAAAAATGACCCTTAAAAATGGCCAAACCGTTATGAAACGAGATAAGGATGGATCTATTCTCAAAAAATCCATCGAAAAAGCAATAGAAATCATTAAGCAATATAAAGGTGACCATGCTGAACGTCATATAAGAGCTGTTCAAGCTCTTACAGACTACAGAGATGTACAAACCATGTTGACCAACGTACTACTTCACGGTGATGGACATGGAGTAGTACGCTAAGTACTCGCTGAAAAATGCTCAGTAGACAGGATTGGATCTCTTACCTTCCACAGTAAGTCTCTCCTCTACAAAATCTCCTATCATCTGCCGTTCTGCATAGGTTCTATTCAACATATCATTATATTGTATTGAACCTCGCATGAAATACACCAACTGGATTACGTCTTTGATAATACCACGTACTTCTCCTTGATATCGCTTAAACATATCACGAACATCATCAGGTGTACCATTCTTCAGCGTTATGTAAAAAAACTCATTGGATTTAATGGAGTGACAATCGTCAGTCTATCCCCACAATCCTTACAATCCTGTCTAAATGTTGTATCAGCTCCCCATACTGTTATCAAATCAATAGTGTTATTGATTTGGCGTATCTGGGGCAACGGTAATACCTTCACCCAATCGTGGATGAATTCACGGCTATGAATTACTTGCGCTTCGGTATTGCCGTTAGTTTGAGCTGGTATGACGACTTTCACAATCAGACCGGCCAATTGGGACACCATCTCATTATTTATTTCTTCAGGGGTTAGCTCTCTATCAGGATCTATTGTAGCCATCATATCGACTACAGCATCATATCTCATTGGTGATATGAACACATGTTTACCATCATCCATTACGCATTTATATTCATTATTCAACCTAGTGGTGTCTAAGTTTTTAACCTGAGATATGAAAGTGTTAATAGACACATCATATTTGTGCTCCTTCGCTCCTTCACAATTATGTGTGTGAAGCACTGCAACACTATCACCGAATGATACACTACGTAAACATATCAACAAATAATCTACATCCTTAGCTAGTAGCCTCATAGGTTTGATTACATCTGGAATACATCTAGCAAATATCTGTTTAATAGCCTCGCCTGAAAATAACATATCTGGTGTTTTAATTATAATTTCATCTAAGGCTGTCATTGGATATACATGCAATTCTCCGTTCTGAACACTGGGTGCTAACTCTCCATCATTATAGAACAATCCACTGGATGGTAACTGAAAAGTCTCTCCAGGAATTCTTCCAGACACCAAAAGTGGGTTAACAACACTACTTGGTTGTGTGGTATTATCTATCATTAATATTCTCCATTGTGTGTATTAGTCTACTATTTATGAGGGATTAAACAAAGGACGTCCCTCATAAATACCGAATAACTACTCATGGGAATCGTTGGATGACATCACTTACCAAACAAGAAGCTGCATTAATCGCGGATGAAATTAAGAAAGCAATGACTAAATTGCTGGTGAGTCACCAAACGTTCCTTTCAGATATGTCTAATGAGAGAGGTTCTCGTCGTCCATCCAAAGGTAAGAATGGGGAGTCCTCATCATCTAGTATGAACATCAATCGTAGATTGACTGGGTCTATTAAAAATTTAAACTCTGCTGTTGGAAAATCGTCTGATCTGTTTGCATCTCTGAACACGCAGCTCAAACAATCCACAAAGAATAGTAAACAGGATAATGTTGTCGGTGGTGCACAACAGCGTAGAGTACAAAAAAACCAACTTAGGTATCTCAAGTTTATGGCTCGTAGTGCCAATGATACTAAACACTTATCAGACTCATATTCCAAATCTGCATCATCGGTTGAAAAAAGTGGTAAAAAAGTTAAAGGTGAGCTAACTACTTTTGGACAAGCCCTAGAGAAGTATGGAACTCAGTTACTATCTAAAGTTGGTGTAGGTAAGGGAGTTGCTACCATATTCTCAGACCTCCAACAGGCTATGTCTACTAGTAACATGTATGATGTTGAAGCTACCAATGTAGCAGCGTTGCAAATGGGGATAACTGTAAAAGATTTGATATCACTACAATCATCCTATAGAACTGATGCGTTACGTTCAGCAGATGGTATTACTGCTTGGACAGAAAATCTTCGTAAATCACAATATGACCTACTAACCTTCACTGGAAATACCAAAGACGCCGCCAAAGCCGCTGCTGCAATACGATCTACCGTAATGGATGCAGGTATATCCTTTAAAGAGGCAACTAAAGTAATAGGGTCTGGTAAAGATGGATTAGTTGGACAGTTAAAGAAATTATCTAGTGCAACAGGGATGACTATAATGGGCCTCAATGATGGAATGAAATCTATCATATCAGGAGACGAAACTCGTTACATGCTTCAAAAAATGGATAAGAGTCAACGCGGAAAGTTTTTATCCGACCAGGCTAAATCAGCTCAACAATACACGTTACTTACCGGAAGTTGGGAGAAGGCTAGAGAGTTGGTTATAGCCCAACAAAATGAAGGTAAAAAGACGTTCAAAGAACGTTATATTGCAGCAGCAAAACTACAAGCAGCTGCTGTTCGAACTGGGATGGGTGTTGAAGACGCTCAACGCATGAGTACGCTCTTTATAAAAAATCCATCACAACGTAATGCTGACGAACAATTGGAGTTGACCAAGCTTCAGAGTAGATTGCACAACAACGTAAGCTTAATGACGGGAAGTGGGGATGCTCACACAGAGATGATGGGTAACGTTATTATGGACCAATTAGGTGTTAGTGACGTTGGTAACAAAAATTTAACCACATACACTGAGCTTAACCAACAATCTACAGAAAGACACTCTCGTCAAAATATATCAGCTATTATGGATGGTAACTCGTTAGCAAAGTCTACACTCACCATCCAACAACAGATTTGGAACACATTAGACAATGGGTTCGTGCAGATGGTTGCTGGATTTGCTGTGCTAGCCCTAAAGGATAAAATAAACCCTCTGGAGCTATTCAGAAAGAGTGTTGATGGTACCAAAGGCGGATTTATGCGCAATGCTAAAGCAGCTAAACTACGTATGGGTAAGAGACTCGGACGAGTTGGCAAGCTTGCTGGACTAGCAGCAGAGGGCGGCACTATTGGTAAAGCACTATTAAAAGGAATTGGTAAAGGAGGAATTGCAGGATTGGCGTCTATGGGGGTCAATGCAGCAGTAGATTATGGAATAGACCCACACACCTCTAACCAGGCCACAGCAAAAAATGGGTTAACAGGAGCTATATCTGGAGCAGGATATGGTGCAATGATAGGTTCTGTAATTCCAGTAATAGGAACTGCTGTGGGAGCTGCTGTAGGAGGAGTTATTGGGGGTATAGTCGGATTATTAGAAGATACTAAAACAGACCGTCAATTTACTGCTGAAGCTCAACAAGCTGAACTTCATAATAAACTAGCAATATATGATGCTGAGATGACAAACGTTAAAAAACGCCAACAAGCTGAACTAGAGGGAATGTCTGACATTTTTACTCGTCGTCAAGAAGCAATGGATAATCATGACTACAAAGAAGCAGCCAGACAGCAACTCGAAATTGATAATGTAAGAGAAAGACACTCAGCTGAAATGGAGTTAATCACCAAACAACGTGCAGCTGCACAAGAATTAAGCTCTATCTATAGTGAAATGTCTAAATCAGAAGGGGACTATAGCAAATTCCAGGCTGCGTTTGCTGATGCTGACGAAATGAATTGGATTCCGTGGCAGCATCAAATAGACACAGGTGAGTTGAAAGATCAAACTGGAATGGGTGCACAAGAGCTCCTATCTAAGGTACTCCAACACGGATCCCAACTCAACATAACTGATAAGGAAAAAATGGAAATCAGTGATGCACTATTCTCAGGAGCTGAACTAGAGGGGGACAGATTCCATGATATATTCACTGCACTCAGAGAAGGTATGAAAAAAGAATATCAGCAATCGAAAACTAAACTAGACGATCGATTACAACAATCTAGTTCTGCACTTAAGGATGCTAAATCAGCCAAATCCAACTATGACAGAACCCATATTGCCCCATCAACTCCATCCAGGCTTAAGCCAGTGTTAGAAGAATTGACGCGCCCTAACAATGCAGAGAACACAAAAAAAATGATCGACGGGTTGACATTAACCCCAGCAGAACGAACTAATGCAGACACCAACAAAGATGGAAAGTTAGGAGCAGATGAAAAACTGGCTTACATTGCTGATCTATTAGAACGCACACTTAGTGCAAACGAACGAAACTTCACTATTACCCAAGACCAAGCTGAAAAAGCGTTGGCGATAAGTCGTAAAAATAAAAAACGCGGAATGGTTGCAGAATAATGCAAGTAACACCCTACAATGCAACTATAAATACATACACATATATTAATTCAATGAGACAAACCTATGCAACCTAAGTGGACAGGATATTTTAAAGTTGTAGAGCCCCAGAGTGACACTGTAAAAGTAACAGATAACATGTCCACTGATGCTTCTGCATACAATAACTACAGTTGGTACCAACGATTAGTCCACGGATCATCGTCACGTATATCTAGGTATCAAGAATATGATGTAATGGACCAGGATGTTGACGTATCTCGTGCACTAGACTTGATATCGGAAGAGATGACCAACCGCAACGCTAAAACTGGACTAGCATTGGATGTTAATTTAACGCTTGAAGATGGTCGTCAAGTATCTGACAGCCTAGTTGCCACAATTCGTGTTGCACTCAAACACTGGTGTATTATGCATAAAATGAATATTAAATTATTCGACATTGCTCGTCACACTATCAAATATGGTGACCTATTTTTTAGAAAAATTGAAGGACAACAAAAATGGGAATATATTAACAGTAAACACGTTATTGCAGCAGTAGTTGACTCTGAAGATGTTACTAAAATTGTAGCCTATCAGATCCGTAAGGATGTAAAAAAGCCTAGACAGAATGCAGGCGGAAGTGTACCTGTCCACCAAGAATATGAAACTGAAATCGTCCCAGCCCCTGAAGTTGTCAGATTCACCCTAAACGATGATATGTCAGATATGGCTCCATTTGGGGAGTCTGTACTCTCACAAGTGTATCGTGTACAAAAACAAAAAGAACTACTAGAAGATGCGATTGTAATTTACAGAGTCCAACGAGCCCCAGAGAGACGGGTATTTTACATTGATGTTGGGAAAATGCCACCACAACGAACTAAACAATATTTAGAAACTATCAAAAACGAAATCCGTCAAAAGAAGGTTCCATCAATTAATGGAGGAACTGCTAACATTGACTCCACCTATAATCCTCAAAGTATGTCTGAAGACTTTTACTTCGCTCAACGCCCCAATGGTGCAGGTTCTAGAGTGGAAACACTTCCAGGTGGCCAAAATTTGGGAGAGTTATCTGACTTAGAATATTTTAGATCCAAAGTAATGGAAGGTCTTCGAATTCCTCCATCCTATATCCCAAATTTCGAAACCCAAGATTCTGCTGGGGCATTCAATGATGGTAATGTTGGAACAGCATATATGCAAGAGATCCAATTTTTGAAGTATGTCGATAGATTGCAACAGCATATCAACGAGGTACTGGATATAGAGTTCAAACGATTCATGAAGGATTTAGATATCCACATTGATGAAACTATGTATCAAATTAAACTCCCTCAACCTACAAACTTTGAAAAATATAAAGAAGCTGCTGTCGATGGTGAGTTACTTACACAATTTGGTAATGCGGATGGTGTAGAATACATGTCCAAACGATTTGTGATGTCGCGATATTTAAAACTATCTCCAGATGAGATTGCTACCAACGAAATGTTGTTACGACAGGAGCGTGGAATGGATCCCCAAGACGGAAAAGCCTTGGTTAAATTATATAATCCTGATCTCATGGATATGGAGGCTCCTGAGGAACCTGACTCCCCTGGGGGTGGCTTTGGTGGGGGTGGTGGCTTTGGTGACGGTGGGCTGGATGATGATATGGATGACGATGAACCCGCTGACGATACTAGTGCAATAACAGATAAAGCATCTGAGGATACTACACCAACAGATACAAAAGACGCCAATACACCATAAATAAATGACATAACACAGGATTTTTACAATGAAATCAGAAATTTTAATAGAAACACTAATGCCGTCTGAAAGCAACATGATAGTTGAAACTACTCAAACAGCAGATAAATCATTATGGTTGAGTGGAATATTTATGCAAAGTGACATGCAGAATCGTAATGGTCGCACCTACCCGATGAGTGAGATCACTAAAGCAGTGAATGAAGCTAATGAGCGTATCAAAGAATCTAATGGAATCTTTGGCGAGCTCGATCACCCACAATCATTAACTATCAACTTAGATCGCATTTCGCATGTAATTACTGAGATGAAAATGGTTGGTGCAAACGCTGTAGGAAAAGCTAAAATAATTGCCGACACACCAATGGGTGGAATAGCTAAAGCATTAATCGAATCGGGTGCTAAAGTTGGGGTAAGCTCACGCGGTGCAGGTCAAGTTAATGAAAGTATAGTCACAGATTTCGCGTTCGTCACAGTAGATCTAGTGGCACAACCCTCAGCCCCTGGCGCTGTACCGAACAGCATATATGAATCACTGGATACGTCTAAAAACGGCAAAGAGATTCTCACGCTATCTGAACAAATTCAACAAGACCCACGAGCTCAAGAATTCATGAAAAAAGAAATCTTGGGATTTCTCGCTGAAATGAATTGGCGAAAATGATATTGTCTGGTATAATCTACCAAGCATGTCTGGCACTAACAATACAAGCACCACAGCAAAACAAAAAGTTTGGATGACCACCACACCATCCAAACTTGACGCTGTCTGAATTGGCTCATTAGATGAAATTGCTAAGAAAATATACAGAACAAGATTATCCAACTATAGGATAACTGATCCCCAAGTAACATCCTCAATTATACCTAGACCTATTGAGTCTAATATGATACTATCCATTTAGGCACCCAGTATGTGGGCAGCTATATATGTTAAAACTATAAAAACATGAATATTCTATTAGGGGTATACTTCACCTAACTAATTGATTCTACACGATTAGTTGTGGGTATAATATACATATCTCACCATTAAAATCAATGAGTTATAAATATTCGGACATACTAGTTATAATCCACAGGAGAACACGATGGACGAATTATTAAAAAAATTGCTAGAGGCTGAAATTCTTACTAATGAAACAAAGGAAGAATTGTCTGAAGCATTTACCAAACACATTACAAAAGCTTTAGCTGAAGCTAAAGACGAAACCGAAGCACAAGTACGTGCTGATCTAACTGAACAATGGATTAAAGAACGAGAAGTTCTCATTGAAGCAATTGATGGTAAAGTTGGTCAGTTCTTAACCACAGAACTAGATGACCTAAAGGAAGACGTAAGTCGTTTCCGTGATCTAGAAGCAGAATACGCTGAAAAGATTGTGGAGTCACGTGCATCTATGGGTGAAGAGCTTAAAGATGACATGGCTAAATTGGTAGAATCCATTGATGGATTCCTACAAGCGCAATTGGTTATTGAATTTAAAGAGTTGCATGAAGACATTGAAGAGGTTAAGAAAAACCAATTCGGTCGTAAAATTTTTGAATCATTCATGTCAGAATTCAACACCAACTTTGTGGATGAAGAATCTGTACAAGCAAAATTACATGAGGCTACAACTAAATTAGATGAAGCCAACACCAAAATTAAAGCAGCTGCAATTAACAACGCAGCACTAATACGCGAAGCTAAAATGACAGAGTTATTGGCACCTCTTAATGGGTATCAACGTGAAGTGATGGGAACAATTCTTGAGCCCACAGCCACTGCCAAACTTGATGAAACATACAAAAAATTCATCGGCCGCATATTAACTGAATCTGTAACACCATCCTCAGGGAAGGAAAAAATAGTACTTGCTGAGAGTGATACAAGAAAACGACCAAAAAAATCCAGAACTCAGGTGAAGGAATCACGGGTCTCTATAAAAAGTGGAAACCGCGCAGAATCTGCAGTGGAAACGATTACTGAAGGGTCATTATCGGCCAAAGACGTTGCCGCACTTCGCCGTATGTCCGGTATCCGCTAATAAATAAAAGTACTATTAACATTCTTAGGAGTTAAACATGAACATTTTTGAAAATTGGGAAGAAACTAAAACAGTGATTATGGATGGACTGTCTGCAAAGCAGCAAGACATCATTAGTCCTCTGTTAGAGAATCAAAAGAACTACTTACTTAATGAAACAGCTGCGGCTGGTTCAGTAGATGCACATAGCATTGCTGGATTTCGTAAAGTATTAATACCAATGATACGTCGTATCATTCCTGGTACAATCGCAAGTGAATTAGTTGGTGTTCAACCAATGTCTGGTCCTGTTGGATTAGTTTATTCACTTCGTTTTAAATATAATGACGCTGTTGCACGTGCAGGCGATCCAAATGGAAACATCGCTGCTGGTGATGAAATCTTTGGTAACTCTTCACCAATCGGTCGTTTCTACTCAGGTGGAACTGATACAGCTGCTCCAGCTGGTGCCGGTGGTTTTGACGCACAACGTGATGTATCTGACCTACAAGATGGATCAGTATTAGCTGGAACTGCAGCTGTTGCTGGTATCCCTTCTGGAGATGCTTGGGGATCAAGCCTTGACATTAACGCAACTACTGCTCATCGTTCATTTGGTGGATCTGGTAGCTTCATGGAAGGATCTGGCGGTCGTCAAATCAGTCTTGAAATCATCAGCCAAGCAGTTGAAGCTGGATCTCGTAAATTGCAAAGTGGTTGGACCATCGAAGCAATGCAAGATCTTAACGCTCAACACGGTCTGGACATTGAATCAGAAATGACTCAAGCAATGTCTGCAGAAATCGTACAAGAGATTGACAACGAAATCATTGGTGACCTTACAGCTCTTGCTGGTACTGTTACTACTTTTGATGGATCTGTTCCTGCTGGACCAGCTTTCTACCAACCAGCTTTTGTTGGTGATAGATTTGCTAATCTTGGCGTACAAATCAACTGGGTGGCTAACGAGATTGCTCGTAAGACTCGTCGTGGTGCTGGTAACTTCATCGTTGTATCTCCAATGATCGTAAGCTTACTACAATCTGCTGCTAAGTCTGTATTTGCTCCTGCAATTGACGGTTCATTCAAAGGTCCTAATAACACTATGTTAGTTGGTACTTTAAATGGAACAATCAAAGTATACTCTTATTTGTGGAATCAATCACAACCTACAAGTGCCACTCCTGCTGGAACTGGTAATGATACAATTCTTGTTGGTTATAAAGGTGGAAATGGAGAGACTGATTCTGGTTATTTCTATTGCCCTTACATTCCATTAATGAGTTCTGGTGTTGTAATGAATCCTGTAACTTTCCAACCTGCCATCTCTTTGATGACTCGTTATGGTAAGACTACATTCACTAACAGTACTACATCATTAGGGAATTCTGCTGACTACTACGGCAAGATTAATGTTACCACATTAAGCTTCGCTTAATTAGTTGTAAAAGCCCGCATATAATGCGGGCTTTTTTTAATCAACAAGGTAATAGTGGGGGCAAACACGGCAATACCGTAGAATGTTATATCAATGGCACATATAATAACATAGATACATTAATTGGAATTATAATAAGTATGAGCTACCCACTAAGATTGAAAAACATTGGTATAACGTTAATTGATCAATACACAACCGCAAAAGCTCACCACAGAATGAGATGTGACTCATGTAACCACGTATGGTCTGCCACTCCCATATCCAAACTACAAAACTACAAAAAATACAAAACCAACGGGTGTCCTGCATGTCATACTCACCGAAAGCGAACATTAGCTGATAAGATAAATCGTAAAAATATATCCAAAATGGAATCGTTGGGTTTCTCCATACAAAGTGAATACACTACATATAAGTCACCGATAGTGGTACGTAATAATAACTGTAATCATACTTGGACTACTACTCCAGAACGTATAATAGGATCTAATGTAAAATGTAAAATATGCAACGATTTAATCAAACAAACGAGGTTTACCATCCAAAATGCCAAACGCAAACAAACTTTCAACGATACAGCATCTGATTGGGAGCGCTACAAATCAGATGTACGCAAAAAAACAGAGCAACAGTTCATCCAACACCAATCCACACTTAATCCGAACAACCATCCTCGAGGTTTGGCTGGGTTGGAAGGGGTGTATCAACTAGATCACATTATCTCTGTGAAATGGTGTTTTGAGAATGATGTACCCTATGATAAATGTAGTGATGTATCTAATTTACAATTCATACCGTGGCAACAAAACCTGCATAAAAAGCACCGAATGATAACAGACTATATACCCAAATCAATCCAACCATTCTTCATAGATAATCACAGTTCAGCAAATTGTTTATTTGGCATACGTAAACTATTAACAGATAATGATATTATATTTCAGAAAGATGTACGTGTGTTGAACCCCTATAAGGTAGATATATTCATACCATCTACCGACACAGCTATACGTGTGTATGATATCAACACTGAATGTGAACAAAACATAATGTCCACCAACATTCAACGCAACATCATTAAGATAGCAGAAAAACGGAATATTAGATTGATACAATTATTCAGTGATGAATGGATATCCAACCCAGAATTAATCGCAAGTAAAATACTACACATATGTAAAATGGGTACTACTCAGACTAGAATTCATGCTAGAAAATGTACCATACGCGAAATTAACTCATCTATCAAAAATGAATTTCTAAATATGTATCATATACAAGGAACCGATAGATCACAAATATCAATCGGAGCTTATTATGGTGATAAATTAGTGTCTGTCATGACCTTCTCCAAACCCAGAAAGATGATGGGACGAAGCCCAGTAGCAGGAGTATGGGAATTGAGTAGGTTGACTACTGATACCCATTTTAGAATACCAGGCATTGCATCCAAACTGTTAACTTATTTTAAACGCAACCATCGTTGGTCGAAAATTTATAGTTATGCTGACGCTAGGTGGAGCATTGGTAATGTGTATGAACAATTGAAATTTGTTAAAACACATCACAACAAACCATCTTACTGGTATGTTGTGGATGGTGTACGAAAACATAGATGGGGGTACCGTAAGGATTCTATACGAGAAAGATTTCCACATGTGTACCATAAATCTAAAACTGAGTATGAAATGATGTTAGAATTAGACATAGATCGTATATGGGATGCGGGTACAATCTTGTATCAAATAAATCGTAAACAATGAACTGGGGATAAATACTTCAACAGGAAAATAGGAGGCTAATATGAGTTTATCATATGACCTATCAGCATATGTGGGATCTGTAATATCTGTGATGATAGGATATAATGTAGAAATCATTGGGGAGATTGTAACTACAGATCTTCAAAGTGGATGTCTTGTAATGAAAAACATTAGAAGGTTTGATTCAGCTACTGGTAACCTAACAAAGTGGGTACACTCAATTGATGATATCACTCCAGTTGATATTGGGTTATCCCAAGATAAATTTTTTATGATACCTTCGACATCAATATTAGCAGCATACCATGCTATAACATTTGTTTAACAGTTGAATTGGTAATATTGATCGCTGATAATAAATCCCTAACAGCACTACGGAGAATCATATGAATGGCATATTAGATGGAAAGTTAACAGCAGTAGAATTTGCACGGTTTTTGGAAGAGACTGTACCAGAGTTTTACGCTTATGGATTGCATCACAAGCTGACATTGATGGAAACCTTAAAAATATTACATATAGAGACCTTTTGTAATGAAAAGGATGTCTTCCAACAATCCACATCACTAAACGATGAGGAATTGCATAGGTACCTTCACTCAATGAAGCTTGCAGTGACGTTAAATGTTAGTAGATTAGAGATTTTATACGGCGGCCTATCTAAGTAACCACTCACACTATGTAAGAAAAGGGTTTAAATGAAGACATTATCGTTCAAAGAATATATAGAATCTAAATCTCAACTACACACAGCTATCCAACAAGATCCTATCCATGTTGGTGTATATGAGGTTTATAAGTACTGTCGTATAGCTACAGGGCAAACGAAGCAACTTAGAGAGTATTATAACCTAAAACCCAAGCAACTAATCCGAGTGAAATGGAAGTACCATGACATTGACCAGCTACCCGATCCTATGGGAGTGACAATACCCCATCTGAACGAATCGGAGGATCGTGATGTTCTGATTCCTGTGTTCCATACTGGTGAGCGACTGATCAAGTGGTTACAAACAAACACTAAAGAACTAAGCTAGCACAACCCCAGAACAAACTCACTGATAACGTCATAAATACTCCAAAACTATTGGAGCAATTTACATGTCAGTTTTCGATCAATATGCAGACACCCCTTACCAAATATTAAACGAAGGGGAACAGATCACTATTAAGTTGGACAGAACTAGTCCAACTACTGGTAAAATCACCTGGAATATTCCTGACAATAGTGCTGGCTGTGCAGCAAACGTTCCTCCAGTATACAATGGTATAGTAATAACGCTAGATACCACTCAAACGTCCGTAAAAAAGCGTCCTGTAGATGGAACCAAATACATCGCAGACCCAACTGGAGACCTCAATCTTCACGTTGGCGACAGAATTGATACAGCACTAGTGGTAGGAGCAGTATATGGGGATACCACAACAACATCCATCAACGTTACCAACCTAGACCCAACTATTGCATATTTTGTATCTGGCCACGCAGTCGACAGTACAAATAGATACCACCTATCTGGAGTACATTCATACTCTGTAAGTTTTGGCAACCCAGAAGATGTTAGCACAGCTGCTCACCAACAAATCATAGTTGGACCAGCTGGAATTGGTGTACTTCCAACTGATCCAATAGGATTAGATCCACTAACAACATACACAGTAGATGCTATACTAGATAACGACGCTAAACATACGTTCACCTTTGACGGATCCACAATACTATCATATCAAGACCTTATAGATAGTCTATCCTTACAGTCCAAATTGCTAGACAATCCACTACAATCTCCAGCCATTCCAAACATAGGAATGTACTATTTCAATGCCACCACCAATGAACTATCTTCATGGAATGGTGTAACACATGATTCACAAATTGTACTAATTGAAGAGACTGCACCCAACGCACAAAGTATTGGGGATGTATGGTATGACACAGTCAACTCATCGTTGCTTGAGTGGGATGGAACCAACTGGATCCCCCAATCATATATTACATACAGCAAGGATCCACGTATTGTGGAATGTGACGATTTATGGTATGACCCGATTAATCAAGTGGTCCACATCTGGACTGGGACTGTATGGGTTCCAACTACATTTTATACCCAACTAGTAGATCCAGCATTAGCAACACCACTAACTTGTGCAGCACATTGGTTTAATGACCTAACAAATACATTATATGTATATGATGACACCTGCTCAAAATGGAATCAGACCCTAGCACTGCTTTGGGATACTGATCCCACAATGTTGACAATCGGCAACAAGTGGTTTGATGAATTAAACAACACATTGAATGAGTGGACTGGTGCCAGTTGGGCTATCATTCCTGTGACTATCAGCGAACCTCAACCCACCACTGTCCCTCCTGGTGGATATTGGTACAAACCATCCACCATGGAGTTGTTTACAGAGAGTTTGGGGACGTTTACTCTAACTCCTGTATTAGTATGGAACACCGATCCAACCCAACCAACTGCAGGCCAGCTATGGTGGAATGAATTGACTGACGTGCTATCCCAATGGGACTCATTGTCCTCAATGTGGGACCCAGTAACTTCATTTTTTATCCAAGATTTAGACCCTACATTACCTCCAAATATCTCCATAGGAAGCATCTGGGATGATTCGTCTGTGTTCAAAAAGTGGGACGGCTCAGAGTGGGTAGTAGTTGAAATAATTGAACTACCTATTCAACCAAATAATATATCTCCAGGTAGGTACTGGTACAATACTAGTACATCTCAATACTTAGAGTGGGATGGAACCACTTGGATAGTAAAAGAGACCACTATGTCTGCAGCAGATCCGTACACACCAATCGTTGGAAATTTCTGGTACCAACCATCTACTAACACATTAAATGTATTTGATGGCACTCAGTACAATCCTATAACATTCTCGTCTGTTCCACTAACTCCTGCCATAGGATATGTATACTTTGACACATCATTAAATGAACTCAGAACCTGGAATGGATACGGATGGCAAAATGCTGAACCAAAGTTCACAGTAGCCTGGATTAACAATAATCAATGTATTCAACTGACCACGACACTCTTAGGAAGTTTTGCAAGAATCGACTTTGGGAACAGCTCTAACCCTCCAGCTTTCTTTAATGCGTTTCAACCAGCTGCTGTTCTTAAAAATGCGATCAGAGGTGGGGATGGACAGTCAACAACATCTTCATACTACGAAATTGGGGTAGGAGATGATGGCACTCAGGATGAACGCCGTGAACTGATCGACTCAATTCGCCACCAATTTGGATACCCTACAATCGAAGTGGAACTTACTAAGCAACAAATGAGTTATGCCATAGATGGGGCGTTAGAGTCTATACGTAAACGTTCTGGAATGGCTTATAAACGTGGCTTCTACTTCCTAGATCTAAAACCACACCAACAACAATACAAATTAACAGATAAACGCAGCGGATTCAATAGAATTGTAGAAGTACTAGACATTCACAGAATAACATCTGCCTTTTTATCTAATGCAGAGGGACAGGGGGTATATGGTCAATTAGCCCTACAGCATTTATATCAAATGGGGACGTTCGATTTAATCAGTTATCACTTAGTCTCACAATATATTGATACAATGGAGCAATTATTTGCATCTAAAGTATTATTCGACTGGAATGAGGACAACAGAACTCTATCAACATTCAAAGATTTTTATAAAGAAGAACGTGTATTGATTGAAGTTGTTGTAGAGCGTACTGAGCAAAATCTAATGAAAGATAGATACTTAAAAAGTTGGATTGAAAAATACGCTATGGTTCAATGTCGTATCAACCTAGCAGAGATAAGAGGCAAATACGCTGGTTTACCTGGATCCGGAGGAGGAGTGTCCCTTAATGCAGCTGAATTGTCAGCACGTGCTGATGCCGATTTAATTGACCTGTATGAACAAATCGATGACTATGTAGCTAACAATCCTGAAGAGTATGGGATGGGTTCCACCTTCGTTCTGGGGTAATATTGTAGTCCACTCAGTCTACTTTTAGTATAATTGATTATCTAAATTAGGAGAGCAATATTAAAAAAATCACACACCAGGAATATGTTAATTGGATTCGCGTTAATAGACCTGAATATGAGGTAGTTGACCAGTACATCAACACCTCTACGAAAATAACCCACAGACATATTCCAACTAACCATACTTGGATGTGTTCTCCTGATAAATTCAAACGTGGAGTGTCTCATCCATATATCTCCAGAAAAACTCCAATGAGGGTAAGTCAGGATGATTATTGTGAATGGGTGAAAACAAATCGTCCAGAGTTTAAAGTATTGGGAACATATGTAAATATTAAAACAAAAATTCTTCACGTTCACACACTAACATCTACCTTATGGAATTGCACTCCAAATAAGTTCAAGAACTACCACAACCCTCCATCATTCACCAACAACGATCGTATAACTAATGAATCATACGATAAATTTTTAATAGACAATAACATTGAATTAGAACGAGTTGGGAATGTAACACGTAAGATGAACATACTAGAACATAAATCTACAAGCACAGGCGTTCGTGTTAATGTACGCCCAAGCACCATCTACCTAAACAGACGTTATGATATAAGCAAAATACGCAATAAATCAGATTATGTAATGTGGTTAAAGACTCACAGACCAGAGTATGAACTGATTGGGGAATATACTACATCTCATACTAAAACTATCCACAAGCACATCCCTACAGGAGTAGAATGGAATGTCAAACCCAATAATATTCAACAAGGTCAATGTAGTCCGCATCTATCAACTAATGGATATTCAAAACGATCCATACAGTGGATGAATTTCATCAGCCAACAAGAAGGAATTGATATACAGCATGCTGAAAATGGTGGAGAGTACACTATACCAAATGTAGGTAAGGTTGATGGATATAATGCTGACCATAACATAGTATTTGAGTACCACGGTGACTTCTGGCATGGTAACCCTGCAATTTACAACCCAACAGATACGAATCCGATAAGTCATAAAACGTATGGTCAATTGTATGAGCACACTAAGATCCGTGATAACAATATTGTGGAACAAGGCTACACGCTAATTACGATTTGGGATAGCCAACTGGATTATATTCTGCAACCATAAATAGTATAACAATTACAATTCGAGAAAATAGCAATGGCCAAAAATAGATTCAATATTAACCAAACCGACTTTGCATGTAAGTCATGGCAGTTAACAAAAGCTAACGATATTGGTATCATTGATCAATATGGTGGTGAAGCCTTAGCTATTGGTGGTGCAGATTTAAATATATTTAAGTTACTCGGCGTGCATGAACAAGGTAAACTAGTTGATCTGACTGGAAATGGGGTTCCCATATCTGGTGGCACCGCTGGGGGATACACTGCATCGAACGCATTTATATCATCCACCTGTAACAATATATGGCGCTCATCCCAACAAGGACTCAATGATATAATAACAAATGCATACATTGGATATAATTTTGGAACTCCAAAATTGGACAATGGTAGAACTAGATATGGTGTGGATGTAGATATAAAAGAACACATTACCACTATCAAAATCCAACAAAGCTCCAACCCAGCGCGTCGTGTAACCTCTGCTAGAGTTGAACGGTCTGATGATGGCATAACTTGGCTTGGTGTTGCAATTGTATCTATTCCCGATGATGAACATCTAAACCAAATCAGTTTCAAACAATCTGCAGCAACTAGGTATTGGAGACTTCGACCACTATCCTTTACTGGGACAGACGCAGATTTCTGGGAAATTATCACTCTGGAGTTAATCGATTGGGATGAAACAAACCTATTTCAGGTACAAGACGACTACGGATGGATAGAAAATAGAGATCGTGACTACGCAGATAAATCCATAACCATTAAGGGGTTTTATGACCTGTATGAAAAGGAATCAGATCTGACACAATGGGGATTTGGAGCAACTGGCAGTTTGTATTACATGACTGTCAATTTTAATGATGTGGTGAACAGAATTGGACGCCCTTTAGTTATAGGGGATATAATGGAAGTGCCCAGTGAGGCAATGTTTGACCCAAATATGACATCTATACAAAAATATCTCGAGGTCACTGATGTAAGTTGGTCGGCAGAAGGGTATGCGCCAGGGTGGCAACCAACTTTGCTACGAGTAATTGCTGAACCTATGTTAGCTAAACAAGAAACTCAGGATATAATAGGACACATGGCAGGAGCGATCGACCAAAGTGGACTATTGGAAATCGACCAGTCTAAATATTCCGAATTAGCAACTAACCAAAGTGAGCGAGCTAGAGAAAAGGCTGAACAAGAGGTACCACTACGTGGTGGAGATTCATCTGGACTAACATCATTTGAACAAGATGAAATAGCTCATTACCAAGACTCCAATATAAACATTTCTAAAATAAGTGTTAACCAAAAAGGGCTATACGTTGAAGATGGCATCCCTAAAAACGGCGACTCCTATACTGAAGGGAACGACTTCCCCCCAACTCCCAGTGACGGAGATTATCATAGACTAACATACAATGGGTTAGCGGAAGGAATGCCACCACGATTACATAGATTCTCTATTAAAAAAGGACGTTGGATATTCCTAGAAGCAGATAGGCGTGTCGAGTATGACCCCCAAAAACCTTCTTTACAAACTCTAAAAAATAGTAGAGATGCGATTTCAATGAAAAATTTGGGTAAATAATATGGTACATCGTAATAGGTTTATTACTAAATCTACAAAGGTGCACAATCACAAATATGATTATTCATTTGTTGAGTACAAAAACACCCACACTCACGTAACCATCGTGTGTCCAAAACACGGAAAATTTTCCCAACTACCCATGTGTCATGTGAGAGGTGAAGGGTGTGCCCAATGTTTTGGTAACACTAGAAAAACCACAGAAGAGTTTATACATACAGCCTCTCAAATTCACAAGGGAAGGTATGACTATTCGTTGGTAGAGTATATAAATGTTAAAACTAAAGTTGACATTATTTGCAAACACCATGGGGTATTTAAACAGTCGCCAGACCACCATATTAATAAAAAAGGTGGGTGTGCTAAATGTGCGGGTAATGTTGTTAAAACTACCCCCGAATTTATATCAAAAGCCTTAAAAATCCACGGAGCTGCATACGATTATTCTGAAGTTACATACATCAATAGTAAAACACCTGTGCGGTTGAAATGCTCTAAGCATGGGATATTTACAATCACACCAGAGCAACATATACTCAAACATGGTGGATGTGGCAAATGTTCACCCACATTTCCCAGCAATACTACTAACTTTATTCAACGTGCCACAAACGTACATAATCACAAATATGATTATTCATTAGTTGAGTATAAAAATATCGACACTCCAATAACTATAATCTGTCCAAAACACGGAAAATTTACAACATCTCCCAAAATACATTTAAGAGGATCTCAATGTAAACAATGTTATTTAGATCAGAAAGTAGGATCATATACTGTAGATAGATTTAGATGCGATCCTGCGTTAGCTCAATCATCAGGATATGTATATGCAGTGGAGTTAACAGATTTGTCGTCCACTAAATTTATCAAGATTGGTATATCCACCAACTATAAAAAACGCATCAATCAATACGTTAAAATGAACCCAAATGTATTACATTTACATAAATCCACTTTAAAAGATGTTTTTGGTACTGAACAACAACTATTGCAATTGTTGGCAAATGAAAAATATGATCCCCAAAACAGTTTTGGTGGACATACTGAGTGTGTCCAGTACAATGATTATACTATAAATACTATAAACTCAACATTTAACAACCTGGTGGAACGATGTCAAACATAGAAACGTACTTTTATGATGAACAGTTTAAACGATATGCTCTACAGTTTAACGCAATCTTCAGTGGATTGCAAGTAATGGTTGGCAAATCAGCAACTTCAGATGAAAAATTAATTTCAGTACCGATCATCTATGGGTCGCAAGATCGAGTAGCATCGGCCGCAGCCCATGGACACACTCAAAACAAACACCTGAGAGTTCCCATGATGTCGTCTAACTTGGTTAATTTTGATATAGCTAATGATAGAATGAAAGGCACTGGTGCTACAAAACGTGAAGTATTTGTTCCATTGGGTGGAGTTCTTCCAAATGATGCCAAAGTAGTTCGTACCCGTATGGCAGTTCCGTACGATTTAACGTTCGATTTAAGCATATACACCAGCAATAAAGATCAGCAATTTCAGATACTGGAACAGATACTAGTGTTGTTTGATCCTATTCTCCAAATTCAAACATCAGAAGCACACTTAGATCCCACTAAAATATCAACTGTTGAAATTATCAGTATTAACCCAGAAGAATCATTTCCACCTGGAACTGAATCACGTGTAATTGTTACTACAATACAGTTTAAAATAGACGCATACATCACCATCCCAGCCACAGTTAAAACTGACGTTGTACAACAGATATACGCCCGCATATCCACTATATCAGATGCTCACGTAGGCATAGTCCAATCAGATGGTACTGCAAACGCGGATATCCCTGCGTTGTATGATGAGTTAGGAATTGAACCAACCATAATTGCCACTGCATTTATTGATAACTAAGTTTGCTCCCAGCCCCAAACATCATTCCCGCAGTCCCATATTCGGTCATAGTTATTGACTTGCATATTTTCCCACTCAGTCATGGTAGAATCAAACGTCGCTAGCTTGTCTTTAAGTTTATGTTTCTGAAAAACGTTCCTAGACATCAATATATTGGTATCACCTTGAATGTTAAAGTAAAAATAATTAGGTTTTGATGTGTGGGAATAAGTAAATCCAAGCTGTCCATATAATCCACCTGTATTCCAGCGCTTATCAGAATACGTTATAATTGATTTGGGGTGCTGTGATTTTAAGAAATGTTTAAATAATCTACTGGCTCCTCCCACCACTCCACAACCCATTCGGTTACTATACCGAAGTAACTCATACTCATAATTTTTGGAAAACCGACTCTTCCCGAAAGTCATACATGCAACAATTTCACCATTGTGGGATAATCCATAATTATATCTTGATCCACACGACCCCTGAATATGATTGGCTGATAGAAAGTCTCCTTTCTCCTTAACGGTTAACTCCACTATATTACACTGTCTCGCATAAATGCGACTTGATAAACCTAATAGATTACGTATACGTGATTTACATATATCATTATTGTACACCCATTCTGATGAAAATATTTGAACTAATCTCACACCAAGCTTGTTACACATATCAGTTTTATTAATGTGGTATCTACTGTTTTTACCAGCCAGCTCACTATGCCAACAGACTCCATTATACTCAATAGCGATGTTTAAATCGGGTATGTATATGTCTAATTCCTGTGGAGCAATAACGTTTCTAGTGTTAGATATAACTGTTTCCGAGTAAATGACTTTAATAAACGCCAATATTTCAGACTCTGCTACAGATGTAGCAGATTTGTTGAAACTAATATTAGATCCTTCTGTTATAGTATGGATGTAAGGAAGCGTAGTGTGTAATATGTGTGCTAGTTCAGATTTTGATAAATTATACTCCTTTACAATATCCTCCACCCAAGACCTGTTAGTTAATATAGTAGATGGATCAACATCCGCATACTGTTTTCGGAGGTCATCTAACACTTCACTGAACCGCTGTGACTTGGTGATATTGTGTTTCTGTAGATTTGCTCTTACAAAATACGTGCTAGTATTGTGGCTATCTACCAGTTGATCAATAGTTTTATTGTTAATGATGTATTCGTTATATAAGTAATCATAGCTATCAAATAGTTTACGTAGGTGTGGATCCACCATACTCCCAGCGAAAGTGGTTGCACCATATCGTCTTAGGTTGGTGATAGCAGACTTTGCTGCTGCTACATCATCTGTGCCATTTTTAACTTTAGTAGCTCTAATTTTAGCTGCTATCGTTGGGTCTTTAGCTGGAATTTCAACTCCATATCTAGCCATATTGGTGATGGATGCTTGGGTTCTGTTGTTGAAATTTTCGTCACCGTATCTGAGTTTTTTCGTCTCTTTTACACGTTTCACATTATTAGGATCCTTCCAAGCACAATTATGACTGCAATACTGTTTGAATACACTATTTCGATAATCATAATTAGTAACATTATCACACATACCACATGCAGGCCTGGCAGTATGACCATCCATCAGCACTCTGATTTTTAGCTTCATATCGTCACCTTCAATAAAATCTGTTGCATCATGTATTAATGAACAGACCCCAGGATTTTTATCTAATATACTTTGGAACTTAGGATTTAACTTATGTTTGGATGTTATTATGTTTATATTACGAAGAATGTCCAAGTTCATTTTAGATATGTTCCAGTTACCGTGTCAGATGAGTATTTATACATACAATTATATATTACTTTTTGAATACCAACAACATAAATATATTTCTACAGGTAACACCGTTTTTGTTGGTCGAACTAACTATCAGCATACACAAAGGAGAAAAATAATGCCTACACTTATATCACCAGGAGTATCCGTCACAGTAACTGATGAGTCATTCTACGTCCCGGCATCAGCCCCTACAGTTCCTATGATAATCATAGCTACTGCAGAGAATAAATTACAACCTAATGGAATTAGTGCTGCAATAGGAACTCAAGAACATGATGTTATTCGAACTGTAACTTCACTAACTCAAAGTTCACAACTTTATGGGATTCCGAAATTCTTACAGACTGTAAGTGGTGAAGCTCAGCATGGAGACGCACGCAACGAGTATGGATTGCTAGCATTAAACCAATTCTTAGGAATAGGTAATCGTGCGTATGTAGTCCGAGCAAACGTGAATTTAAACGATGACAGAAACGACATCATCAACATGTGGCTAGCCAGAACTAATGCAGCTGCTATCAATATTGAAGTACTATCCCAAGAATTCATTAACGAATTTAATGCTGCTAATGGGTATGTTACAGGCAATCCCCTATTCAAAGAGACTATTACTCGAGTAGAACTAGTTACACTAATGAACCAGGTAATGGTTGCTGTGTATGACAGTTATAACTTTAATAGCACTATTTTTGAAACAGATTTCGAGTCTAACCACAACCCACTGCTAGGTGGCACGGCTGCCCTCAACGTGTATGATGCAACATACACTACTGTAGTAGCATCGTTCCTAGGGTTTGAGGGAGCTGCTCTTGACTGGGAAACTAACAGCTTGGGATCGTTTGTTGGTCATACTACCGAATGGCTACCATCAGAAGCAAATACATTCTTGTCGGGCTTAGCTGATGACTTCGCATTCACTGTTGAATTTCTTAATTCAACAAGTCTAGGTGCAAATGATCCAGCTCGTCGATCAGCCATCGTTACCGCATTACAAGCAACTGTAAATTCCCCAGATATTAGATCTGAAGCATACGAATTCAACTTAGTCTTATGTCCAGGATACCACGAACTCGTTGATGAAATGGCTACCTTAGTAACCGATATTTCGAATGAAGCTGTGGTAATAGCAGATTCTCCAATGAACATGGATCCTGATGCTGTTGTAGTATGGATGGATGATCCAGTCAGTGGTCGAGTATACAACGCAAATGTTGCATACTACTACAGTCATGGGTATGGCTCTAATTTAGATGGCACCAACGTTCTCGGAGCAGCATCTGGAGTTGCATTGCGTACCATTGCATTTAGTGACGATACTACTAGTGCAGTTTGGTTTGCACCTGCTGGTGCCCAACGTGGCGTAGTCACTGGCGTATCTCAAATGGGTTATTACACTGGAATTGCTGGATCAGCGACCCAGTTCAATGAAGCGGTACTTAACGTAGGTCAACGCGACAATATGTATAAGGACCCTACCAAACTAAACCCAATAACATTTTTACCAGGTCGTGGTATTGTAGTGATGGGTCAAAAAACGTCTCCAGCAACCGCTAGCGCACTAGATCGTATAAATGTTGTTAGATTGATGGCTCACATCAAACGTCAATTACGCAAAAATACATTTGCGTTTGTTTTCGAACCTAACGATCAGTTAACCAGAGATAATCTCAAAGCGATGGTGGACAACTTCCTAGGAGATTTGGTTGTTCGTAGAGGCTTATATGATTTCGCCTCGGTATGCGATGAGTCAAATAATACTCCAGACAGAGTAGATCGAAATGAAATGTACATAGACATAGCACTCAAACCTGTTAAGGCAGCCGAGTTCATATATGTGCCAATCCGCGTTCTATCAACTGGTGCTAGTTTGTAATATAAGCTTGACCACAATATCAATATAGAGTATAAATACCTCAATAAAGTGATTTATTGAGGTATTTTTATATGCAGGAAACGATACCATGCCAGATATGTGGAAAACACATGAAATGTATTGGGTGGAGACATTTACAACAACACAACACCACAGTTGACATATACAAACAACAATTTCCACAATCTCCTTTAAGGTCAGAAGCATCTACAGCTAGAAAATCGAAGTCTGCAAAACTTGCAAACGCCTCACGCAAGGGAGTAGCTAGATCTGATGTTGTGAAAACAAAAATATCACAAGCAAATAAAGGGAAGGATGCTTGGAATAAAGGCATAGGTATGTCTGACACTCAAAAACAAACACTTTCACAAACCAAGAAAGACCAATACGCAAATGGATCTACTATCCACTGGAATACAGGCAATATAACTCCAAACGACGTCAAGAAAAAAATATCAGAAACAGCACTATCCCAATGTCGTACATACAGTGAACCTAGTAAACAAAAAAGACAATCTACTATGCAGCAAAAATACGACGATGGATGGGTTCATCCTAGTCATCGTCCAGAGGTGCTTCAGCAACGCAAAAAAACAATGTTCGAACGATACGGCGTAGATAATTTTATGCAACAACACATCAACCATTCGGTATTGTTAAAACTTAACGACCGTACCTGGTTAGAAGACCAACACATCACCCAACATAAACCAATCACTCAAATTTGTAAGGATTTAGGATTACATTGGAAAAACAGCAATGCTATGGTTAAATCCCGGTTGCTTAAATTTGATATACCACAACAATATGACTTCTCATGCTCTTATCCTGAACGTGAACTTAGAGACCTATTAACGGAATGGAATATACCCTTCATAGGGAATGATAGGACTCAGATTAAACCCAAAGAATTGGATATATACATTCCATCCAAGTCAATAGCTATTGAATATTGTGGATTGATATGGCACTCGGATGCGTTTGTAGATAAGAACTACCACAAATTAAAAATGGAGCTATGTGCTGCAGTAGGAATTAAGTTAATTACTATTTTTGAAGACGAGTGGTTGCATTGTCGTGATATAGTGATAAGTAAACTTCAACAGATACTTGGAATATCAAACGATCAACGTATTTTTGCTCGCAACTGTAGTGTTATAGAAATTGAACACCAAACTGCTAAAGAGTTTCTGAACACTAATCACATTCAAGGATATGGACCATCTAGTATCAACTTAGGGTTGCATTATAATTCGGAATTAGTGGCAGTGGCAGCATATAAACGTGACGGATCCAGTGACTTTATACTAAACAGATTTGCAACATCGTGTAGTGTGATTGGCGGATTTACTAAGCTTGAACGGTACTTTGATCGTAATTACCATCCTACAATGGTGTCAACATTTGCTGACATGAGATGGAGTATTGGAGACTTATACAAAAATACTGGATACACCTTAGTTAACCTGTTGCGTCCAGATTATGCATACATCGACAAATCTTCATTCACTAGAATACATAAATTCAACTTTCGACACCACAATTTACATAATATGTTGGACGTATACGACCCATTACTTAGCGAAACCGAGAATACCAGAGCTAATGGGATACACCGAATTTATAACTGTGGTTTAATGAAGTTTCAACGTACTAATATGTCCGAATAGTTAAATCAATAGATCTTTCAACTCAACGCTAGTATAGTATAATATCAAATGTGTGAAATATTTAGGAGATATTGCTATGGACATTAACATCCAACTACAAGAACTACATAATAAAAACGATACTATAGGGAATAGTATCAATGAAGGCATAATGCAAGCATTCAACAATCTGGATGATTCTGATAGAGAATACATTCAAAATGAGATCCAAGAAGGAGTGATGATTGCATTGGTAGATCACTTCATGGCAAACGAGATTACAGACTTCCGAGCAACATGTGACTCGACTAACAATCAAGATGTCGCAAATACCATCAATGTAGATGTGTGGTTTACTATGGCTGGAGAGACATCCGAAACCCATATATCACGGACATGTACCATCTGTTGACATAATCGGTTGATTTGAGTAGACTTATGTTCTCCCAAATTGTTCAACGTAACAATTTGGATTAACTCACTAACCGAAGGTAATACTCATGACATCAAGTAATAACTCTAATAGTAAATCCAACAAGACCACTGTAATTAACCGAATCACTGCGTATCTGGGCGGTCGAAAAACCAATGCAACCACTGTACAAATTATAAAAGCTGTTGGTGGTAATGTAGGAACGGTTAAAGCTCGATTATCCGACCTAACTCGCTCAGGAACTATCACTCGTGTGCTCAAGCAAAATAATGGCAAAAATGTGCCTACGTTCACTTTAAACTAATCCAACTCCACAAGTAACCGCTGTATAAAAAGACAACTACATGTTGTCTTTTTTATTCCACACCCATACTGAATTACCACAATCCCAGATCCTGTCATAGCCATTGTTTACCATATTATCCCATTCCGTCAATTCTACATCAAACATCTGTAGTCTATCTTTCAACTTATGTTTTTGGAATTGCATTCTACTGAACAAAACCAACCGATCTGAATTGTGGAAATACATATAATTCGGTGGACTATAATGACTGAAACTGAAACTCAATTGCCCATACATAGCTCCAGTGTTCCACGATCTATCAGCGTATGACACTACAGACGATGGGTGGATTTGTCTAATAAAATGTTTGAATAATTTAGATGCCCCACCAACCACTGTGGAGTCAATTTTTGAACAATACCTCAATAACTCGTACTCGTATTTGTTAGAGAATCTACTTTTACCAAACGTCATACATGCCACCAACTCACTACCATACATTAACCCGTATCGCACATGAGACTTACATGCCCGCTGTAGGTGGTTAACATCTACAAAAATATTAGCAGCCTTAGAGCTAAGTTCTACAATAGTAGTTGACCGTCCATAGATTCTACTACCTGATACTCCCAATTTAGCTCGGATCCTTGATTTTACCACAGACTGGTGCAGCACCCACTGGTCCTGGCGTAAATGTATCAACTGTATTCCTTGAGTATTACACATTTTGGTCTTCATCAAATGGTAATCTTTCGTCTTTCCTTTTGAGTCAGAATGCCAATATATTCCATTAAACTCTATTGCGATACCATGGTCTGGCAACACTATATCTAACTCATATGGTTTAATAATACTCCGAACATGTCTATTTACTGTTACATTTAATGACTCCAAAAAAGAACAAACTTCGTTTTCTCCAGTAGAGTTGGATGATGACACCGGTAAATCGAAATATTTGAATCTGGACGTTAATAATGGTTGTGACACGTTTAATGTTTTCGCAATTTCTGTCAACGATCGTCCCTGCATATGTTGATCCAATAACCATTTCGGGTCATGCAGTTTTTCATATACATCTATCCAGTCATCTCCATTAAATCCCGTATATCTTGCCCAGGTAGCAGCACGTTCATATAACTCTCCCGAATGTAGGTGGTGTACACGAGTATGAGAGATCTGTTCTCGAACAGAATCCGTCATGGCATGTGTGGTACCGTAACGTTCCATACATGTTTGTTGTTTTTTATCTTGAGATTGAGTAGACGACACATTCCATTCGGTACCATACTTACGTAAATTAGTTTGCTTTAACTTAGCTTGCACTTGGGTAGACTGTAAAGCATGCTTTACTCCCAACACGTTAAATCTATCTTCAGCCACCCTATGGGTCATTTTAAAATAATTGTCTACACCATAATGGTTCATAGTCGTCTGTTTACGCTTAGTTAATAAATCACCACCCTCATGTACACATTTATTTGAGCAAAATTTGCGATATTCGTGTGTTGAATCATTCCAAGTAACTGTGCCAACCTTACAATGGGAACACACTACCAACTCAGATTCCTTATGTATAATATGCCACATTCGCTGTCTCAGCCCAGATTTTATTGGTAGAAACAAGGTAGCCTTTTTAATAACATCATATTTTACGGTATTTAACTTGATCCAAGACCTAAAATTTGACAATGCTGATAGTTCTATAATTATTTCTTGTAATTTGTGGTCCATAGCATAAATACCTCATATAACCAAACAGTGCTACATATTATATAGGAGCAGTTAACCAATGGCTACAATCAACAACATGGGTATTCCTGGAGTTGGAACAGGGATCCTTCAACCAAAACTTAAAAACAGATGGCGTGTGACGTTCATCGGTATAGGTGCCGAAGGAGCTAGTTCTCAACCGTTATCTATGCAAGCTGTAACTATCACTAGACCTAGCTTAACATTTCAGGAAGTCGAATTACATCGATACAACTCTCGAGCGTATGTTGCTGGAAAGCATGAGTGGGAAATGTGCCAAGTTACATTGGAAGACGATGTTACAGGATCTGCATCAAAGGTGATTAGTGACCAGATCTCGAAGCAACAATTCTTAATTGGCGCCGAAGGTCCATTCCTCGGAGCTGCTGAAGAAGGTTCCATTTACAAATTTGCCACAAAAATAGAGATGCTGGATGGACAAGAACAATCAATCGAACGATGGGTGCTACAAGGTTGTTTTATTCAACAAGCAGACTACACTGATCTAGATTTTGGTACAAGTGAAGCAGTAATGATCAACTTATCTCTTCGATTTGACCATGCGTTCCAAGAAATTGCTGGATACTCTGCAGGAGAAGGTGTGGCCCTTGGTGGTGCTGGCGCATAACCCTGTTAACTACATCGTAGTAAAAAAAGCCCCATTGGGGCTTTTTTTATACCTGCATAAATACCATAAATAACTGGAGAAGTGTACATGTCATCTAACCCTGCATGTGATACATTAGAAGCTGCTAAAACTCAAGCATTCAACGATGCGATAAATTATAAAGACGCCTTTGGAAGTCCATCAACATGGACTGATGCTGTTTGGACAGAATATAATAGACTGATATCTATATACAACGATCGTAGCGCAGAATATGTGGATTGTTTGTTGGGTAAAAGTAAGAGCCCCGAGACACTTGCAGCTGAAGCTCGTGGGGACGATGGATCTCAACAAACACGAATATCCGCTGCCGGAAATGCGAGTGGACAACAGACCCCTTGTGACCCAGCCAAATCTAGCGGAAATAACCCAGCATCACTAACTATCGTAGATCGTGCAAAAAATGCCTTTGGTAAATCTATAGGTCAACAAGCATTCAATATGATACAAGATAAAGTGCCTGCATTCGCTGTAGGTGCTAATGTTAACTCAAACGTACGCGCGTTGGCAGATGCTGTGAATTCTGGGGTATCTAGTTATGCCACTTCAGGTGTTAACGCAGCTTTGGGAGACGTATACTCAGCAGCAGGAATCAATCCAAATGTGCTCCCAGCTAATCCAAATCAAGCGTCCATCTTTGATAGTGGTAATACTGCTGCAAATTTTTTAGCAGACAGAATGATAGCAGGTACCATTGAAGCTGCTGATCTACCTGCTCCCATCAGTGCATTATCTAATATGGCTAATGTACAGCAAGCATCATCTGAAGTATCCACAGATATCACTTCACCTGGATGTGGAGTTAGTGCGTATGCACGTGACCTAATTGAATACGCTCCAAAACACAATTTTATGTTTTTTGTGGAATTCACGTTTAACTCAGATTACACAGATATGGGAATTAAACGCCATCACAATACAGCATCAGATATCAAATTTCACATGTTAAGTCGCCAATTTACCAGACCTAACGTTAGTGTGGAGTATGAAGATGTTAATATGTACAACTTTCATACTAAGGTAGCTAAACGTGTGGTGTACGATCCCCTAAACATTAAGCTGTTTGATGATATTAAAAATGAATCCATTGTATTTTTAGAAAAATATCTCAAAGCTCGTAGTCCAGTGGCCAGGTATGACACCAATGGTTTATACGAAACAGCTGGAATGGATTATCAGTCTGCTAATGATGGCAACTTAACTGGATTAAACAACACTCAAGGATCATCGGCTTCTATGGGAGGGTATGTGAATGATAATAGATCTATACTCAAGCAAATCAGTGTGTATCATATATTTGGCGGTGGAAATAAAGTGAATAGATACACCTTCATTAATCCAAAAATAATGCAATTTGATATGAGTGACTTTGATATGGAAAATGGCACAGAACCTGCGTCAATCGATATCCAAGTGGCATATGATTCAATGTTTATTGAATCAGGACTCGACGTGTCCCTCAGTCAATTGGATCACGATTCTAGATTGGGTAAACGATTCCTAGGTAAATTTGGAAAACAGTAACTATGGCGAAATCTAAAACTGGATGGATGCAAGGACTATACACTCCAAACCACCCTGAAAAATATAAAGGTGATTTATCCAAAATCGTTTTTAGATCCTCGTGGGAGCTAACCTTTGCTAAATTCCTGGATGGCAATCCAAATGTACTAGAGTGGGCCTCTGAAGAATTCCATATCCCGTATTTTAATCCAATCAAACAAAAAAATTCTCGATATTACCCTGATTTCTGGGTTAAATATAAAAACAAACATGGTGATATAATCCAAGAAGTGGTAGAAATAAAACCAAGCAACCAAGTCCAACGCCCGAAACGAAATAATAAATACGAACAAGCCACGTGGTATACCAACATGGCTAAGTGGGAAGCAGCAATTCAATTCTGTAAGGGAAGAGGTTTAAAATTCCGAGTGCTTACAGAAAAAAGCATATTCAAAAATGGGAAATAACACTAAATGACTGATAATTTCGATAATTTTCAAAAGCAACAACTAGTTGAGAAACAAATACCTCACCCGTGTGAGACTGTATTTGATATTGAAGATGGTTCAACAACTATTGTATCAGCCCCCCCAAGAACTACCAACTTAGTACAGCCAGACCACTACGATACTAAAGATCAGGAAATTGAAGAACAATTCCAAGAAATATATGATAAGTCTATGGACACATTCGATGACATGCAGCGAGACATGGAGGGTATTGAAGGTAAGTACAAAGCTAGGAATGGTGAAGTTAGCGTGGCATTTTTAAACACTGCACTTAATGCTGCTAAAGAAAAAGCTCGTGTAAAAGAGCACAAAGATAAACTATCACCACTACCAAATGATGGTAAGGTTGTGAATAACACTCAAATTAACGTATCCACTTCAGACATCATTAAAATGTTAGCTGATCGCAGAGATCCTGCGAACAACTATGTCCCAGATGAGGAAGATCTTGTCACCCCACAAAGGACCACCATAAAAAGAAAGAAGAAAGATGATCCATCATAAATACTTTTGAACACACGCAAATAAGTGCGCAAACATTACCTTTCTAGGAGATACACTAAATGAACACCAATACTGAAAATCGTCAACACTTACGCAAAATGCTAGATGCCATCATCAATGAAGATATGGATACAGCCAAAACAGCCTTCCATGACTATGTAGTCAACCGATCTAAAACTATCCTAGAAATGGACTGTTGTGATCCAGTAGGCGGTACTGGAACAGCTGACCCAAAATCAGCTAAAGGCTCTAGCGATGTAAAAGCTTCCATGAGTAAAACTGCAAAAGATGAAATCGCTAAAAAAGGTGAAGCAAAAGCTGATCCAAAGGCTGCTAAAGGCTCCAAGGATGTGAAAAGTACTATGAAACGTGGTAAGGCTATTCCTAAAAAAGGTGAAGCAAAATCTGATCCAAAGGCTGCTAAAGGCTCAAAGGATGTTGAAGGTACCATGAAAAAAGCTGATGATAAAAACATCACTGGTAAGAAAAACTAAAAGAATTCCCTGCTACCTTAGGGTATAAACCATATCAGTTTCACGATTGATATGGTTTTTCTTTATGTGGAAGGTCAGCAACACCCGTCAGTACGGTAAATACTACAACATCGATAGGTATAGTTCACAATGAATAAAACTCTCAACACGTTATTAGCTCACTTCACTTCGGAACAAAACTGGTGGGACCAGTTCCATCTAGCATACCTGATGAATCCCACAGCATTCATAGAAGACTGTATCACACTAAATACAGCCCCTATACAATTACTTCAGCATCAACGTGACCTCGTTGAAATATATGAATATCATGACCATGTGTATGTTGCATCTGCTAGACAAGTGGGGTTATCTACAATAAACAATGCATTTATGCTTTGGCAATGTGTATTCCAACACGACACATCTATTCAAATTTTTGCACAAGACGATACTGGAGCATGTGATCTGAGAACAATACGGCAAATGTATGACTCTCTACCTAACCAAGTACGAGCTAGAGTGAAAATTCAACTTCATAAAACTACTCATGGAATACTATCGTTCGACAATGGGTCCTCTATCACTGTACTGTCAACCAGTTTCAATGCTCTGCATGGCATCCCACCAGCAGATGTACTACACATAGTACGTCCATCTATGTTTTCTACCAAAAACTTACAAGAAGTAGAACAAGCGTTGATACACCCAACTGTTCATGCTGGTGGATCAATACAAGTCACCGATTGCATCAATGCTAACCTAGAGTTAATAAACACGCATGCTATGTTTGCTTGTAAAATTCCATGGAACGTGGTGCCTGGACGAGATCAACAATTCAAAGACGACACTATTCGCAGAATAGGACAGCAAGCCTGGAATGACGACTATGGGGATTAAATGTGGCTAAAAATATAAATATAAAAAAAGCATACACTACCCAAGACCTCTCAACTGAACAGATTACAGAAATCGACAGATGTATGTACGGGTGCATTAACCAGACCACTGGCATCCAGGAATGTGGGCCTATATACTTTGCCAAAAATTATGTTAGAATCCAACACCCCAAACGTGGAGATGTACCATTTCTATTATATCCATACCAAGAAAAAATGATGGACACATATCTCAACAACAATAAAGTGGTGGTGTTATCTGCTCGCCAAACAGGAAAGGAACAGCCACATACTGCACGTATAGCCACTCCTACCGGTTGGGTCACTATGGGGGACATTCAGCCTGGGGATACCGTATTGACTCCTGATGGTAGCACGTCAACAGTCATCCAAAAACATCCTCAAGGAACTAAGCAAGTCTATCGTATTACGTTTGACGATGGGTCGTTTGCTGAATGTGGAATTGATCATTTATGGAGTTGTAATATTCATGATAGATTATCTTCCGACACTAGCACCAGTACAGTGCCAACATCTGAATTAATTACAATGATGGATAACGATCACGTATACCAATATCGCATAGACATACCTCTAGTGGATGTAGTCAATTTTAATGAGCAACAATTGACAATGGACCCGTTTGAGCTTGGTGTGCAATTGCGAACAAATACATCTTCACAATCTCACATACCAGAAGTATACTTACGTAGTTCACCAAACCAACGTACAGCATTATTGAACGGATTGATATCCAATAAATCCATCAGCAAGAAATTTACTGTTTCTCATATAACCTCAAAACAACTACGGTCAGACATCCAACAACTAGTATGGAGTCTAGGTGGTACCTGTTCATATAATACAACAAGTGAACAAGACGATACTGTGTACGAACTGTATATAGAACCACCATCACTATCAGGTACACTTAAACGAACAATTATATCTATCAATGCTGTGAGACACGAACAATCATCGTGTATATCAATCGATCACCCAAAACAGTTGTATATCACAGACAATTTCACTGTCACACATAACAGCATAACATCCGCCATATTTTTATTGTGGTTTGCTATGTTTAATCCTGATAAGACATTATTAATCGCAGCCAACAAAAACGATCTAGCCATTGAGATGATTCAACGTATCCAGTACGCATATGAGTTCTTACCCATGTGGTTGAAACCTGGGGTTACTGACGACGGTTGGAATAAACATAGTATAAAATTTGATAACAAATCTCGCATTGTTTCTACTGCAACATCTGCTAACTCTGGTCGTGGTATGTCTATATCGCTTTTGTATTTGGATGAATTTGCGTTTGTAGCACCAAACATTCAAGAAGAATTTTGGACCTCAATTCTACCAACATTATCTACTGGTGGTGCTTGTATAATGTCGTCCACACCAAACGGAGCAGTGGATAAGTTTGCTAGCATTTGGCGTGCAGCCAATATGGAAAATAATACTGATGGTCTGTTGTTTAAGGCTATTGAAGTCAAATGGGACGAACCACCAGGACGAGGCGAACAATTTAAGCGTGATCATATTGTAATGTTGGGTGAACTTAAATGGGCTCAGGAATATGAGTGTTGCTCAGGTGATACTGTAGTAACATTACAGGATGCTGTTGGTAATATATTGCAAAAAACGCTAAAGGAACTATACAGTGAGTTGGGTTGATGTTTATAAGTCATTAACATACTTAGTTGATGAGTTTAAACACAAACCTCCATCAAGTAACTTTAGTAGGTGGCGAACTGAGGAATTCCACTTATTGAAAGAAGCTACATCATTTTTATCAGATGCTGCATCTGCCAGTGAGCGGTTGTGGTACATTGATCATAGACAACACCATGCAACTTTGTGCAGAATATGTAATAAAAACTTATTATCGTGGATTAATAAAGAACGAGATTACAGAGCCACATGCGGTAAATGTAATGGTAAACTACCTGCAACTGCAGCTAAACGCAAAGCAACTATGCTGGAAAGATATGGTGTTGAAAGTTATACTCAGCATGACCAATTCAATGACAAACGTATATCTACCAATCAACAACAGTATGGAACTGATTGGGGACTTCAATGTCCACACATTCAAGATAAACGCAAAAGTACCATGATGGAACGATATGGTGCTGAAAACACTTTACAGTCGCCTGTACTAAAACAAAAAGTCATTAATACTCTTCAACAAAAATATAATGTCAAACATAATTCACAAACAACACATTGGCGTGAGTCTGTAAGGCAAACTTTTCTTGAAAACCTGGGTGTTGAACATAATACCCAACTTCAAATAGACCCAGTATCGTTAATTAAGTTAAATGATCGGAATTATCTAAAATCAAAACATATCACTGAACAAATTCCACTACATGTTATAGCCAAGGAATTACAAGTTAACCAAACCACAGTAGCCAATTATTTTAGAAAACACGATATAACTATTCAACGATTTCCGAAATCATATGGTGAGCGAACACTAAGCGAATTTATCCAACAACTAGGAATAATTGTAATAAATGGAGATAGATCAATAATCCAACCATACGAATTAGATATTGTATTACCTGAACATAAAATAGCCATAGAATACTGTGGTTTATTCTGGCACTCTGAAACTTGTGGAAAAGACAAACGATACCATGAAATGAAAATGAAGTTAGCTAATGCAGCAGGGTACAGACTGTTAACAATATATGAAGATGAGTGGGTTAAACGAACCAACCAAGTCAAGAATAAAATTAAACATATGTTAGGAATGTCTGTGGATAAAGTATATGCTAGAAAATGTACTGTCGAACTAGTAGACAACAAGCAGGAATTTTTCGATAAACACCACATCCAAGGATCAGGTCCAGGCAGCATAACATTCCAGTTAGTGGTGAATGAACGACCTTGTGCCATGATGACATTTATTCAATGTAAAAACCAATCTTTCTATTTGAACAGATATGCAACATCAATGAGTGTCGTCGGTGGTTTTAGTAAATTGTTGAAACACTTCGAAAAAAATATTAAATGGTCTAAAATAATATCATTTGCAGACCTGAGGTGGAGTGATGGTAATTTATATCGTCAGTGTGGTTTTGAACTGGATGGAATAATCCCACCTGATTATTATTACTCACCCAATGGCGTAGATCGATACCATAAATCTAATTATAGACATGCACAATTACCTAAGCGATTAGCTAACTACGATCCAACCAAAACTGAATGGGAAAATTGTGATGTCAATGGAATTCATCGTATTTGGGATTGTGGTAAAATGAGGTTTGTGAGATATGCCTGATAAGATGAAATATAATACAACTGGTTATCAAATACTAACAGATAGTGGGTTCAGACCGTTTGTGGGCATATCAATGATGGGAAAACAGATGCTCCTAAAGTTTGAGTTCAACGATGGAACATCAATTGAAGTTACTCCAGGCCATAAATTTATCTATAACACCAAACTGATTGACGGTGAGATTGTAGGTGTACCTATTCATGCAAACGTGTTGTCAGTGGGTGATCAAATATCCACGATGGATGGCGAAGTTGAGATCGTAAGTATATGTGAAAGCACTGACCAGCAAACGTACGATTTAATTGAGGTTGGTGATCACAAGTATAAAACTAACTCAGTAATATCCCACAACTGTGAATTTTTATCATCAGATCCATTGTTAATAGATTCCATGGTGATTGGACAACTGGAAAGTAATGTCAGCTTACCTATCCGCGAAGATATGGGATTTAAATTTTGGAAACAACTACTCCCAAATAAAACATATTTAATTGGAGTCGATCCGGCAACTGGATCTGGTGAGGATTTTTCTACAATACTAGTATATGATTTTCAAGATCTATCCATGGTTGCAGAATGGCGGTCAAACACCATGTCGTCCCCTCAATTGTATGCTGCACTCAAATTGGTACTCAAACAAATCGAATCGCACCAAAGTATGGCATATTTCTCAATAGAAAACAATGGTGTGGGAGAGGGGGTGATTGCGTTATATGAAAATGACGAAAAATTACCGGAAAATTGTGAGTTTGTATCTGAAGAAGGCGGAAACCGATTGGGCATGCGGACTGAAAGTCGTGTCAAACTACGAACATGTATGGTGATGAAACAATTAGTTGAATCTGGAAAAATAGAGATTAAATCTGAAATGATGCTGCGTGAATTGAAAAGTTACGTGTCCACTAGAGGATCGTACGCTGCTCAAATAGGTGCAACAGATGATCTTATATCTGCATTGCTAATTGTACTCAGACTATTATCAGAGATGGCAACGTATGAACAACGAGCTCATGAATTGATGAACCAATATGATGATATTGGTTCATTTAGTGCTGAAGATACAGAGGGAGTATATGATGATGATAAATTTATTCCGGACAGCTTTGTTTTTTAATATAACCCAAGTATAGTCACAATATCATTTACTAACACAGAACATTCCAATGTCTACTACTTACAAATACCAGTTTGAAGAATTCTATACCAATTTCCAACAGATGTATCTATTCCAACGTATGGTGAACACCACTGAAAATACCCATTGGCATCGGGAAGATAATGTTGGAGTTCATACCAACATGGTAGTACAAGAGTACATTCAACGATCACCTAAACGATGGTCACGAGCAGACTACCTAGGTGCAATTGCCTGTGCATTCCACGATGTTGGAAAACCCAACGCAGAACAGTACATCCAAGATAGTAGTGGAGGCCATAACACTTACAAAGGCCATGAACAGATATCAGCTAGAAAATTTGAACTATTTACATCAGATAATCCAGATTGGCTCTTGCTAGATCCGATGGACATTGCAGCAGTTTGTTGGATGATACAACACCATCTACCATACAGAACTACTAAAACACATAAATTAAATGCCCTCAAGACTACGGCAACATTCTTTAATGTTTTCGACCAATTCCTTCGTTTGGTAATGTCTGATCAATATGGTCGTGTATCAGATGACCACGACTTAAATAAGTTATCATTGATGGAGTGGATCATGCAGTTCATATTTAAATCCACTAATAAAGAATGTTGGTTGAATATTCATAGTAAACCAATAGTATACATGTTAGTGGGGGCATCTAGTTCTGGTAAGTCTACCTTAACAAAACAATTACTACAAGAACACGGAGCATATAATGTGTCTGTGTTCAACATGGATAAATGTAGATTAGATTGGTATTCATTAGATGACTCTAATAATTCTGAGTTGGATAGATACCAGTACGCTTTCAAACAATCATGTGATGATCCAGATTTTACCAAACGGACAAATTCTGTATTCACAGACATGCTGCAAACTCAGAAAACTGTGATAGTTGACAACATGAATCTCACATCTAAATCCAGAAAGCGCATCTTTACGGAAGCTGCTAACAATGGATACCACGTTATCAGTATTGTCATGCAGACTCCTTTATCTACTTTATGTGACCGTAACGAACTACGTGGAGATAGATCCCTCCCGAACGACCTTCTCATAAATATGTATTCCAGACTATCGTATCCAACCATAGCTACAGAATGTCATGAAATTAGGGTGAATTAATATGACTGTGAGGTTACCAATAGAAATGATGCTAGAAAGTTCCATGGATGATCTAATCTCATCCACAACTCAAGCATTTCCTGACCGATCGGAAAAAGTAAACAATGTTAGAATAACAAACAAAACCTATCAGAAATTAGATGGAGATAAGTTACTGGTGAAGGCCAAGTGTGCTGGAGAAACAAATGATTACGATACACAGGTGTTATATAATTCAGTACAATATGTAGAGGGAGGAAATCCCGAATCTATCACACTAAATGGTGGATTCAATATTCTACCGATTTCATCCGACTCCGACGTCAAAGTTGGCTGTACTTGTTTAGATTTCCATTGGACATTTGCTTGGCAAAATTCTAGTGATGGTAGCTTAATGGGAGATCCACCGTCCCCATACCAACGAAAGACTGATAGAGCACCCCGTAACCCAACCAACGCGATTGGATTATGTAAACATCTACTCAAGCTACATGCAGATATGACGGCTGAGGGGCTACTTGGATAAGTTACTTATCCAATTCTTTTAATAATAGCTTAACCTTTCTATCCTTTTTGCCTTTATCACTGAGTTGTTCATACGGATGGTCAGTCTTGAAAAACTGGTATCCGTTTGGTAACACTTGGTTTACTGGAACCTCATCCAGACCCTCAGTCACACTAGCTTTCTTCGTATCAGACTTTTTGGGTGCGGAAGTAGACTTTTTCTTCTCAGCAGACTTTTTCTTTTCAGCAGACTTCTTCTTCCCAGTAGAATCTTTGATCTTTATGGTATCTTTCCCACCCTTAATTGGTTTTGGTGTTTTGATCGGTGGAACTTCCACTGAAGGAGCTATCTCAATACTATTTTTCCCAACAACCAGAAGGTTTCCCTTAACTGGTTCAAAATAAAAATCATCTACTATAACACATAATACATATTTGTACTTACCTTCGTCTAATAATTCCTTAGGGATAGTTGTTTTCCAACGTACACCAGACACATGACTACACTGGATGGTGTAATGCAACGTCGTAGATACAGCAACGTCTAATATTACTCTACCAGTTTTAATGTCCAACCCTTGGGCTGTTGCATCAAACTCAAACTTATTGTCTATATTGCGACCTACAGTAATATCTTCCATTGTCATCTCTTCATTTTGATTATTATATTAGCTATCTTTCGACTAAATGTCGATACTGATGTTGATATTGATTGTAATGTCTTATTCACTACGTTTATAGCATTCACAATATGGTCAGCTCTCTTTTTATCAACAACATATTCCCGTTGTATTGTTTTCTTGTTAATTCCGACAACTATAGTTACTAGGCGCTTCTCTCGAATTGCTGCATCTCGCTTTTCCTTTTCATCATCCTCAACATCGTTCCTTTGATATGGATATGATTGTATTATACCAGCTACAGCAGATCCAGGCCTTACATGAGACCCTCCCCCGCCAGCAGAGGTTGGTGGAGACTGTACTGGAGTTACAATGCATTTTAAATGGAACGGTCCATATATCAACGTGTTACAAGCAGGTCCACCTAAACCATTGGTTAACATTCCACCCATAGAATCCATTATACTGGCACGCGCTCACAGACTTCAGCAACGCTAGGTGCTCCCGTTCCATCAAATAGGTTAAACACCTGCAGTGGAGTTACACCGTCATTATCATATACAGTCAATGTTTTAGCTACCTTATCTATCATGGTTCTATTACTCTCGTACTTTACCAGTAGAGTCACTAGTGACATCATACTCACTACATCTAATCTTAACTGATCCACATTCGCATCAATGGCATTAACAGCCTCACCAAACGTACCAACTGTGATGTGGTCCACTTTAGGAGCATCCCATAACGAAACTGCAATATCCTCACTAAAACTTTCATTTGCAGCTATTTGATACCGCTCACTAGCTGGCAATGAAATACCTCCGTCAGATCTAAACACATAATTGTTGATCTGATCATATGTAGCGAAGTCGTATTTGTAAAAACCATCCCCAACTTCAACCATTGGATCATCTGCGATTACCAAGGTTTGAGTCCCAGGAGTAACGATCCATCCGCGAATAGTTGGAGACAACCCTAATGCCGGGGCACCATTCGATGAAAAAAAAGATGTAATCAATTTTGGTTGCATAAACATGTTCTCATTTATTTGACGTATTTATGTAAATACTTTCTTTAGCAACTATAAATACATTAAACATATGAATTGATATTGCACAATACCACCATCACGAGATAGTGCTATTCAATGATAACATAACAACTACACTCGGATCAGTATTATATGTCAATCATACAAACACAACCAGTCGGACAACCAGGCGGTTCAACAGTATTCACAAGAAAACTGTATATTGTTCCTCCTACAGCGACTCAGGGTGTGGATAGTGTGGACATTACTACTACGATAGCTGCTAAATGGATGGTATCTATTCGAAATGTAGTCACGAATGATACTAACGTATTTGAAGTGATGGCAGTACATAATAATGCTGCAGCACTACATAATATATCAAATGAAGTTGGACAGCACATAGCAACATTTGTGAATGTTGATGTGTTCGGGTCATTCATGGTGCTAGAAATAACTAATAATATAACAGATAACATAGAAGTACGCGTACAAAACATAACAATGCAACTATAAATATCATGGTAACATACACTTAGGAGAATTACATAATGGCTATTGATTTTTTTCGCGCGGGTAAAGGTATTGAGTTAGTATCTCAAGATTTTACATCCCGTGTTAACATACTAACAGGAACAGGCGCTCCTGGGGGAGACGGCGGTGACCAAGACAACGCTACCATCGGCTCACTATACATGCGTCAAGACGTCGAAACTGACGGTTTACAGGTATACTACAAAGCAACACTAATCAACAACAGTCCACTTGATTGGCATCAAGCAACAGACAAACAATACGTTGATGCTGTAGCACAGGGACTATCCTGGCGCGAACCAGTACGAGTATTGGATGGGACAGCATATGCCAACCCAGCAGCACTTCCAGTAGCTGGCACAATCGATGGTGTCATCTTGGCAGATGGAGATAGAGTGTTGTTCACCAATGTCGCTGCTGCAGGGGCATCTAACGTATACATCTGGTCAGCTGGTACTACCAGTTGGACAGAAGATCTTAATGCTGAAACAAACGGTGACGCAGTACTAATCCAAGAGGGTACTTTCGCTGAACAACAGTGGGTATACGACGGAACTAACTGGGTACAATTTGGTGGAGCTGCAAACGCTCAAGAGTTGAATTTTATACGTCAATTCATCGGCAAAACGGCAGCTGGTGCAGAAATGCCATCATACAGCTCAACAACCATTGTTACCGCCGCAGGCAACTTAGAAACTGCTGTAGGTGAGCTAGATGCAGCCATTGGTGGACAACTATATACTAACAACTTCACTATAACAACTGGTGAAACTGCCACATCGAGCTTAGACGCGTTGGACTCTGCTATCGGTAGTAGACTATACGCTCAAAACAATGTAATAACCGACGGTGAAGCAATTACTGCTAGTTTGGATGCACTAGATATTGTAGTTGGAGCAATCCAATCACAAAACACTGTAATCAACATACTAAACGTTACTGCAGCCACTGTAGTCGATAGTGTTCCACTTATTGATGCTGATGTGATGGAATGGCGCGTTATTGTCGAAGATACCCTCGACCCTACTCGCAGAATTTCGTCTACTTACGTATCTTTACATGACGGAGCAGGCTCAGTGGATAACACTCGTTATGCTACTGTACGTCGCGGTGGTAATATCGCAGGGTTAGTAGTAGATGCGGCAGTCAACGCTGGCAATTTAGAGTTAAGCATTACATCTACCAATGGTGTTGATGTAGGTATCAAACGATTAGTTAAACTAAAAGCTAACTAAGGGATAATAAATGGCTAATATACTGGATGCACTCACGGCAGACTATGGGCTTAGTTTAGGCTTTAATGATGACGTGGGCATTTTTACTAGCCCCAACGATCCCACTATCGGATTGGGAGAAGCAGCACCTGTAGGTTCGCTGCTTCTTCGATCTACTGGTGCGCTATATATAAAAATAGGACCACTGGACACTGATTGGTTTTTAGTAGATACCACAGCAGTGATTAACCAGGATCTAGCATCTATTCAGGCTAGACGCACAACAACATTTTCAATCCCTACCATATTCACAGATATACCATTCGACACAACCGACATACAAAACCTGCCAGCAGTAATTGAACACGATCCAATCAATCCCGACAGGTTTTTAATTAAAGAAACCGGGTTATATAAATTATCATACAATGCTACTGCAAATGTGAATGGTACTAATCAACAATTCGTATTCCAGGTAACTCAGAACGACGTTGCTGTGGTTAACGGCAGTGTACGTACATTCACCATAGCAGTGAGTGATGCAGTAGGTGGTGATATTGTTTTTGCGGCAAATGCCAATGATTTTATTACATTACAGATAAAATGTACCACTACACCAACAGAACTGCTAGCTAATACTGCAGTGCTAAACATAGTAAAATTACATGGGACCAAAGGAATAAAAGGAGATGCAGGGACAGGTTCGTCTATAGCGATAGAACATACCAACATTCCTGTGCCTGGTGGACCTCACCAAACACTTAATTTTGAGGGTGGACTCACTGTAACTGATGATGGTGGAGGACAGGCTACCATCAACGTAACTTCATCTGGTACTCCTCCAACAATTCAAGTTCGCAACACTGCAACGTTTGCTATAGCAACATCATACACTGATGTTGTGTTTGACACATTAGACGTACTCAGCGTACCATCTGCGATCTCTCAAAATGCAAACAATACACAAATAGACATACATGAATCTGGATATTATTCTATTGAGTACAATATGGTATGCACTAAAGGAACTTTAGTGACAACCAGAATCATGCGTAATAGTGCAATAATAGTGAACGGCGGGGTATCCCAAACTAAACCATCATCCTCTGCAATAGATGAACAGGGAATATACCAAAAGATGGTGGTTCAGCTAACTGCTGGAGACTTTGTTACATTACAAAGTATTGCGTCATCTGCAAATGGATCCACCACAACTGATACCACTATGGTGATCACTAAATTGCAAGGCATCCAAGGTATTCAAGGGTCAGTTGGGTCAGTTGGACCAGTAGGACCTGCTGGACCATTAGGACCTGCTGGACCTGTTGGTCCACCTGGTGCAGGAGCATCTGTAAATATCAGCGATGAAGGAGTGACTCTAGGAGCATTCACAGATGTAAATTTTGTAGGGTCTGCAATCACAGCTACTGACGCTGGTGCAGGAACCGCAAATGTTACCATCACGAGCCAAACACTGATATATGGAACAGAGTACCAATATATAGAATCCCCGTCGGTAGTAGTAACCAACTCGACAGCTTATGTGAAAAAAGTGACAATGACTACCCCAAATCTACCTGCTGGAACATACCGTGTCGGGTGGAAATATAGCTGGAATTACAACAACACTACTAGGGACTTCAAAGGACGAATTCTGGTAGATAACACCACTCAGTATGATGTACTACGTATAGAACCAAAGGACTCTGCTGGATCGTTTGGTGCGACAGGGACTAACCAAAAACACATAGCGTCTGGTTTTTTTAACACAACATTCTCTGGCATTCACACAATAGATATAGAGTTTGCAACACAAACATCAGCTAATTCTGCAAGTATGTGGGATGCTAGACTAGAATTCTGGAGAGTCCAATAATGTCCACCCTATACAACTTCGTTAAATTAGATGTATGCCCACCACAGTTAACTACAGAAATTAACGCAGCAGGACTCAGTCAGGTTTGTGAATACGTTTTGATAGAAAATGCTGATCAAGTAACCGTAAGTATGGTCGGACCGTTGGCTCCAGCTGAAATTACCACTCTGGGTGTATTAGTCACTAATCATACATGCAATGCTCCAGTCATTACCCCTACACAAGAGGCATTACTCCCACCAGGAGAGCCAGATTCGACCCGCAATAATGAAGTGCTATCATATGCTGAGATGTCATTCTTTTTTGCAGAATCTAGTGTCAGTAATAAAGACTGGATACAGATCGGTCACGCAAGTGACTCAGATTCTGGTCATATATTTCCATATCCAGCTACCATAACTAGAGTATCAGCTCACGTAGAGAGTCAAGAAGGGTCAGGACCCAAAGCTATAGATATGTATATAAACAATGTAGTGATCAACGATGTACTGACATTTGGTGGTCCAGCTACACAGCAATCTAGTGATGATGATGATGGGGACTCAAATAATAACTACTATGATCAACATCGAATTAGAAATGACCTAAATATTCAAGTAAACACTGGAGAAAAGGTCAGAATGCGAGGGGCCATGTCCTCTGGGCAAAAACTAAAAGACACAGTAGTAGATGTGTGGTACAAGTGGAGAATAATATAAAATGTTACTAGTAGAAAATCAAACTATAGCGGATATCGACATCAAGGATCTGAGTGTCACAGTACCAGCCAGTGGAACATATGATATTTTACCTCGTGGTAGAAGTAAAATATCTGCTAGTGACCAGTTGTTAACAGGAATAACTGGAGGGACACTAAAACTTATTCAAGACGAACTAACCACTCCGTACGTGTACTATACAACAGCAGAAGCAATACGAGTAATCACGGGCACTACTCAGTCACTTCAGACCAATGATGCTGGTGAACTTATAACAAACATGCCGAATCTACATTCGGAAGTAGGTGAAAAAAAGTTGTGGGTCCACAATTCAGCGAAACCTGAGGTATCAGGGAAGCAATTTTACGTTCAGTACACCGGTGTTGGAGATGATGCTATCAACCACTCTATTGGTGGAGGAAATCAAACTATTATAATGGTAAAAGCTGCAGATGTTGATAAAAAATTAACGTTAGAATTTGACAATGATCCTCCACACGGGGATGTGTACATACATGAAGCTAATATTATGTGGAATAATGCAGGTATGGGAGATTCATTTTCAGTAAATATCCATGCACGAGGGACCCAATTACAAACAATCGTTAGCAAAGATCTTGTACTGGAACCGTTTGGAGCAGGGAGTTTCATTAAATTAGCTCCAGGAGGACCAGGAACAGGCACTCATGGGTTTGCTGCTAACCCAGTATTGGTTAAAGACGCAAAATTCACTGGGTATTGGGACTACTCTACTACAGCAGGATTAACCCCAAACGTTGGTCGCACTGGAGGGTATAACATTTTTGATGTCGACCTAAAAGTCAATACTTTTATTAACCGTATTCCACTATTCGGTACAAGCACATCATACACTAGAATAGTCTCGAACGATACTGCCTGGATACCACCAGGATATTATATAGAAGTGTGTTGTCACAATGCATCTCAAACAGATTGGACTATGATGATGTACATGACAGTATACCGAGAACAAACTTTCTAATTAAAATACCCAGCAATCTCTCCTACTCATAAATATCTGTTATGACACAGGAGAGATCACTGCATGAAAATACCATTCAGACAAGGCATCGTTAGATACCAAACCGATACATCAAATAATCAAACATTCATGGTGGAAAATGTAGGAGGTGTCGACTTACAAGTCACTAACGAATACACTATTATCAACTTTGCCCATGGCACAGCAGACTATCTATACACTGAGTCACGATCTGTCCTTACCGCATGGCCTGGACCGTTTGCCCCAGGGACAACATACTGGCTATATTGGGAAATTGATCCTGCTACTGGTGAACGTCAGTTTGGAAAAACTGTACTAGAGCCTACATATGGGGCTTCTGCTCCGCCAACTATAGTTGGACAAATGTGGTTTGACACATCTACCAACCTCATGAAAGAGTTTAACGGAGCACGGTGGGTCACTAAAATCAGAGTGGTTGCATCTAAATATGATGCCGGATCGGTATTGCGCTCTTGGAATGGGAGTAATGTTTTCGCTGGATCACAAGTAGCTAACTACACCGCAGTGAAATCTGGTGCTATACTATTTGATAGTGTAAACACTCCTCTTAAGCAATTGAACGGAAACTTTCTAACTACAGAGGATGGATTTACATCAGGTGTAGCAACATCATCCCAAATACGACTTGAACCTTTAATGTTCGAAGCTGAATCAGGCACCAACATCGCAGCATACTCAGTGGTATATCTTAGTGATTTTGACAGAATACTTCCTGCATCACCATCACTGCTGTTAAATAATGTTTTCGGAATAGTAGAAGAAGACGCATTCACCGGAGAAAGAGTCCACATAACAACTAGTGGCATTGTGGGGAATCCTTCTTGGAACTGGACTACAGTAGGGGCTGACATCTACATTGATAACACTGGTCAAATAATAGATGTAATCCAACCAGGAATGAACCCAATCGGACATGTAGTAAGTCCTCACCAAGTTCTTCTCAAAACTGCTGGTGTAACTAATGTTACAGTAAACGGAGTAAGCGATGGAGTAGTTACTGCTGCTTCACTAGTAGGAACAAACCTTACATTAGATAGATCCAATGGACTACCTAGTCTTACCACTGACTTATCTGGCATCAGCAACAGTACTCCGTCCTACATAATACAAGATAGTACTACCGATACTTTAGTCAGAGTAGACGATGCGTTGTCTACCAATCAGGACCAAGTAATTGTAGAGCTTGGGTTACCCGTCACTAAAGAAATGCCACCTGGATTCTTTCCACTACAGTTTGATGCATCATCATTCAGCATCACAATGCCACACACTAAATTTACTACATCAGATAATGGGAGTGGCATCTCAATGATAGGTGGTGATGCATACAATGCATCTGGAATTGGATCAAAGTTGGGAGGAGGAATTGACTTACTAGCAGGAAATGGAGTAACAAGTTCCCGAGGTGGGACGATCGCTCTTAAAGCTGGTACCAGTTCAGGAAACAATGCTGGCGGATCTGTTACTCTCGAATCTGGTAGCAGTAATGCTAATAATGGTGGGCCAATAACATTAACTGCTGGAATAGGACAGTTCGTGGGTGGTGCAATACAAGTAAAATCAGGAAATGGATCTATTGCTGGTGGGTCAATGACCCTTCAAGCTGGCACTGGTCAATCTGGAGTCGGAGGTAATGTTACAATTGGCTCTGGAGCATCAACATCCGGAAACGGTGGCAATGTTAATATAACATCTGGAACTAGCTCATCAGTATCAAATGGGGGCAATATTAACTTAACCGCAGGAAACGGAATTTCCGGTGGACTGTTGAATTTATATGCTGGTACTTCGTTTGGAGGTAATGGCGCTGATGTGGTAATCACTGCAGGAGATAGTTCAACCGCAATTGGGGGTACCATTAAACTATCCCCAGGTACTGGAACCTTTGGAAATCCAGGAAGTGTTCAAATTCTTACCGACTTCGACGAAACAACTACTCAATTACAATTCCATAGTGCTGGTGGTCATGTATCTATCCGAGCTAACAATTCATTGTTTAGTGTGATAGACTTAATATTACCCACCACAGCTTCCACCCAACCAGGGCAAGTTCTCACATCGGATCCAGCAGGAAATCTATCATTCAAGCCTACTGGAACTACATCGTTTGATTTTATTAGCACAGTGAATGCTAGTGGGACCATAACAATAGATCCAAAAATCCATTGGCACACATTAAATCAGGCAGGACTGTTAACTATAGTGTTTGGTGCAAATACTGCAGGAGTGGTTAGTGAATTTACCATAGAAATTAACTCCGATTCTAATACAGTAACATGGCCTGTGAATGTAGTAGGAGATACCACAATCGATAATGGTATGCTGAATTTATTTACATGTGTTATCCGACCTGCATCTGCCGGTTTAAACAACACAGTTTATGTGTTTAAAGTTCCAGTTAACCAACCGGCACCTTAATTGGTAAAACTTTCAAACACTAGAAATTCAATCATAGCACCTCTAGGGATATTTTTATTGAACTGGATGGTGCTGTTACTAACCTCAATATAATCTAACTGAGTTCCACAAAACTCCTTCTTTCCGTTAACAAACACCCATAAGTTGTTAGATCCTTTCTCATATAGCGGAACATTATCATACACACGTTGTCCAGTCGCAACAATCACATTTCGACGTATCGTTAGGTTACTCATCATACTTACACCAGGCAACCTATGAGTTGGTGGCATCCCACCATTGGGTGATATATTATTCATCATGAGTCCTTCATATTTTACAATATTTATGTTGAGTTTATTGACCTACTCCAAGTATACTTCACTACATCTTACGGTCACCCGAGGGTAAGTAAGAATAAATACTCTTCGTAATATATTTTACAAAGAACTGAATATTAATAGAACTGAATCCATTAAATTGGAACAAGCCAAGAACAGGAGAACTGAATATGGCACGTAGATCACTCGCTGATATGAAAAGCGCATACCAAACCCCAAGTGATTCGGAAGGATCACGCCCAAACAATTACTACCCATTCTATAATATGGACTTTGATGAAAAAGCAACCATCAGATTCCTTCCAGACTTAAATGAAGAAAATCCTCTAGGATTTTTATTGGAAAAACTTACCCATAATTTAATTATAGATGGCGAAAAAAAGAACGTCCCGTGTCTTAAAATGTATGAAGACAATTGTCCCATCTGCAAGCAATCTGCTGCATTCTATAAAGAAGATGCAGATAACGGAATCGAGGACTCTCCACGAGGGAAAGCATTATATCGTCGCAAGCAACATTTAGCTCAAGTATTAGTAGTGCAAGATCCTCTCAAATACAAAGAAGGACAAGAATCTGCTGCTGGCACAGTTAAATTAGTCAACTTAGGTTTCTCGATTTACAACAAAATTACTGAAGCCTTTAAAGAAGATGAATTAGAAGAGGTGCCTGATGATTATGAAGCAGGTACAGACTTTATGATCAAGAAAGTCAAAAAGGGTAAATGGGCTAATTACGATAATAGTAAATTTCTCAAACGCGAACGTGCACTCACAGAATCAGAATTGGCTGTGGTAGAGGGTAGTTTAATTGACTTATCAAGTTTGCTTCCAAAAAATCCTACCGCCGAACACCTCGAAAAAATGTTAACATCACACATTACCAACGCTCCTATGGAAACGACTTCCACTCCATCACAAGCTACATCACGTGAAGAAAGTGTATCGTCTGTGGATACTGTGAAAACATCAGCTTCCACCATATCAGATGCTGTAGATGTTAATGATGCTGATGCTGATGATGTTGACGCTATTCTAGCAGACATCAGACGCCGTCGTAAAGCATAATAGACTTTAACAAGTAACAAAGTAAAAGGGGAATATCATTCCCCTTTTTAGGAGACTCGTATGGCAGATTTAAGTTTTATGAATGACTTTGAAAAAAGTCTCGATAAAATGGAAAATGTAAGCAGACAAAGCACACCACCATCGCACTGGTACAACACTGGAAATTATGTATTGAATTATATATTGTCTGGAAAGTTTGACTGTGGCATCCCCGTTGGTAGAGTAACAGCATTAGCTGGACCATCAGGATCAGGTAAAAGTTTCATCCAATGTAATGTGGCAGCACATGCACAAGAGGACGATGCTATTGTAGTAATGATAGATAGTGAAGGAGCATTGGATGATGAATTTACTAGCAAAATCGGGATAGACCCATCTAATCCAGCATATTACTATGTATCCACAATTACTATCGATGATACTATCAAAATAGCTTCAAACTTCATGAAAGGCTACAAGAAAGATCATAAAGATGATATGATGAATGGACCCAAGGTATTGCTAATAATTGACAGTCTGGATATGCTATTAACAAACACAGAAAATACCCACTTCGAAAAGGGAGATGGAAAAGGCGACCAAGGTCAACGAGCTAAGCAAATAAAAGCGTTTCTGAGGAATATGGTTCAACAAGTGAAAAATACCAATATAGCATTGGTAGTAACTCACCAAGTATATGAAGCTACACAGGAAATGATCCTCAAAGGAAAGTCTGATGGAAACTGGGTAATAAACAACGCTGTTAAATATTCTCTATCCCACTTACTGCTACTAACCAAATTGAAACTCAAAGATGGTGCGGAAATATCTGGAATTAAAATGAAGTGCCAAGCAGTCAAAACTCGCTTCACTAAACCGTTCCAAGACGTGGTAATTGAAGTTCCTTACGATAAAGGAATGGATCCATACTCTGGATTGTGTGAAGTAGCTGAAGCTCTTGGGGTAATTTCTTCCAGAGGATCTCGTAAATATTTTACAGAGGATGGTAAAGACGGTTCATCCTTCTATGCTAAATCTATAGCCGATCATAAAGATAGACTATTTTCATTAATTGAGCAAATGGACAACGCTTCGATTGAAATGACTGACACGTTAGGACTGGAAGAAAACCTCAATGCTGAATCTAAACCACAACAAGCCAAACGTCGTAAAAATAGAATCACTGCAATTTCAGATCAAATGAATCCTGACTGATCTGGAGTACGTTGTGTGGCTATATCTTTAGATCAACAAAAAGCCATATGTGACAATATCCACAATAATCAATATGATTACTCATTGTGGGTCACAGATATCATCAACAAGGATGTTGTGGAGATAATATGCAGTACCCATGGAAAGTTCGCCCAAAAACTTGCAACTCATAAAGCAGGAAGTGGCTGTCCAGAATGTGGCAAAATAACACAAACTGCTAAAAAAAGACAGTCCTTAACACACTTCATCGACTTATGTGCTACAAAACATAACGACAAATATGATTACTCATTGATACCTAAAAACGTCCAACGTCATGATTGTGTCGATATTATATGTCCTCACCATGGGATATTTAACCAACGGTTAAACAGTCACATCAATGGGAGTGGTTGCAACAACTGTGCATCTATATCGAGAGGAATCGCAAATGCAAAAACCAAAAAGCAATATCAGCATATCTGCAATACAAAACACCATCAAAAGTATGACTATTCGTTATGGAGTGACAATGTACGAAGTACCAACCATGTCGATATTATATGTCCTCACCATGGGATATTTAACCAACGGTTAAACAGTCACATCAATGGGAGTGGTTGTAAGAAGTGTAGTTTAATTTCATACAAACAAACAATGGTGGACATGTTTGGAGTTGACCATCCTCACCATAGACATATATTACCACAGACCTTAGCATTATTGGATGATCCACAATGGCTGACCACCCAACACGTAACTTACAAGAAACCTATTACTCAAATAGCAAGTGAATTGTTTGTTGACGACACCACTGTCAATCGCAGATTGGTAAAATTTAACATTCCAATCATTCACTATACCCAATCAATGGGAGAGAAACAAGTACTACAATTCATTAGGCAACTAGGTATTGAAGCACTCTCTGGTGACAGGATTATGATTAAACCATATGAACTTGACATATATATCCCTTCACATAACTTAGCAATAGAATATTGTGGGTTGTATTGGCATAGTGAACAACAAGGAAAAGATAGATGGTACCACCAAAATAAACACGTTTTGTGTAAAAATCAGAACATTCAATTATTAACTATATTCGAAGACGAGTGGGTAACTAGAGCACCACAAGTTAAACGAAAATTAAGACACTTGCTACATAAAACCCTATCCGATAGAATATTTGCACGCAAATGTTCATTAATAGATGTGTCTACTAATAATAAGAAACTGTTTTTCGATCAACATCATATCCAGGGAAATGGTCCTGGAAGTATCAATTTAGGATTAGAACATAATGGCAATCTAGTCGCATGTATGAGCTTTATTAAACATAAACACCACCACTACTACCTGAATAGATATGCAACATCCTGTACTGTTGTGGGGGGGTTTTCTAAATTATTAAAGTGGTTTGAAAACACAGTGAGCTGGAACACCATCGTGTCTTTTGCAGATAATAGGTGGAGTAATGGTGATTTATATTTTCAAACAGGATGGACTTTAGACAAAGTAATACCTCCAGATTACAGTTATTCTCCTGACAGCAAACAACGGCTTCACAAATTTAACTATAGGCGAATACATCTGCCAAAAAAGTTGAAACATTACGACGAACTATTATCTGAACGTCAGAATTGTGACGCTAATGGAGTATTGCGGATTTGGGATTGTGGAAAAATGAGATTCATAAAACGTTGTTAGCTCTACCACTTAACATGAATGCAGTTAAACGATTTACGTTATAATATTTATTGAGTATGATAGGATTCATATATTATTGTTAAGGTCACTATATAATGAACATTAGACAACCCCATGAAATGCTAAACGATGGATTACTTGTTAGACATCTTGCTGGCAGTCGTGCATATGGCACCAGTCTTCCAACGTCAGATACTGACATTAGAGGAATATTCTGTGCAGACGAGGTATATCATCGTAGTCCTTGGTTTTCAGTTAATGAAATATCTATACCTGATGAAGAAGATACCAAATACTATGAGCTAACCAAATATATGCAGTTATTAGTCGACCAAAATCCTAATATTATAGAATCGTTATGGGTAGACACTTCCACCATTATCCAAGCCTCTCCAGCATACGAGTATCTACGATCCAAGCGATCTGAACTATTGAGTTCCAAAGTAGCATTTACATTTTCAGGATATGCTATAGCTCAGTTGAAGAGAATAAAAGGTCATAACAAATGGATCACTAATCCCCAACCTGAACACTCTCCGAACCAGATCGACTATGTATCTCTTGTGCAAAATTTTTCTAAAGAAAAGATATTGAAAATGGATAAGACCATAATGAAATCGCTTCGTCAGGACCACAGACTAATTTCATATGGTGGTAATGTATTCGGGATATATGATGCTCCAGGATGCAAATTGTTTGATGACCAATACACATTAAATACCAACAATGATGTTGATAGAACCAACCTAGGCTATCCAAAACTTATTATTAAATTCAACAAAGAAGAATATCGCAAAGCGAAAGAACTATGGAAAAATTATTGGTCTTGGAAGAAACATCGTAACGAGGCTCGAGCCAGCTTAGAGGAACAGTTTGGTTTAGATACTAAACACGCCATGCACTTGGTTCGATTACTTAGAATGGGCAAAGAAATACTAACAGAAGGTGAGGTCTACGTGATGAGACCTGATGCTAGTGAATTATTGGATATTAGAAATGGTAAATGGTCATATGAAGAATTGGTTAACTACGCTGAAGAAATGGATAATGAGATCACCAACACTTACTACAAAAATGCCGTTATTCAAAAACGTGTCTGTCCCAAGGTTGCAACAGAAATTTTACTCAACACTCAACAGCGTGTCTGGGACGCCAGATCATAATATCATGCAATTATTTCATGAACGAGATACACAATATGCTGCACACACTAAACATATACTACAACGACTAGTCCATGTCACTCAAGCAATAATAGAGTACCAACCATTACCAGCTGGAGGAACAATTAGATGGACTGCAATAGAGTTAATATTTAAAGATGGGGTAGAAATGTTAGGAATCGTTGGCGTGGTACTACTGACTAACGATGACGGTCATAATCTTCAATCCAAATTGCACGGACTGATTCCTATGTCAACTGTGTTAAAATTTAATAAACAGCTAATATTTGAATATTTTGACACCCAAGCTCGTAGTGCGTTGTTTGCAAATACTGGCATTACTGATACTGACACCATACACTGAGGAGTATATTAATGAGTTATTTTCTGGACTTAAAAGATGACTTTTCTAATTTTGACGCTTTAATAACACACTATGATGATCAACTAGCTAATGTTGAACAAGATTTAGACCCCAGCAATAAATCTCTACACGATGCTAATAAAGCTCACCCAGTATCTTACCAACAATATGCTGGTTTACGCAGCGAACTCAAAGCCTTGGAACGATATGTTGATATGCTATACACTAGGCAAAAAGGACTTGCACGTAAACGATTAATGGAAACGAGCAACATAGCATACGGAGCAAGAGACTTAGACGTTATTGTTGCTGCTGATGATAGAGTTATTGCCACGCAGAAATTTTTAATAATCACTCAAGAATTGCTAGGACAATATGATGTAGTAGTCAAAGCATTCGAGCACCTAGGATACAAACTTAAAAATATAACTGATGCTAGAATAGCTGAAGTTCATCAATTTGTAATATGAAATGAATATGACCGAACTAACTATAATTATTAAAGATGAAATTAACTGTAACTTAATTGGAATAAGTAGTGAACATAATGACATACTATACAACCAATTCGGATTAAAAATAAACAACTGGTTCTTTAACCCAAAAGTTAAGCTTGGGGTATGGGATGGAAAGATAAGACTATATTCCAGTACTGGAAAAACATACGTGTATCTTCTTGAGCAGATCGTCCCTAGGTTACTCAAGTGGAAATATGATGTCAGGCTGCAAGACAACCGTAAATCTGATATGCTGGATATGGACCCTATCAGTGCTGATATATTCTCTCATGTGAAGAATGAACACGGAGATCCATATATCCTTCGCCCGTATCAAGTCGAAGCTGTAAACGCTGTGTTACACTCAAACGGCGGAATAATAATTGCGGGAACTGGTGCTGGAAAAACATTAATTGGAGCATCAATTGCAAAATCGTACGAAGAGCATGATCTTAAAACTATCACTATAGTTCCCAGTAAAACGCTAGTCTTTCAATCAGCAGAAGACTATAAAATGTGGGGACTAGATTGTGGACAATATTGTGGTGACATTAAAGAATTAGGTCACCAACATATGGTCACCACGTGGCAAAGTTTACAAAACGTACCTACTATTCTCAAAGACTACGACGTGGTCAATGTTGATGAGTGTCACGGAGCTAAAGCCATGGTTCTAGCTAAAATGTTAGAACAGCATGGTAATCATATGGTGTACAGGTTTGGTATGACTGGAACTATGCCTGATTATGAATTAGACAACTTACAAGTCAAACTCATGTTAGGTGACGTTAAATATGAGATCCCTGCTCACAGTCTGATAGATGGAGGGTTCTTATCTACCATTAAAATCACTATCAAACAACTGGTAGAACCTTTTGATGACCAATATTTTCCGGATTACACTTCAGAAAAAAACTACCTACAAAGTGCTAAACCGAGATCAAAATGGATTGCTGAGTTCACGGATAACCTCAGTAACCAAAAGAATAGTAATGTGTTGATGCTGGTGACATCTATTGCTGCCGGTAAACAACTTACCAAAATGATTCCCAACGCCCATTTTGTATATGGGGCAGATAAAACCACTGCCAGAAAAAACATATACAATTTATTTAAAACTGAAAACAACCTAGTAGTTGTTACAACAGCGCAGGTTGCAGGAACTGGGTTAAGCATCAACCGTATATTTAATTTAATATTAGTTGATATAGGTAAGTCATCCATTAGAGTGATTCAAGCGATTGGTAGAGGGTTGCGTAAAGATTCTAAGACTGGTAAGACTCATTGTAATGCGTACGACATTTGCTCGTCTCTAAAACACTCTAGAAAACATCTAACAGCTCGAACTAAACACTATCGTGATCATCAATACCCCTACAAAATAGAACGAATAGAATACCATGAGTCTAATCCCATAGACAGTGACTCATTATAATTGTTGACAGTCGGTATCCACTGACTGTATACTATACTAGACTATATAGGAGCATATATGTTAATTTTAGACGACAATAATAAAGCCATTGTGTTAAACAGTATTCACGTGCCAACATCGGCAACTCACTTCTGGGTGTTAGACTTGCAACTATTAGATTATACCCTAGCTCCACTGTTAGTACTTGAGGAAATCTGGTGCCCGTCGATAGCTATTCAAATCGAAGGATACCAGTTTAGTATACCTGCAACTTGGAATTTGTTAGTTATGGACGAAGACACATCGCAATTAGATATTGTGGCAATAAAAGATATTGCGGGCAAACCGTTTAAGGCTATGGTGTTAGACCACCAACGTAACACAGCTCATGGCAGTCAAATTAGAGTAATGGACTACAGCAACGAATCCCATAACGTAAATCCTTCGTTGAACCGGCATCACATGTTATGTCATCCGATAGGCCCAACTAACTGGATATGCATTGCTCCTAATGATTCGTACAATAAATACCTCAAAAATTTAGTAGTAGGAGATATACTATGATATACACCCCCAGAGATAAGTTATCAACACACTTCACCCATTATGAAGTGTGTAAATCGTCTACAGCAGCTAGACATGACATCGACAACACTCCTAGTGAGCAAATTTTAGTAGCTGCTTCAGGGCTGGCAGAGAATGTGCTCGAACCAATCAGAAATCATTTCGGAATCCCATTCTCTCCCCAGTCATGGTACCGAGGAGAGGCACTGGAGAAGCTTATAACAGTAAACAGCTTTGTACGATGGTCTAAACGCAAAGGGTATCCTCAACCTGATCAATCAGCATGGGATGATTATTTTGCCAGGAAGAGTCACCCCAGAGGACAAGCTGCAGATATTGAAATTCCGTCAATACCAAATGATACCCTGTATGACTGGATTCGTGCAAATTTAGAGTACGACCAACTTATCAGAGAATTTGCAAAAGCTGGAGACCCTTACTCTGGTTGGGTACACGTGTCCTGGGCAGGAAAAAATAATCGTAACCAACATTTCACTATATGATGTACCATGGAGACCCTCATTATGGCTAAGACCCCTAGAAAACGTAAATTAAAACCCCAAACCTTGATAGAATTTAAAGCATGGTTATCTGGTGTGGAAGAGATGCACGACGACGACTGGATACCAAACGCAACACAATGGTCTCTAATTAAACAACGAATTGATTTAGTATGTGACCAGGTAGTTGATCATCCTCCCCAAGCATCACAGCACCATGAGGATTCTAGGCCTAGCACAGTTCAGCCATACGTTCCACCATCTGTCCCGATGCCTGGTACAGCATTTGATAACGTTGAGGTGGTTGGATCGACTGCGTTACCTCAACGTCCACCTGTCACACCTTCACCGATGATGGACACAGGAGTAACCCCAGATATAGACTCATCCGCAGGTTATACTTCTGGGTTTGAGTAATATGAAAGGATCTAAGTTGCAGGATAGGTTTCTATGGCACGATGGGAGCATCACAGTGAAATTTGATAATGTGGTTACCTTCTTAGACCATATAAAACACCTTTATGTAGACGAAATGACCCCAGAAATTGTTCAGTATAACAAATTTAGTCCAGGTACTGACCAAATCACCGTAAAGCGTTCAATGGTACCGCTAAACACTAGTTGGAGAATTCCTGAACCATATTTAAATATGGATATGTTGAGCTGGATTACCAATACGTTACATAAGTTACGAACTATTGATAGAATGTCTACAGAAGATTTTGACATTCGCTTAGAACGTGTGATGATGGAATTTAAAGAGTTTAAACGATTAAATATGCTTGAGATACTACGCTCCCTAATTTATATCATAAATACATTTGAACAACACGATGTAGTGTGGGGTCCAGGACGAGGTAGCAGCGTATCGTCGTATATGTTATACCTAATTGGCGTACACGATGTAGATAGTGTAGAATATGATTTGGACATATCTGATTTTATTAAAGATATCCAACAATAGGAGATAACCATGGTTAAGAAAGTCCGAAGTGCACGAGGTGTGGAAGTAAACTTTGACGCACTCAAAATTAAAGAACAATTGGCTGATAGTCCAGCCCCAATGGAGGTCCAAGCACGTGAGGATTTTGTAGATCAACGGCTCAAGCGTAGAGCTCGTAGACAAGCCCAACAAGCTGCAGCGGCTCTAGCGTTAGAGCAAACACAACCAGAAGAACAACCATCGGAATCCACACCAGAGGAACCTGTAGTTGATACTGCAGCAGTTGAACCCATTGTGGAACAACCTCGTAAGCAAAAAACTAAATCTAAGAAAAAATAACATGAATTTAACTCCAATACACGACAATATAGTTATACAGTTCAAAGACGAAGTTCGAAACGGTTTTTTTGTAGACTCGCCAAGTTCTAACGTTGGGATAGTTACTGACTTGGGTGGGAACCATGAACGCTCTGGGAAATATTGTAGAATAGCCACGGTGAAAAGCGTTGGACAGGCAGTAACTGAAATAACTGTAGGAGATACCATCGTTATAGATCATTTAATGTGGACTACTGGTTTTAAGTTCGATGGTGAAATGTATTGGATGACTCAACCAAAATGTATTGTAGGGTTAATGCAGGAGTAATCATGCCGTTTATCATATTAGTAATAACTATGGCTTTATTTGTGGCAGGTGCAGCTGCATACTTTAGCATATATGGCTTGGCGTTAATTTTTTCTGGAGCAACCATTCCAGTAATTATTATGGCATCATCCTTAGAAATAGGAAAACTATGTGCTACATCTGTAGTGTACAACTATTGGGATAGACTAGGTATATTAATGCGAACATACCTAGTGAGCGCAGTAGTTATACTAATGTTAATAACATCAGGAGGAATATACGGATTCCTGAGCGCAGCATATCAAACCGATCAAATACCACTGGAGCAAATCAACGCTAAGGTAGCACTATTAACTAGTGAGTATGATCGGAAAACTGCCCGACTCAAACAAATGGACGACACTGTAGCTAGAATCGCTGCAAATTTCATCACCAAACGGCTGGAAGAAAAAGCTCAACAACAAGATGAACGAGTGACCCTTAATGCTCGCATAAATGAAATCGAACGCGAAAAACTGCAACTCACATCATCTAAGATTGAAACAGAAGCTCATATTGGTCCCATTATATACATGGCCAAAGCGTTTGGAAAGTCTACTGATGAAGCAACCCACTGGTTAATTTTATTGTTCATTTTTGTATTTGATCCGCTAGCAGTTGCGTTGACTATAGTAGCAAATATGCTACTTGCAATTCGTAATGAGAAAGATGTTGAAGATGTTGAAGATGTTGAAGATGTTGAAGATGTTGAAGATGTTGAAGATGTTGAAGATGTTGAAGATGTTGAAGATGTTGAAGATGTTGAAGATGTTGAAGATGTTGAAGATGTTGAAGATGTTGTGAATTTCACGTCTACTGAGCTACCAGTATACGACACTGATTTACCTACTGTCAAAATAATTGATCAACCTAGCCCCACAACTACTGATGAACTTAACACTATAACAGATTCCATAAAAGAGTTGCAAGAATCTATACAACGTATTAACGATGCACAGCAACCGGTTACTCCAACCCCAGTAAACAACAATCCCACTGATAAACAACAACACCGCAGAGCACTCATAGGACAAATACGTAGTAATAGTCTCGACTGAGTTGAATGGTACAAAATCAAGTAGTATGATATCCTCATAAAGTTTACATTATTAATGAGGATAATATGTTAGATAGTGCAATTGCTAAAATGTGGCCTGAAAAGTACAGACCTAAGACACTTGATGAATACATCTTTCAGAACCCCAGTCATCAACAATCTTTTAAACAGATTGTTGATAGCGGAACCACACCCCATTTATTGCTATCGGGCGTTCAAGGCACTGGCAAAACAGCCATCGCGCAAATTATTATAGCTGCATGCATTCCCGATCAAGATGATAGAGATATCGATGTACTGAAGATCAATGCATCAGACGACAATTCTGTAGATATTATCCGTGAAGAGGTACGCTCTCATGTGATGTCATACGCATCAGGATCGTTTAAGATTGTCTGGTTGGAAGAGGCTGACAGACTAACACCTAATGCACAAGACGCGTTACGTGATTACTTCGAAACATATGAACAACAATGCAGGTTTATTCTCACGTGCAATCATGTTCATCGTATAATCCCAGCGATTAAATCACGTTGTCAGCAGTATACTTTTGCTGCATGTGATAAAGAAGATGCTACTGAACTCGTAGCTAAAATTTTACTAGCTGAGAAAGTAAAATTTACATTAGATATACTCGACCGTCACATAGATTTGCACTACCCAGACCTACGGGCTACTATCAACAGTGTAGCACAATATAGTCATGATAGTAGATTACACTCACCTGAGTCTCAAAACTCAATGGAAGATGCCAAAATGGGAGTGCTGGACAGTATTATCACGGATAACTGGATGGAACTGCAGCGAACGCTATGTGCAACCGTGGTAGACGATGAATGGGAAGAGATCTATGAATTTCTCTATCAAAACCTAGATAAAAGCCCCAAATGTAAACGCAATAACGACACATGGGGAGAAGGAATGATTATCATTGCAGACCATCTGGTACACCACTACACTCATGGAAAACCGCACATTAATGCTGCGTCTATGTTCATTCAACTCCACTTATTAAAATAGGTATCATTAACATGGCTAAAAAACGTAAACCCGATAACGAAACATCAGTACAGCAACAAGAGCGATTGACTAAAGAATCCATTGCTAATTATGCCACCCGTAGTGAAAAAACGTCGTGGAATAGAAAACGACTCAATATGGAAAAAGTTATCAATACCGAAATTAGGCCGGTGGAGGAAAGGATTTTAGACCTCCATTTAGAACTAAGACCACTGTACGATACTATAGCATCTATGCGTAGCGAAATGGTAGAATTTTGTGTTCATCCGTTTGATTTATTGGTGCATGTAGGGGATGATATACACTGTAAGTTTTGTCAAAAAACAATGGCACCACGTCCGGCTGACGAGTAGTAACATGAAGTTGAATTTATTTGAGTTATTACAAAATTTAGATGAAGGTAACCTTACCTACTATAGGGAATTAACTCCAGAGTTACGGAAGCAATTTTCTCCGTTTATGGCAATGCAATGGTTATCCTGTACTAAGAACAACACTCAACTAATTTTACTTAACGAACTTGTCAACAGACACATATTTACACTGCATAAACATCCAGAGTTATTGTATTATCTACTGACTATATGCACTAGTGGGACTAAGCAGTTTTACAAATGGAAAAAACCACCATCTACAGCCACAAAGTTTCCTATATCAGTTGCTGTAATTAAAGAAGCCCTAGAATATAGTACGTCCACTGCAATTGCATCTCTGGCAGTATTGTCTGTAGATGATATTTTAGAAATAGCTCATGATCTAGGTTACCAGAAAGATATGGTATCCAAACTGAAAACAGAGTTAAAAAATAAATGACGAATATTCCAGAAGGGTTTACTTGTGCTTATTGTGGACACGTTATCAAGCGAGAAGTAAATTTCTTAAAACACGAATGTAAAGAGATGGTTCGACACGCCCAAGTACGTAGCGTGGTAGGAAAGCGAGCATATGGGTTATACAGTTACTGGCTATCCAGAAAGAAACAAGGAAACCACAATCTGGCCACATTTAGTAAATCTAAATTCTTTTCATCTTTTTACAAATTTGCCAAGTGGTCCACCAAGGTAAACATTCCAGACAAACAACTATACATAAGGTTTAATATCCTCAAAAACTATCCACCCAATATGTGGACAGATAACATGGTGTACGTGCAATTTATAGAGTGGATAGATATGAAATGGACAGCAGCAGACCACTTTCGTTACACATACAATACACTAAAGCAAATATCAAATGCTGCTGAATGTGACATTACAGACGCCTTAAATCAACTGCACCCAAACCAAATACTAGTATATGTTACTGCTAGAAAATTATCACCATGGGTGTTGTTGTGGATGAAATCATTTAAGACTTTATTTGCAAATTTATCAACTGAACAACGTCTCAGATTTCAACAAGCTATCAGACCAATGCATTGGACCAAAATAATACAAGATCCGGCACTAGCTGAGGATAACTACCTAATAAAAGAAGCAGTACGGAGAGCAAAAATATGACAGTAACAAAATTGGCTTCATGGCAAATAGACCCAACAGATTCTTCTACAACGATATCTCCATTTCACTTCAACATATTAGCTGAAGTGAGTCGAGCGATTATCCAGGCCACCGAATGGGTTGAAGAGTCGTCTGATATTGATTTAGAGTATTGGAAGCGATACCGTACCAAGGTAAGCACTGCGGTTGAAAATAACTGGACCAGTTGGAATGATTGTCCAGACGACGAATTTGGTAAATTGTGGATATGCAAATACCACGCATTAAATCAACTATACACAGAGATCAATACCTTATACATTAAATATGGTATTGAACCATATCAAGCAGAGATCTACCGTGAAAAGTTTGACCAAGCAATAGACTGGACTACATCATCAGATCCAGATACTGCAGCATATCCGTTATTGAAAGCTGAAAGTGAGGTATTCAATACGAGTATGGATGATGTAGCATCCAATATTCTTAAAAAGCGAGCTTTCTGGATAAACATGATGGCTAACATTGAACGAGTACGATTATTCACTAAGAGCATGATTCTGCATACATTATCCACCCCCACAACAGTAGATGATCTACTAAAAACTTCAATTAAGTCATTGCAAGAGTTGGATACGTCGTGGACATAGACATCGACCTACAGACAACGTTTGATCCAACAGATTATTTCAAGGTAGTCCGAGCGTCAATTATCACAGGAGATAAAATTAAACCTCACCCATGTGGAGTGTATTTTCAGCGAATGCCTCAGGATCCTGTCACTCAGCTTGCAGCAATTCCACATAAAGAGGCTGAACACTATGGATTTATGAAGATTGATTTTCTACACCTACAGGTGTTAGATTATTTTGAAAACAAGCGAGAAATTCGAGCACTACTGCATAAAAAACCTAATTGGGGATTACTCCTCAGATCAGATGTAGTATCTAAGCTGTTCCAACTACATAACAATGGGGATATTCTTCGTAGAATTCAACCTAAAAGCATACTAGAATTAGCAGACTGCATATCAATCATTCGTCCTGGAAAAATAGATTTACTGGACGACTATATAAACGATCCTCATCGTGTTCGTACTGAATTGTACCATATAAAAAAAGGATCGTACTCCTACAAAAAAGGGCACGCTATTTCTTATGCCATGATTGTTGTCCTCCAATTACATCTAATCGAAGCTGGTATACTATAAATACATCATAATAATTTGGATCTCTTTCATGAAACTAATATATCAATTACAAGAAGCAATACAACCTACAGCATACCGTCCATCTCAATATGAGCGAACTGTACTAGCAAAAATCATTGTATCCACTACCCCACAGCTTGCATATGATCAAATTGCTAGAGGGATTAAATTAAATGCTGCCAAAGAAAAATTAGTTCAATTAGGATTTATCGAAATAATCGATGGAGAGGCTTCCTTAACACTAGCTGGTGAAGAGTTGGCTAAAGCCCAAGCGTTATTAGACGACACTGGTGAACCTGGGACTGATGCAACATCTGCTGCTGATGACACTGAACGATTACCAACATCTACAGACGATGGTCAATCTAGTGGATTAGATGATTTTTAATTAGTTTTATTGACAATAGGAATGTTTGTAGGAAGATCTTTTCGCTTTCTACGACGTATATTGCGGCTAGCAGCCATTTGGAATGTAGGTAATGGTCCAATCACTCTGGTCACGAAATCGGTATTGAACGTCTTATATATTCTCGCGACAGCCTCAGTCATATTCAGTATAGAAAACTCAAATGATAATGGATATCGATCTCGTCTATTGTAATACCAATCTGCAATGACTACAATAATACTTTCCTCATCCACTCGCTCTGGACCACACAAATCCAAAACATATGCACTAACAGCAGTATCATCTGAATTATCTATTACTGTTAATAAATGCTGTTTATTATACTGCAACAAAGTTATGAATGGGTATCCAGTATAATCTGATGGATGGGACTCTATAATCAAGGGGGCCTGATGACTAATTTTTCTTCGCTTTGTTGCCACAACAATCTCCAACATATTAATAAATATAAGCGTATTTATGTTGGTGTATTCCACACAACCTATAAATACCATCACATAGCAACTGACTAAATACAAATATTGACGAGGAATCATATGAGTAGTATATTATCACAACTAATTACTGAATTAGCCGGCGGAGCCCCAGGTTCAGTTGCATCCAGTCCATCCAGCTTGATGACTCTTGCCAAAAAAGAGAAATCTGTTAAAAACAAAAAAGCAATGCCTATAAAACTAATTAGATATGATGACGATCAGCCAGACCTTACAGATGAACAACCAAAGTATGGAACTACCGACGAACTAGACCCAGATTATGATGATTTAGATGATGATTCTAGTACAGATGATTTAGATGATGATTTAGATGATGATTTAGATGATGATTTAGATGATGTATCTAGTACAGATGATATGTTAGCTCCTGAAGATTCTGATGATCCTGTTACGAATGATAATACTCAACTGTTCCAACAGTTCAAACAATGGCTACAACAAAACACTGATTTGCTATCCACTCAACAACCAGATGATGTAGCTATGACACCATCTGCCAATATTGGAATGGGGATATACTCAACTGTTACTCCTACTGAAACAGAGGATGAAGAAGAGGGTGATATTGAGGAAATTGACCAAACTATAGATCCTGATATGACTGATATTGATCCCAATGAATCTAACGAATCTGAAGGTATGGAAGCCAATATGGAAGAACAGGATCCAAATAGAGAAGGTACTATTCGAACAGTGGAAGGTTCTCACCTAGTATACAAACGCAAACAACCCGATGGGTTTTATGAAGAGTTGTGGTTTTATAATATTGGGAAAAATGCAGCTAGAGACGAATTAGAAATTAAACGGGACATATTATCAGCTACAGATATTAAACCAAACCAAACAACATCAGATGATGGTGCTCAAACGTACGAGATATGGTCTGTAGGGAACGGACAAATGATTAGAATTACTGGTATTCCTAATTAACTGCTGTTGTATGTGAGTCGATCCTATGGTATGATACAAAAAAATAGAGACCACTAAAATGATTTACGATAAAAACGATAATGACGTCAATCTGACTGCAGCCAAGACTCCAATCGATGTCAACAGCGAGCTTACTCCTGTATCGCACCAACCGGTTGGTGCGATACAATCGCACTTATGGGAAAGCCCAGATGTATCCACAGAATTCCTCAACAACCAACTTATCACAATGCAAGATAGACTAAACGCAGCTCAATCACTACGAAACTCCAGCATGATATCATTTCTAGTTCAAGGAATACAACAACTTAATTCAATACTGAACAATAGATTCAATAAGGATTGTCAATAATGCATTTTAGTGTCCCAATCGAGTTGCCCCCTAAAAAAATATCATATGACTGGGCGGATGTGTACTTTTTAGCTGAATTAGAACAAAGTACATATCAAGATGCCAAGATTATCACCCTCAAACAATCGTTCAGAAACCAAATCTACCAACAAGCTCTCGATGTGGTACTATCCAAATACCCACATTGGGGATATACAACAAATAAGCGTGCAGAAAACTTTCTACGCAAAACTGAACGCGACTTATTAAAAGATTGTGAGGGATCTGTTCAAGAGCATATTGAGATTCTAGATAATGGTACAATATCTATTGTTGTGGACGTTGATGATGCTAATAGTGATGCAGCCATAGATCGAGCATTAGAAATGTACTCAATGTACCGTGGTAACGGTGCCAGAGAGAATTTTGGTAGGCCAGTTACGTACGACAAATCCCAATTTAATTTTGCAGAGTTTGTGGAAGATGAGTATCTATGTTAATTGCTATCAGTGGATCTCAAGGGACTGGTAAATCCACGTTAATCTCTGCCTTGCAACAGCAATACAATTGTAATGTAGTTGAACGAAAAACTGCTAGATCAATACTATCCGATTGGAACACATCCCTAGATGAGGTTTACCAAACCCCTTCAACAATATGCAAATTTCAAGACGAATTATTGTGCAGGAAGTTTGCAGATGAGGCAGATGCACGAGCCAGTAATAATATATGGATCACTGAAAGATCATTCGTAGACTTACTTGCATACTCCACAGCTAATATTGGGCGGTTAAATAAGTATAGTGACTGGCTAGAACGATATTATCAACAATGTACTACTAATCAACAATACTATGACTATGTAGTTTACTTAAAAGGAGGGTCGTTTACTATTAAATCAGATGGTGTTCGACCTCATAACACTCAATACGGAGCCATGATAGATTTGTTCATGGAACACTACAATAAATCCACACTAGGGTCTCGATTGTCAATCATATCAGATACCGTGTTACAACACCGTGTTGATTACCTAGCTCCATACATACTAAAAAGGACTCACCATAATGTCTGCCCCTAAAACTATAATCATCGCAGTGATCAACAAGGACAATGTTCGTGTGTTTCAAAATACGATGGAACATCAGTCTATTAGCGCATACTTCATGACGCCAAACTTTGCTGAGTTTGCAGCAAATGCTGAAGTAGATTCTGATATGCTTTCATCAATATCCAATGGACTGACTGTGTTCATTCGACAGGAGTCTGAAATTAACAACACACTAAAATGGGCTAGAAATGCTGACGCTGTATGTGTCAGTGCTAGTGTAGCTCCAATCAAAGATAGTGACGATGTTCAAGTACTATTTCTTATTGAGATTGTCTCCAATGAATAAATTTACCACCCCTCTCAAATATGATCAAGGATCACTACCTACGGTGTCTAAAGACACCATGCATTATCACTATGAAAAACACTATCTTGGGTATTGTAAAAATCTTGCCAAAATAATTAAAAACACTAAGTATGATGATATGGAGTTGGATAGCATAGTGGATATGTCTGCCCCATTAAATACCACACCAAACTCATCCAACCCAATATACAACAACGCCGCTCAAATTAAAAACCACGATTTCTTCTTCGAACAATTGACTCCAACATACTCAGATCTTGAAGATGGGGAACTTAAAAATTTAATAGTATCAGAATATGGATCAGTAGACAAATTGCTTAACCACTACAAAACCAAACTAACCAGTTTTTTTGGGGTAGGATGGGTGTGGCTCACACTAGAACAACATAAACAATGGGATTCTCCATCGATTAAAGTCGTAGCTACTCGTGATGGGAATACATTTATTAATCATAAATCTACTGAACACTTCGTTGGACCAATATGTGTGCTGGACGTATGGGAGCATTCATATTATATAGACCACAAGAACGACAGATCAGCCTATTTCGACAGTATAATCCAGTGCATTGATTGGGAAATCATATCTCAGAGGTTTTCTACCCACAGTTCTACTCTATTTGACTACACCAAGCCGTTCGAACTGTAGTACAAACGTTGATATCTATGGGTAACAGAGGTATTGTTGTTGTACATTCATTACGCGAGTACAATAATAATGCATGATCCTATAAAAACACTAGATAACGTCTACGGATTAACGTTAGATAGTAAAACCAAGGCCGTCCTCAGTATCAAGTACGATCATCCATTTACTACGTGGACGCAATCTCAGTTTGAGGATGCTATAAATACAGTTCTAGGTGAGTCTCATTCACATACATTTATATCATTACATGATGCCAAATACACTTTAATGTACTTTGTTCAGAACTTGATATCATACGAACATCAAGGGTTGGTAACTGATCCGGCCGAAGTACTTCAATACTCCCGAATACAATCTACCACATTTCAACACACTAATGCCATTGCACTATCATTGGAAGATGGGTACGAAAATGATACCATTACTCATCGCACTGGAACCAAATCCGAACAGGCATATCAGATTTACTGTGAGAATATCGACAAGGAAGATGCTCGATCCGTTATAACGAAGTTATTCCAATCTGAATTAGATATGTCTACAGGTGGTAGTACTACTTATTTTCATAACTGCAAACGACGGTATACATCCAACCTATAAAGTTCCCACAAAACCTTTGACTCTGATTATAGTATCTGTTATCATACTGAAATTATAATAGGAGTTTTCGTATGGCAAGAACAACAGAAGTATTCTGCACATTATCATTTGATGCAATCCATAATTGGGCAGACTGTCCGATTGAAGAGGTCACATTTTTACGACATCCTCACCGACATATGTTTCATGTGAAAGCATGGACAAAAGTGCTACATGACGACAGAGATGTTGAATTTATCAATCTTAAACATGATATTTTGGAATATATTGATCATCGATTCACCAATGCATATCTAGATTTACCAACTACAGCACGAGTATACGACCTAAAATCCATGTCATGTGAAATGATTGCTGAAGTTCTTATGGATCAATTTTCATTGTCTCGGTGCGAAGTTAGTGAGGATAATGAAAACGGTGCTATTGTCACTGAGGATACTATCAATGTGTAGTAGTAGTGAGTTAGATTTAACCAGCGATGAACTAGACAATGTAGCGCGTATAACAGCAAAGGCTGCTATAACTGATCCGTGTAGTTTAGAAATATTTGACAAACTTATGACACAGGGTGTTGGACGATTTGAAGCATTGGGTCAAGCATTGTTCAACCAACACTTAGTTAGTGTGTTGAAGTTGGCAATGAATGAAGATGCTATCAAATAGTGTCTAACCGTAAATGGCATAATGAAAGTATAGACCATAAACTAGCTGATCGCAATATTGTTAGGGTTACGGATGTGTCTAATATACGTTCGCCATCTAATACTAAAATACAGTGGATGTGTGAAGTATGTAATGGTGTTTGGTCAACTACTGTAGACAGTGTGATTAATTTAAACTCAGGATGTCCTCATTGTGCTGGCAACACCAAACTTACAGTAGTGGAATGTCAATATAGACTATCAGAATTGGATGTGTCTGTTATTAGTCTGGATGATTGTGGAACGTTTAACCATGAACGAAAGGGACAATTTGTTTGCAATAAATGTGATAATATATGGGAAACTACATTATCAAACATTTTTTCAAATAACCAAGGGTGTCCGAAATGTGGAAAGAGTGGTAGATATACTTCATCGTGGTTTGAATCAAACGATGGTTCGATTCCTGGCATACTGTATCTTATTAAATTATCTAACGACAATGAAGTGTTTATTAAGGTAGGTATAACAAAACATACGCTTACTCACCGAATTGCTTCCATACCATACCAAGTGGATGTGTTGTATAAGTATCGTACAACACTGCACAACGCGTTTAATCTCGAACAAAGTATCAAGCATCAGTTTAATGCATACAACCCGACTATCAAGTTTGGTGGATGGACTGAATGTTTTCACAAAGATACATCTCAACAAATAATCAATTTTATCAAAGGACATTTACCATGCATTTATTAGACAGAACCCCTGAATTTTGTATCATAGCACCAACACAATACTTGGAAGAGTATGCACTTCAATCCGAAAGCCATTTAATATTAGCCCACTTAATCGATACAGACGATAGATACGCTGAATTCTATAAAGGTTTGTCCGAGGATCATTTGAAAATAATGGACAATGGGGCGTTCGAACTTGGAGAAAGTTACAATCCATCTAAGTTGATCGGGTTAGCTACTAAGTGTGGTGCAGACGTGATAGTGCTACCAGATTATCCATTCTGTGGTGGGTTTAAAACTATAAACGCTGCCGAAGAGATTATTGATCAAATTAAAGCAGCTGGATTCAAAACTATGTTCGTCCCACAATCTCAAACGGGGGATACACAAGACTGGATCGATACATATAGTTGGGCTGCATCTCATCCAGATATTGATATTATAGGAATGAGTATTTTGGGAATACCAAATGCTATTCCACATATTCATAAAGGATATGCCAGAGTGGTAATGACTCAAATGTTAATTGACCTAAATGTATTTAATGCGGGAAAACATCATCACTATCTGGGATTAAACTCTGGTCCCAAACTAGAAATTCCCTCACTAATACAAATGGGTGCATTAGACACATGTGACAGTTCGGCACCAGTCTGGGCAGCAATTGCTGGCCATAGATACTGTGTAAATACAGACAGTTACATGCACACTAGCAAAGTTCCTCTCCCAGTAGATTTCTCCCAACAAAGTACTACAAATATGGATGTACATGAAAATATTCAGTACAATATTGATCTAACATTGATGCTATTTGACCAGATGTAACGTTGACACAACTCAATGAGTTGTGTAGGCTGGATGGCTATACAACTCAATGAGGACCATATAATGTTTATTGACCCAAAGACTGCTATCGAAAACAACTGGATAACCCATCCAGAATGTAACACATTACAAGACTGGATAGATCGAAAGTATCTAGGACCAAATGCTATTGATTTCACCCTAGATCAACTATACAGTATCAACCACCACAATTTATTCACTATAAGTGAAGACACCAAACAAATGCGTGGTGGAGAGTTGCTTGGAATAGCAAATACTGACGCTGAAGGGAATGAGTACTGGACATTATCTGCTCATGAAACATACGATGGAATGTCCTCAATGACTTTAGACCTTCCTGTAGGGGTAGCTTGCCAATTAGTGATCAGATCTACATTCAATCGCAATGGAATCTATCTCACATCTGGTTTGTACGACTCCAAGTTCCAAGGAGCATGTGGTTTCGCATTGCACAACAGATCTGGTCTAGCCATGGTACAAAAAGGTGTACGAGTCGGACAAATTATCTTTGTATCATCTAGTTCAGACAGAGAATATGCTGGTGGCTGGAATCATGCAGCTGGAACACATTGGTCAGAAACAAATGAGTAATATAGTCCCAACAGGACATTTCAGTAAATTTCTTTGTATGGATTCGGAGACTAGTGGGGTTGCATTTGACTCAGCTGATCCTACCCACAATAGTAATACTGGTGAAACCTACCAATCAATTTCATGGGGATTAGTTGTAGTAGATTCCGTTACACTCACCCCGATCGATAAACTGTACGTTGAAATTAAATGGAATGGAGTGTCCACCTGGAGCTCTCAAGCTGAACAAATACATGGACTATCAAAACAACACCTAGACCAACATGGCATGGATGAACAGGATGCTGCATGTGAGATTGCATCGTTTATTTTAGACCACTTTGATTCAAACACATCGGTCAATGTAGCTGGGCATAACGTAGCAACGTTCGATATGGCATTCATGCGACAACTACTGTCAAAGTATGGTATCATGTTTAAATGTTCCCACAGGTTCATTGACACCAACTCAATTGGATTCGCAGCATTCGACACCTATACATCGGATCAACTGTTTGAGTTAGTTGGTATTGAACGTAAACAACATAATTCACTAGAAGACGCTATGGCAGTGGTACGGGTGCTGCGTGTAACTAGGCAACTGTACAATACTATACTAGGAGACTGACATGAAAACGATATACAAATTGATGTTATGTAAGAGAACTAGTAGGTATCGTATCATGGTGTACACCCCAATATCATCTAACTCACATGTGAGATTTACGCATACTTGGACTGATGATAATGGTCAGCTATTTAATATGAACTGGTTACAGACGTCCAACACTCCACTATCTATAGTACAATTCGATAGCGAAGAAGTTGCCAAAATTGCTATTGATGATCTACAGCGGGTATACGATATGGACAAGTACATTGATGTTAGTTGTAGTACATAATCCAATGTTGTACTACAGACATTGCAGAAATCTGTATTCAAAACAACACGTTACATAACATACATGAGATTAATGTTGACTGCATACCAATATACTCGTATTCTACTCCCCAAGTCCCCAGGTATTGGGGATTAAGAACTTTTTATCACTTATGTTGATAAAAGGGTTGTAATAGTACCCGTTTTCGGGTATAATAATTGAACATAGTATTGGAACCAAGAGGATTTACGATGAATAATGTATCTACACTTAATTGGCAGCAACGTCTTGCCATTATTAGTAAACTAGCTCCAACAGATGAACGAGCATCTAAAGTTTTTGGTGTATCTGTTGATGAAATCAACACAGCACGAGATTCTATCACAGCAGATGAGAATTTTGATGTAACACCATTCGCATCACAATTTACAACAACTGCTACAACAACTACAACAACAACAACTGCTACATCTACTGCAACAGGTATAAAGAAAAAACGTGGACGTACTGGCAGTCGTGTAATCAATGCGTTTGCTAATGTATCATCCACACCAGTTGCGTTGGCTGACTTTGCCACTGCAAACAATGTGTCTGAAAATGTGTTACGCCAAGTTAAACGGTTTACTCACAACAATCAGGGAACTGTTCTTCCACAATTTGAACACAAAACTATTCGAGTTGGTAAGCGTGATGGTACATCTTGTATCTGGTTAGACGAAGTCTCTGCATAACACAGTTATCCAATACTCATTTAAAGAGGGCATATGCCCTCTTTTTTTTATGAGGAAGAGATTATTTGAGTCTTTTGTCTTGAATAAACAATAATTATCTAGTATAGTGATGGCATAATACCAGGAGGTACATCATGGCAACAGATCCCACATTCAAATATTCAGAAATATTTGCCAGTCTACAGGGCGAGGGTGCATATACTGGGCATGCTACTGCGTGGATTCGATTCTTTTTATGTAACCTGTCATGCGACGGGTTTGGACAATCTGATCCAACAGATCCGTCCACGTATGTTTTACCATACAAAGATTTAGATTTAGTTGATATTAAAACTATAGAAGAGCTCCCTGTTTTTTCATATGGCTGTGATAGTTCCTATACCTGGTCTAAGCGGTATAGACACTTAGCTAAAAATCACACTGCAGTAGAAATATGTAACCAAATACAAAAAGTTTACACACACCCATCAAACCCTGATGGGTTGTTTCATCATCCCACTAGCGGTCAAGACACCCATATGGCATTCACTGGCGGAGAACCAATGCTAAATCAACGAGCAATTCGTTGTATTTTAGAAGAGTTTGCAGATCGTAACAACTATCCTAAATTTGTTACAGTAGAAACTAATGGAACTAGACCATTCAAAAAAGACAATCTGAATACATTAATCGACTTCAGTTTCAACAACAGTAGCAGTAGAGAATGGTTTTGGTCTTGCAGTCCAAAATTATTCTCAACAAGTGGAGAAAAAGAAAAAAAAGCAATTCGACCAGATGTAGTTGCATCATATGCCAATGTTAGTAATCATGGACAACTGAAGTATGTTGTAGATGGTTCTGACCTTAGTTGGAGTGAGGTCGAACGACATACAAAATCATTTAGGGATGCTGGGGTAGATTGGGATGTGTACATAATGCCAGTAGGGGCTACTAAAGAATCACAAGAGGAAGATCGAATTGCTGAAATATCTATAGAAGCAATTCAACGAGGATATAATGTATCAGGACGGTTACACTGCTATATCTTTGGTAACAAAATCGGAACATAATTAATACATAAGGAATACTATGGCTGAAAAAATATACAGAGCTGGACTAATTCCAGTATACATCGATTCTGATAAGGAAATGCATATGTTGTTTATGCAACCATCCGATACTAGATATGGTGGATCAGATTACCAAATTGCTAAAGGTAGAATCGAAGAAGATGAGGAACCATACGATACTGCAATACGAGAAGCTGGTGAGGAGCTAGGGTTACGTCCAGATAACATGACTGATGTGTATGATTGTGGCAGATGGCTTGGACGAACCTATTTTTATGTCGCAATAGTCGCAGATAAAGAGGATTTTGGGGATTTTCATTTCGAAACAGCTAGCACTAAATGGATGACACCAATGGAATTCGCTAAGAATGGTCGTGATATTCATCGCGAAGTGGTGCGCCACGCTACTAACATTGTGGAAATGGCAACAATGTATACCGATATTTGAATACTTTACTTTGGCAATCACATAAATAGATAACACCAAACAACCAATACATGAGGCTAATATAAATGTTTACTGATCAAATAGACGATCTCGAGCAACGAGGATTCACCATTACCAAGACAAGAGATGTTCAAACGATCTTAGAGCATTCTAATCCATTTACAGTAAAGGGATCTGAGCGAGACATTCCTGCACCATTCAACGACACTACCAACAAATTCACAGTCACATTCTCTGGGTATCCAGTGTCGAATACTCTTCAGGAAAACGTTAGGCAACATACACTACCGTTATTTAATTCAATTAACGAATTAATTAATAAATTACCTAACGAGGACGAATCCACCAACGAAGCTAGCCAGCCAAATCTAGTAGAAACCACCTTCGGTCAACTAGACATCAATAGTGAATTCATGAGAAGTAACGACTTTACCAAACATCGTCCATACATTAAAATTGATAATACATCATGCAAGCGAAATGATGATTCTATTGGTAGTGTATTGGAAACAGTATTATCTAATGATGAAATCGTTTACATCCAACCATTAGTAGAAATGGACTACAGTGCGTTATCTCCTGATCAAAAACGTAGTATTGTTCATGCTGCTCAAGAAGGATTATCAGAATCAGAATTCAATGAATACGCTGCAAACGAGCTTGAAGATGTTGCTGGTGTAGAAACCCTTGAAGAAGACGCCTATGCGGATTTGATAGAAGAACTTTATCAAATGTACTCTACCACCAAATAATCCTATTCCAATTATTAGCTGACATGTGGGCAATTACACCATATGTCAACTGATAATTAATTACCAAATTCCCCTATAATCTATACACATATTCCGTTAATATTTGCGTAGTTATGCCATTATTCCCGTTGACGTAACTACAATATGTCGATATACTCGATCGTGTATTCATATCATAAACAAGGCAACAATAACAACGACAATACCAACAACTACATCATCAAGGAGTTAATGCAATGACAGACCACACAGCAGATATAGTGGATTTTATCGCTTTTAAAAAGGCACATATCCCACTGACGGCGCAAGGGTTTTGTAATAATCTTACCTTATTACAATCCATTATGAAACTGACAAATCGCATAGGAGAACAATACGACCAATCTATAGCCGTCGGCAAAGAGATAGATGAAGACGCAGCTGATGTTACCGAACATATTATTGGCTTGATTCGAGACACCTACCGAATCTCCACCCTTGAAATAGAAACACATATCCAATCAACGTTTAATATACGCAACAATCTACCTTCATACACTACAGAATATACTGGAACATTACCCGTATAACTGTGGCACGTCTTTGTTGATCTTTAGGGTATATTGTCATATAATACCCTAAAGATCGACAAAGACGAGGTTCACATGAAGCAATTTATACTTTTAACCACATTAGTCCTATCAATACCAGGGTGCGCTACTGCTGCATCAAGATCGTTATCTACCAAACCTAAATTAACCACTATGGGAACACCCTCAGCATGTGGAGTTAAATCCGATATCGTCAACCAAATAACATCAGCTTTCCCTAATAGGATATCTACTGATGGTGGATATGATGAAAATGGTGATGGTAGAGTTGACACTATAGAATCAGTTACCACCTGGGATTTCTTTCAAATGACTCGAGTGTTGAATCAGGGTGTCGAATTTAAGCAATATCACTGGACAAATATCGATACCTGTTTCAAATTTAAGATGATTGGGGAAAACTACTACGAAGACAAAACTAAACCAATCGTATGGCGCACTTGTCGAACCTTCACATACAACGTTATGGACCATCTAGGTAATCCACTTGGTAGCACATCAGGACATGCTTGTAAAAACTTTGGAACACATCAATGGAAAATATTATAATTTAATCGTTGACCTCATTAACTATATTAGGGTATAATTCAACATACTTAAACTAAAGGATACTATTATGAATGAACCAATTGAGTTTTCAATAATCAACACCAATATTACACCATCCACCACTCGTGTTTCACCTTCTGACCTACGAACTGAAACTGAAACTGAAATTCATTTAGATGCATCCACATCAACTAGATCTATTCTGGGCGGACATATCGTTCCTTCTGAAATTCCTTTAGGAAACGACAACGTAGGAATTGCATCTAGTGAAGCAAATATTGACTCGTTTATTAACGTACAGGTCGACATGCTACAACGCCTGTACTCTGGAATGTATATCATGTCGCAAACGTTCTATCATATCTATGGTGATGAAAAACTGGCGATGTGTAAAGTTGCACTAGACGAAAACCTATTTGCCCCCCTTATTAGAGTGTACCCACAATTGGAAGATTTCGAATATCACTTGGAACTAGATGACGACTGTCAAATTGTGGTGATTGGTGAGAATACGTTTGCAAAAACATTATTGCATGCAATTCAACAGTCGCTCGACGCTCCAATATCTGACACCGAACCCACCATATTGTCGTAAGTCCAATTTGTGGGGTATACAGTAGCTGTACATACCCCACAAATTATTCCCCAACTTCCCAGTCAACCATAAATACTCTCATATAAATTAACGCTAGTTAAGGAAAATTTTTATGCGAACTATCAGCATCCCTTTGGCCCTAGTTAGGGGACCAAGCATTGATATGGTAATTGAGATATTGCAAGCAATACAGGATAGTGTTACTGAGCACAGCGACATATTTGAGTACAGTGTAGAGGAAGCTCTCACCCGTATTCACCAGGACATTGACGATGCCATCATTGATACTGCAGAAACCTATCCAAATGCTATTAATATGGACTACATGATGGTGTATAACGGGGTAGCATGTGACTTTCTTCCTTGCAATGAATACACAGACGAAGTAGTTAATATCATGCAAGGAATATTAGGCGAACCCTAGACATTATTAATGAGCTGATATATCATACGGCTCATGAAAACATACAATATCAGACCAATACTACTCACCTTTGTGGTCCTCAATATACTAGACCTAATATCAACAATATACCTTACTCAAATATACGGAATAGATGTTGAACAAGCCCCATTAGCTAAACATGCCCTTGAACTATTTGGTATAGTTGGATTATTACTAATTAAAGTGATTCCAATCGGATGCATTGTCGCTATCATTATTAACTACAAACCATATGTGATGATTCGCGCAATATTCTTTTGTAACTTCATTTTTACTGGAATTGTTATCAATAATCTAGGATGGATATATCTATCTCATAACCCAATACTAACACTTATCTATTCTTAACATCCTGAATCTCTAATTTAAACGACTTCAACATTAATTTCGCAGTATTGATTGTCCATACAGGCATCCCTATAAACCCACCTTCATTATTTGTTCCAAATAATCCAAATATTTGATCATCATCCCTAGCTTCAGGATCGTACGCAACGTAATACGTCCCTGTTTGAGTTAAAACCTTCCTAACATCTAAATGATGATTTAGGACATCATTAATCCAATCAACTACCATCGTTCTATTGTATAATGTTCGTTTGATCATATTAGTTCCATTAAAAAAGGGGGCAAATACCCCCTCTCAATTCATTTATTAACTAGTTGATTACTCACTAAGCAACGCATTGCTTAAATACGAAGTAAACCCTTCCCCAGTCATAGATAATCTTTGAGATTTAACAAAAGCCTTAATATTATGCTCAACTTCACCCATCTCCATATCATCTACCTCAGCCCATCTTCCACCATCTTGACTACCATCATCAAAATTAACAAACTGACCTGTCGCTAAATCATACTCAAAATCAAACTTAGACGGTATACTATCACCATCTTGCCCAGTTAAATACCCGTCGTAACCATGGCCAAATACAGTCTGACTAGATCGATCATACTCCAGCCCTGCAAAATCACTACTCTCCTCATTCTCCATACTTACATCATCTTTATCATAATCACTATAGTCAGTAGACATCGATCCGCCTTCATCCCGCGCCAAATCATTCTCATAAGAATCATCAATATCACTCCCATAATCCCTATCACCCTTCATCATCATGTCATCTTGAGCAAAATCTTCAGGATAATCACCGTCAGTTCCCTCAACACCATCACTTCCCATCTTGAAAGCCCTATCACCACCAGGCTTGACACGACCGTCAACTACTCCATTAGAATGCGACGGCTTCGTAATATCCTTCTCAGCCCACTGACCATCATCAATGTCACCAAAGCTATCATACTCTGGCTCACTGTCACCATACTCAACTTCATAGTCAGGCTCATAATCCTTAGGCGCAAACTCCTCATTCTCATAATGATCAGGCTCATACTCTGGATTACCATCATACTCTGGCTCACTGTCACCATAATGATCAGGCTCGTAATCACTATTCTCCTCATTCTCGTACTCTACCTCCCCAACTCCATTAATAGGCAAATCATAATCATCTTGATTACTACTGCCAACCATTGCAGATGGCATAGACTGCCCAACATCATCCGAATAAGCACCCAAATTAGTAAAATAATCGTCAACGTCAAAACTCTCCAATTCCTCATTCTCAGCATCTACCTGATTCTGAACCAATCGATTGACAAATCCCCTGATCTTATTCAAATTACCCATCACACGCTGCGCATGCTTAACCTTCTCAGTACCAGCAGGCAACTTGTTAACAAAACCTAAACCACGCTTGGCAGCATCTAACATCTTAACCGCCTGCTCAATGTCCTTACTATCAAAATTGAGTCGCTCACTCAACGCAACTAAACACCTCGTGGCATTAAGAACACCCTCATGTAATAATACACTTCGCTCACTATCCTCAGCTAACTGTACCCCTTCCCATAACCCTTTTAACATCAATGTTCTCCAACAATATTCTATATGTGCTCCTATTTATATAACAACTCTACATTTCATCCCTTTTTAGCACCTATACATACGATAATATCGAAAATACTATCCATACCATCACTATCGCAAACACCACAGGCACCACTACCGAAATAACCCCTAACAAACCCCTTATCATTCCATTTAATACTTTTATCATCCATCCTCCCAGACCAACCATGTAACCCTATTTACCGTCAATAAACTATAAACATAAAAAAAGGGCGATATCTTTCAATATCACCCTCAGGTACTACTAAGGAGGCGCCTCAATCAATTAATGGCCAATCTCTTGAGACATAACTACCTTAACACATTACTATCATTGAGTCAACAATTATCTAAAACCTACACATATACACATAACGCGCGTGACGATCGTTAATCCTTAACCACCTACTACTACCATACGCACCAATGATTACATCATACCTAGCACCATTAGTCGCCGTCAATGTACAATACACCACCCTATTAACATTATTCCGCAAACTAACCCAATATACCGCAGCATTACCAACATAACCAACCCTTGTACTGGACGTTACTGCACCCAATACACTACCACTCACCATTAATACTAATACTAATACTACCCTTATCCAAATCTTCATAACATAATCTCCTACATATGCAGTACTTATCAAAAAAACTCTATACAACTCAAAAATTTTTAGAAATTTTTTTGAATTAGACAATTTCAATATAAGAAATCGTTTCAAATCCATAATATAGGGAATTATATCACGATAATAACAGTTTTGGGTAACCAATAATTAGGATAATCTTGAAAAAACTTTTGAACCAATAATTAGGATAATCTTGAAAAAACTTTTGAACCAATAATGTTGCCCCTCGATCGTAGCACCCGTACGCAGGAAGTCAACAAAAAATTTATTATGTTAGGACAATCGAGATCCGGATGCTGATCTGAGCCTATGCCCCTACTATACAGCATGTTGACTTAGACTCATGAGTCTATATATTGCTGTCATCCACATATGACTGTACATAATCCTCATCTGATGGACACAATGATCGAGACGACTCACATCCTAACACCCTGGTTTCCATCCATTCAATGATATCTGCACGATCGGACATACTGTTTGATGTATCGAACACAAACTCATCAATTAGATCAAACAGTCTAGAATTGTCGTGGAAGCTGTCTCTAATTTCAGATGCCATAATTCTAACAGCTGTCATAATGGATCTCCTTAATGAATTAGACCCCATTATAATACAATAGGGTCTAAAGGTCAACGATTGTTTATATGTTCATATCGCGAGTGGACTTGCGAATCTTTTCGAGAGCTCGCCAAACTGAGTGAAGTTGTTTACTTCTGTTTCTCACAAAAGCGATTGAAGCTTCCCCATCGCATGATATGTTTTCGGGGCTAAGTTGACATTCAAGGCGTTGAAAGAATGGTTCACATTCTTCAGCATTGGTAGGTCTAACCAGTTCAGGTTGTTTAAAGTGTTTAGCTTCCCAACCGTTGAACTCATTAATATATTTGTTAAGTGCAGTCATAATAGATCTCCTCAATGAATTAGACTACATTATAACCTAATTCCTTGATTGGGTCAACAGGTTATTTCATTACGAATGTGTAGCGAGCTGGTATTGCTGGGAGCTTATCTTCCGTCCATCGTTTACCATTTACTGAGACCACTTCACCATTTTTGACTTGAATGACGTGTTCAATATCGAGTTGTTCATCGGCGCATTTGTATCCCATGCCAGTATCGATTGTGTACGATGATATGTCACCTGACTTGACTCCATAATCGGAATCGCATTGAGAGCCAGTTAGGAATAGAGGGACTTGTTTATCGTACCCATAATGACGAGTAGCGACTACGATTGTACAGTTAGGCTCTTCTCTAATTACTTTAGGAAGGCCAAGTTTGCGACCTGATGAAGTCATGTGATGAGCTTTCATGATATAAAAGTGTGACATTTGTTTCTCTCCTCAACGAATTAGACCCCATTATAATACAATAGGGTCTAAAGGTAAACTATTAGTTTATCGTTCTACTAAGTCTTTAAGACCATCGATTTCATAATATACAACACAGTTTTCTGAATCTTCGATGAAATATTTATTACCATGTTTTCTACAACATGATTCATACAATTCATCAAACCCTTGTTCATCAACACCCATATCATATTCTTTACTTACAGCAAATTTAATGAATTGTTCAAATTTAGTAAACTGTTCAGAACTGTCACAATCATTTATTATTAATGATACGTTACAATCATTGACACTACCACCAACCAATATTTCCAATCGAACTACTAACATACGTTATCTCCTCAGATTTAATTAACAAAGCCATTATAACATTTTACACCCTAAAGTACAACGATTAAATGAGTTAATATAAATGAATAGGAGCAGCTTAGTTCAGCTGCTCCATCCACTCGTTGAGGTTAGTTACCTGGCAATGTAATCTGTTAGTGTTTTGATCAACTCGACTGCTTGGGCTTTGTCCAGTTGGACGTATCCTGGAGTAGATAGTCCACCGAGTCCTTGAGTGAGTTGAAGTCGTGTAGTTTGACTAAAGTACCTTGTTACTGTAACCGGTTGTACGTCAGACGTAGATTCTAAAATTTTCAATTCTGTAGCCATTTGATTTATCTCCTCAACGAATTAGACCCTATCATATAACAATAGGGTCTAAAGGTCAACGATTACTTAAATGTAGATTTCTTGACAAATCGTAAAGCATCACCATCTTGGGTTACAGCTGCTAAGCAGATCTCGGGTGTTTGCTTTTTGACTAATTGTAAGGCGTACCCATGTTGAGTTACAGCTGCTAAGCAGATCTCTGGTGTTTGCTTTTTAACAGATTGTAAGGTGTAACTATCCTGAGTTACTGCTGCCAAGCAAATCTTATGCGTTTGCTGTTTAACGTATATTAATGCCTCACCACGCTTGGTTACTGCTAACATACAAATTGCTGGCGTTTGCTTTTTAACAAATCGCAAAGCCTCACCATCTGCAGTTACAGCAGCCATACAGATCTCTGGTGTTTGCTTTTGGACAAATTGTAGGGCGTAACCGTTTTGAGTTACAGCAGCCATGCATAGCTCTGGTGTTTGCTTTTTAACATATTGCAAAGCATAACTAGCTTGATGTACGGCAGCCATACATATTTCTGGCGTTTGTTTTTTGATAAATTGTAAGGTATACCCATGTCGGGTTACTGCAGCCAAACAACTTTCTGCAGTCTGGTCGAACATACCGTCCATTTTATCTTCACTTGTGGATGGCGACAATGCGATTCGCTCCACATCCGCATACGTGATTTTTTTTGACATTTGATTTATTTCCTCAATGATCTTTTTGAATAAGGCGGCCAACACGGGGAAGTTACTTGAGGAGATGTCACCTCGTGTCAGCCTAAACTGGATTACCCTGTAAATACTAGTTTCAGGGCTCTTCCGTAATCGGAAGTTGTGTCGATCAA